TTGATGGAATGTTTTTCCCTCCTTTAGATATAGGAATAACATGGTCAATATATACTTTTGGGGAATCTCGTATTTGTCGTCCGCAGTGCTGACATTTGTAATTATCTCTTAATTTTACTCTGTAGTATAGTTCTTGCGGTACAAAGGCGCATCTTGTCTTGTTGTGATATTCTCTTAACGTACATTCAAAATCTATATTTTCAAGTTCCATATACCTATTATAAATGTCTTTATAGCCGAATTCTTTTTGCGAGTCTACCATCTCTACTTTGTATGGAGAACGGGTATAATTACTTTGTGTATATCTTGTTCTTTTTCGTATCGTTTGAAATACAAATGCGTGTTCATCGTCAATCGTTTCTAAATATTGTTTTCTTCGTAACTTTTTAAAAATAGTTTTATTTACTTTTTCTTCTGAATCAACTTTCCACTGTTGAATCATATTGTAATAATTTTGGATTTCATCAAACCTGTTTTCTATGAGATATGTGTCAATATAATCCTCAATATCAATATTTCTCTTCCCCGTCACGTCGAACTTGCGTATAAAGTAAGGATATTCAAAAGGATTTTTTAAATAGATACGCAAATAATCTATTCCTGCAATAACACATACTGTGACAATGAGCATTACAATGTAGAAAAAGATGCTTAAAGGTGACATATTATACCTCCTATCATTTATTGAATGCTTATATAATAAAACCATTTGAATAAAATTATCTTATTCGTAAATGCTATGGGTGTATGCTTTTATCTAATTTTTCTTTAAGTTTAATCTTTGCGTTTGGATGCGTTTTTTACAACTAAATGAACTGTTTTTTCTTCTGTAGTCGGTTTTTGTTGTATAGTGCCTTTTTCTATTTAGTCAAAAAGCCTCCCGTCGCAGTCAGCATACTACTGATTACGATGGGAGGCTTAGAACCTTTTGTGATGTTTGCATTATAGCACGTTTTGAGAATTGTGCAAGTCCCATTTCAACGGAACTATTCAGTCGGTGCCTTGATTTCAAACATTTAAGTATCTCAAACGAGAACTGCTATATTTTGCAACCTTATTTGTTTTTGTATATTCTATTATAAAATGACCTTGCCATGTCTTCAAAAGAGCATACAAAGCCAACCGCAGAAAACAACGCGAGAATTGCAAACAGTATTCCAACAATGGTTACAAATATTCCAGCATTACAACCAATCAATTTCCATACCATATCAAGAATGTCAGCGTACACAAATCCACACGCTGTAACAGCGAAGGAAACAGCACTACTAAAAGTCACTGCTTTTGATACATCTTTTTTTGAAGGCTTCATCTTAAAAGGCAATGCGAAAAATGTAACGCAACTTATGAAAAGAAAAATCCATTTCAATCCGCTAAATGTTCCATTACTCAATTCTGCTAATTTCTCGAAAATAACCATTTTAATCTCTCCTTATTTATCCGACTTTGCCGAATTACATTCTTTGCACAGCATCTGCAGGTTGTCATCTGTGGTATGCCCGCCCTTACTCCAAGGAATGATGTGGTCACCTTCCATATCCTCAAAGGCGTACTCGGTGTTGATGCCATTCGCAACGCACAAGGGACACTTATGCCCTTGCCGCTCATAGGCGCGGAGTTTCTGCGACTCGGTGAACGCACGAAGGGACAGATATTTTTCGTCGCGCCAAGTACGGTCAGAGAGGATGAACGGAATGATACCTGCCTTCTTGGTTACATCATCATCCATTACGAGCTTCTTGATGTCTGCTTCCAGAGCGTTACTGTTGTACTGTTTGGCATGATACTGGTTATAGAGTAGTCCCCATGCCTGTGCATCCGTAATCCCCTTCCGCTTCGTTGGGAACAGCATCTTCGCCCAGTTGATGACAGACTGGAAGTAAAGCCAGAGGTCATTGGCATCCTCGTCATGCTGATGAATAGCCATGTACATCTGCCCGGATTCCAGACCATCGCGGTCCGCAATCCAAACCAGAGCCTTTTCCAGCAATTCCTGCCGAATCGGATTGCCTTTCAGATAGCCGTCAGCCATTTTCGCGGCAACGCAGTTGCGTTTTGAGAAGTAGTTCTTTGCATCGGCCAGCCACGGTCCCGTGTATGTAGCGTTCAGCAGTTCCTGTGAAGTCAGAACCTCACCAGCGATATTGATGCGCTTGAACCATTCCAGCTTCTCTGCCTCAGTGCCCTCACAGACATAGACCGTCAACTCGTAGTCAAGAATCGTTTGCTTTTCCTCATCGGTCAGATTCTGGAAGAACTTGTCGTTGCCATTGATTTTGATAGGAAAATCCTTGTTGATGTACTGGGCAATAGAGACGGTACGCTGCTGCCCATCAAGAACCTCGTATGTGTTAGCCCCGGTCTTAGACCAGTACATGACGTTCAGCGGAAATCCGTTCATTACGGAATCGATGACGGCAGCACGCTGCTTTTCCCCGTAAATGAACTCGCGCTGGAAAGACGGGCGAATCGTAAGACGGTTATTGTAGCCGAATACACCTCCATCGCCATTGTCCTTGTAGTTCTCGACAAGGTCAGATACCTTGATTTTGGTTTCTGTGATTTTCATAGGTGTAGTCTCCTTTACATCTGTGGACGAATATAAGTTTCAAAGTATTTACAGAAATCGCTATAATATATCGGATTGATACGATATTGACAATTGATATAATTATCATAAGGATTACTTTCGTCCTCTTGCTCCTGTATCAATGCAATTGATTTACCATTATACTTAAAGAGATGCCAACCAATAAAGTCATTAGGGTAACCATCGCTCCATTGGTTATTGCTTTTAATCAAACTGTCAAGCCATCTATAAAAATCAATACTATTGTTTTTTTCAAAAAAATTGTCAAACATAGCTTTATTGTCTTTGGACTTTTGTACCGTTGAATTTGCAATGCGGCTGTCTTTGAGTAGTTTACGGGCAAGAAGGATTGTGATGTCTTTAACATCGACCTCTTCCTTATTGATAAATTGAATTTTTGCTAAATCTTTATAACATCCTCTTTTGCAGTGTTTCTTGAGTTCATCAATGTTAGTATTATATAAAATCGGCAAAATTACATTTTCACCATTATCGTTTTGACGTACCAATAGAGATTTTAATTCCTTTTCAGTCCACTCTCTATCATAAAAATTGTTTGAGATAACAATAACGCCGTAACGACATTTTGCCAATCCATCCTGAATTTTGCATGCCCAATCGTCGCCCCACTCAATTGAATCAGAATCGTAAAAAATCTTAATTCCAAGTTTTTGAAAAGATTTATACAATTCTTCAACAAATTGTTCCTTATCAGCGTTGGCGTGGGAAATAAATACATCATATTCTGCCATCATTCATTTTCCTTTTTATGAATAAGAATGCGTGCATAAGTAGAATGTACACATTCTCCAGTATTTGGATTTATATAGTAATTTCCGCTTTTAGCTTTTCCATTTATTACGGGATTTCCTCTCGTCTTTTTTCCAGTTGCTTTTGTAAATGAGCCGTCTTGTTTTACTTCTTTGAATTCATCATAAATTCTGAGTTCCTTAATACCTGCTAATGATTCGCTGCTTGAATTTAACAGTCCAACAATCTCAAATTGTTCAGGATTATACTTATCCAAGAACGTAATCGGCACACCCATTACACCTTGATAATCAATTGGAATATCAGCAACCTTGCCCACATTGATAGCATCATAGTTATCGTAATGCGGATACCTCTCCTTCGCATCCGGCAAAGGATTTCCGTTATCGTCATAGTACCGCTGCCATAGAATCAGCTTCTCGTGGCGTTTCTGGATGTCGAGGTTGGTATACCACAATTTGTTTCCGAACTTTTTGATTGTCCCGTCAGGTTGTACGAACTCTTTTACAGAAGAATATCCCAGCCAGATTTCATTATCTTTCAGCATCGGGAAAATTTCTTTGTATGTAATCCAGTTGAGGTCTCCGATGATAACGAATTGCTTGTTATGCTCACGCAGGCACTGAACATAGGCTCTCGCAAGGGAAAACGGCGGATTCGTTATCACAATATCGCACTCATCCAGCAGTTTGATGCACTCAGCGTTCCGAAAGTCACCGTTCCCCTCCAAAGGCGTTTTGACTCCGACTTCCACATTGTTGTCATCCCCGCCCTCGTACTCCATCTTGTAGGTTGGTTCTGTACGGTCGTAGTGCGTGGAAATCAGCTTCTTTAAGCCGAGCTCAGCGAAGTTCAGGTGGAAATACCGCCAGAAAGCAGACCAAGTGGGGTCATCACAATTGCAGAATACAATCTTGCCTGCGAAATGCTTCTTGTAGTGCCGCAATTCCTCTGCGACATCCTCGATTCTGGTGTAGAACTCATCATTCTTCGCGTCCTTCGCCTTATGAAGGTTATCGTTCTTTGCCATCTCCGTATCCTCCAAAAAAAACAAACCCCCGATGCCGTAACATCGGAGGAGTCAAAATTCCCGTTTCTCTTTATGCCAATGGTAACCACCGCAATAACCCTGCTTTTTATCAAAGCATTTTCGCAGTGATGAGTAGTTTATGTTATACGCCTTAGATGCTTCCATTATCGTGGAGAATGTTTCCTTGGTTTCATCACAAACTATAAGCGGGGTTATATTTTTTATATCAAATCCGTTTTGTTTGAGTTTTGTCGTCAAATGCGCACTTGACATTCCTATCAAATCAGCAATTTCTTTGGTTTTGTAGCCTTCTCTTAAAAAGTCTATAACCATTTCGTAATCAAAATTTCCGTTTTGACTTCGTTTTTCGCTTCTTTTTCTTCTTTTATCAGCAGTTTCTTCATCTACAATCGAGGATACGGAACACCCTGACTCCCGAAGAAGTCTCTCTACCGTGTATCTTGGCAACCCCATAGTCGCACCTATTTCACGAGCGGTATATCCATCCTTACGCATCGAAATAGCTTTATCTTTATCAAACAAAGTGGACGCTGTTCCGTAATTTGGCTGAACAATCGCTCTGGCACTCAGCCCATTTTCCTTCAATCTACGGTAAAAAGCTGACGGGTTCATATCATAGTGGCTTGCTATTTCTTTTGAGGTCATACCATCTTGATACATCTTCAATACATCAGTTATATTGATTTCTTTTCTGTGAGCACTTTTACGGCGCAGATGCTTGTGCTCGGCCGCCAAACTTCGAATTTCTGATAAATTCGTGCCTCGTCTTTTAATTTCGCGTCTTGCAGAAGTAGATGATGTGTTCATGGCATCGCACGCATCTTTTAATGTCATTCCTTGTTGAAGCATTTCAACGAGCATAGCATAACTTTCGTCCGAAAAACTCTTTTGACCACCTTTAAATATATTGAAGCCTTTTTGTTCGTTGCATGAGTCTGTTTTCTCTATCCAATAGCGTTCTCTTTCATCAGCTTCATCTTCGGTACACAGCTCCAAAACTTCATACTCAAACGCATCTACGCCTTTTTCTTGAATGACTCTATCGATTGCACTATGCTGACTGTATCCACAGTTTCTGTGCGAACACATACGTTTGTGGAAGTTTCGGGTCTGTCCAATATACATTTTCCCGGTTTCTGTTTCGGTGATAACATATATATACTTTTTGCTTGCCGGTGCTCGTTTTAGCTCGTCGTTGTATTGCTTTGTCAACTTTTTTCTCCTTCTAAAAAATAGCCCCCGATGCCGCAACATCGAAGGTCTCAAAATCAATTATTTATCGTTCAGAATCCACAGCAACTCATCGAGCCCGCCTGCACCGGGAAACAGCGAGACATGCGTGTATATTTTGTTCTTACTCATTTTTTGCTCCAAACAAAAATCCGATGCAGAATTACTCCGCATCGGATGCCTTGTTACTTATTCTGATTAAGTCGTCTATCTCTTCCTGCAGGCCCTTGTTAATTTTCGAGTCGCCCGCCATATCTCGCAGCACTGTCAAAACTGCTCTTACTGTGATGCTGCCTTGGTGATAGCTCTTCGCTTCTCCATAGTGTTCAATATCGCAGCACTTCTCAAGGATAGGCGTTTTCATAAACGCAATAGTAGTGTTCTTAGCTGCTGCGATAGGAACACCAATGGAACTCTCCCCGCTTTCTATCAGTGCGAGTTTGGCGAGCCAGATGTAGCATCGAAACACATAGAGAACCTCTTCCAAAGAAAAGTCCCGCCAATCGCGGTGGTTGTAATTTCCTTGAATGAGAAAAGCCACTTTCCTAAATCCGATTTTTGCTTCTGTATACTTCTTATCTATCGCACAAAGACAAGCTATCTGGAATATGGCAGAATAATAATTCTCGTCCAGTTGCAGCATTTTTTTGAAACATTGTAATGCTCTTTCGTTATCTGGATGCATCTGCTTTTCGGACACTCCGTATCGCAGGTATATTCCTGCTGTGAAAGGCTTCAATTCTTCCGGCGCGTGCTCTATTGCATCTCTAAGATATGGGCGTGCATCGAGTGCAAATTGTGCCTGTCCTTCGCATAATGTTGCTGCCAAGTAATACATTGATACGATGTTTGGCTCTATACAATAGATTTTGTTCAATTTCGAAAGGAGCTTTTGTACCGGCTCTACGGCGACATATAATTTTGTGCGCAGCGGAGCATGTGCTTCCAACGATGCAAGGAGTTCTCGTAAATGTCGCTGTGCATTTACATAGGCATAGACCGCATAGATACTGCCCGGTCCCACACTGCACTGTTTTGCCATATTGATGAAAGCATCCGCCATCTTGTTAAGATAAGCAGCTTCCGGCAAATAATATTGGCCTCTCATGGGAAGAGCCATCAATTCGCCCATCTTGAGTGCTTGGAATGTGCTTTTGATTTGTAGGAACGCAAACAGGTCGAGCTGCCAGAAAGCAGCGTTGATGTACAAAAGACTTTGGGTTTCTGCTTCCTCATCCTTCCAAATATGGCGGATAATCACATCAAGCGCTGCCTTCTCGAATTGTTCAGTAGAAATCTTCTGGTCTGCATTGTGCAGAATTGCTTTTTTGTTTATCGTTAATTCTTGCTTCAAGATACGAAAACTGCACCACATCTCATTTTTTGATAGTGCGATGCCTTCCGGTGACCGGTCCGTAAGAAACAGATGTGCGATTCGTTCACTTTCCGAATCAACGAGTGATTTGTGCTTTTCCAGCATAGTTTCTACCGGCATCATAGTCATTTTGACTAAGCAGCCAGCAAAGGAGAAAAACTCTTTCAGCACTTCTCTTTCAGCACCAAATGGATGCTCATAACAAATCTGAACAGCTTGAATCGGTTGAGCCACTGTCTCTCCTCCTCACAAAAAATGAGCGATAAATACGCGGCAATGCACAAAAACGCACGCGTGCGTTTAAGATGCTGTTATGTGTAGCTCCTTTACCTCCACAAACGGCACACATAGCTATATGCAAAAGCGATGAAATACGAAAACGCTAAGAGGCAAACAAGGATTACACAGCTATTCAACAGGTGCTTGAAAGCATCTTCGATTCGATTCCACAAACTGATTTGAGTTTCCAGCTCCTCTATTTCGTGATTCTCTTCAAAAAATTGCTCATCCTCTTCCAGAGACAATCGCATGTCTTGCGTTACACCACAGGCGTCGAACATATCATCGCTATCGGCATTACTTCTGAGCTGCCTACGCCGGGCTTTACGCCAATTTGCAATTTTCTTTTGCAGCGCTGCGTCTTTTGCGTTCTTTTCGTCAGTTCTCTTTCGCAAAATATAAGAAACCACAATGCAGCAGACCGCTGATACCGCAGCAAGAACCGCTAAAAGGGTAAATGCAGGCTGCGTTCCGCAAAGGAGCAGCATCGCCATGGTAAGTATTGCCACAAAAGTCAGTGCAGTTTGCATTTTTCACCTCTTATGCGCACAGCCGGGGAAATTGCGTTTAGGATTTCGATATCCCGGATACTTGTAAAACCAGATGGTTTTATTCAAACCACCCATTTTTGCAATACCCTAAAAAATAAACCTCCAATGCTGTAACATCGGAGGAGTCGAATATTTCTTTTTCTTTACTGCTCGGCTTTAATTTTTAAATGCACAGAATGCTTTCGACTTATTTTTTCCGTTTCCATCTCTTTTTTTGAGCTCTTGTTTTATGTTTTTTATGTTTTTTCAAAAATTTTTGTATTGTAAAATAGTCACCACTAATTTGACCACAGAAAAGATAAAACGCTGCACCACCATAGCTAATTATTGCGGCGAGATTATGCCATAAGGCAGAATTGCTTCCATTTGCATCAAATACGTCTTCGACTACTAAAGGAAAAAAGATAAAAAATGTAAAAGAAAATGCAAGAACTTCGAAACCAAGAATAATTTTATCCTCTGCGCTTGCTGTTCTTTTTTCCTTTTTCCCTTTGTGCAACACATAAAAATATGTAGCAATGCCGAATATCACTGCCAATATGAATAATACAGCAATGTCTTTGCCCAGTATATCAAAGCTCATAATCGTTCCTCAAAGCTCTATCCGCTTTTTTGCAATATCAAAAAAATCGGCATCCTTTTCGATGCCGATAAAATTCCTTTTCGTATTGTTCGCTGCCACGCCTGTCGAACCGCTTCCCATACAGAAGTCGAGAACGGTATCATCTTCGTTTGTGTAGCTTTTGATGAGCCACTCACACAATGCCACCGGTTTCTGTGTGCCGTGCGCTGCATATTTCTGTTTATCAGTAGCGAATGTCAGCACGCTCGTAGGGAATCGTTCGGTACTATCATAACCTTTTGCTGTGTATTTCCCGTAATCCTCTGTCATCTTAGAATTTCGTTTATGTTCGACCGTTGAGACCTTTCTCGGATGTCCTGTTGTCTTTTGAGGATTATAGGTCGGCAGTTTTTTGTAGAAAACAAGAATGTCTTCATGTGCTCGAAGCGGCATTCGGTTTGCATTAAGAAATCCAACCGGAGTCGTCTTCTGCCAGATAAGATTGTATCTCCAAGGAATCGTAGTAGACTCCATCAATGTTTTCGTGTAAATCCCGGCCGAGAAAAGAATCACCACTCCCCTATCGGCAAGGATTCTGTCCAGTTGTGACCAAATTCCATGTTGCTTTCTTTTATTCCATTCCTCGTTGGCGTCCTTGTAGGGAATATTCTTTTTGAAACAATGCAGTAAATATTTCTCATAATTGAGATTTTTTCCGTCGCATTCGATAAAATCATCAAACGGCAGCACAACATCCCATGTGTTTTGCGTTATTCCGTATGGTGGGTCAGCCAGAACGAGATTGACAGAATGGTCATGAATCAGCCCGAATGAATCCATGCAATCTCCGTGAATCAACATATAACTACTCATTTGGTAATCTTCCTCATTTGATGCCGTCAGCACACTCTTGCTGTAAAAAACAACAAAAAATCCCCCTCGAATTACTCCGAGGGGGAATGTGCTTATATACTATTCGCTTATAATAAGTATATATCGAATGATTTTAAAATGCTATATGTTTTTCTTTACGAAATAACGAATAGATTTTTTCACAGAAACGACGATTTATGTTTTGTCTTATTCTTGGTCAGTGATGATGTTTCCGTTAAGGTCGTAGTATGTTTTAGAAACTTTCTGAATAACACCTGTTAAGTCAGAATCATCAAGCGGATTGCTGCACACACTGATAACACGACCCTTAATGGAAACTGTCCAGCCAAGAATTGTGTTTAAATCATCAGGCGTGACCCAATAATACTCTCTCGTTTTGGGTGCTTTAGCTGCCACACCATACGAGCCAGATACTCCGCCAAATCCCATATCGGTGACGTAATAGACATCATTGCCGTCTTCATCTTTAGAGAAGTCACAGCTTCCCTTTGTAGCTTGGTCGGACTCTGTGCTAGGCACAGAATACAGCCCCCAATCAGTAGCCACATAAACGTAATTCTTATCTATTCTTGTAAACAAGGGATTGTAGGCAGTTGCCAGTTGTACCAAAGACAGGTTTAAATTCCCGTTATCATCGATAATGGGGTACGCATCAGGCAGATATTCTCCGTTCAAAATGACTTTCCACTCATTGTCAGTTGAACCGTTTTGAAGAAATTCTTTTCCTTGTGCGCGACGTTCCAAGAATTCGTTTTTCTTTGTTTCATCGTCGAAAAGATAAATGCGTTCACAGGTATTTTCTTTGCGAAGAATGGGATGCGTATTAAACGGATTCAATGTTCCATCATATTCGACCACATCGGCACCGGAAATGATGTATTTTTTTGCATTGCCATTTTCATCTGTTCCGTCATAAACGTAGCAATTCCCGCCAAAAACCATGTATGGATTCCCGTCACTGGACGATGCCAATGTTAGGTTGTATTTCTCTTGTCGCTCTTTTTGTAAATCAAAGTACGATTTGTCCAGCATATGTACGTATCTCTTATCGTATCGAAATACATCAGAACTTTCCGGATTTTCATACGAGAATTCCATGAAAGAAGTGTCGCTTCCGTCTGGGATATTGGTTGCTTCTGCAACTACATTCGCCTTCGCACGCTCAGAATCTTTCGTATCATCAGATTCTAAAACTTCTTTTACAATATTTCCGGGGAGCGAGGTAGAAATGTCACTGTTATCAATGCCACTTGCAGTTTCAGCACTTGCCATGTCTGAACCGTCGCTTTCTGCGGACGACGTAACGGACTCATTATTCTGATGATTGGCATCATCTTTGTGACGATTCATACCAACAAAAACAAGAATAATAACGATAACTGCAATGATTGCTGCAACAATCGCAATAGGGCTTGTTCTTTTTTTCATAATTTTACGCGAATTATCGCGTACTCACTTCCTTTCTATGTATATATTATACCACATTTTTGTGTTTTGGTCAGCATTACGAGACATCCCATCCATTGAAGCCCCAACCTAAGTAGCCGCCACCACTTTGGTAGTATTTTTGGCTCTTCCACTTTTCAAATGGCATTACCTGAATTTGTCCATAGACGCTGTCGATGACACAGCCGCCGATGTAAATACCAACATGGTTATCACCAATATAAACAGCGGCTCCATCGGGTGGTGTGTCATAACCGGGCTGACCCTTTTTGCAAATAGCACTGGTTCGATAAGCATCAATCGCACGGCCAAAGCTGATTCGTGCCTGTCCGCATTTTGAATAGAAGTCCGCAACGAATGCCTGACACATATCCTTGACAACGGTACATCCAATGCTTTTCATGTACCCAGTCAAACCAAGAGGACTGTTTAATGCGTCCTGCAATTTACTCACGAGCGCTTGTTGTTTGGGTGTATAATTACCGTTGCTGGTTGCTGCCAGAATTGCTTGGATTTCTTCATCAGACATATTACTGACCTGACCAGAACCACCTGGGCCAATAGTTCCGATGTCTGTGCCAGTTCCTCCGGCTGTTCTGGGAACATTATATACTTCCATGTACTGTTCTACCTGCTGCTCGATAATATCAGCAGCAGTCATAGTTTTTCCATTTAGGTTTTCTGTTGTTGAATAGTTAGGGCTTTCCGTGCTTTTAAAAGCATCACTGTGGTCACCAATGTTTTCTGTTGGGTCAATTCCATAACTCTCATAAAGCGAATTTCTAATATTTGAGTTCAATTCAAGAGATATTGTTGTGGTATATGTACGAACCATTTTTGTAATGGGGCGCTGGGGGTCTATTTCACCTGTATCTTCTTCGTGACCTTTTACTGGTTTACCATTTTTGTCATATTCATCTACAACCCAATTTTTGATTGTTTCGTAACCAACGACATCGTTTACATCATCATACGTGGTGTCTGTACTTACGACCCATAGCTTATCGCTACCTAAATCAATATTGATACCCAATGCAGAAAGTGCGGTAATGGCATCATCAAGAAGACCATTAGGGCTGATTTCTTTTGCTTTTTTTATCATTCGTTTTAAGCGTTCTGTATCGGCATCTTCCTGACTGTCATCATTGCTTGTTGTGTACTTATAAGAGTCCAATGCCATGATATAAAAGGAAACTCTCTGGAATCCTTTATTATCATCGGTTGTCATATTATTGGTGACAAACTTAACATAATCGGCACTTTCAATTCCATCATCGAGTGCTTGTTGTGTAAGAGCATTTTCATCTACCAAGTCATTATATTTATTGTTTGCTCTGGTTGCAGCATTTTTATAAGACTTTCTAAAATACTTATCCAAAGCTGTTATTTGGAGATTAGATTCCCCCCAAAAAGCATCTGTTGAAGGGCTGTCTCCGTAGTCTGCCGTGTTCGATGTAAAAAATGACTGTTCTGACTCGGTTCCTTCGCTTGATAGGTAATCATAAAACCCGTTTGCTGTTGTTTTTAAGGAATCATCCGCATCGCTCATGTCCCATCCTTCCAAGACATTCTCTTCTTTATGATTAAAAGCATCTTTTACAGCGGAAAAAATACTTCCGGGCATAGCGATTGCTACGATAAAAGGCCCCGCGATAAGCATAAATAAGAAAAAGCTGATTGCCAATGCAATGCATAGTATTTTTTTTAAGAATTCCGGGTTCTTTAAAGTTTCTTTTACAGCACCAGCAACATTACCTACCGCAATATTTCCAGCAACGGCAGCAGCAGTTTTTACATCTTTTGCTGTTTGTACAGCTGCATTTGCCACATTGGATGCGTCCTGTGCCATACTGTCGCCATATTGTTGTTGCGCCATGTTAACCATTCCACCTTTCTGTTATTTCAACATTAGCCGTATGAAATTATACGTTGTTCACTGCACGCCGCGTGAAGGCTGTTGATTTTGTGCAGTTTCCATGTCAGAAGCCAAGAATGACTTCTGACATGGTATTTTACCGTTTACTTGTTGTCAGGCTTTTTTCTGCCTTTTCCTTTGCTCTTTTGAGCATTTCTTTTTTTGCTGGGCAAATTGTCGAAATTTTCTTTTCCGAAGAAAGTGTCGATATCGCTCTCTTGTGTTTTTGCTTTTGCAGCCATAAAAGACCGAAGGATATTTTCTTCTGTTGCTTTGCCCTTTCCGAGATTCAGAGCAACCGTTTCGCCAAAGCCGTCACTGTCTTTGGAACGCTTTCTTGCACTGCAAGTTCCTGTTTCAGTGTTGATACCAAAGACTTCGAACGTATCTCCGTTCTGCATATCGAAGCGCATGACACCGCCAACGCCATTGGAAACAGTAACTTTCTCGGCCTCTTTCATTTCAGGGCTGCCGCTTGCTTTCATAAAGGTGTATTCCTTACACTGCATCACGTCCTGTTTTTTATCTTCCGGAATAGGAACGCTTTTTTCAAGAACAAGGGTTGCGTCCTGACCAGTAATAAACGATGCTGTAGGAACATATCCTTCTGTATTTACGCCTGCAGTCTTTGCCATAGCTGCTGCGCCAATAGGTCCAGAATAGTTAGCATTGTTTGCACCAGTGAATTTATCGTACGCTTCCTGCTGGTGAATCAATGTGTCGCGGTCAGCATTTCCGTCTCCGGTATTTGCCGGAGTCATCATGGCCGTAGTCATTTCCTGCATGTCTTTTTCAACCTGAGCCTGAGACTGCGTTGCCATAGGTGCAGATGTCGTGGTGACGGAAACCTTACCGTCTTTGTATTCCAAGCAGCCGCCTACCTCAGTTTTGAGTCCGGTATTGGGGTCACGATAAATAATCTGGGCACAAGGTTTGCCATCTACAACGCTTTCTGCGGGATAAACCTCAATATCTCCGTTCTGAGCAGCTTTCGACAAGCTTTCAAGGTTGCAGTTTCCGTTGCTTGCGGCTTCATAGAATACAGACGAAGCGGCAGCAGGGTTGATGCGGGTATCTTCCGGAATAGGTTGAGTATCAGAATTAACAACAGCATTTTTCAATGTAGCGGCGTCCTGCTTAGCAGTATCAATAGCGTGAATGCCCTCGTCTCCTGCCATATAACTTGCAAGAGCAGTTCCGTCCTTTGCAATTTCTGTAGGTACATCAACCCGATAACATTGTCCGGATACAGAATCATTTACCGTCACAGGTGTTGTTTTTGCATCTGCATCAAGCGGGTTGATATTCGGCGTGCAGGTATAATGACTGTTTGAAACATTGCCGGAAGAATCTTCTGTAAGTCTCTCAACTTTAACAGCACCATCATCCTGTACTCTTGCTGCGCTCATGGTTGTGTTAACAGCGCCAGAAGACATATCACGCTGAACTTTTACGCGCGTACCATCGTCGTTCTGGAAGGTTTGTGTATGAACACCATCTCGAATACCGTTATCGTCTGCTTGCACAGCTGTATAATCTGAGAGAAGGCTCAAATCTTGACTTGTTCCTTTTGCGCCCATCATAGCCTGCTGAGAAGCATATAGATTTTCGGAACTGTTGAAATTCGTGTTTTCAGGTACATTTGTACCATTGCCGTTATAAAGTCTTGCTGCATTGTCATAATCAGCAGCAACTGCTTTTGCACCAAGCGATTCGGATGCCTGACGCGCCATCTCAACCTTACTTGCAGCATCATCCGAATTAGCAAGATTTCCGCTCTGTGTAACTTCAAACGATTTTCCGTTTTCAAGAACGTTGCCATCTGCGCCGATTTGGTCATAACGCATAATAGCATTGCCGTCTGCAGATGTGCCAACTTGTGTGCCAGCGAATACTTCTCCCTCACTGTTTCGATAAGAAGGCTTATCTCCCATTGCAGTATAGTATTCGGATTGACCTACAGTTTGCCAATTTCCATTTTCGTCTTTCTTGTAGTTTTGAATAGCAACAGTGCCATCATCATTGACCATAGCGTGCTTTGCTGTCATTTCGCCTGTTTCTTTATTCACAGAAACATCCAGCTTATCGTCTTCTCCGACAGCAGGCCGCTGTTCTCCGTTTGCACCTTCCTGCATGAATTGGTCATTGATTTCTTGGCGTGCCATATTATTCATCTGGCCCTGATTAACATCGTTGGGATTCATATCCAGACGCTCTGCGGCAGTAGCATTGAAATAGTTGTCTGTTGCTTCCTTTTCCTGAACGGCTTTATCGAATCCGTCTGTCTTAGTTGCCCAATCCGCGACTTCTTCGACATTGTTTTTGTCAACTTTATCAGGAACCTGTACAGACAACGGGTTTTGGGGAACATTTCCATCCTTATCCTTTATCTGTTCAAAGGCTCCAGTTTCTTTGTTATAGGCAAATGTGCCAAGCTTATCATCCTTAATAAGTTTGTTACCGTTTGCATCCGTTGTCACTTCACGACCAGAGGCAACCTGAGACATAACATCTTTTCCGTTGCCGCTAATGGCGACATCGTACATACCATTTGCTCGGCCATTTTTATCTCTGGTTTGAAGCGAAGCATGAATAACACCATTTGAATCTGTGTATGCTTTTGTTACTTCGCCGTTTTTGGCGGCGTCGGCAATTTTTTTATCCTTGCTATTCGCAAGTGCGTCTTTAATTTGGCTTCTTCCCGCTGCCGAATTCAAATTTGGTGCAGTTGCTTTGCTTCTGTCAGGACTCTTCATTTTCAAATAATCGCCAACGCTTTGTTTATACTCTGCTTCTGCTCCCTTTGCAGCAGCATATTCTCTTGCCATTTGAGGAGCCATCATTGCAAGCGCAAGCGGATTTCTCGCCATATTGGCTGTGGTATTTGCTATGTGTCGCTTATAATCATCCATTGTCTTGGTGCCGTTTGCGAGACCTTCTCTAAGATTCGCAGAATCCTGTTTGAACTGGAATCCGCTTGCCGCTGCGGTAGCTGCTGTACTAGCCAATCCAATCATGGATTTACCCATCATGAGGAAATCTTCCAACATGCCAGATGTTTGACGGGTAATACTAAGTCCGGCGTTTTGCAGCAAATCATCAAGTTGCTGTGCTACCTTAATGAAGCCATATACAATAAGACCCCAGATAAGCAACTGATTTGCTTTTTTGTCTCCTATTGCCATCATGCCTTCTCGTACTACATAAACGCACCAGACATTCAAGAAAAGCAAAACGCATTGCGACCAAAACATTCTAAACCATTTTTTAGAGATGTCTGCAGTTTCTTGATTACTTCCTGTTGCAAAAGCAAGGGGTGACAAAACACAAATTACAGCAACGATAAGATATCGCTGCACCATTTCCAGTGCAAGCTTAATGTAATTTATGCCAATCATCAAGACCATAACAAGTGCTATAAGTATACCCGGAACGCCCTGCCAACTTGCACAAACACTATTTCCCATGTTTTCAAAGATTCCGGTTTGGTCTTTTTGCGCGATGTCCAAAAATTCCGAAATTAACGGGTTGATTTCGTTGTCAAAAAGGAAAAACATTAAATCTTGCGCTTTATATGTCAGTACACCTGTAATTGTAATAGACAAAAACAACTTGCTGCCAGGAATTGCTCGCTTATCACCAGATGCGACATAATAAAAATCAATTAAAATCGCAAAGCAAGATAGCAATATCCAGATAAGGACACCTATACCGATAATATAGTCGTTTACTTTTGACGCAATCGTATAATCGAACGCAAATTCGCCTTCATTGATTTGGACCTTATATTCTGCAAATGGCAAATATTGTGCTAATTCTGCCATTTTCATGGTTGTTATTTCGTTTATTGGAGAAATAACAATATCAAGCACATTGACGACACATTGGATGATTGTCTTAAAAACAAGCAGTAAAAAAGACGAAACAATAACATCTAATGGGTTTTGGATGAGCGTCCCCGAAAATAATGCATCACCGACTGCTTCAAAGATGCTGGTAGCATAAGCAAAAGACAGACACGTCATCATCGCAAAGATAACCGTGGCTGAAATTGCTGCTTTTTTCATATTTTTCTTTTTTCTATTGTTTTTTTCAATAGCAGTTATTTGCATGCTTTATTTTCCACCTTTCTTTTAAATTTGGCACCTAAAAAAGCGGTCCTCCCATTCGTAGGAAGACCGCTACGGGCTGGGCCCTTGCCCAATTCTGTTTTTGACTTAGCTGAGCTTAATCTGAGTTGCCAGAGTCTGAACCCAACTGATGATGGAGGGAGTAAAGAACGCCACAAACGCAATAATAACAATTGCAATGAAGCGGTTCTTGTACTGTGCCGTTTCTTTGGGGTCACTTGCCATCAGACCACGAATCATCGTGTAAACACCTGCGGCAATAGCAACGGTCAGAACCAAGCCCTGAAAGCCAGCCATAACTGCATTTGCAATCTTGCCAGCTTCACCGAACAGCTTTGAAATACCCTCAGCCGCAAAAGCCGGATTTACGCTGACGAGAGCCGCAGCGCAAACAGCAAGACTTGCAATAGCGATAAACGCTACAACGTTCTTGGTATCGTTCTTACGAACAGCCAAACTATTCATTGGTATATTCCTCCTTTCGTCAAAAATCATCACATTCTGCTGACCCTTTGCCACAACATACACGTTATATGTCGCGTTGCCTATTACACACCACATAGAGGTGTCAGCTTGTGTAACTAAGGAAATCACATAATATTTCCTTATATTTAGGATACTTTATTTTTGGATAATTTCAATACGGATTTCTTTAAGCAAAATGCATTTGTTCTTTACACAAAACGAATTTTTTATGCGCTCTCCCCTCCCCCACCGAAAACAAAAAAAGTGGGCAGCCACAGCTATTGCTGCAGCCACCCACTTTTCAAACACATTCCTTACAGATTCGCGCCGGGAGCATTGACCGACGTTCTTCGGTCTTAGTCCGAACTGCTAAATCCAGTGCTTTCTTGTCACCTACAAAGATAAACTCTTTTTTTGCACGAGTAACGCCGGTATAAAACAACTGGCGCTGCAGCATTGCTTTCTGAGTCATACTTGCGGGCATGATACAGCAGGGAAATTCAGAACCCTGCGTTTTATGAACCGTAATGCAGTAACCAAGTTCCACATTCTGCATATCCTTGACATCGTACTCGACTTGTTTGTCATCAAATGTAATTTTGAACGTGTAAACACCATCATCATCAATGATTTCATCGATAGTGCCAAGGTCGCCATTCATGATTTCGGGCGTATTTTTAATTTGGACTACGCGGTCACCCTTTCTGAATACGCGACTTACATCCACACCATTCTTAGACTTGGTGGATTTAGCTCGCCATTCCGGTTTTCCTTTCTCAGCTTCATTTACGATATCCTGAATTTTCTTATTCATAATATCCGTACACAGAGGAGAGCTATTGCTGCTCTTGTAGTAATGAGTAGGGCTAAGGATGATACATCCATCGCGGCCATACTTTTTTACTCCCTCCTGATACTTCTGAATAATGATATTCGAGATATCTTCCGTTTCCTTTTCGCTATCGGGATTATGGCAATCGATAAACTGAAATGTTTCATCAGTCGGAAGATTGGACATCCCATTATTGATAGCGTATGCTGCATCCGCAATAGTGGAATTGGAGCCCTGACGGTAGTTTCTATCCAGAACCGTATACTTGATTTGATTGCATTTAATCAAATCGAAGAGTACATTGCCGGGCGTTACCGAAGGGAGCTGGTCCACATCGCCGAGCAGGATGATTTTCTTGTTGGGTTCATTTTCGATTGCGTTCATAACGAAATCAAAAAGGTGAATACCGACCATAGACATTTCATCGATAGCAATCAGATTTTCACTGATTTTGCAATCGCCCTGAGCGGTAAAACCGCCAGCAGCCTTAGAGGGAACAAGCGCACAGGCGCTATGGATAGTCTGTGCGGGCAGACCCGTACATTCAGCCATACGCTTAGATGCGCGTCCGGTCGGAGCCATACAAAGAATCGTTGCGTTTTTCTTGAATGCTTCTTTGTACACTTCCAAACAAGCGCGAAGCGTTGTACTCTTACCAGTACCCGGACCACCTGTTACGATGGAGATGGGATAAGCAAGATTGCGTACTGCTTCTTCCTGTTTTTCGGAAAGTTGAATGGGAGAGTTTTTCTTCCATTTTGCAAGAGCCGCATCGATTTCCTTTTGCTTGCTGGGTCCCCTTTTGATGAACGCGGCAAGTTTGCGTGCGAGATTCCGTTCAACCGTATAATCGTCTTTGGAATAAATCCAATTTCCGCTTTTAGAAGAACCAAATCGAATGAACCGATAGTTATCAACCAACAACTTGACCGACATTTTCATCAGTTCGTCGTTGTGATGGTTCAGCAGCTTATAAGCTTCCGCAACCAGCAAATCTTCACGAACGCAAACAGTATTGTTTTGCCGACATAACTGCTTCTGAGCCTCTACGAGTGCTGCAACATATCGTCTACGAGCATTGGGACTGACTCCCATTGCAAGTCCGATTTTGTCACAGGTTTGAAAAGGCAGAAGTGTAATCAGCTTATACGGTTTCTCTTTAATGACATTAAGTGCCTCCGCGCCGTACTCGTCTGCAATCGCATCGATTTGGTAATCCGGAAGGACAACATTTTTGTCATCAAGAAAACACCGAATATCGTATTTATATGTCAATGCTTGGCACCCGTGCTTTAAAGCCTTAAGGTCCTTGTCTGTAAGACTTGGAACCTTCTTTTTCAGCTTCTCTGGCTCGTTTGCGCAAACAGATAAAGTGTTTTCGCCAAACGCATTGGCGATAGCTGTTGCTTTTACATTTCCAATGCCCTTACAGTTAGAGCGAAGGAAAGCAATAACGCTTTTCTTGCGAGTGGGAATTGAAATATTGGCTTTCTGAACATCAAGGTACGGCTGGTTCCGATTTTTATCGATACTCCAGCAGCCAGTCAGTTCATACGCAATATTATCAATTCCATCCGGGATAAAACCCTTTACGATAAACATATGCGTTGTGCCGTATTGTTTTGTCTTTGCGTCTTGCGGGAGATATAATCTCGCATCGCGTGCATTGACGGTAAAATAGGCAATCGTATAACGCTTATCATCGCTCACAAATAGATTTTTATATTTACTCGCGGTAAAACTAACCGTATCTCCAATGTTTGCCACTTCTCTCTCCTCAGTCATCTATAATAAACCAGCACAACTCATCGAGTTTGCCGGGATAACATTTCACATTGCTGTCTCGAACAGCTGCTTTCACGCTTTCTGCACACCAGATAGGTTTATTCATCTCAACCGCTTTCTGAATCTGATTCAGCATAGCGGGAGTCACCTCATCACCGTCAACGGTGACGATATCGGCGGCACGGATAATCCCCTCAATAATCGAGGTTCGGATAATGTAATCCGCTCCAGCGAGTCTGGCATCGTCTTCCGTAAAACACTTGGCCCGAATGCCTTTAAGTGCCAGACCGATGCCAAACTTTTCCCGCTGAGAAGCGTCACTGTTCGGAGCAATGCAGAAGATGTTGACGTGGCGTTTTGCCTTGGTCTTCGTCTTCTGTTTTGCCACTTTTATTCTCCTTTCATTAACGCGCTCGGTATAACTGCTGATAGCCGAGCGCTTCCAGAATTTTGCACGCGCCATCGACATCGCAATCAGAAACTACGATATCAGCAACGCGCCTTCCATTCTCGTAAGCTTTGATTTCTTTCTCTTTGATATACGCAGAAATGACTTCATAGGTTTTATACATTCATTTCCTCTTTTCGTAGTATCTTTACGGATTCATCTGCGGGATACCTGCCTTGCCAGCACAGCTGCTCTTCTTGATAGAGAGCGACGGTGCGCTGACTTTCGTCGTAAAGATTCTGTTGTAAACATCCTCAGGCAGATTTGCTTCCGCGTACTTCTTGTCGGAAGAAGTAGTTTTTCTGACTGTCTGCTTCAACACAAACATCGTCTGTCCGTCAGGACTTGTGGTATACGCATCAGGAGCCTGACCCATCGCCTGAATCAGCGGAATCGTCATCTCCTTGCGCAAGCCATCCAAACGGTCGGCTTCTGCCTTGACTTCGCGGTAGCGTTCATCCACCATATCATACTCAACGCATTTCGTATAGAACTCATCGCCGAGCTTGATATTGGGAATCTTTTTATCGATACCGTTACCGAGCTTGTATTTGCGAAGCGCTTTAATGATGGATTCCGGCGTACCGCACGGCTTCGGTTCATGATGCTTCTCGACATTGTCTTTCCAGAAGGAATCAACAGCTTTCACGAGCGCGTATTCCGCATCAAGGTCACGAACCAAATGGCGAACATAAAATGTATCGCGGTCAACCATACATACGATAACTGCCTCCCACAGACCCATGATAGCCATATAGTGGCGAAGCTGAATCTCGTAAGGAACAGGAATGGCGTTGTTTGCCCATGCTTCTCTATTAAAGAAACTTGTGGTCTTAATTTCGAGCAGAGCATAGTGACCGTCAGGCATCTTAATAATGCCGTCAACGTCACCGCCGATGTAAGGGTGACCTGCCATCGTATACATATTCGTATCGGTGATGACTTCCTCATCGGGATGCTGTACATGATACCACAGCCCGACATACTCCTCGGCCATATGCCCCCATGCGGTAATGAGGTTGATATCCTCACCGTCCGTTTCCTCTTTCGGGATGGGGTTGGCTCCGATTTTGTCATAATACAAATCCAGATTGGACTTGTAATGGTTTTTACCAAGCACCGCGCTGCAATCCGAACCGCCGACATAAAGACGGCGATGAGCCAGCCACTTTTCCTCTGCCGTAGACACTTCATCGTCCACAAACGATGCGGCGTCCACAAGAACATCGGGACCGGGATAGTTCAGCGGGTCAAGAAAATCAACTGCACGCTTAGATGCGGCATCGATGACCTTGGCTTTCAGCGCATCCAGATACGGAGAAGTAGCTTCCCAATACCGAATGCTCTGACCATGTGCGCGACTGCTTTTACTGGTTCCGTCAAAACCCATTGTGATTTTCTCCTTTCAATAAAAACCCCGTTCAACTGTTCTTATTGAACGGGGTAAATTGACTATTTGTTTGTTTACAGGTTAGCCGGGGTGTCCTTGTCGAGGAGCTGCCACGGGCTCTGCATTGCACTTACGGCTGCATCACAAGCACGCGTAATCTTCAACTTATCTTCGGGATAGTCGCGGACAACGTAGTTGTATGCATCGCAGACTGCCATATAGACATCCATTGCCGTGCAAGGACCGTTGCCCTTATCCGTAAAGAATACCTGAGCTGCCTCTCGCGCCTGTTCAACAGGCATGTTCACCTTAGACTGCTTCAGGCAGTGCGTCAGGGTATTGTAGCCGTACGTGATAGGCGTAGCCGCAAGCTCGAACAGCATATTTTCCGAATCCTTGAAGTTGGCAAAGACCATTCGCAGGTCGGATTCCAAACGCTCATGGATTGTCTCGGCACCGATATGCATGGTACGAGTCTTGTTCAGCAACGGGAACTCATAGCCATCATCACGAATGAACATCGGACGCATCTTGATGGAAGAAGCAGTCGTGTCGGAGTTCTCCACAGACAATGCCGGGAAAAAACCCGCCAGAAGCTCATTCATGCCGATGGTTTTCATGAAAGTGTCACGATACTCAGCCAAAGACCACATACCGCGAACGCGTTCATGCGTCCAATATCCAGACATAAACTGGGCCTTCTCCCAGTTCTCAGGCAGATAATCCATATTGATGTAGTTGAACAGGTCGCCAGACGGCATCGGCGCGTAACGAGCGGAAACGACAGAACGAACCATCTCATCACCAACCTTTACAAGGCATTTGGTGGAGCGGCGGTCATCGTACCGAATCGTGTCAATGCCGTTATTGATTGCCTTCGCAAGATTAACGGGATTGACGCGGCGCATCCAGCTGTATCCTTCACGAATAAGCTTGGAATACCCAATCAGGCTTTCCGTAGCGGCAAGTCCGACAGGAATATGCTTGCCGCGAACGACACCGTACAGCTTACTGTTATTTGCGGCTTCCTGAACGATTTCTGCGGGAATACTGTACTTCTTTGCATCATCTGCAATGTACATCGGCTCCGCAAACATAGCTTCGAACTGAACATCAGTAATCTGCGTTTCAATCCATGCCGAATGACGGTCACGCTCCTGCAAGAAGTCAACGAAGAGGTCGCTGTTACCCTTAAAGGTTTCGATTGCGTTGTCCTTCCAATATTCGCTGTTCGGGGTCAGAATGTTGTTGTTGGTCATTTTTATCTCCTTTTTTAACAAAAAAAGAGCGTTCTGCTAAGAACACTCCCGATTAACGATAAATAAAAAACGCCTATCTCGAATCGAGATAGACGCTTCCCATGACGTATTTAGATTTTATGGTATACGCGGTTTGACCCGTGTACTTTTACTTATCATTTATCTAAATTATAGTAACTTTGCAGCAAACCGCAACATCATTTTCGAGATGACTGAAAAAGGCCGCTTCAAAACGAAGCGGCCCCATATACATTAAATTTTCATGATATCATCTTTCAACCATTGCAGATACCGGTATCGCTCTGCTTCATTCCGGATTCCCTGTAGAGCAAAGGTCACAAACGGCACATCCGTATCATGGTTATAAAGCCACGAATCGAAGGCGAGGGTCTCGAAAATATCATCATAGCAGGTGCTGCGCCGAAAATATTCGATGTCATCATCTTCGATTTCGTAGTCAACCTTTTCACGGATTTCTTCTGCCGTATAGTTTTCAGCTTTTGCAGCGGCGTTCATAAAGAACGGGATATTGCCTTCCTTCCATTCGGAAAACGGATAATCATGGTCGCAGGAGTTCTGAAAATACACACTGAGCGGCCATTTTTCGCTTACACTTTCAGACGGCATCATAACGATACCGAGCAGCTTGTGCTCTTCCCAATACAGAAAGCGAAAGGTAAACAGCGCTTCGAGCCAATATCTGTCGGCAGTATCTGCAAGCACATCAGCCCTGCGTGTTTTGCTTTCTGCATCCGCAATGTATCCGGTACGAACCGATGGAATATAATACCGATTGTCCTTGATGGTCTTTTTGACATTCTTTTCTGTCATCTGAGACTGCGTATATTCCAGCGCAATCTTCATGGTTTCCTGCAAGCTGTTTGCATGCGCGAAGCCCATACTAAAACCGTAACTCATATAATAATTTTCCTTTTTTTCTGTTCTGGGTCAGAATGTTGTCTGTCGTTTTTTGTTATCAGAACCAGATGCCAAACTGAGGTTCAGCGTCATCCAGCAGCCAATTCTGCCAGTCACGACAAGTCATCTTGCCAAAGGCTTCATGGTTTCGCAGAATGTAGCACAAAAGCTGCGATTTCTGCGCTGCGCTCATGCCATCAATGACATGCTGACGGTCATTTTTTCTGCCCCAAAAATCCACTGAGTTGCCAAGAGAGTTGAGGTTTTTGAGAATGTATTGCTGTGTATCGTTGTCGGAATCCTCTTTATCACAGATATACTCTACCATAAAGGGATAAAACTTTTGAACAGCTTCCTGAATGGTAGCTGCCGTAGTTGCACCATGCGATACTGCCCAGCCACAATCCATGCCAGTCATTGGCAATGGGAACATGGCATACATCTCATATTCATCAACCTCAATTTGACGATAATAGATACGATAAGGAGCGTTTTCGCTACAATAAACATTCCATTTGCTCATTTATTTCCTTTCTGACATCAAAGGTCAAACCACCAAGGAGTGGAACGCTCTTCCCTCCCCTGTTCTACTTTTTGCCAAGGCGTTTCGTACTTGCCGTTAACCTGCTCGTTAAGGCGCTTGCTGCATTCATCACACAACGAACCATAGGACATATCCCATAAGGGCGTTGTGATAAGTTGACCGCAGCAATCACATCTCTTTCCTTCTTCTACCTCTGCAACCTCTTTCATAAAGTTGACCGTCTCCGCATCGCCAGTAAAAACAAGCGGTGTCAACTCTGCTTCTGTGCGAACGACACGAAGCAAAGTAAAAGAAGAAGAAAAGTCCCAAGGAATATCGGCGGAACGCAAGACATCGTAAATACCGTTTCCTTTTGAATTAGAAACAGAGCGAAGCCGCGAATAGACTTCATCTTCGGTCAAATCTACTTTTGCCATTTCATTCTCCTTTCAGAGAACGAAACGCAGTGCGTACTCGGTCGAAGAACCCTTTCTTGGGTGCCGGAGTCTTTTCGCGCTGGCGATACAACCCATTCATGGACTCATCCAGATTGTTAAGCTGGTCGCTCAACTCGCGGATGCTTTCCGGCGTAGAGAATTTCTTTACGATGTCCCTGTCGGCCTTTTCTTTGACAACGGCAACCATTTTATCCAATGTTAAATCGCAATATTCATCCGTCCAATCACCGATGAAATAAAAGCGTTCTACAACGGTTCTTGTTGCGGTATCTTGGAAAGTTCCAAAAAGAATGGGGTCTTTTTCTCTTTTGATGGCTTCAACTCTTCGCTCTTCGCGTTTTGTGTAATCCGTGAAGACTACATACATCTTATCGAAAATGCCCTTGCAGCGTTCGATTTTCTGAATGATTTCTTCCGGAATCCGCCGCTGATAATTCTCCAGCTCCACAATTTTGACGACCTTGTTGTCTACCATGTGGATAAAATCGTCCACGTCACTTTTGTAGACAAAGGTATCAATGCCGAGGTCAAGTAACTTCTTTTCTCGTGTGATATTGTCGATGTGGAAAAGCAGCTTTTTCTGCGCAGCAATTTGTCCGGAACGCTGATACTCTTCGAGAAGAGCAAGGCAGTTCTCATATAGCTGAGAAAGTCCGGCAGCCGTCATTGTTTGCTTTCGGCTTTTTACCTGTTCGAAATATTCGGCAGGAGAAACGATTGTATTATCCATGTAAACCTCCCAATCAATAGCTGAACTGAATAGAAAACACAGCGTACTTTTCAGGATGATTGATGATATCTTTCATCTGTTTCTGATTCGGCCACGCTCTCAGCTTGTAGCTGTTCGGAGCAAGGAACGCGCTGTAACAGTCGACAGTAACGCCGCCAGAAATAATGAACGCAGCTTCTGCAATGAGATAGCCATTATTATTCTCTTCCAGCGTTCTTGCTAAACTGGAAATCAGTTTCTGGTTCACAGTTTTTCCGAGAACTTGCATCTTTTCGAGCTTGTTTTCGACAGCAGTCAAGTTGTCAGTTTGCATATCCAATGCAATCTGCAGAATGCTGTCAGGCACATCCTCGCCCAAGATGTTGCAAAGGCTTTTGTCGAATGTTTCACTCACAGCATACAAACCGTCTGTACCAGTAATGCCGTCATTCGTATTCTCGAAAGTACAGTTGAACATATTCACGATGGTGTCGTAGATATATTCGAGTACCTTGTTTTTCAAGCACTCATTACCGCTGTGCAGGCAATCCCGTAAGGTATGCCCTTTCTCGGCTTCGTCTTCGAGGACATCGAGCGTAGAGGCATTGTACATCGACTCGTTTGATGTTGCTTCATAGCACTTGTTCATTGGAACATTTTCATCAATAGGAAAAAGGACTTTAATTCTCGTACCACTCATATTTAATTCCTCTCATTCATTCTATTTATTATTTATTCGTGAAATTCGATTTTAACCAACCAGCGCACATTTTTTGCTTTCATTGCCTGCTTTGTCAGTTCTGCCTTAAGAGTATCCGAACTCTTATCTGCCTTTGCTTTAAGAGCAGCAATGCGGTTGAGTGTTGTTTCTGGGCGCAAATCGGCATTGCAAACAGGGCAAAAATTTCTTCGCAGGTACTTTCGCGCAATCTTGGAGCCGCAATTTTTGCAGCCGATATATTCCGCTTTTGCATTTGTAAAATGGAATGCAGACGCAAGTTCGTTGTACTTGCAATAGGCTTGTGTGTTGGCTGCTCGCAGCGCCTTAATTTTCTCCGTTTCGGGTATATTGTAAGCGTCATAGTATTTTACTGCGATGCAATCATACCATCCCTTATCTAAGTGCTCGATTTTTATGCGTGCTTCATCTTCATTGGCACATGGTTCAGAATCAATCCAACGGATTTTGCTGAGATGACCTCCCTCTTGGAAGCATCTCTTGGCAACATAGTTTGCCAACTCCTGTTCCACTTTTTTCGTATCTGCATTTCCGGGATAATCATAGTGTTGAATCGTATGTCCCATAATTTAATTTCCTTTCTTGTTATAGAGTATTTAATCAGGGGTATAGGAATAGGAGACATCATAGGTGTTATCGTTTACAATAGCCTGAAATCCGAAATGACACCAGCCAAATTCGTAAATCAGCCATTCAGCGACGGCCGCAAAGAAGTCATCCATCGTCTTGTAGTCTTCCTGATGTAAAAAGTTCGGGGTTTCGATTTCATCCGGCAAAGAAGCAAGAGCCTCGTTGTCATTGTTCGTATCCCACATAATACTTTTGATAAGCATAGATGCACCTCCGTATTACAGTGCCTTGTACTTTTCTCTTACTTCTTTTGCTTTTCCGCACGACATGGGGCCTTCCTGACACGAAGAGAACATACATTTCGGTCCTGCATCCAAAAATAGGTTCGGAGCGACTTTTTTGCACTCAACCAGCATTCTGTCTGCAAGTTCATGGATTTCCCATTGCGCTCGATTGCAGCAACGCATAGCAAAGAAGTTATGCAAACTTCTTACGTTCATCGTTACAACCATTTTGGTTTCGCAGGCGTTGGGCAAAAGGAATCGTGCATCTTCGTTTGCAAACTTAGAAGCCATTCTTTTAGCATCTTTTTCGGAAGCACCATTTTCCATAAGCACTTTTGTGTGGATAACTTCAAGACGCTCAACTTCCTTAAGATAGTTTTCGGCATCTCGATTCATCGCTTCGATAAATGTTGCTTTTGCCTCCGGGTCATTTTCAATGACAGGAGGAATCACATACCGAAAATCATCGAGGCGAACATATCTCTGACTCTGAACGCTGAAACTGGCAATTCGATGCCGCGTGATTTGAGCGAGGAGCGTTCGTGAAACGCCTTCAATACCGAAGGTGAAATAAGCGTGTTCAGTAGGACTCTGATGTCCCATGGAACTCAGCTTTTTCAAAAACGCATCGGTTTTTTCAGGGGTCAAACCGTCCATAATGGTTTCAATATGGGCATCGGAATAACATAGTTTTGCAGCAGCAGCTACAAGTTTATCGGGTTCGGGGGTATAGGTGAGCAATTTTACAAGCATAGCAGACTCCTTTTCATAAAATAAAAACAGCCACCTCTCGAAGGAGATGGCTGCTTCTTTGTCAGATTACGAACTAAAATAAATCTATCGGATGATACTTTGACTTATCTTAGTGTTTTCATTGTATTCACTTTGCAGCAAAACGCAAGACCCGATATCAGGCTTTCAGGATGGCATCGACCTTCTCCTTAATCTTGCCGCACTGTTCTGCATCCGGTTTGTACTTTCCGAACCCCTTGTTATCAAGGAACTCGTTGATTGTCTCGATAAAGTAATCCGAAAGATTGCAGGCTTCATCTTCGTTTTGGTTCAACCATGCTTCGATGTTATCGACAATCTCCCAGTATTCGCTGCCGTACAGCGCCGCGTCGTTGTCTCCGTATCCCCTTTCCTTTTCTTCATCAGGACTTTTGCAAGGAATACGAACGTTGAGCGAATCGAGGTAGTTCTCAAACACCTCCACGATAGCGGAAGCGTATTCAGGAATCAGCGATGTCATACCCGTAAAGTTCACGAAACCATCAGGGCAATCCATCACAACAGGCGAAACCATATCGAGAAGACTGTCAACAGACCATCCAGTCAATGCCAACAGCGCATCGTTCACATCGTTGCCGCTGATAGCTCTCGCGAGCTGAGAACCGGCATTGTGCGGGGCTTCATCGTCGTTTGCCATCTGGTTTACAACGGTTTCAGCAAAGCCCTCACTGAGACCTTCGTTGTTTGCAATGATTTCCAGTGCTTCATCATTGTTTCGTTCTTTCGTGTAAAGCTCTGAAGGTAACTGCCGATAGCACTGCGGGCAATAGGTGTCGGAAGCTGCATTGGAACATACCGTAATCAGCTTTGTACCGCAATTCGGACATACAACAATATACTTGTTAATCATTTTTTACTCCTTTGTGTAATAAATTGTTTTTTTATTTAGTCGATACGAGAAAAGTCATCATCGATGTACTCATATTCGTCCAACCATGCACCGCACTTTACGGCGAATCGGATGTACATATAGTCGCTGGAAACATAAATGGGTTCTCTGGGAATCTGTTTCGTATTCCTCGTCTCTCCGGAATTACTCACCTCATACGCAGAAACGCTATGGCGAATGATAATCTTGTCTTTATCAAAGCCTGTTTCATCAGCAATTACCTGTATGGCTTCTTCGTTCGTAAGAAAACGACCGATACCGGATGATGCATCCCGTTCAATTTCTTCGTACTCTGTTTGGGTCTTTTTGCTATCGACCACAAGATTCCATTTCTGTACTTTGTCGAGTTTTTCTCGAAGGGCGGACGCTTCATTTTTCAGCGCAAGAACCTGCGCGTTCAATCTTTCGATTTCTGCGAGCCGATTCTTTGCAAGCATGGCAGCACCACCGTTCTTAACCCACTTTTTACAGAAGATTCTTTTTTCGTCTTCGCAGCTCATATACTCCCTTTCTATCGAAGCATATTCGCTATTGCTGACGATGACACCGGTGAGCTCCTCGAACTCTTTTTGCATCATAATCAACACCTCCTCGTTATTTTTAATTTACATTAAACGCTCCACTCGACGGGCTCGGAAACATCAAAACAGTTGCAGCTTAAAAGCTGACCTCCGCAAATCGGACATCTCTCGTTATCGCAATTCGCGTGATGATAGAAGCCGATTTTTGCTCCGCAATCGCCACAGCGGATATTCTTTTCTTCCGGAGTCCCGACATACTCTTCGTACCAGTCACCGGGGTCGCCAACCTTGATGCGGTTATAGATTTTTGTGCTTTTGCCATGAACAACGATGCGTTTGAATCTGCAGCCATTCGCTTTGAGCATTTCGCGGCCACACTCACATTTTGCCATAGTTATCTTCTCCTTTTATTCTGCTGTTTTGGTTGTATCAAAGAAAGTATCGCAATCCCGACAGTGACATATATCAATATCAGGCGGTGCAGGGTCATCCAAATCAGACTCGTCATAAATGTTTGTGTCATCTACCGAGTTTGCGGGATAGTAGTTCTCTCCCCCACCCCAATCACTGTCGCGAATATACCGAAACACACGCCTTGAACCACAATACGGACATTTAAACATCTTATTTCCTCCTTTTAGGCAATAAAAAATCGCCCACCCCTTTTTGATAGGGATAGGCGTTAAAAGCATTATGACTGATTTTGTTGCTGTGATTTTTCTTATGCTTTCAGTATAAACACTTTGCAGCAATGGTCAAGCTGACTTGTCGAGTGACTCTTGCAGCTCTGCGGACCCCAAACACACAATATGCTTGGCGATGATATTTTCAAGGGGTACATAATGTTCATCCCAATATCTCGAATCATAGGAATGGTTTCTGTTGTCGCCCATCATGAAATAGCAGCCATCAGGAACCTCGAACGGTCCAAAATTTAATTTTTCCGGTTCCTCGTTCAGATAGTCTTCTCTCAGCACTTCTCCATTCAAATAGAACACTCCGTCTTTTTCTTCAACAACATCACCGGGAATGCCAATAATTCGTTTGATGAGAACTTGCTGTTCGGTTGCGTCGTCCGTATCTCTCTTGAAGTAAACAATATCTCCTCTTTGTGGTTCGCTGCTTTCATAAGCCAGTCTGTATCCGAAATTAAGTGACGGATATGCTATTGTCGGGTACATGGAACCAGAGGGAATGATTGCCTCATAAAGCACTACTTGCATAAGAACGCAAAGTGCAATAAAGATAGCAAGACACTCCATCGCCATCTTGATGAACGGGTCAATTCTTTCAAATTTGTCAAATATTTTTCTCATAATAACACCAAAAAAAGCCCCCTCATTACGAGGGGGCTATCTCTCTTTTAGTGCAGCAAATCAATGCCGCCGAAAACATTCAGGATAAACTGGATAAACTGATGGATAACGCTTGCAACATCCAACTCTATGCCAAATTCTCCGCACAGACAGGAAATCACAAAAAATGCCAACACCAAGAAAAACGCAGAATCAACAATATGCTTCGTACCCTTCATAACGAACATAACGATACAAAAGATAAGGACCATACCGATAGTGATGGGCAGATTATTGACATTCAGAATAAAATCAATACCCTGACGAATATACTGGCCGATAGATGTGCCGATACTGGACAAATCCATAACTTTCACCCCCTTTTCATAAAAAACAAATGCGCCTGAGGGTATCCATTCAAAAACACAGATTCCGACAAGCGCATTTATTTATCATATAAGCATATTCTATTAACTTTGCAGCAAAATGCAAGAAAAAATGACCGCTCACGAGGAGCGGCCATAAATTTAAGTGGTCGTGTTCAGATGTTCAATGCAGCTAATTCCGGTATCGTTCGGCCAATCCAAAGCATAATTCGAGAGAGAATCAGCAAGGATATTGGATTCACGCGGAATCTGAATCGTTGCAATCTTACAGGCAAGACGGTCAATGAATTTGCGAATAGAGTAAACTGTTCCATACGCGCCGTCAGGAATTGCGCTATACCCGGTAATTCCATCAACAACGGGACCGTTATCATTCAGGACCTTTACTCGTTTGGCGTCTGCTGGAAGATTTTGAAGTGCAAACTCAACTGCTTTCGCTTCTGCTTCCTGAACACAGGATACAGATACATGCTTACACTGAGCATCTACGAGCTTCATCTCAAAATTATAGATAAGGAAAGCAATGCCAGCATTACTTCCGCTCTTATCATTTCGATAACTTGCATCCGTATAGATGACATAATCGTTACGCTGCAGGTTAGGACTCATAACGAGTTACCTCCACGCGGCGAACGCAGACATAGCATTCCTTGTCCTGCTTTTCAGAGAGGAAACGACAGGTAGGAATAGTCGGTGCGCCGGAATAAAGAGCGCTCTGAACTGCTTCAAGGGTATACTTGTCATTGACGAGCGCGTAATGCTCAGGCGTATTCTTATACAGTGCCTTGCGCATCTTACCAAACATCGTCATGACATTCTGTGCGGAATCCGTGACCTGCATCGTTTTGCCGAGACTGTCGTACATAACGAAGACAACGGACAGCTTTTCAGCATTCTGCTGCGTGGCAACAGGTGCAGGAACGGATGTCTGCGGCATAGCCTGAGGCGTAGTTGCGGTGGTATTCATCGGCTCCTGCTGCACAGCATTGCGCGGCTTATACGGAGTGAACTCATTGATTTCGGAACCCGTATAGCCAAGCTGAGCATGCACACTCTTGTATGCGGCTACTGCGTCATGGATATCCACGACGAAAGCGCAGAAATCAAGGAATGTGAACGGGACATTGATGCGCTTTACAGTTGCACCTTTTTTCAGCATATAACCGCCAGTCTCCGTAACCTCACCTTCGCCCTCCATGACCTGAAGAACGATATCGCTCTTGCTGCCGGGAGAAACCTGAACAGCGTAATAACGGCACGGTTTGATGACGTTTCCATTGGCGTCGCGTTTCTCGGAACTGCCACCATTGCTATCCCAAATAGCATTGGGATACTTGGAACCAGTCTCGCGAGCAGTCTTTACGCTGTTTGCATACTTCTTTCGGATGTCGCGAGACATCACGAGATAATAAAGCTGAGAAACGCTGCCTGCGCCCTCGAAATTCAGATAACCCTCAATGGCAGCTACCTGTTCGCATTTCGGTTGGCCACTGTGTTCAACGAAACTCAGATGAACCTTACCGATTCCGGCGCTGTCCATCTTTGCCTTTACAAAACTGCGTCCACTCTGCATTTGAGCAACATAATCTTTAACTTTCATATCCTTTGCCATAAAATTTCTCCTTTTTTGTTTGACAGAAATAAAACAGCAGAGTACCTATCTTTGATTTATTTTCAAAGACAGAATACTCTGCTGACATTGCGAATCGGTTATTCGTTTTTTATTTCTGTTATACTTCGATTTTATCTACTTTGCAGCAAAATGCAATATGTAGTTAGCAATCACGGAATCGGACAGCTGCAATCAGGCAAAGACAGTCTGGGTCATCGTAAGACATGATAGCCATGGGCTTTCCACGTTCACTGAATCCAAGAATCAATTTGTTGGTTGTTTTGGGAAGTGCATTGATGGATTCAAGCAGGAATGCGGGATTGTAAGCGTTGATATATTCTTCCGGGATATCTTCATCTTTGAATGTACATGGGACTCTTGCCTTTATTGTACCAATATTCTGTGCTGTTCTAATGCATAAAGCGTTTTCTTCCAGCTCAAAAATTGTCTTTTTTGCCTGTGATATTCTTGACGGAAGCAGTGTGAGAATCTCTTGAATGACTTCTTTCAAATCTTCTGCAGAAACTGACATCCACCAACGCTTTTCTGATATTACCTTTGTCATGTCACTGAATTGACCGAGATAACGGCACGACACGATACTTAATGCTCCAACTGTAACAGAGATATGGTTTTGGTCATAAGTAATAAGCGCCTGTGATTCAGGGTTATCCCATGGATTTGAACAGATAAATCCAGATAACCATTGCGGAATCACTATTTCGCTATTTTTCTTTGTTGTATCTGCCGGAACATTAGCGCACACGATACGCGAACCATCTGTGGCAATGAATGTCATCACACCATCCTTGGATGTAACTTTTACGCCGGAATACAGCAAAAGTGATGGATTATCACCCTTATACACCGCATAGTTGACTTTGGCAAATCCTTCGGCGAGTTTCCCTATTGGCAATGTTGCGACTTTCGCATCATTATCAAAATCAGGAATCATTGGGAAGGTTATATTGACGTTTTCGATTTCAATAATTGAATTTTTTGAAATAAATGTAAGCGGGCTATTATTATCTTTGCGTTCAAGGATGATATCTCCTCGTTTACCAATGATGGAAAACAGCATCCGGCTCTCTACAATTACTTCACCGTTTCCGGCAGCCTCACCGCACTCAATCGTAGATTCAAAAAATTGTGTTGCTCCATTCGTAACAGTCACATTGATGCAGTTATCTAAAATATCCAATTTGATGTAATCGGAAATACAAGTTCCATTAGAAATCGTCCCGCGTTCTGCCTTTGCGATAAACGACTGTGCTTCTTTTAGTTTTTCCTTGATTTTTTGGGTTAAAGTTAAGTGTATCAATGAAGTTCCCTCCAGAATCGGTTCTTATACTTTTATTGTAGGAACTTTGCAGCGAAAAGCAAAAGAAAAAGGGCATGTATCCGAAGATACACGCCCTTATTTTACGCTGTTTTGCAGATTTCCATGATGATTTGTTGCTGGATACGTTCATCACGACAATGAAGCAGATAATCATCAATGCCTTTGAATCTTTCATCCCAAGCAAACGGTTGAAGCGGAAGTCCTTCCTCTTCTGCGATGGCATAAAGCTTATCAATGGCATACTTGACAGTATCTTTTTCGTTTCGGTCCATATCAAAAGCATCAACAAGAATTTTGCAGCCTGCTTTTTTCTGTGTTCTTACGAATTTGCGAAACGCTTCACTGTTTGCAATACCGGAAATAGCACAGAACTGACGATGTTTATGGTCAATATCATGTGCTACCTGTGCCTTTAATGCTCCTTCCGTCACATAGACGACATTACCGGTGTTCCGTGGCGTTCCATCTACAACGCCGTATGTGGCGCGGTTGATTGCCTGACACCCGGAATCGTAACCGGAAGACGTAAACCAAATATAACGCCTGCGTTTTGCCTGCTTTGCCGGGAAACGAGAAAGATAAGTATCATCCATACGAATCTGCATAGAGAAAATCTTTCCGTTTCGTCCAAACGAAGGAACAAAAAACCCGGAACCGTAAAAGAATGTTTTGGTATTTTTATCGTACAATCCCGGCAAGGAGATTCGATAGCTGTTGCCTTTCTTGTAGAAACCGGGAACGCCATCAAGTTTGATGTTCATATCATTGAGTTTCTGCATCAATGCATACATTTCCTCTTTATTTTCGGGAATGCTGCGATACAGACCATCTTCGATACCCTTTGCCGACATACCTCTGGATAACAGGTTGCTTTTATGCTTTTCTTTTAAAGGAAGCAAGGAAAGCAATACGCGATATGCACCATCAATCTCGTCGGGACTTGCATATTTGGTTTTCTGCACTTCCTTTTGCGGCTTGATAATTTGTGCTTTACGCGCCTCGTAATCCTTACTGCCGGTTTTCAGGTCACCGTAAAGAGCTGAATGAATTTGCTTTGCGGCATCCTTATTGGTTTCGCATTCCGAGTGAAACATTCGATACAATGCCAAAACTCCGCCTTTTCCGTTACCCGGACAGCCTGTGCAATCGTGCCAGCACTTATAGGTGGAAGTCGTGACGTTTACATCAAATGTTTTTCCGCTTACGAACGGGCATTTTACTTTCTGTTCGCCTTTTCGGGAAGGAGACCCCACAGTCTCCAACCCGCAAAGACGGACTACCTCCAAAATAGAATAATCGAACATATATCCTCCTTATGAGAAGCGAGGACTATTGTCCGGCTTACTCGATTGTGATGGTTTCGAGCTCTTTATAATCGAGCCCTTCATGTCGTGCGATAATTGCTGCTGCCTTCTGAATCGGCATGTTCTTGTACCATCCCTTCAAGAACGTAGGAATGACCTTGTTGTTGCCGTCCAGTCGACGCGCCGCATCAATCGTCATATCCCTGTACTTGCCGGTAGGAATCGTACACTGCAACGCCTGTTCATAGGTCATGCTGGGCTCAGGCTGTGCGCTTGCCAGCAGTTCCGCCTGCGCATTTCCATCAAGGGGTTCAGGATTCTCATTAGTTTCTGCCGGAACTTCCGGAGCCGCTGTAGTTTCCTGAACTGCCGGAACATCTGCGGGCTTACTGGCGTCCTCGTCCTCCACCATAACGGACATCGGAGGAACAATAGGCGTAGGCACATCGATAGGCGGAACCATAGCCTTAGGCTTGCGACCGCGTTTCTTAGGTGCTGCTGCCAGATTGGCATTTGCGTCGGTAATGGGATTGCTGGATGCAATCGCAGGTGCCGGAACGGGTGCAGGCGCGGCAACCGGAGCGGGTGCCGAAATCGTAACACCGGGAATCGGAGGAATCGGAACTTCCATCGTAATTCCCATGCTTTCATCGGGCATATTGACACCGGACGTAACTTCGATGATAGGCGTTCTATCGGTCACTTTTGCATCGCCCGGCATACCGAAACCGGCAACGGACAAGGCATAGCGCTTAGCGAGACGGGCTGCCTTGCTCAAATAGTTCTTATCAAGAACCGTAACACCATTGGCGTCACGACTTTCCTTCCAGCCGTCACAGATGCCATCAGACACTTCTCGGCCGTCATAAGAGACAACAGCACGAACGACAGCGTGAATGCCGTTGTCTTTCGTAAACTCCTTGTCAATCAGAACAGAACCATCAGGATGGCAACGCAAAAACCATTCGTGCATAGCGCGGAGCGGCATATAAAGCGTATCCATCAGGCGGGCCGTACCATCTGCGTTTTTCTCAGTTTTGCGATAGCAAATCAAAGAATCGTTCGGGTCAAAGCCTTCGACTGCGTTCCAAATCTTGTTTTCCATTTGAAATCTCCTTTGCTGAATGTGTGTGATTTACTCACGGATAAAAATGTCTTTTCATCCAAAACACTTACACAAACAAAAATACCGCCATCTCGTGTGAGATAACGGTATATCGATTTTGAATATTTGTCTGTGTGTTTTATTTTTTGGATGTCTTTAGTATATCTACTTTGCAGCAGTTTGCAAGAGTTTCTCAGCCTCGGCGATTTGTTCCTGCACTCCGGCAATACGCGCTGCTTTCACTGCTTTCTTGTAAAACACAGTCTCTCCCCTATCGTTCCATGCCGACAATAAGATGTCGCTGATTTTTGTGGTCGGATAGTGAATCACTATCATGCCGAACTCGCCGATTTTCTTCACCGATACATTTTCTCCGGCAACATTTCTTTTTTGAAAGCCCGGAAACTTGGTATCGGCATTTTTGTCTGCTGACGGCTTCTTGTCTGGTGAATTAACGGAGTCTTTTGGAGGAATCGGCTTTTTTGCTTTTTCCTTTGGCGCAGTTGCCTTTGTTGTTTTTGCAGTCTGCGATGTCGCGCCTGTTGTGCTTTTAGCCTTTGCTGTCATTGCTGTTTTTCTTGTCATGGCTTCCTCCGTCACGAGAGTATCATAACCCACATCGAACATCCATCGCCATCATAATCAACTGCAATACCGCAAGTAGTAACACTGCTATCAAGTATCAGGCTTCTGTAATAATCAGTATTATACCATGCCTGTGCTACATCGATTGCTGCCCTTCCGTTTTGAGCAAGGAGTTCTTTGTACCCGGAAGCGGTATTAGAGCCATCTACCATGCTGTCTGCACGCTGATTGGCTACGGCAGTAAGACTGCTTGCTTTTTGCAAGGCAGGAATACCATTATCCTGCCGATACTTGTTTACTGCCTTCAACAGTGCATCAAATGTAGAACTGTCACCATGGCGATACCAATCATTATGTGCTCCACTTCCCTGCGGCAGTGAACCATCTGTTTTTGTTTCGGATTCTTTTTTGTTCACGCTTACTGCACATACGGCATATACATCTTTGTAACTTACTTTGATAAAGGCTATCCCCTTCCCTACTCCGGTAACGGTCCCGCTTGCATCAACGGTCGCTATGGAACTGTCACTTGTAGACCATTGCAGGATAGAGGTGTCGGGTGTTTCCGGATAGGTAGTACAGCTCAACTTTACCATTTCGCCAACATTGATGCTTGCGTCACTTTTGCTGAGAGTGATTTTCTCAATAGGAGCAATTACGGTTACCTTGCACTCTCGTTCGATATTTAATTTGGGGAGCTTTGCATATACCGAGGCGGTTCCAGCCGAAACGGGTGTAAGGTTTCCATCTTGGTCAACCGTTACTACACCTTCGTTGCTTGAAGAATATTCGCAACCGCTATAATCAAAATCTTCCGGCTGGACAGTCGGGGTGATAGTGCTAACTTCTTCACTACCAAGTGTCAATGTGAGTTCGTGAGGAATAGAAAATTCCTTCGGTCGAGCCAAAACCGTAACCTTTATACTATCATGGATAGTACCGTCCAAACTCCTTACTGTGATAGTTGCCGTTCCGCCCGTTCCAGCCAAAATTGTTTTTCCGTCTCCTACGATATTTGCAACGCTCATGTTGTCCGAGGAAAAAATCAGTTGTGTCTTATCAATAACTTTTTCCTTTTCTTTGTCGCTGCCGTCGTGATTGAACTCGTAATCAAGTACAAGACTTTGCCTGTCCCCTGTTGTCAGTTCTCCGACATTCTGGATTTTTACTCCGGTCATCTTTACACCGCAGCTCGTCAAGAACATGCACATACAAAGAATGAACGGAAATACGATATGTTTTTTCATAGAACCTCCTAAAACAAAAAGCCCCGTGCAAAATGCACGAGGCCATTGTGATTTATGCGAACTTTTTGATATGAGCTGCCTTGCAATCCTTTTTCCATTTGGTTTTCGAGATAAACCAATCATTTGTTTCGCTTTTAACATGAGCCAGCGAGCCATTTTTTCGGATTATAAAGCGTTCATCGTCTGGATGGACAAGTATCTTGTCTTCTCGTTTTTTCAAAACAGTGCCGACAAAAATACTCTTTTTATTGATGCGCGTAAAGTAGCAAAGATGGCTTTCTTCATCGTAAATTGCCGCAAAGTGTGTAATCGGTGTTCTTTCCAAAACTCCGGTCATTACAGGCTTTTCGAAAAACGATTTTAATTCTGCCATACATTCTTCGTTACTTATATCCTGTTTGGTTCTTCTTTTTAAGGCAAGCAAAGCATGATATCGTGTATCGATTCGCATGGGAACAGTGCCTCCGACCAAAGCGTGGCATGTAAACCCATCTTCATCGTGATATTCGCTCATGCGCCCTCCTTTTCTGTCTTTGTTTCCTTTTCCAGAATGTCATTGATTCTCATGAGGGCTGTCTTGTTTTTGCCATCAAGAATCTCTGACACAATGGTTTCGGCAAGCATCATGCTCTCCCTAAAGGAGATATCCTGACAAAATGTATAAATGGGCACGCCGTGAAACTTTACGACAATCTTGCTTTTCCCATCATGCCGCGATACATTTTTCTGGAAATCCTGCTTTGTCAGAAACATAGTTTCTTCCTCCTATCTATGAGTTTGTTATATGAGCAAATTATCAAGCATCGTTGATGTGACGCTTAATATCTTCCACAATCATATCTGGGTGCAGCCACGAACAGGTATATGGGCCAAAGTAAGCTCCGCTGCGCCCGTTTACACGATTAAACATCTTGATTGCTTTGCCGCCGCCAGCAATCCACTCCTTGATATTCTTGGAGTAATCATCGATAAGAATATCGCTTTCGCTCATGCCGCCAAGATGTTCGTTGATGTATGCTGTTTTCGGTTCTTCACAGGAAACGAAAATCCTGTGCTCGGCATCAATAAACGGAATATACTGGTCAAGCCACGCGTTTTTATCATGGATGGAATGTCCATCATCGAACACAGCCGAAAGAATAAAGATTTCGATGTCGTTTTTTCTGCTGTATTCCCAGAACCGAATCATTGCCTTCGTCATGTTTTCGTTGGGAGGTAGTTGTGCAAAATAACCCGGAGCGCATACTTCTTCAAGAGGTGTTCCCTCCTGCCATTCTGCTAACGTACCGTCCATATCTACAAATAGTCTGGTTTTCTTACCATTCATCAATTTTCACCTCGCTTTTTAAAAACAAAAAAGCAACCAATTCATACGAACTGGCTGCTTTCTCTGTCAGATTTTGAATATAAGATAAGCCATTTTGCTGCATTTACATATGGGTACTATGATTTATCTTATATAATTTATCTTACTCACTTTGCAGCAAAACGCAAGAAAAAATCTACCTTGTTCGCAAATCTTATCGATACATTCACCACAGGTTTGTTTGAAAAACAAAAGCCGCCCCACCTTGAAAGGTGGAACGGCGGATATAATTAGTGCTTGATGTAAAGCGAGGTGTCCATGAGCGGATTCAGAATACCGGGCTTATACTTTGTGTTGACATACTCGGCAATCTGAGCATCTGTCATGCTGTTCAATACTTCGAGCCAGCATTCTGCGTTGATGCTCATGAGTCCGCCCATACCAAGTGCATTGTCGCAGCGTCTCATATCCTCGGCAAATGCTTCATGGTACGCGCAAGGCTCGGCGGCACGGATAAACCGATTAGTGTCGTACATAGTGCCACCTCACTGGTTTACCATGGCTTTAAGCCCTGCTTCGTCCAGTACGGGAATTCCCAGAGCGTTGGCCTTATCAAGCTTAGAGCCTGCGGCTTCACCGGCAACCAGATAGCTGGTCTTCTTGGATACACTGCCGGTCACCTTACCGCCATGCGCCTCGATAAAGGTCTTGGCATCTTCGCGGCTCATCGTGGGCAGGGTTCCGGTAATTACAAAGGTCTTACCGGAAAGCGATACAGCATCCTCAGCGGAACCGTTCGCGGACGCAGTCGGTGCATGGTAATCGAGGTTGACGCCAGCCTTGTACAGTGCCGTGACCTCCCGCTTGAACATAGGGTCAGAGAGCATGGCATCCAGTGCTGCGTAGATGGCATCGGAGAAACCGGGAATGTTGTAATCCTTGATGTTATCCACATACAAGGCAGACAAACCGAGCAGGTTTCCGTCCGTTGCCTTGCACTGAGTAAACAGAGCACGAGCAACATGACCGCCGATAAGACGATAGCCGAGACCTTTAAGTACACGGTCTGCGTTCTGGGTCTTGGAGTTCTCGATGGCTGTAAGCAGCTTCTTGGCCGTCTTTTCACCGTACATGTCGATGAGTTCGGATTCATCCTCATAGAGCCAGTACAGGTCTACGGGATTGGAGATGAGCCGGTTATCGACTAAATCCTGAATAATTTGAGGTCCGAGCCCCTTGATATCCATGCAAGCCTTGGAAGCAAAATGGATGATGCGGTTGACCGTCTTGGCGGGGCATGCATCGTTCGTACAATACAGGTCCACAGACCCGTTCACAGACGCGATAGGCTCGCCGCAGACAGGACAAACCTGACTGGACATGTCATAGGGCACGGCATCTGCCGGACGTTTCTCCTTCTCGACTATGGTAATCTTCGGGATGATATCACCGGACTTATGCAGCACAATGGTATCGCCGATACGGATATCCAAAGCTTTGATGAAATCCGCATTGTTCAGCGTAGCACGTTCAACACGGGTTCCGGCGAGCTGTACCGGGTCGAATTCCGCCACAGGAGTGACGCGGCCAGTACGACCCGTCTGCAATACGATGCGGCGAAGAACCGTAGCCTTCTCCTCAGCGGGATACTTGAAAGCAATAGCCCACTTAGGAGTTTTGGTCCGCTCGCCCATCTTCTTGCGGATGTCGATTTCGTCTACTTTGATGACAGCGCCATCAATGGGATAATCGATATCATACCGATGCTCCCCGATATCGCGGATAGCGACAAGGATACTGTCGGTATCATTGCAATGCGCGTAGTAGGTGGTTTTGAAATCACAAACATCGCGCAGATAGTTAAGCTGGTCGCAGTGAGAGTCGGCAAACTCAGAGGAATCATCCTCGTCATTGACACTCTGCACATTGAAGATGAACACTTTCAGGTTCCGTTCCTTTGCGACAGCCGGGTCCGACTGGCGCAGTGTACCAGCGGCGCAGTTGCGGGGATTGGCAAACAGCTTCTTCCCTGCTGCTTCCTGCTTGGCGTTGGTCGCCTCAAAGTCTTCTTCGCTCATATAGCACTCGCCGCGCAATTCGATTTTCCAGATATCGTCCGGCATCTGGATATTGACAGGGATGCCAAGAACCTTGACATTATCGGTAACATCCTCACCGACATGACCGTCGCCGCGAGTGGACGCCTGTACGAGCCGCAGCTTTCCGTCAGAACCGACAGGCTTAGCGTACACCAGAGACAGGCTCAGGCCGTCAATTTTGCGCTCAATAGAGAAGGTGGCATCAGGATATTCCTTCGCTACAGAAGCCACGAAATCGCACACCTCGGCGTCTGAGAAGACGTCCAGAAGTGAGAGCATCGGGACACGGTGTTCAACCGGAATGCCAATAACGCGCTTGCCGCCGACTACCTGTGTTGGGCTATCGGAGGTGACGAGTTCCGGATGCGCAGCTTCGAGGTCACGAATCTCGTGCATCGCACGGTCGTACTCTTCATCCGTTACGACAGGAGCATCCTGCTCATAATACGCTGCGCTCCAGCGCTTGACCTTCTCGCAGAGTTCATTGTAGGTATTGATATATTCAGTCATTATAGTTCTGTTCCTTTCAGTGTAGCCGCTGTAGTATTTATCATACACCACTTTTAGCGGCTTTAGCAATATCGAACATTGAAAAAGCAAGCCTCAAAAAAACGAGATGAGACTTGCTTAATTTTTACTTTCTCTTAACCTTGTGAGCCGTTGTTATCTATCGTACATTTATAATTTTAGCCACTTCGCACAGATTCGCAAGAGGTTCACAGAATCGGCACCAAGGAAGCCCATTGCGTAAGGGGTGGGAGTACGTCAAAACACAGCGTCCAGAACCGTTTCGGCAAAGATTGCATAATGGTCCAGATAAGAAGCGAGTTCGCTGCGCCCTATATCCCGGTCACGCACTTGTTGTACAACGAGTTTGGCTACATCTGTGGGAAGATTATATTCTGCTGTGACAATGTCCGTGACATCATCGTAGAACTTTTCCCACAGTCTGTGGATTTTGTTTTCGCGACGAGTGTACTGACTGCGGATGATTCGATTTTTATTCGCAATCATCTTGTCGACATTCGGGTCATCTCCATACATAGGAAGAATCGGGTTCTTCTTTTTGTAGGCATTGAGCTCCTGCATAAGATTGTCTGCCTCTTTATTGTAGGATGCTTCCAACTCTTTGATTTTACTTTCAACTTCGTATAAATCCATAAATTTTTCTCATTCCTTTACAAAGTTACTTTTCTTTCCCTTTCAAAGCTTCGATGACAACTTCTTCGTAGTTCTCAATGGCACAATAGACATCGGTAAAGCCATTTGCATGACCATACTCATACGCCTTTTCCCAAAGCATTTTCGCTGCATCATGACTGATAAGGACAGAAGATGCACTTTTTATATCCATTCGGATGAGCGTGAGGATATCAACCATGACATCCGAAATAGCTTTGTTGCGGTCAGCCACAAGTTTGGTTACTTCATCGTTCCATTGCTGCTGAAGCTGCCGCACCTTCTTTTTATTCCAATCGAGGGAATGTGCGCTGCTGATGATATCACCGGTTTTAGGACGCTTGGTTTTAGGGGTTGTACGCATATTCCAAGCAGCCTCCATGCGAATCTGAAGATTCTTCCAACTACTATCCATGTTTTATTTCCTTTCTATGCGTTTTTTTTACATCAGAATTTGAAATCCTGGCATACTTCGATACTGTTTTTGTCGTAACCGACAGCGTACAGTTCTTTGAGCAGCGGCGTATACTCCTCGACCGTTGCAGGAACGCCTGCCTTTAGATACCCGTAAGACGCATTTACATGCTGCTCATTGTGGACATAGCAATCCACCGAAGCATCGTTTAAAGTTCTGCGATTGTAAACTCTCTTTATGCGTTCTATGTCGTCGAGAAAAGCGCATGTGAGCTCCGGTCCTTCTTCCGGGTAATTTTCTTGCCAACATTTCAGAAAAGCTACTTTCATTTTCATTCTCCTTTTTTGTGAAAAAAGCGGATTTCTCTGTTTGAGAAATCCGTTTTTAGAAGTGCAGATAATAACTATCGCACAATTATTATGCTTTTTGTAAATTTATCAGTTGTAGTCCTCGAACGGAACAAGTGATGCATCCAGCTTCTTAATTCTTTCATCAAACAACTTCGTGATACGTGCAAGCTCTTCTTCGTAAACCGCCTTCGCTTGCCGCACCTGTTCGCGGTAACACTTTACACAATCCTCAACGGTGTAGAAAATGTTTACCGACTCTCCTGTATGGCACCGAAATCCCGTATTGTCCATCGGGGCTATGACTTTGGATGAGACCTTTCCGTTTTTTACAGGTCGGAAATAAACGGGCGAATAATAAATATCCTTGCTCGTTTCCTTGGCATCTGTTACGACGACCGGGGTCGGCTCGATATTTCGAATTGGTTTTTTCTTGGGGTCTTCGTTTGCACGGTAATCGCAAATCCAAACCATTTTTCCAAGAACGCGGTCCAATCCTTCCACATAATCGTACATAGCAAGAGACTTTGTTTGCTGGGGCCCATTTACTGAATTTTCTTGCCAGAGAACAACACCGTTATCCTCTAAATAATCTTTGAGTTTCATGTATTTCATTTCTCCTTACATTTCAACAAAAAACACCGGCCCAAACAAGGAGGGTCGGCGTTATAGGCATACTATTTTTTGTCTGCGACAGGTCCGCTGTTGAAAACAGACTTCGGAATTTCCTGATAGAAATTCATATAAGTATCCTTATTAAGAAATTCCTGTTCCTTCTCAAACAGGAGAACATTGGTGTCATCCCAACCTTCGTTTCCGGTGGAATCAAAAATTCTTACATTATCCACATAAAGATTGTCGCTGTCCTGATACCCCCTGTTCCTCATTTCGTCTTTTACTTTCTTTAGCCCATTGGCGCTTTGCCAAAAATCCTTAATGCTTGCTTCTACTTCCCTACTGCCATAGCCGGTATTGAAAATTTGCCATACAAAAGATGTGTCTGCCTTATTTTTTACTGTAATGGAAACTACAATGTGACGCTTCTCATTTTCAGCTGTCTGTTTAAGCCAATCACATCTCTGAATAAAGCGGAAAAAATCCATCGGCAAAGCAATTAGAACTGTTGCATCTCCATATTTCTGGTTGTACTGTTTTTCAATCGACTCTACAACAGCACAAAACTCCTCGTAGCTCTCGATTGGTGTACACGCCAACGGAATCGTTAGTCGCTTCAAAATCACCCTTTTCTCGTCTTCTTTTTGATAAGAAATAATAGCGAAATTATAAACGACCTTTTTTTGATTTTCCTTTTTGGTAATTTTCAAATATTCACGCTCCTCTCACAACAGAAAACGGTCTGCCGCTAAGGAAGACCGTTTGTAAACTATTGTATTAAGAAAACCCATCGTTTCACTCGCTCTGTAGTTCGTGACATTATGACTTATCTTAATGATTCCATTATATAGACTTTGCAGCAAAGTTCAACACTCATAATCGCCTGTTTCGCGAATCAGCTTATTATTAAGCAATAATCCAACGACCGCGAATCGTAATGTATGAATCTTGCCATCTAAGTCTACCGTTTTAATTATGTTCTGCAAACGCACAATTTCTTCCAACAGGGCGAGGTGTTTGTCCGACAAGTAAAAGCTGACCTGCTTTGATTTACCTCCTACACTTTTAGATGGAAGGTGTTTTTCTATTTCTTCCTTTGCGGGAAGTATATACCATTCCTCCCCTTCCCTGTCGGTCCCCGTCATGCTTCTGTATTTGTTTGAACCATATACAACGCAATGTTTGATTCCTATCTTTGCGACCTTATCTAGCTCATCAGCAAGTATCCGATTGGCTATAGTGCCCGCCTTCTCGCCACGGTACGCAGCCTCGCTGTCAATCGCATCATAAACTGCAGAGCATAACCGAATGGGCCTTCGATTTGGTTTTTCCGCGCTCAAATTCATTGCTCTTTGTCCTGTCTTTGTGCCTTTTCAATCATTTCCTTTAGAACTGTTGCTGTTGCAATAACTTCATTCAACGCACGAATATCCTGTTCAAGAACTTCCGGGGATTGTTTTCTGAGGGATTTTACATAGTTTTTACGGTTGATAATTGCATCGAGCTGATTTTTGATTCCCGGTGCTTTTTTCTGAACGACGGTCTCCGCAGCGTTCTTAGATATCTCTGCCCTTACCGTTTTTTTCTTATCGTTCTTTTCCTTTGCGGCCTGATTCTTATTATCGTACTCAAACTCTTCCATCTGCTTTTCGCTATTATTTGCTTTCGCAGCAGCATACTCAGCAGCTTTGTCATTGAGTGTTTTCAATCCTGTTTCATAATCTTCCAAAGCTTTTGCGAACATTGCATCGAGCTCTTCAAAAGTTCCAGCCTTGGTTGCAGCAAACAACGCCTCACGGAATGTGATGTGCAGGTTATCACGTCGTACTTCAACGCTGTTACGCTCGTCTGGCCTTTCTGCGTCAGAATAGCAATCTACAGCGAATAGTCCTTGCAGCTTTTCAGCAATCATCACCTGCTTGTCATTGGGGAAATGCAAATAGACATCCGCTTCGCTTCTGCTAACATACCCTCCGTCCAGTAACACTTTAAGTTCTGCGCAAAGGTTTCTTTCTGTTCTGATGTCCCTATCCAGCGTTTTGGTATTTTCCGGACTCAGGCTCTTGATTGTTTTCTTTGCTTGTGCCTCGGTCAGATTGTATGGGCTTTTTTGCAGGCATTCAATAAAGCTGACCATTGCCTTTCGGCGAATCTTTTCATTACCAAATCCGCCGCGAACCTGAAGGTTGGCACTGTAAAGCAAAACCTTTTTCTCGTTATCTGTTAAATCGCTTGTGATAACATTGCAATGCTTTACCGTATTCCAGCTCGCATCTTTTTCTTCCAGATATTTAAGAGCACGATAGCGACGCTCACCGGAAATCAACATGTACACCGTATTCTTGCCTTCCTGCTGCGGCAGTACGACAAGGTTGTGCATCAGTCCATTCCTTTCAATATCTTCCGCAAGAGTTTTGATATCCTCATCGTTATCATCCTGCCGGAAGACCTCATTATCTGGATTGAGCCTTATATCAGAGAGCATGATATCTCTGCTGGCGTACTCGATAGTTTTATCGTTCACGAGTTTACTGAGCAAGAGTTCTCCTGCTTCATTATTATTGCAATCCATGATTGCTTCCTTGCTCGGCATGACAACTTTCTTTGCACTGGCCTTCGACGGCTTAGTCTTCATACCCATTTCAGTTCTCCTCCAGCTTATCAAGGCGTTCTTTCAATTCCTCGTAAAGAGCGGCATAACTTTTGCCTACGGGCTGCGTTCTCGCCGAATAACAAACCGGCACGCATTTTCTTACAGAGCTTTTGACCGCCAAAGCCATCGGGATTTCCGCCTCAAAGAGTGCGGAGCCAAGTTCTGATTTACACTCCTCCCGCGTCTCACGCGTTGCCGCGCCTTTATCTACCATCGTAAGAACTACACCAATACCTTTGAGTCTGGACGCCGGGTCCTTGCTCAACTTACTGCAAATCGAATAGGTGCGAAAAGCAGAATCTTCGGAAAAAGCATCACACTGCATCGGAATCAGCACATAATCCGCCGCCGCGATGGCATTGGAGAGTATCTGGCTGTCGCGAGTAGGCTGCGTGTCGATGATGATATAGTCGTAATCATCGCGCACCTGATTCAAGAAATAGAGAAGGAAGTCACCCATGCTCGATAGCTTTTTTGGGTCTCCATCCTTAAATTGCTGTGCATCTTCATATAAGTCTTGCAGACGCTTGTTGATGCGAGGCGTTTGACTGCTCGCCGGTATCATATCAACATTCTCATATTCTGTTTCTACGATATAGTCACGCGTATGGGTGTATCTGAATCCGTCAAACAAATCATACAACGCTTTGCCATGATAAATGCCGCTCGTAATACTGTTGCCGCCAGAAAGAGCAAATGTCAAATTGCCCTGCGGGTCTGTATCCACACACAGCACCTTTTTGCCTTCATCACCCATCAGGTATGCAAGATTAGAGGCGGTCACCGTTTTTCCAGAGCCGCCTTTTTCAATAGCTATAGTTATGATTTTAGCGCTCATTTTTATCTCCGTTCAATTCACAAGTAAAATATGTAAGTATAAAGTTTCTGTTGCTGTTTATTCTATAATTATATCATGTTAGAAGGTAATGTCAACAATATATAGGGGATAAATGTCGCCGGTTTCTACAAGCGAAAACTCTTATTTCAAATGTTTCTGTTGTTCCCATATTTGTAGATTTTTTCAACACCTTTATACAAAAACAAAAACGCAAGAATCAATAGTTTCTGTTGCTCCTAAATTTTGCATAAAAACACTCCCGTGCCGTCTGGCTGCGGGAGTGTTTTGCTGTTATTGTGAATTAGCAAATAGAATAGGGGGCAGGTGTTTTATTCATCGAACTGACTCATCCAACGCTGATTAAACTTATCAGCCTGTCCGCTCTCTATCGCTTTAAGTTTCTGTTTTCCATCCTCAATAATTTTAACATCTTCAATCGCATTAACTACGATTGCGGCATTGTATTGCGCTGACTTCAACTTGCCAGCATCTCTTTTTTCAATCATCATTTGAGCCATGCCAACAACCCAATATTTAAGGTTTTCATTATGCTCCAAAACACGATTTAAAGCATCTAATGTTTCTTTTGCAAGGTTTGCCTTTCTCGGATTTTTATTTGTTAATGTTCTAGCCACATAAACAAGAACACCCGATATCATGGACTCAAAATCATTTCCCAATTTATCATGGATAGATTCATAGTCTGCCAGTTTTTCAAGCTCTCTGGTTGCCCTTGTCACCGACAATTTGCAAATATCAGCAGATATCAGTCCTTTGCTAATTTCAGGAACAGCAACAGAATCTTTATGTTTTCTGTTTTTGCGGTCTTCTACGATAATATCATCATAGATAGATACTACACTATTTTCTCTGATTTCCTCAAGTTCATCAGCGGTTTTATAACGAATAAAAAGATAGAGCAGCTGATATCCCTTACGGCCTTCTCCGGCAATTCGTGCAGGGATATAATCAAACCAGAGATTGGAAACAGCATTTATCTCTTCTTTTGCTTTGGTAAGAACATTTTTATCAAAATCTTTGTAGCTCGCATATTTCTCCGTTAAGGGCTTATCCTGTTTTCCTCCCTTGCCGTCATCCGGGGCAGGGGAGAGCTGAAGCTTTAATTCTTGTATATTGAAAACTTTATACTTGAATCCATGAAGACGCTTTGCGCTTTTTGGGAACTTGGCTCTCAGAAATTCATCCGTTGCAGGCTGAAATACGATGCCATTGGTGTATCCGTAATCCGTCTCGCCGTTATCATAAGAGAGGATAATCTCATAAATACGCATAGAATATGTGCTGTTCATTTTAAGCAAATATTCTACATCGAAGCTTGTATAGTTGGATTTGAGCTGCGTTAAATAGGGGAATATCTCCGGAGAAAATCGCATATTGATGGTCTTATTCTCGAAATCGATATTCGTACCGCCACTAATCCAGCGATACAAGTCACTGGATTTCGCACCATCATCCACCCAGAAACTCGAGTCGGCCAGTTTTTTGATGGTATTTTTAAGATAAGTCCTGTAAGATGAGCTGCGAGTGTCTGCACCTGTCAGACGGGAGAAATTACTAAAAGACATCGTATAGACCTTATTCGGGTCAGTATCTTCCTTGGGATTGATTTGCGCAATCATTGCAAGGAGCAACTTCTGCTGTGTTTTTGGAAGAGAGTAACGAGTCTTTTGTATCAGCTCATTACTTTTGGTCACTACCGTCATACTCGTAACGGATAGTTTGTTCCGAGCAGGGGAGTGATGGTTCTGACTATCCAGAACCTCGCCCTCGATAACAGTTTTCTTTTCCTTTGCCATAAATAGTAACCGGCTTTCTATTAGATGAAGCCCGACATCCTACAACGCCCGTTATAAGCTTTCTCGGCCTTTTTTCGTAAGTACATACTACACCATAAAGGGGAAGTTGTCAATAAGATTTTCCCTTTTGTGATAAAGGGAGTTTTATTGTCTGTCGTTATTTTTAAAAATAATAATTTTATTTTTTATCTCTTTATTTCTATTTATTATATATATGTAGGGTGGGAGTTTTGTTGATGCTCAAAAGGAGTTTTTTTCACTTTCGGAGGGAGTCGAATTGATGGGTCAAAGGGAGAATTTTTGATAATATTGTAATCAACAAAACTCCTTTTGAGATAGAGCATGACTGACAAATAGCATTCACATGGCAGAATAACTTGTCGTATTAGATGATTTGCACCTGACTGAACGGCGTTTTCTGTACGCCGTCAAGGAAGAGGGGAGTGCCAGCGGATACGATAAAAGGAGTTTTGTTTTTTAAAATTTCAAAGAAAGACCCCACCGTAAAACTAAGGCCGAGAAAATATTTTGCTTCATCCATACGCGGCGTCAGACATCAGTTGTCTTTATCGCTGCAAAGGAGAAGGGTAGGGGAGTGCTGACAAAGGGAGTTTCTTTTTTCAAAATTTGAGAAAGGGAGGTTTGTTTTCCAAAATTTGAGAAAAGGAGTCTTTTGTTGCAAAAATTATGGACAGTCTGAGAGAATTCCATGTCTGTCGTGATACTTTTTGCATCACTGGTGTGGAAGGGGAGAGGTGAAAGGGCTTATAGCGATGGCGTCAGCCATAAAAGGAGGTTTGTTTTTTTAAAAATAGGACAGTATATATCATCGATATACCGTTATAAATTGTGTGCTTTTGAAACACTGCTCACAAGATAAAGGGGAGAGATTTTTTTTAAAAAATGAGCTCTGGACGCAGAATGTTTGTATCTCGTACTACTCCTGCGCAAAACGAACCTGATTGCAGCATTACCATTATTTTTCCTTGTTAAACGCGACAGTTGAGCCATTCATAAAAGGAGTTTCTTTTTTCAAATTTTAAGAAAAGGAGTTTTATTGTTTCAAAAATTGGATTTTGCAATGGAAAGCTACGTCTGGTATGGACGGTAGGGGAGTGGAATGAAGAATAAAAGGAGTTTTATTTTTTAAAAAATGGCTTGCGTTATATCGTTGCATCGTGAAATACAGGTGAAGTTTTATGATTTGAACCGTATATTATCCTATATGTGGAACAAAAGACTACATAAGATATGACGAAGCAGTTTTGTTGAACCAAACGGAGTTTCTTTTTTCAGATTGCACGATAAATTTCGATAAAAGGAGTTTTGTTTTTTAGATTTGATAAGGGGAGTTACTTTTTTGCATTTTGATAAAGGGAGTTTTGTTTTTCAAAATATTAAATTCCGGCAAAAACTTGTTCTTGCCGGAAAGAATTCCGTTCAAGACAAGTAACAGGGAAGGAGAGCGGACGAGGATAAGCGTGTAAAGGAAGGAGCTTTACACAATAAAAGGAGTTTTATTTTTTAAAAAACAGAAAAAGTAAATACAACGAAGTATCGAAATAAAATGCTCGTTTTTTAATGGCTTTCTAAATCAGAAAGGGAGAAGTTTTTTTAAAAATTACGAGAAATCTTGTGATGCTTCGCTTATTTCTCTGCTATACCAGAGAGTCCTCAGAGCAAAAGTAAAATAGACTTTGCTTTGATAAAAGGAGTTTCTTTTTTCAAAATCTGCAATAGTACCTCAAATAATTTGGAAAATGTGTTCTAAATAACAATAGTGACGAGCAAAAAACTAACAAAACAGAGAATTACAACATTACATATTGTATTTATCTGCAATAGTTTAACAGATAGTATTCGTCTGCGTGCTATTTGAAGTGCATTTTTTAAAAAAGGGCAACAAAAAAACTCCTTTTATAAACAAGGAGGTTTGATTAGAAACAGGGAAGGGGAGAGCAGCGAATGGGTTCTCAGCATATCTAAACGTAGTTTTTTACGGTTTTGAAGTGTAAAAATCTCTCTTTGGTCAGATTGCGCGGAATAGGACATCGAACATACTAAGAAATTACAGTTGTTATAGACAGCACAGTTCTCCACGGTACGAAGTAATATGTGTCTTCTGAAAACAAAAAATCAAAAACAGAAAAAGGAATTGGCAATTACCTCGTTAAGAATCTCGTCGGCTGTCGGATGCGCCGAGAACAAGACAGCAAGAATGGAATGCTCTCGAAAAGAAAAACAAATACAATCCGTTTTAGGTATTGCATGACAAAAATGGCTTGTAGTTTTTGTACATTATCCCGAAGATGATGTATTCTTGCTGGAAGTCCAAATTATAGGATGTGCAGTCTGATATAATTTTGGTAAAGAGAGAAAAACACCCCAACTACACAGTTGGAGTGTATATCACTGACTATGGCAGCCAAATTCACTGCATTAGAGGTATCAGATATGACTAATTACTCAAACTATCCACGCCACAGGCTTGCCCACAATAGCTGCATCATCTGCTTTTCAGAACACACCTATTCGTGGACTCCGCTCACAGAAAAGCAGAAAAAATATATGCTGACAAATTATATTGACAGCGCAAACAGAATCGACCTGAAAGACAAAGACGGTGCTAAGTATAGTATGTCGGTCACGCAATTCCGTAAGTGGATTGAGACAGGTTCTATTCCGAAGAACGTATTAGAAAAGAAAAAGAAAGAATCCGAGAATGTCTGCCCATTGTGCGACGGTCCTCTTGTGCTTCGTGTAGTAAGGTTTGGGCCAAAGCCGGGCAGTCGATTCTACGGATGTAAGAACTTTCCTGACTGCTACTATACCGAGCCGTATGAGGAAGAAAAAGCCAAAGAAGACAATTGAGAAAGGAGCACAGCTATGAACATCCCGACACTTCCCGCAGGACGAAACAAATACTATGACCTTGGCCCGACCCGGCAGTTCGATGTAGATGTCATCCGCAGAGCGCTGCTCCAGTACGAGAACACAATGAAGGCAGAGGTTGAAGCTGCAGAGCCAGACAGTGATGAACGATACCATCTGGCTGCGGAACGAATCGCAGCACGAGAGTTGGCTACAAAGTTTAGTAAGAAACTCCCTTTCTATGAATGACGCGAGGCAAATAATGATACGAAATGAAATTGTCAATGTAATGGCAAAATGCTCCTGCGGTACTCGTATCGCGTGGACACGCAGCAATGATATTGTGGAGCATCGCGGCGTAGTGGACGAGTTTTATCCTGAGAACGGTGCGGAAGATGCGTACCTCTCTGTAATCGAGCCACACCACTTCACTCCTGTGCTCAGCGCATCCGAGATTGAGACTATAAGGATTTTGGAGGACAAGCACCATGAATGTTAAGTATATAAAGCATGATGCCAAAATGGACCGTATTGCCGAAGCATTCTCCGGGTACATCCACCGGCATCCCAACTTAGACCTTGTCTGGTCCGAGAAAATCGGGTATGTTCTCATGACCATAAATCCCGATAAGCGGCAGGGCGAAGAATATTGCAGCTTCCACACCGCGCACAGCTTAGCGTACCGTCTATTCAGCGAAATTGTGACCGATGTCGTTTTGGAAACGGAAAGCTGGAATGACAGCAGTAATCTGGATGAGATGGAAACCAAGGAAGTGCGTCTGCGCTGGACGCCGTTCTTGGAGATGCTGCCGGAGTATGCGTCTGTCTGCGAAGATATTCTCACAGGGAACAAGGACAAATATAGCGAATGAGGTAGTGTACTATGGCAAACGATTATGGCTATTTTGGTAACGGCAGCTTGTAGCTGTTGCTGTAGTCGCGGCGCTGGTATTGTGGCCGATGCAACTCTGAGAGACAGCAAGCACTGCCAACACTACCGAAAAGCGCTTCTGACTCGAACAGTTTGTCTGAGATGTCGATAAAATGGTGTGTATTTGCAGAAGTGCGCAGACACCTTGCACTCGAATTTGTCAGATTTTTGCCACTATATACGATTCTATCGTATATGCCGGAGAAAACCGCATAAAAGAATATCTTTTTTTTCATACCACTCACCTCGATGCGGGGTGAGTTTTTTAGAATTCGATATTGCAGCCAAGAACTGGTTTGTGAGGCTATAGTTGCGCCCCGAACTTTGCCAAATTATGTCGAGGCAATTTTGCGGGAGCAACAGAAACAAAAAAATCTCTCAGAGTTAATCTATGTAGAAAGCTGTCACACCACAGCACAAGGAAGGACTCTGTTTCTGACCGAAAGACTAACACAAACAGGTTTGCTACATTTGGTGGCTGTAATCGCAATAGGGGAGGGGAGAGTTATATGTTTTGCAATTCCTACGCCGGGCAAGTCCACTCTGCGATGGACAGAAGTGTGTCAATTCTAAGTGCTTGGCTTTCGACTTGTTGGCAGCCTCCGGCTTGGCGAACTGCCTTGTATGAGAAACAATTAGGGCACGCAATCCACAGAACCATCTTTTATCGCATCTTCAATAAGCGAGATTTGAGCATTTACAAAAGAGCGGCAAACGCGTAGCTGGTTGTCGAGCTGGGCTTTTGTATACTTTTTGGAAATGACCATTTGCTGATAGTCATAAGCAGGGGAGAGGTCTGGGCAAAATAGTATGCTGTTCAGGAGTTCTTGGCACGAAGCAAACAAGCTATTTATCTCCGCACTTCTCGAATAGTGTTCTGATTTTAGCCGCGTACTCCAAGAAGTGTTCTGTACTAATTGCTTGCAATGCCCAATAGCGCTAAGACTGTACGATGCTTTCTCCACTTAATTTTTCTCCTTTGGTTTGTGTTATACAAATCGGATTATACCATATTCATTACACAATATGTATTTACATGAGCGATAAACTTAGAGCTTATATCTTCTTTTGCGATGACAACTATACTATAAATATAATATAATAAGACGAAAAGATAAATATGTTTTAGGAAAATCGTAACAGTCATCGATAGATTTTGCAAGAATGATATGTGCAATGGCGTAGCCGGTAGTTTGGCGGTGGTCACATGACAGACCTCAGCGCAATCAGCGCAGCTTGTACGGTTACAATCGGTGCTGCAAAGGTTTGCCATTGTGCAGACATTTACACGGGCACAGAGCGCGGTGTGGTTGGCGCTGGTTTTAACATGATAACGGTTGCGAATGATTTCGCGAGAGACTGTAGAATCGCTCTTGTGCAGACGCTGGGCAATATTTGCAAAACTAAAAGCTACATCTTGCATTAAGTCCTGCAAATTTGCGTTAAAAAATGCAAGTAACGAAAGCGAGGGGAGTGAATTCCCACATAAAAACAAGCGTGGCATAACTTCGCTAAATAAGAATTTAGCGAAACAAGGGGCATAAAAAAACAGCATACATAAGAAAAAAACCGCTATCTCTTTCGAGACAGCGGCATATTTTTTAGGTATCGATAGCAACCACCTTAAACGGGGCGCGAATCATTCCGGTTTTCTTGTAAGTATGACCAAGATGAGTGCGTGCAGACTGTCCATCGGATGTGTCGCATGTACACTCAAAAATGGCGGATACATAGCGTTCACGATAGACGGTATCTCCAACCTTTACAGTCGCAGAAGTCTTTTTGTTGAAACGCTTGCCATCCTTGTCGGTTGCTGTGATAAGAAGCTTATAGAGCTCAGCCTCTTTGCGGATGATTTTCCCATCGGACTGCATCAGCCCGTACAACATAATTCTCGTCCTCCTTTATTTGACAAGCTTACGTTTGATGATGTTACAGATGTTGCGAGGCATGCTGTTCATATCGCTGATATCCAAGAAGTTTTCAGGAAACTCCGAATGAATACTTTGGCGACAAGCACCGATGCCTGCAGCAATGACCATGATATGATTTCGCTTTGCCTCGGCCAGAAGCATCGGAAGATATGCTTTATTGTTGCTGTTTCCATCAGTAACAACAAACAAAATCTTCGAAGGCTCAGAGCGCTTTTCCAACCGGTTCAGCATATATGCAAGCGCTTCTGCGGTAGGAGTACCGCCATCAGCACGCATAGAAGTCAACCGAAGAGCGTTTTTCCGGTCTACGGAATTCGGCTCAACATAGGAAATAATCCTTACTGTACCACCGCCACCGCTGTATCCATTGATAATCGCGGGGATTTCAATCGAACGACACATATCCTCGATAGTCAGCGCCAGTAAGCGTTCATAGTTGATAATCTCACCCATTGTAGATTCGGACTGGTCGAGCAAAACGCCTACGCACAGTTCAGGAACATCTTCGGGAGATTTGCTCTTGGAAAAACACTTGCCATCATTGTGATGGATGAGACTGGCTTCGACTCTCCGACCCATTGTAAGGCCGGTAAGCTTATAGCCGTTTCTCTTGTCCTTGATAGCCTTAATGATTTCTCTTTGTGTAGGCCGGGATACACTCTTGACCACCCCCGCAACAGCCTGATAAACGCTTTCTGCGCCTACCGGAGGTGTTACCACGCGAGTGATGCTGATGCTTCCTATACCATCGAGAAAACGCGCTTTTTGGTTGAAATAACCGATATCAGGACGCTTTTGCTGAGCCAGCATATTTTTGTACTTATCGGTAAGCTCGGCAGCTTCCTCTCTCAAATCTTTTTCGCGCTGCTTTTCGGTTTTTGCTTCCGCAGCGGTTCTCTGCATGTCGCTAACAATCGAAGTGACATCATCATAGGCTGATTTTTCCGGAAGACCAGAACCACCCGGAATATTCCGAATCTCCTTGTCTTGAGGATTCTTGCCTACCTCCTGCTTGGATTGCTGACGCACATTTTCACCAGCATTGTTCTTCGCATCAGTTCCAACATTGTTGCTGTTAAAGATGGAAGAAGTCTTGCACGAAGAATCAGTGCAATCATTGTTATCCGAAGAAGGAACTTTCTGAGAAATGTCATCGATTTCCTTTTTGATTTTCTCGGCTTCTTTGGCAGTCATCTTTTTAGGTTCAGCGGATGTATTCTTTCCATCCTTGCCGCCCTCTGCTTTGGTATCCTTATCAGATTTCCCTTCATCAGACTTGCTCCCATTCGGTTTTGCATCCGTTTCGGATGTGCCGTCTGCATTCTTGGAATCAGAGCCGGAGCCTTTATCAGAACTATCCGTCTTATTGCCTTTAGAGGAAGAATTGCTGCCATCACTCGTGTCCTTTTTGTCAGACCCGGACTTGCCAGTCGAAGAATCAGAAGCATCTTGGCTGGCAGAATCGTTCTTCTCGGAAGATGTTTCTCCCTTTTTGTCACTATCCTCGTCAGAACCGCTTTCGTTGTTCTCGTCCGTCTTTTTATCGGAACGAATAAGGATGGTATCGGAACCACTCATAGAACCACCAGCACCATTGCCTTGCTTGCCTTTGCCGGACTTAGACTGGCTGTCAGACGAACCGGATTCATCGGATTCATCAGAACCGTCAGAGCCGGAACCAGACCCTTCACCACGCTGGCCTTCACTGTCATTGTTCTCACCGGAAGGACCGCTTGACTGCATCTGGTCGTTGATTGCATCACTGACATTCTCAATCTGTTCTTTCAGAACGGGATACATGGCAATCATAAGCTTGTTGATATTGGCTATTCTGGTAGTCGGTACGCGGCTGGAAATACACTCCTTAATGATACCTTTCAGTGTATCAAAGAACGGCACCATGTCCTCAGGAACATTAGTGAACTCATAACCGAACTTTGCGTACACGAGGATGAAAGTTGCGACAGCATTGAACTTGCTGTCATACTTTTCATAGTTGAATCCGTCCGCATCCATCAGCTGTTCAATCATGGCTGCATTTGTGGTTGCAAGATACCGAATCGTATCACCCATACCATCATTGATGGTGTCGAGCTCAGCCTCGATATAGCCGTCTTCCACACTGTTTTCAATGCGTTTTGCAAGGTTAGCATAGACACCCGCAAAGACAGGGTCATCCGCAAGGCGTTTTATGATTTCTTTGCCGTCCGGAGTGTTCACATTGTCCGGCTGGTGAAGCATACTCCCGTAAACAAGAGCCTTACACCATTTGGCAATTACAGAAGTGTCCGTAAACAGGATGTGCGCAGTCTCGTGGCGCAGCATACCCTGCAGTGATGCGTGCTGCATGTAGATGGATTTGTAGTTTGCAACGAGGTCATTGGCGGCATTCATTACAATTTTGGAACCATCCGTGTATGCTGTGTTTCCGTTTTCGTTATACTGGACAAAAACAGGCACAGATGAACGACGCATGATTTCATATTGTGGGATGTCAAAGTGCAGCACATTACGAATGTAATCCACTGCGGTAGAAACAACAGCACCAACCTGAACCTCAGAATAGTTCTTGTACTCACCAGAAGTAAAAAAGGTATTCGGCTTCGGTTTGAAATCCTTGTTCATAAGCTGGTTATAGAATTTCTTATAATCCATGAGTTTTCTCCTTTCACAAAAAATAGCAGTCACCCTGCATGAAGAGGATGACTGCTAAAATCAGATTTTGAATATAAGATAAACTTTTCTGTCGTTACCAGATAGAATAAAAGACTATGATTTATCTTATATATTGAATTATATGTACTTTGCAGCAAATAGCAACAAAAAACCGCCCCGCAATAAGCGGGACGGCATGAGTTACTTTCGACTCTCGAAGATTTCCTTTACGATGGCAAAGGCAAAGTCACCATATGCGCGTCGTTCGGAGCTTCCGGTGTAGATTTTTTCAGTGTTGACGGATTCAGCCAAACGATTAGCAAGATTGACTGCATCGATAAACGCGTTATGCGCACGCGTTCTTGCAGCATCAGTCTGACTTACCCTGTCACGATAGTCCTGACCTTTTAAGCCTTGCATGTTTCTGACGGAGCATTCCATCTCCGTTACAGCGGCAACGTATTTTCCGGCGTTAATAACAACGCTTTCCACGTCTTCCTGCATATCTACATCAACAGCGGAAGCGAGCTTTTCGATTCTTTCAATGTTACTCATGATTGTCTCCTTTTCGCTATGGTTTTTCTTATATTATACCACAACAGGAGGCACAAAAAAAGCGCCTGCCCGTGAGGGAAAGCGCTTGTCTGAGGAGAGAATTACCACTCTTGGAATTCACCTAACTCAGCTGCCTCAGCAACCTTTTTGGCGAACGAGTAGTAGCTCTCGCGGTTGTCCTCGTCCACATCAGCGACAGGCTGGATACCGATGTTGGCACAGATTTTGTTAAGCATGTTAACATCAATCATGAGCCCTTCATGTGCTGTGCGGCGATTCATGTCGAGAGTCTGAACTCTGCGACGAAAATCCTCAGCATCCATGGTCTCGCGAGCCGTTCGGATGTTCGCTTCCATGCGGTCGACCATGCCGACATAATTGCGGCACGAATCAACTGTATCCCTGACAGTTCCAACAAGGTCACAGTTGTCTTCGTCGGCACGAAGGGCGCAAACGAGGTTGTTCAGGCGGGTGTAAATGTTCGTATTTGTCATTGCAGTGTACCTCCAGTACATAAATTATTTTTTGTTTTTTCTTTATTTTTTTCGCCAAATCACTTCAGCGCTGCCACTCGATGAGTGGTTTTATAAATAAAACATCGAATCGCTCCGATGAAACCACTCAAAAGAGTGGATTATATAATCCGCGTCCCCGCATCGCGAATTCGTCTTGCGACGTGAAAAACAAAAATAAAAACAAAAAAGCCGCCATCTCGTTTGAGATAGCAGCTTTAAAGCTGATTATAAATTACAGCGTGGCTCGTTAAGGAGTGTTTTATTTTTGTGATGTCTTGAGTATATTTACTTTGCAGCAAATAGCAAGTATTTTTCTAAAAAAGTTTTCAAAAAATAGCTGCCATCACTGGCAGCTATCATCTCAAATTGTTTTTCCGATTTCTGACAAGATTGCATTGTAAAGCTCTTTATGCTGCGCCATACAGGTCAGAACTTTATTAAATCCGCTTTGTTCAACGCCAATCAGGTCTCCAGCACCTCTTTGTTCGAGGTCAGCTTTCGCAATTTCGAATCCGTCCGTCGTCCTCACCATAGTGAGAAGCCGAGGATTCTCTTTGTCCTTACTGAGCAAAACACAATAAGATTGTGTTGAACTTCTACCGACGCGCCCTCTTAGCTGGTGAAGCTGTGCTAGTCCGAATCGCTCGGCATTTTTAATGACCATAACTGTAGCATTCGGAACGTTTACGCCAACCTCGACAATAGTTGTTGCAATCAGGACATGGATATTGCCAGCAACATAAGCGTTCAGAATCTTCTGCTGTTCAACCTTCTTTGTTTTACCGGTGATAGCAGCAATCTTTACAGAGGGATGATGCGTCTGGAAGTAATCGGTTGCTTTTTGATAAGTTTCATCCACGGACTCTACATTTTCCATAGATTCCGAGTCTGACTTATCGACCAAAGGACAGACGATATAGCATTGATGCCCTTCTGCGATTTGACGGTACATAGCCTCGTATGTTTTCTCCTCGTTACCAAAAAGAATGGTCTGTACCGGTTTTCGCCCGCTCGGCATAGTTTTAACATCGATGATTCTCGTGCTATTTCCATTTATAGCTAATGCCAAACTGCGCGGAATAGGTGTAGCAGACATACTAATGCAATGGATTCCATCCTTGGCTTTTTCCATTAAAGCTTCTCGCTGTGCAACACCAAACCGATGCTCTTCATCTGTTATCAAAAGCGCAAGGTCTTTGTATTCAACTTTCTCCGACAGCACAGAACTTGTTCCGATAATGATTTTCACAGAACCGTCTTTGATTCGCGCAATAGTTTTCTTTCTCTCGGCTGCTTTTTGCCCTTCAACCAAAAGCTCTACCTCAATACCAACAGGTGTGAGAAGCTTTTTAAAGTCTTCGTAATGCTGAGTTGCCAAGATTTTGGTCGGAGCCATAACTACACACTGATATCCATTTACAGCAAAAATGGCCGAGATAAGCTCCGCGATTACTGTTTTGCCGCAGCCAACATCGCCTTGAATCAGAGCATTGATTCTTCTGCCAGCTTTCACATCACTTAGCAAGGCATTGACCGCAGATTTTTGGTCTTCGGTCAATTCAAAGGGCAAAGAAGCTGTAACGCTGTGAATCAGGTTATTTGTTTTTGCAAGATTGATTTCAGTATACCTTGGTGCAGCGATAACAGATTCTCTGTTTGTAAGCTCTTTCGCAAATGGAATGAGAACTTCGGCAGCCTTTCGTCTCTCGATAGCTTTTAAATCCTCATCAGTCTGCGGATGATGTACAATCCTGATAAAATCTCTTTGAGGAAGCAACTTCAAGTTTTCCTCAGTAGCTGTGTTGATAGGATTCCTTAAAATTGACGGAGTAAATGCATAGAGATTCTGAGCCTTTATCAGACAGTCGTTGTAATAGTTGCTGGACATTCCTTTGATGCTTGGATACACAGGGATAAGGTCATCCCCTGTTCCGATATTCAAGGAGAAATAAGTAGGCCCGGCAATATTATAGTTTTTATATGTATCGTTGTAGGTGAGCTTCCCATGAACCAGAATATTGCAACCGTTCCATAGTTGCTTCATTATGAAAATCTGATTAAACCATGCGATATTGACAAAGTTGCCTTTATGGTCCGTGAGCGAACACAGAACCATACCTTTCTGGTAATTTCCACGAAGATTACATACTTCACCAACAACCGTAATCGACTGGCCTATGTGGTTTGACAGTTCAGTTAATGACGTTCTTTTTCTATAATCCTGATATCGAATCGGATAAGTGGTCAATAACTGCTCTACCGTTCCGATTCCCTTATTTCTTAATTGCCCTGCTTTAGCAGGGGCTATCTTCAATGCGCTAATATCCAAAATTCAATTCACCTCTTCACACATAGCACAAACGAATACTTTTGTTCTTTACTTATATTATACCACAAAAAGTGGTTTTATACAACTGTGCGTTCATTTTGAGAACAAAAATGGCAGGCTGGTACAAAACCAGTCTGCCAATAGCGATATTATCGCTCGCCGCGAGGAGTGCGCCCTTTCCCCTGCCGTTTATAAGCAGTCTTGGGCATCTCAACACGCGTGTAGGGCTTTACGGAGCCCCAGGTGTTCCGTGTGCGGACATTAGAAACATCCACACTCACTACGGTTTTGCTGTTCTTCTTCATTGCGATTTACCTCCTCAATGATTTTAGATTTACGTTTACACGGCTTTTTTAGTTGTTCGCGTCCTACGACGACCACTGGAACGGCGACGCTTCTTGGGCTTATCATCCTCATCTTTATCAGGCCACAGTTTTTCATTTGTGATTTCGATTTCGGATTCAAGCCGGAGTTCATACTCCCGCATCGGGTCATAGTCGTACAGACTAATCAACTCAGACGAGCTGCACTCGAGTTCATCGAACATTTTAAACTCTCCTTTCGAGTTTTGCCACGATTCCTTTAAGAGTCGGGTTGCTTTTTGATTTGCGTTTATATATAAACTCGCAATGATAGCGAGATAAAAAAGAAAAACATTCAAAGACGACAAAAAGCCGCCATCCTTAAACAGATAGCGGCTTAAAATACCGAATTTGAATGTATAAAACAGCAGACCCTCCCACACGAGGCTGCAATCTCTTAAAATTTGATTTATATTATGGTTTTATGATATTTACTTTGCAGCAAATTGCAAGGAAATTTCAATACTTTTTTGGAGGCTTTACAGGCAAATCGAATTTCGGATAATGTTTCCCATTATAAACACTTACAGTGAGAAGCAGGTTTGTAGTGTATTTTTCGTTTTTCTTGTTTGTCAGTTCAAAAGGTACGCCCTTCCCATCAAGAAGCTGTTTGGCTTTTTCTGCGTCAATTTTCAGAATATCTGAGAATCGTTTCGTCTCCTTCCAGATAGTAAAGCCGCAAGAGGAATTCTCGCAACTAAAGCTGTTCGGACGCTCTACCATTTTCTTTCCGCATACGGGACACACTCCAACACTTTTGCCGGTGCTGGCTGCAGAATCAAATGTGATTTTCATTTGTGCCTTTTCTCCGGTCAAATCGAGATACAAAAGACAGTCATAGGTTTTACCCGTCTTTTGACTCACACAGCCTTTATCGGATACAGGCTTACCGGAAAACAATGTGATGGCATCCTTCTTTGAGAATGTCTTCTTTTTACCGTTGATTTTCTCAAGAACCTTGCTGTGTTTCCAAACAACAGCAGGGCAGCCTTTATTTGAACAGGAATAGGATTCTTTCCACTCGATAATATTGCCGCCGCATTTTGGACATTTACAAATGGGAGTGTTTTCGGGGCGAAGATTTTCTACTTCGGCGTTTTTATGTGTAAACATAAGATTCAACTTTTCCATTGCTGTCTTTACGCATTCATCAATGGTTCTGGTTCCTTTTCTTACATCAAACAACATCATAGATAAGTCCATGACTTCTTTGACGGTAAATGTAAGTCCAAGTTTTTCGCAAGCATCAATAAACTGATACCCTTTTGTGTCGGGAGAATACGTTCCCTTAGACAGTTTGATATACCCGACATTCCGACACTCTGTTATGGTAGGCGTTCGCGTTGCATCCGTACAAATAGTGGCCTCATGCAAAATACGCTTCCATTCTTCATCTGTGTAATCGGTTTTCTCGGAATCATCCTCATTACGCCAAGGAGCATTACACCATGCACCAAAAGAGGCGACAGTAAACCGTTTTGGCGGCGTAGTCTGTTTTTTAACGGGTTTAAAATCAACAGGAACGGATTCCCCGTTGTTCAAGGGAGGTACTTCCTTGTCCTTTTGACCAAACGGCTCATACTGCAGCCAACCCTTTGCGACATTGATGGTTCCGGTAAGTTGGAAATCTTCATCATCGCAACGAATAGTAATAACAGTTTTATCTGCCAAACAATCTTCCGAACAAAAAACAGCCAAGAACCGATTACGAATACATTCATAGGTTATTCTCTGTGCCGGGGACAGCTTTGAAATATCAGGGATATTACTGGTAGGAGTCAGAGCAGAGTGCCCGTCAACCTTACTATCATCGTAAATGCTTTTCTTTTTTGGTTTATTGACAAGGTTTTGAAAACCAGCACGCTTCAATGCGTTAATGGCAAGGTCTACATCATGTTCATCGCTTGCGGTAAGAAAACTTGAATTCGTTCTGGGATACGTAGTATAGCCGCTTTGATAAAGTTCCTCCAAAGACGCTTCAATTTCTTTGGGGTCCGTGCCCTTATAATGCGATGAAACAAAAGCCTGCAGTTCTGTTGTGCTGAACAGTCTTCCGGGATTTACAGTAACACGGTCTTTCTTTACGGATGTGACCTTTGCGCCCGCTGCATTATACCTGTTTGCAAGAGCTACAGCATCAGACAAGGAATCCTTATCGAATGTTTTTTTGCTTGTCAGTTCAATATCGTATCCCTTGACATTCGTCTTCGAAACAACAGCAAAGTAGTCCACAGGAACAAAGTTGGTAATTGCGCGTTCCCTATCGACGATTGCTTTTGTAATGATATACTTGCAGCGTCCCCAAGGCAAAAGAACGCCTGATTTCAAAGACAAGTACCGCGTCCCGTTAATACCGAACAGCCAGTCTTCATGCGCTCTCGCAAGACCTGCATTATCCCAACCGTCATAATTACTGTCGGGCTCCTTTGCAGAAAGTGCTTTCATGACCGATTCCGTTGTATAGGAGTTGAGCCAAATACGATAAATCGGTTTATTGCTTTTCAATAATGCACGAACAGCATTGCGAACAATAACTTCTCCCTCTCTATCAGAGTCTCCGCAATGATAGATGGCCGAGACAGATGCATCGTTTGCCAGTTTTTTAATGACTTTGGTTTGCTTTCTTACCGTGGCACACATCGATGCATTTCCCTTTGGCTGGGACACTTTGTATCGAAAACGAGGAGGACAGAACGGGAGTCCATCCATAGTCCACTTATGGTTTTCGTTCGGGTCATAATTCGGGTCATATTCTTCCAAATCAAGAAGCGTATACAGATGTCCGGCACACCATGTGATATAGTAGTTTTGGCTTTGAATAAAGCCATCGCCTTTCTTAAAAGACTCCCCTTTAATGCAGGAGCCAACTTTTTCGGCAGCGCTTCTTTTTTCTGCAATAATTAAATACATAGAAATTCTCCATTACATTTTGGGCAATACAGTGGGCGGTTCATCAGGAACAAGATACCCAAAGTAGTCATTTTCTCCTGAGTAGCAATCATATCCAAGATAATCTAAAAACTTTTTGCGAGGAATGAGAATAACATCTCCGATTTTGATTACAGGAAACGGTACAGAATTTACATCATTTTTTACCTGAGTCTGAAAAGCATTTTTTGTCACGCCCAATGCTTTTGCAATGTCGGAGACTGTCAGAAAAACACGAGTGTCTTTCTGAATGTCATGTACTCGATAAACATCTTTGTTATTAGCCATAAAATACCTCATAATACAGAATAAAAAATCCCGTACAGATGTACGGGAAAAACTCATTTATTTTTTGCCAGTTCGTTTACATTATGAACGAATGCCTTTACAGCTTCCATTTCATCAGTGTAAATCTTTGTATTTGCCATTTTCCCGTTCTCATAATTAAAGATAAACCATTCACTTTGACTATGCAGCGAGCATACAGCACCTTCTTTTTTTTCGTTGACAGCATAAAGAGCTTCTGATACACCGGCGCTCTTTAATGCCTGTACAGCTAAGTCGAACGGCGGAAGAGCATCGCTTACCTTTTCAGAAACCTTCTTTGGAGCAACAGAAACTTTAGGAAGAATGGGAGGCGGCGGGACAATGGGTTCTGGCTTGGGTTCCGCTGCGACAGGGGTCTTTGTTGTAACGGTTGAAATGGATTTGGCTTTGAAGACGGGCACAGAAATTGGTGGCAGGCTTTCCACGGGAGCAGGCTCCGAAGGAACGGTCACATGAGCCACTTCGGATGCAGAATGCGTTTGGATTTCCTGCTTTTCTGGTTCCTTGACACCCTCTCCGATTTTTTTAACATCAAGAGTCGGGGAAATAATCTGTTGTTGTTTTTTCTGTCTGTCTTCTTCTTCTAACTTGTCTTTTACATCACTTGGAACAAGAATTTCACTTTTCTGCTCTTCTTCCCCCTGATATTCCTCAAAGAGTTTTTCATACTCACTTTGATTTGCTCGTATGTAATCCATAAATGTTGGGACATGAGTTCCATTTGTAAATTCTTTTTCCCGCTTATAAAGCCTATAAGCAATCAAGGCGCACAAAAAGGACGCAATCGCAAACAAGCAATACAATACATTAACGAACTCATAATGACCAGCGTCAAGAATAAAGCTTGGCAGCAAATCATACTGATTCCCGATAAAGCAAAATCCCGACAAAGCAATGCAGACCATGGTTGCAATGATAAGTCCACCAATCATATGCCACGCACTATCTCTCACACAAAGATAAGTGCGGAATCACTTCCTTCCTTACTCAAATTCTCACCATTCAGGGTTGAATGCGGTTAAATCTGTGAACAGTGAGTTAGTAGAATTGATTTTTGCGATTTTCCAAGAACCATTCGTATAAGTCATCGTCACAGCAGCGCATCGATGGCATTCGCCGGATGACAAGACTGCATTATAACGAATATTCATAGTGATGGAATCACCGCTGGAAAAGTGGTAAATGTAAGCATCAGGATATCCTGCCACAGATTCGGCGCTCAATACCTCGATACGAGATACGGCGTTTGCTTCATTTGCAATAGCAGCTTGCTTATCATCTCCGTCTACATCGAAGATGGCAGATACTGCATTGGAATCAAGCAAATATGCACTGTAAGAATCTCTATCAGCACCCGTACGCATCATATCAAATACGCTGTTCGCACAGTCCACAAAATACTGATTGATTTCCTTCTTCTGGTCTTCTGTGAACACAGCCATAGCAATCGGCAATGCTGAGCCATAAGAAGATGTGCTTGCGTTGATGATTTTACCAGAATACTTACCGATACTTGTATTCAACACGCAGTCAGGAGAACTGTCCGTCTCAATAACTCTCGGAAGATTGAACGCGTATCCATAATTGCTGTCACTGGCGGCGTATGTCGACATATCGACATCATTGATACTTACGGAGCTGACAGGCGCATAAAAGGTATAGTCGGTAGAAAGTCCGGTCGGAGGGGTGATATTCCACTCCTTACCGTCAAAATCGCTTTTGTATTCAACGAAGTTACTCTTATCTTCATTGGGCTCTTCAAAGAACACATTGATTGTTGCGACTTTTCCGTCTTTGCTGGACTGGATTTTAATATCATGCAAATCCTCCGTCTGCAAGGATTCATAGTTATTACTGACAATCCAGCCATCAAGAGTATCGCCAAAGATGTTTACTGAGCCAAGCGCTGTTGCGATTTTTGCGGCATCCTTCGCCTGAATGCCGGAAACGAAATTGGCCAACGGCTTTTCGTAATCCGTAAGGTTCGGGCTGTCCAGACGCTTCATTCCGGTTGTCTGTTCTTCCTGTGTAACAGCAGCAAGGCTTGCAGCTTCGATTTCTTCCGGTGTTTGTTCTCTGCTGCATCCCGCAAAAACGGAACCCGCAATAGCAAGAGAAAGACAAACACATAAAGCTTTCTTCATGTGCATAATAAAACTCCTTTGCATTGTGGCACGAAAGTGCGCCATACTTACCGAATACTTATATTATACCAGAAAACGGCGTATTAGTCAATCAAAATAGAACGCAACAAAAAGAAATAGCGGTCTGGCAACAGACCGCTATACGCTTTAGGTTTTCACCAAGGTTGAATAAATCTCGATATTTTTCAAAACGTTATAATAAGCCTTCCAAGGTTCTTCCTTGCCCTGTTTAACATCTTGGTAATTGCCAAGCCCCTCCTGATACGCTAACAGGATATCATTTTCAGACAATCCCATGCTTTTATAATGCGCTAACAAAGCGCAGCAAGCGCGGATTCCGGTCTGCATATCAAGAACATCATACATGGAAGAAATTCCAAGCACTGAATTCAGATAAGAAAATGTCGTGTCATTGCACTGAGCAATTCCCCAATCCGTAGTGCCATTCGTATTGACATTTGTGGCTGTAGGGGCGAATCGGGACTCGTTATAGCAGATGCCTATAGCCATCGCCTCACTTACGCCAAATTCCTCGGCCGCATCAGAAAAATATTCTTTTTGGGTATCCGAAAGATTCATGTACTTCTTGTATTGCGAAGTATCCTCATAAATCGATACGGCGTCTTGACTGTCAGTGATTTCAGAAGATTCCTGAGCATCATCTATTTCCTGTATCTCATCCGATACGGGTTCACTGGTATCATTCTCCTGACTCGATACAGTAGCAGTATCTTCTTTTTGCTGTTCTTCGCCTTCCTCAAAGTTCGTTTGCAAAACAACATTGTCAGAAACAATTTCCTGCACACATGAGGAATCATCAGTGGGGACTACATCATAAGTTTCTTCATTTCCATCTTGATTTGCAACCTTGATGACAAGTTTGACAGGTTCTGCTACTTTAATTGTGATTTTCGTTTGTGGGGTGTCTTGTTCAGCAGCGAATGCCACAACAGTATTGGTTATACATACAGCCAACGAAAAAAGAATCAAAGTGATAATCCGCCGTTTCCGACGAAGCTTTTTTCTCCTTTTTTCACGCTTTTCAAGAAGTTGAATAAATTCTTGACGTGTCATATTAGATATATTCGCCATGATTTATATTCTCCTAACACTTTTTGTAATACCTCCTATGTTGTCTATATAGTTGTTATTATACAACATAAAAGTGTAAATTGCATTAACTTTTTTATGACTTGATTTTATGTACAAAAAAACTGCTGCCCCGAAGGACAGCAGCGGTGGTTCCAAGTGTTTCGTTAGAAGCGCTTGGTAATTCGCTTGCACACCTTATTCATCCCCACAATGAACAAGATAGAAGCGATGAGGCCGAAGGCATGGTCCAGAATATTCCCTCGCGTTGCGAAGAAATTATAGACGGCCACGACACCAGCGATGCCCTGAGAAACACGGCACACCTTGTAGGCGATGCAGCAGTATTCGGGGTCGAGGTTGTCAACGGCGGCAACCACCTTGGTTTTCGCGGAGGCAAGGAGGTCGGCGATGGAGATGTATCGCACACCAAGCAGATGAGCGACCTTCTTCCAAACAAAACCGTACCAGAAAGCCAAAGAAAGGATATTGAAAATTGCGTTCATAGAAGTACCTCCTTAGATACTATTCGATTTGTGATAAGAAACGGATGGATTATCATAGCCATCAAGGTCTAACTTCATTTATAAAAACAAAAAACAGCCGCTCATCTTCTTGCGAAGATAGCGACTGTAGTCGATTTCTATAAACGGAAACATCCAACGCTATCATTACAAGCTTTTGGGGAAAGCTCGAAATGATAAAGTAAGGTGTCTAAGACTTTGATTTATATGATACTTATAGGATATTAACTTTGCAGCAAAACGCAATACTTTTTTACAAAAAAATCCGCCACTCAAAAGAGCGGCGGACATTGACTTATGCAGCCTTACTGGTCGCAACAATCTGCTGCAAGCAGAAAAGCTGAATCTGTGCCAGCGTAGCATTCGGGAAAAGAATCTTTCCGGACTCTTCAACTCCCTTTGCGTTGCCAAGCATCAGATTATCAAAATCTTCTGAGCTGCATCCAATGACAGAGATAGCCTCTTTACGGTCAACACATTTGCCGTCAATCATCAGCATACCCATGCCATCGAATGTATAGCCTACACTTCCGATATTTACCATGTGTTTCCTTTCTCGCAAAGTCGCCATCCCTATTATAAAGAAGTGGCAGAGATTGCTTTTTTAGCGGGTTTTCTTGATGGTGATACCAACATTGATATTCACCGGTGCTGCCTGCGCAGAAACTGCGGGCACAGCCAAAACCAGCGGAGTGTTCGTATCGCAAACGCGAATCTCGAAACGGTCAGTGCGATTCCGGTTGATAGGCTCAACGAGGCGGCTGACGTCCTGAACGAAGCCGTTCGAGAAACGGTCGGCAACGAAGTAAGCGCCAAGAACGCGTTTGCCATTGCTTTCCATCATCAACATGGACGAAATCAGAGGCATTGCATCGCGCAGAGAAGGACCGCTCTTAGTCTCGTTTGCCTTGCACATCAGAAGGTAATAACCAATACTGTTGTCGGGCAGAACGACCTCAATGATAGCGGGAGCCTTCGTGCCGGTGCTGCTGCCGACAGAGTAGTTGCGAACAAAGCGCAGACCGCAGCTGCTGCAACGCTTGGCATACATCGCATACATATCGCGCAAGGTACCTGCGTCTGTCTTGCAGGCGGGCAGAATGCTGTTTGCCTTAATGTCGCTGATGATAAGGCTCCAAGTCTTATCGCTCTTATCAAGGCTGCTCTTATCTGCGGTCACCCGGAACTTATCCTTAGGCGCATTCAGAATAATGAGTTCACCGATAAGATGGTTCATGGACGGGTGACGCTTACGACCTGTAATCTCCTCAATCAGGTTCGAGGCGATAGACTGGCCGTGAGCAATCACATCAAAACCAGAGTTGTTCATGGAACCATCCCAGTACCCATAAAGAGGTGCGACGCCCATAAAACCAAAGTGGTCGATGTAATTGTGGTCAACGGTTCCGAACTTATAGATGTACTTTACAGAGTCGTTGCCGCACACAACAGTGCCGGAATAGTTTGCCTTCTGCGCAGAGGTGGCTGCAATGGCTGCATCCATATCAAATGCCTTGATAGGACGGGTCCATTTCGTCTTATCATCTTCAAGGGAAAGGTCGAGTCGGCTGCTGGTCTTGCGGAACTCCAAGTCCTGAACATAGATGTATGCCATCGGGTTGGGGCCACAAATTTTCTCGCGATACACAACAGAGATGTGCTGTGCAAATGCAAGACGAATGGTCTGAGGGTCAATCGGCATAGTCTCGCGATTATAACCCTTCCGATTCGGCAGCATATCACGGATGGTCTCCTCATCGACGCATACACGAACAATGGTATTGGGCGTACCGTACTTCTTGTTCTTCAGGCTTTCAGGCAGGAAATCCTCCATCCTGCACGGTTCAATGTAGGTGTATGCCTGATGCGTAACAGGGTCGTCCTGCAAGCCTCCATTAACGCAATAGGCGTCGTTGGAGAGATGGCTCTGAGATGCAACGAAAAACGGATGCGCACCACGGGTCAGTGTAAAGATTGCGGTGCTGCCAAATCCGGCGATATGACCTTCACCTTCCCCGCTCTCGCCGCCAACGCAGAAGTAGTTCGAAAAAAGCTCCTTCTTTGTCATACCGCAAGTGTTATAGTCAACAACGGCAAGCTCCCACAGTTTGAAAGTAGTGGAGTAGTCGGCGACAACGCGGATGATGGGAACGGTCTTGTCATCTCGGCGAGCCTCAATCGAGTTCGTAATGAACTCATCGAGCTTCTTCATCGTAAAGCAGTTGGTTCTACCCATGCTGTAAAGTCCCTTTGAGGTCGTGGAGATAGGAATAATCTCGCGTTTGCTGTTGATGGAGAAGTTGGGCGTGGCGTTGGTCGCAACGGAAGCAGAGGTGGACTTGACATTCTTCGTCTTGATGCTCTTGATTTTCTTGCTCATTCTTTTTTCCTCACTTTTTATTTAATGGAGGCTCGTTGCTTTAGCAACAAACCATAAACAAAAAAGCGGCTACCACTCAAAGAGCAATAGCCGTTTTCACGTATTAAGACAAATTTTGAAGCATTATGAATGCTGTGTTTTATTTATCTTAATACATATAGTGTATTTACTTTGCAGCAAATAACAAGAGGTGTTTTGCGAAAGATTTATTTTTTCAGCTTGGTTGGGTCTTGCTTTGACAGAAAATCTGCAATCATTGATTCCTGCGCTTTCTCCCGAATCGCCATGAGAATGGAACCGTATTCGCCAATATTCTTATCAGCGGCAAGGATTTTCTTCTTATCTGTTGCCAGAAGTTCTTCATAAAGACCTTCGCCTAAAGCAGAACCGAAAATTGCTGTGATTTGTTCCTCGCGCTGCTTGTTCCAATCCTCAACTTGTTTGAGCTTATTCTTGCGGATATAGGCATTCGTCTTTGCTGCCGTGGCTGTACTTTCGATACCAGATGTATCTTCGCCGAAAGATATACCGTATTTTACTGCTACGATAGCGGTAAAAATATTCGAATACAGTACATCTTTATGATGAAAAGAGAATGGAGTGCGAATGTCCAGCCACTTTTCGCCGGAAATGGTTTGCTCCTGCTTATTCTTATCCTCGATAGCAAGTATCAATTTAACGAATTGCAAATACTTATTAACGATGGCGTAAGTGCGTCGCTCTAAGGAATTATCGCTACTACTCAAATCATCAGTAATTTTCAAAAGCTCATCGAGCAAATCGTCCTGAATAATATCTTGTGCAGTCTGCGAAAGAGTTTTTTCGCTATTGTTGCCAGTTGCAATACGAGCGCTTAAAGCAGCAGCTTCCGAACGAGCCTGTGTATAGGCTTCGCTAAGCCTGTTGTCGTAAGAGTTGTTTAGTCGTTCGACTTCTTCCCTATTCCAGCGAACAGACTTTTCTTCATCAAAAACATGATTCGCATCATACAAAGAAATGTTCTTGTATGCGTAAAGCGAATGGATAAAGTCATTTACTGCAATAGTCACAGAACCATTATTTTCCAATTGTATCCTCCTTGAACGTCAAATTATGTTGAATGGAATTTCAGTGAAAATACTTTCAACATTCCACCTTGCGTACTTTGTTGTCTCCTCTGTCGAAAAATGCCTTCAACGAAGACCGCCGACCATCGGCGGGGTCGCCCATGAGCCACAGTTCTGCAGTGAGGGCACCGTCCTTAAACAGTTTATCAAGCATACGACGACCTTTCGCAAGACCGTTGCAGATACTGTCTTCTGCATAGGTGGTATGCGTCGCTTTGTTGGCAGCATCGATAGAGTCGATACTGAACTGATATTCGTGAATCATTTTATCTTCCTTTCAAATTAGCAGTTAAAATCCAAGGAATAATCCCAGTCCGTGTTGTCATCATAAATATAGGAGCGGCAAACATCCAAAAGCTTTTTTGCCTTGCTACTAAGACGGTCATACATCCACTCGACAGAAATATGCCCATCATAAGCCCGCACATTGCACGGAACAGCAAAAGTTCTCTTGTTGATACCGAGCTTTTCTCCTGCGCCAAGCTCATAAGCAATATCCATCATCTCAACGATGCCGATACCCTGCAAATCTTCCTCAGACCATCCACTTTCTTCACAAAGGAAATAGACAAGATTGTCATAAAAAAGCTGTCCCATATAGGTATCGTAGTCATCATCGTCATCGAAAACAGAATCATAGAGGTCAAGGCAAATATCAGACTGCATATAATCCGCCAACTTGCTATTCGCGGCTTCAATACGGCGACGCTCGCGAGGATGCTTGCAGTGATAACTGTTGCTCTTATCTTCCTTCTTCACACGACCGTGAGAACTTTCAAATTTTGCGTAGCCGTCCTTGTACGTCTTGCGCAGAATACCATCGTTTTTTGATGTGGTGTCGAACTTTTCTGCCATCACATCACGACGATGACGCTGCGCACGAAACGCATTCTTGCGACGCTGACTGCGTTTACCTTTGCGAGAAAAATAGTTCTCCAAGGCTTCACTGGGAGATGCATCACGAACATTAGGGGCCTTAAGCATATGAGCTTCCAGACTTGCCATGAGAGCAAAGAAATCAAACTCGCGATTATTAGTAGACATATTTTACGCTCCTTTTTGATGTTAAAAATATGTCGCCACCTCATCAGAGATAGCGACACATCGATTTCTAATTCGTAGTAATTTTTATTTTTTGGATACTCACAGTATATCTACTTTGCAGCAAAAAGCAAACGCCCGACCCTAATGGGCCGAGCGCTTGCAGTGGAATCAAATGTAAGGAAGAACATCGTCGCCGATGGCATCGCGAATCTTCTGTGCCATCTTTACGGCACTTTCGTTGCGGTCATCGTACAGACCTTTGTCTCCTGCTTCGGCCATCTTAGCAATAGTCTTCAAAGACATACGCATCCAGTTTTGCTGCAGGGTACGATGTCCCCGGCAGATAGTCTCGGCGTAAGCCTCATTATCGAAGCCGAAATTGCCGATTTCATCAAGTGTATCCTTAGCGAGTTTAACTGCACGACCATTTTTATCCATGTTATTTCCCTTCTTACTGAGTAATCAAATCGCGAGGGATTTCTTCCCCACAATTCGAACAGGTAAAGATGTCATCAGGGTCAGGAGCGTGCAAAACTTCGTCACACTCGGTTTTAGATTCCACGAAGTCACCATCCTGATTGATGAGCCAAGTCTGCGTCACATGAGCGGTTGCAAGATATTCGCAGCAACCGCATTTAGGACAAGGTTTGATTTTCATAAATATGTTCTCCTCTCAGCACTTATCGATGTAAGTGGCAAACATATCTGCCACATGGGTAAGAAACACGAGCGGACTGTAAGTGAAGGCACTGGAAATGCCGCCAACATCACTGCTCATCAGGTTGGCAAAACCCATATGACAGTTGATAGCAGAAGCCTCTTCGTCGGTCAGCTTTACAAACTTCTCAACGAGATGCATCGACTTACTGCCGTGGCCGCCAAACGGGAGCACTTCTTCCCATGCAAAGAAAGGAACTTTCTCCCACTGACCAGTCTGTTCGTTCTTTACGTTACGGGTACTGGTCTTGTAGCAGTTTGCCTTGCAGACATCATGGAACAATGCAACAAGCGTAAGCGTTTCCTTCGTATACTGACCGGGGTAAAGCCCTTCTGCCAATTTGTTCAGCCACTTCCCGACATTCAGGCTGTGCTGACACAAACCACCTTCATAGGAACCATGAAATCTGGTGGAGGCGGGAGCTTCAAAAAAATCGGTAGAACCGAGCCAATCCATGAGGTCATTGATGCCGTCACGCTTGATGTACGTTTCAACGACCTTGTAAAACTTGGCAGCGTTCTTTTTGGTGTCGATAACGGGAGCATTATTATCCATTGTTATTTCTCCTTTAGGTGTTATAAGGTTTGATTTCTCCGTTGATGATTTCTTTATGAACCATTCGCCCGTTGTCATCTACGCCAAAGTGGGCATAGTTCCGAGTTGGGGAATCGTACAAAGGAAATCGGATTTCACGGCTTTTGACACGGTATGTTCCGAAGCAGTTCTTCTCAAAGCATTCCGTATCAAACAAAATTGTGATTTTTTCTTCCGGAATATGGAAACTGGAAGAAATCCACTTGAGGGCGTCTTTCGTTTCCATGATTTTCTCACAGTCAATTAAGAGAGCCTCGTAGTCAGATTGTAGGAAAGAAGAGCCAAAATCGGTGGTTGGATTCCACAAAGACGATTTCTCCTCCAATTGTTTGAACAGGGAAAGGTTTTTCTTTGAATTCCGCAGCTGCATCTCAGTGCCGGTACAGGTATCCTTGAGAGAAGCAAAAACATCCATCTCTCGTTTGGCTTCTTCTTCTGTTTCAAAAACAGTAACATTAAGAAGCTGCCGTTCGAGATAAAGGCTATATTTGCTAACTCCATTTTCATCAGGAATCGAAACGGTCACATTGGCAAAGCATGCAGGAAGCCATCCTTTAGAAGGGCCCTGCGAAACAGGTACGGTTTCAATCTGTATCGTTTGGATACTTCCTTTATAAATGGCGTTGCGTACATTAGATGCCGTATAAATACGACCATTCCTATTGAATTTACGAGCCTCAGTGAATACCCAGACAGTTTTACCAATGAGACTTACGATGTTAGAGGCATCAATATCAGCAAACATTTTTCTCTACTTCCTTTCGCAAAATTACGCATAAGCAGCATTGGGGCTTATACTGTTGTTGATTCCCAGACAACTATTGCTGTCTGACGGTTATATCTACTTTTGGGTTGTCTTGGTGTAGTATGAATTACAGCGAAAACACATCCTTTCTAAAGCAAAAATACCGCCATCTCGTGTGAGATAGCGGTATATCGATTTTGAATGCTTATTGCTTTTTATTTTTTAGATGACTTCAGTATAACTACTTTGCAGCAGACGGCAAGATGTTTTTATGGATGCTGCATTTTACCTGTTTTAATTTCGTCTCGCACCTGCATCAGGATTTTGCCGAGCTTGTTACGTCCCTTGATGTACTGGCACTTAGGACACGAACAGTCGCCCCAGATGTTGTCGTGCCATCCGGTAGTATCTTCGACAAGTTCTTCGTCTTCGGTGGACAATAGAATTTGCCGAAGGTTCTCGTTCTTAGAAAACTTGGCATAAACAACTTTGTGCATGGCTTCATCCCGGACATCGTCCCAATCGGCAGGCAATTGGACATGGCGGCCGAGATGTTTTGCAGCAGATGGCGTACAGAAGATGAAATCACGGCGCTTTTCTAAAGGAACTTTTTGTGCCTGAAACGCAGCTTCTGCACTCCTAAATTGCATTCCATCAACGACGACGGTGCAAGGATAAAAATTGCTAAAGCAATTGTATGGACGAATATCTTTTTTAAAACGAATCATAAATCCTCCGTTTTTTCTGAATTTACTATAAAAGGCATCGGACTTCCTGTCACAAAGTCCAATGTCTTTTTATTTTTACTTCCTAAAAACTTCGGGAATTTTTCCAATGACATCTTTTACAATATCATTGATGCTGCTTGCATTATAGCTTTCTATGAAAGCATCAATTACAGCAATAGCCCTGCGTTTTTTATAACTTTTAAATCGCAAAAACTCTGCGATATACGCAATAGCCCTTGCTGCAATAAAAGCTATGATAATACCAGCAGCTAACCATGGGTTAATTTCTACGGCCGCTATATTGCTTGTGAGCAAAACAGTCAATAACCCTGCTGATATTGTTTTCATTCCCCAAAAGCCTTTTCCAAGCAACTAAGCGATACGTTTTGCTGCCTCAAAATTCTTATTTCTTCTCAAAAACTTATTAAATCTCTACATATAATATCTCCTTTTTTAATATATTTTTATGATAACGGATTAGTCCGGCAAGATTATCCCGCCGTGTTTTGCGATGATAGCATCGACAACCTCAACAGGCACGTAGCCATACGTCGAAGAATCGTCCCAGTCTTCGTACTCAGAGAGGCTTTCTTCCGGAGAAGAAAGACAACCGAGTTCGACAGACTTGTAGACGCCATTTTCGCCCTTCTTGCAGTGATGTGCAGAGGATGCCTGAATGGACAGGCTGAATCCATCATCGCACTTCGCGATAGGACGAGGTGAAAGGCTTGCCATCTGCATCAGCAAGGCGAACATGTCGTTGCTGGTAGCAGGAGCCTTCTTCTCGGTAGCGTTGAGATAGTCCACAGTGTTCATGACTTTCATACTTTTGCCCTCCATTTTTACAAATAAAAAAGCCGCCATCAAAAAAAATGGCGACTTTCGTATCGACTTAGATTTTCGCGTGATTCAGTTTTACTTTTAGTATGCTTATAGCATATCAACTTTGCAGCAAAATGCAATAGCTATTCACAAGTGGCTCAGTTTGGAAATCAATTAGCTTCTTCAGGCGTTGCCTGCATATCGGCGTTTTCTACCAAAGATGCACTACTCGCAACAGCAGTATTGGTTTCGCTTATAGGCATCACATACTTATGACTGAGAGCGAGAGCAATTAACGCAATGAGAAAAACAGCAACCAAAGTACCGAACAAGATAACGAAGACAGGACTCATGGGTTTAACAACAGCAATATATGCGTTTTCTCCTTCGACAGGAATATAGCCTACAATTTTGAGACCATTTTTGTTGTAGACATCAAAAGGTATTCTATCATTGCCTTTCCCAAGATAAATACAATTTTTTTGAATGCCGGTAAAGTCGCCCTGTTCAACATCAACATAGCCGACTATCTTGATTCCGTTTTTATTGAGTTCTTTCGGTTTTATGACGGTAAGTTTATCCTGCAAAGCCACAAAAAACAGGTCTTTGGTCTTTAGACCTTCTGGTATACTGCGTCTGTAGAGCTCGATAGGTGCTTTTATTGCCATATGTACACTTCCTTTTATATTGTTTTCTCAAGTATATTCACCTTGCAGCAAAACGCAATAGTTTCTGTCTCGAGGCAGGTAAATCCTTTGACGTACCTGTTTTTTTTATTTCAGGTATGTTGTTATATTTCATATATAGTTGTAGATTTTCGCTCGTTTTTGACATACATTTTTTCTTTATTTACGATATAGTTGTAGATTTCTGCAAATTTCTTGACACGCACTTTTCCTTTATTAACGATATAATTGTAGAAAATACCAGAAAATACCATTCATGACAATAAATAGCTTATAATTTAATTGCTTTTTGCGCAAAAAAGAACCGCCCCTGCGTTTGTGCAGAGGCGGCAATTTAACGATTAGACGCGAAAAAACAATATTGCGAATTTAGTTTGCTGTGACTAAATCGCGGCTATTTTTGGTTGTGGTAGTTAAAATAACAACCTACGGTTGTTAAAGGTGCATTACACGCTCGGCAATTTCCTGCGTACGCCCCTGGTTCCAATACTGCGTTCCAATATAGCCGCAGGTGCGGCGGGCGACATTCATCTTGTGCTGGTCACGGTTGTGGCAACGAGGACACTCCCAAACAAGTTTTCCGTTGTCCTTTACAATCTGAATTTCTCCATCATAACCACAGACCTGACAGTAATCACTCTTAGTGTTCAGCTCTGCATACATGATGTGGTCGTAGATGAACTGCATGACGGCGATGACAGCTTCAAGGTTATCCTGCATATTAGGAACCTCAACATAGCTGATAGCACCGCCCGGAGACAGGCGCTGGAATTCGCTCTCAAAAGCCAGCTTGCTGAACGCATCAATCTTCTCCCGTACATTGACGTGGTAGGAGTTGGTGATGTATTCATGGTCGGTAACATCCTTAATGATACCGAAGCGCTTCTGCAAGCACTTGGCGAATTTGTAGGTCGTGGACTCCAGCGGCGTGCCATAGAGAGAGTAGTCGATGTTTTCGGCTGCCTTCCACTCATTGCACTTGTCGTTCATATGCTGCATAACCTTCAAGGCAAAAGGCTTCACGGCAGGGTCAGTGTGGCTTTTGCCGTACATTGCCATGCAGCACTCGTACAGACCTGCGTAACCAAGGCTAATAGTAGAATAGCCGTTGTAGAGCAGCTTGTCAATAGTCTCACCCTTTTTAAGGCGAGCCAACGCACCATACTGCCACAGAATAGGAGCCACATCGGAGAGTGTACCCTTCAGGCGCTTATGACGGCACTGCAATGCACGATGGCACAAATCCAAGCGCTCATCAAAGATACGCCAGAAAGCATCTTCGTCCTTATTTGCGGAAAGCGCAACGTCAACGAGATTGATTGTGACAACACCCTGATTGAAACGACCATAGTATTTCGGCTTACCGTCATAATTTTTGGCGTTTGCAATGTTATCCCAGCCATTACCGGTACGGTCAGGGGTCAGGAAGCTTCTGCAGCCCATGCAGGTATACACATCGCCGTTTCCTTCTGTCTCACCTTTGGACAGCTTGTACTCGCGCATTTTCTTTTCGCTGATATAATCAGGAACCATGCGACGTGCAGTACATTTTGCGGCCATCTTTGTAAGATAGTAGTAAGGCTGTCCTTCTTTGATGTTATCATCCTCCAACACATAAATCAGTTTCGGGAATGCGGGAGTGATGTAGACACCGGTTTCGTTCTTAACGCCCTCGTAGCGCTGGCAAAGCATCTCCTCGATACACATAGCAAGGTCGTGCTTCAGAACCTCATCCTTCCCTGCTTCATTCAAATACATGAATACAGTGATGAACGGAGCCTGTCCGTTGGTGGTCATAAGAGTAATGACCTGATACTGAATCGTCTGAATGCCGGAACGCACTTCTTTACGAAGGCGGCTGTTAACAATTTCGTTGCGCTGATACTCTGTCAAATTCAGATGCAGCTCAGCATTTTCTTTGTCAACCTCTTTGCCGATTGCTTTACGGCTTACATCAACAAATTTGGCAAGGTGAGTAAGGCTGATACTCTGACCGCCGTACTGGCAAGATGCAACCTGCGCAATAATCTGCGTAGCGATATTGCAAGCAGTAGAGAAGCGATGTGGACGCTCAATCAGAGTGCCGGAAATCACCGTGCCGTTTTGCAACATGTCATCGAGGTTGAGCAGGTCGCAGTTGTGCATATGTTGGGCATAGTAATCAGCATCGTGGAAATGGATAATACCCGCGTTGTGAGCCTCGACGATATCTTTCGGCAAAAGCATACGCATGGTAAGGTCTTTACTTACCTCACCTGCCATATAATCTCGCTGAACAGAAACGACCTGAGGATTCTTATTGGAATTCTCCTGCTTGACCTCTTCGTTCCTGTACTCAATCAAAGACAGGATTCTGTCATCGGTGGTATTATGTTGGCGCATGGCATCATGCGTATACCGATACTTGATATAAGCACGAGCCACCTCATGACATCCACTGTCCATCAGAACATCTTCAACGATATCCTGAACTTCCTGAACGGTAGGCGTGTGACCAAGGTTTTCGCAGGCAGCTACAGCCTGTGCGGTATAGGCCGGAATATAGTTTTCCGGGAACTGCTTGTCTTTTGTTACGCTGCCATTGGCTTTCCCAATCGCAACACTGATTTTCTTGGGGTTAAACTCCTGCTCTTCGCCGGAACGTTTGATAATACGCATATTAGCGTCTCCTTTCGTTTTAAACGTTGATACAAAAAAAGCGCTGCGTTTTTATTTCACGCAGCGCATTCAAATACGACGTATTTAGAATGGCTCAAAAGAACTAAATACATTCTATTTGTCGTATATCTATATTGTATTAACTTTGCAGCAAACCGCAATATCAGAATGCCACTATTTTAGGCCCTCCAACAATCTTAATCAACGGTTTGTCTGTGACCTTTAACATACCGCACTCGTAACGACTGCAGCTTTCCAGAACTTTAACCATCTCATATGCGAGTTTGCTGTTATAGGTATTATCAGCATTTGCGATGCCGAAATTCCCATTCCAGCCAAGACGCATTTCTTTCAGTTTTGGAATCAACAAATCCCGCGTTTGTGCAACGCCTACGCCATTCCAACGAGCATCATGGTTTGCTTTCAGAACGAGGTCATAATTGGACTCGACTCCGTTATCAGGAATGTCCAATTGTTCATAAATTACGAAAAACTGTCCCATAAGCAATCTTGAATAGGTGTCCAAAACGGTAGAAACGATTCGCCATTCTTTTTCTTCAAGGTCGACTTCATAGGCGTACGGTTCCTGAGTGACGTCTGCTTTATTCAGCATTACCTTTCGAGAGATGAATACAATGCTATTCACCATTGCAGGAACGGGTGCTGTAATAGGCAACGAATCGAAAATGCCGATTGCCTTTTTAATATCTTCCTCAGGTGCGCCATAGGTCTTTCCGATTTCGAAGCAAATGTCAGTATAGTTATTATTATAAAAGGATTTCATGACCTTGAAAACATGATTTAAAAAATCATAATGCTTGGCAGTAAACTGAACAACCACAAAATCACTCTCGCTTTCTTATATGTTTTTGGAATAATTCGGAAGGACTTTATTCTGCTTTGTCTTGCAAAACAACTTTTGTCTTTGTTATCTTTTCGTGGCTGTAACCCGCAAACTCTCCTGTCGTTATTTCAAGTGCATTCCAGCCGGTCAGATTCAACCTGTTATCTGATGGATAATGTCTGTTCCAATGATATAGAATAAGCTGGTCACCCGCTTTAAGATATGCAGATGGATTCTGTCTCTCCACAAAGACAAATTCACCGTCTTTTGCGTTTTCAAGACAATCGTCATCAATAATCAATGACGGGATTTGTTTATCTCGAAATAGCTTAGCTGTATAGGTATCAACTCGCAGCGGAGCTTCTCCTACCGTATTGATGATGTCTTCGATAACGAAACGGTCAGAACTATTTCTTCTTTTATTAAAAGAAAGACTTGCGTAATCGTCAACGCAGCAAATATATGTCATGAGAGGCTCCTCGCATAGCTGATTTTTCTATTTATATTATACCACATTTTCTGCCGTTGGTCAATTTTGCTTTCCCGCATTTTTGTGGTATAATATGAGAAAAGAGTGAAATGGAGAAATCAAAATGGATGTTGCAGAAATTCTAAGACGGAGCAACCAAGCATCATTGGATTCATTGGTACCGTTGATTAAGATTCAAACCAGAACGGATATGAAACGGTATGCTCAAAATGGATATAGTGTTGGCATCACCGCTAAAGAGTTCTCTGAAAAATATCCGCTGCTCCCTATTGAGAATATTTATTTTTCTGATAATCTTTTTGACACCTTATATTATGGAGAACTTGACTTCGAAATGCCCATTGTTCTGAATCTTCAAATATACGGTAACAAAAGATTAGCCGTCAAAGAATCGGATGAGGAATTTCAAAAAAGAGTTCTAGCTACTGTAGCAAATATCAAAACACTCGACAAAAACAAGCTTTCCTGTTATATAAATAGCCTTAGTGATGGTTTGAGTATGTCGGTGTTGGCAGCTTATGTGAAACGGACAAAACCGTCTGCTGCATTATATGATTTTTTCTTTTCTTTCTATAAATACAAAGATTACGGATTTGCGCATTTGGACTTGGAGGACTTTGAGAAAGTCATTGCTAAAAAATCCAAGAAAGCAAAGAATAAAACCGCAGAGAAAACCAAGGCTTTGCCGGATGTTGTAACAATTTATCGCGGCGAGGGCGATGATTCGACCCCTTATACGAATACCTTTTCTTGGACAACCAGCTTACAAATAGCAACATTCTTTGCATGCCGTTTCCCGTCACCCAAAGACAGCCGTATCATCACTGCAACAATACCTAAGTCTGCTATCATCGAATACTTCCCTGACGCAGAAAAAGAAGTAATTGTTTCTCCCTCTTCTATAAAAAATGAAAAGATACAAGTCCTCTATGGAATTGACAGTGTCGGTCATTATTATAGCGCTTTTGATTCCCTGTATCAAACTTATAGAAGAAAGATAAAAAGGGTTTACATGGATAATAACAGTAGTGACCATGACGCGACACATACGTTAAGAGTTCTTTTTGATGCGCTTATGGTAGTTTATGTAGGAGAATATAAACTCACACAGAAAGACTTAAAGCGGCTCTGTGATGCAATATTGTATCACGATGTCGGACGAATAAACGAGGATGTCGATGACCTGCATGGTGCGGCATCTGCAAAGATTTACGAGAAAGAGGTCTCAGCTCCCGATGCGATTACCAGTTTCTTGGTACAGTATCATTGTATTGATGACAATATTTCCATGCAAGCTATGAAATCGCTTGGGTTTAAGGCCGAAGAAAAAGTGAAACTTCTTTATAATATTCTTAAGGATGCAGATGCTTTGGATAGAACACGGTTTGGTATGAAAGATGTAGACCCTACGTACTTCCGTCTTCCTGTTTCAATTCAGCTTCTTTCGACTGCACAGCTATGCGTTGGTTCTTTGGAACTGTGACACCACTTTTGTTTTTGACTTGTATTTTGCATCTTAACTTTTAGAAAGTTATAATACAGAAAATGAGTTAAGATATAAATTAGGAGATGAATATGACAAAACAAGAACTTGTAGAGATGGTTAATAAGGCTGAACAGCTTGCAATCAAGGCTCATGCAGGGCAAAAGGACAAGGCTGGGAAAGATTATTTCGAAGCCCATGTCTTTGTCGTAGCAAATGGTATAATAGGTGACCCGATAGCAAAAGCCGTCGCGTTCCTGCATGATACGGTAGAAGATACCTCCGTCACCATAGAAGATATCAGAGCGGAGTTCCCGAAGGAGGTTGCAGATGCCGTAGACGTCTTAACGCACAGAAAAGGCATGTCTTATGCTGAGTATCTTTGGCGTATCCAGCAGAATCGTACTGCCGTCAAGGTCAAATTATCTGACCTGCGCAGCAACATGGATACAAAAAGACTTCCGCAACCTCTTACCGAAAAAGACATATCAAGAACCAAAAAATACAGACGAGCCTATCTGATGCTTGGTGGTGTCAATGACGCTCCGTATGATTGTTGCACAGTAAACTCTTATGCACTCTATGATTATCTTCTCTCAACTGGTTGGGAAGAAACAGAAAAGCAAAAAGAAATAAAAGGAGTGGTTGTACTAAAAGCGCCGGACAGTTCTCTTGCCATCACCATTCCTATTAACATGGCTTTACCTGAATACGAAAAAATGATGATAGTTGCTTTTGATAGAATGTGTTGTTACAAAAGCATACCGGCTTCTGATGTTCTTAGAACGCTAATCGACTGGAAGCCACATTAACGAAAAGATGGCGGCATAGCTATTGAAACAATGAAGCCCCGTAAGACTATATCCAAATTTGGATGTTTTACGGGGCTTTTTTGTACTGTACAATTATAAAATCCTGCTGCAATGGATATCGGCAGCAGGAAAAGTGTTTATTCAGTATGATACGGTAATGTAATGGAGATAGAGCTTTTTTTTGGTGTTGAGCTTTGTTTGATACGAGCGATTTCTGCTTTGAGCTCATCCTCACTCATACGCTTGATTTTATCTGGAATGATGCAGATATCATCTTTATACAAGTACATTGTATTTCACCTCTGAGAAATCAACTGTGAAATTTACGCTGCATGGGTGCTTGCGTATCATCCTACGAAACCATCCCAATAGCCATTCCAGTAAGCTTTATCCTTTTCGGCATTTTTTCTTCTTGCCTCATTTAGTTCTTGAATATCATCACGAGTAAGAGCTTTATGGTTGCCTGTGAAAAAGAAAAAGCGAATTGGTCCTACCACCAAAACAACAGTATAAGCCAAAGCACAAAGATGAACAATCAAATTATAATTCTTATAAAAGTTCATCCAAAATTCAGAGTATTCATAATTCTCCATAATATATGTATGTACCATATCGGGAGACTTAAAAATAATATATCCAACAATTAAACAAATTAACAGAAAAACAGATTCTCTTGTTTTTCGTTTTTTTTCATCTTTTTCTTTTTTAAACACAAAATGAGCCAAAGGCGTAAAAGGATACGTCATCAATTTCCAAAAAGCATATAACAGCATAAAAAAAACAGTCATAAATCTACTCCGCCTACTTCCTATAATAAAATCGAATCATCCAATTTATTTTTATATTTTATTATATAATACAATAACACACACTTAAATTCAACCGTTTCTGCACCAATCTCAATCTAAGACGCACAAAAAACAGGAAACGCCCTTGCGTTGAAATGCAAAGAGCGCTTTTGGAGCGAACGACTGGAGTCGAACCAGCTTTTGACGGATTTGCAGTCCGCACCCTAACCGTCCGGGACCATTCGCATATGGCAGGGGTGATGCGATTTGAACACACACAACGCGGTTTTGGAGACCGTTGCTCTACCAATTGAGCTACACCCCTACATGGTGCTTCAGACGGGAATTGAACCCGTACGCCATCTCTGACACCAGATTTTAAGTCTGGGGCGTCTGCCGATTCCGCCACTGAAGCATATGATGGCAAATTATCGTATTGCCGAACGCTGGTACTCTCGGCGGGACTCGAACCCGCAAAATACACATCCTGAATGTGTCGTGTCTGCCAATTTCACCACAAGAGCATATATGGCAGTTTTTATGCTGCCGTTGGTATCCAAGGTGGGATTTGAACCCACAGAAAAACTGGTTCCTTAGACCAGCGCGTATGCCATTCCGCCACTTGGACATATGGCGGGTTGTACAGGGCTTGAACCTGCGACACGCGGATTAACAGTCCGCTGCTCTACCGACTGAGCTAACAACCCATGAATAGCAGTTATCGTACTGCAAGACGTGGTACTCCCGATGGGACTCGAACCCATAGAAAAACACATTTTGAGTGTGTCGTGTCTGCCAATTCCACCACAGGAGCATATTGTAACAGTTTTACGAACTGCCAAACGTTTGGTGCGCTTGCGGAGACTTGAACCCCGAACCTGCCGATTAAAAGTCGGCTACTCTGCCAATTGAGTTACAAGCACTTGTTGCGCGTCTACCACATTGTGCTCGGGAATGCAGATTGATTATTTTGACGCCGACACGCTTTGCATCAAAATTTTGGTGGGCCATGGTGGGATTGAACCACCAGCCAAGCGGTTATGAGCCGCCCGCTCTGCCAGTTGAGCTAATGGCCCTTATGGTGCCGAATCGGGGACTCGAACCCCGGACATTCTGATTAAGAGTCAGCTACTCTAACCAACTGAGTTAATTCGGCAAATGGCGCTTCCGGTCCGGCTCGAACGGACGACCCTCTGATTAACAGTCAGATGCTCTAACCAACTGAGCTACGGGAGCATAGTGGCAGCTTTAAAGCTGCTGGATTCCCTATAGGTCGATTTCACGGGTGAACGGCCTTTTCAGGTTCCTGTGGCAGAGTCGGCGAGGGTCGAACTCGCGAATGCGGGAGTCAAGGTCCCGTGCCTTACCGTTTGGCTACGACTCTATACATAACATTCACCTTTATGAATGAGGGTGAACGAAAAGGTGAAAGAACGCAAAACAAAAGCGCCCATCAGACGATACTGTCTGACAGGCGCTCACAATGAAAGCTGGATTATGCGGTTTTACCCGCAGAACTTTCATGTTTACTCACCACATAGGTAAGAGCGATTGCAGACAGCACAAAGCCGAGCAGAACCCATAAGCAGTTCCACTTGTTTTGTTTATTAAGATTCTGCAAACGCTGTATAGACATGACGTGTTCTCCATTTGGTTCTTGTTTAATTTAAGGGCACGGTACAAGTTCCTTACCTCATACTTATATTATACCACCGAAATACCGTATAGTCAACAACAAATTTGCCATTTTTTAATTTTCTGAATTATGCGTATCGGATTCGCATTTTCCAACCTTGTAGCACCAATACATTGCCAACAGGAAGAAGAGTGACATCCAGTCATCTGTTGTACTAACGGTACGGCTGCCAGTTACGAGAATCTCTACGGTGGGCCACACAAAATAGCACAACACGAGCCAAACAAGAAATATCATATTCACATGCCCTCCACTGATTTGATTTTTTGGTGAAAAGATTTACATGGAAGATACCATACAAAATAAAACACATACGAACCAAAAAATCAGCCCACAGAAGAAAGCAGAACTCGTCTTCTGTGAGCTGAAAATTGCTGAGAACAACGGAAACGGAACAGCAATCCTTTATTACGAAGTAGCCGTTTTCCCGCATCAGCAATATTCATGATAAAAGCAGGTATAACCATACTTCCCTGCTCACTCCTCTGTTGTTGCAAAGAAGAAGTTTTTCATCCACTGACGAAATAGAATGTCAAATATCGTTTTTTAGACGACAAGGCATAAACCTAACCATTTACCCTTACAGAACAACAAAACAAATAAAAGACATTGACAATTTACAATAACATCGCCTTTTAGCACGCTAATGTAATTCTTCTTGTGAAGAGAGTCAGTGGGTGTGGAATAAGATTTAGATGTCTACATCGAACTCGATGGACATATTCGCTTTATCGAGAGCCATTTGAAGACGAACGAGTTCATCAGAAGTCTTGCGGTACTCGGCTTCGACCAGCGTTGCATCATAGTTGCGCTTTGTGAACTCGGGTTCAGAACGGTAAACGCTGTTCCGGACGAGTTCGCGTACACCCTTCATTCTGGAAAGGCGATTTTTCTTCTCGGTCAGCATTGCCATGCGAACGAGGGACTCATCGACTGTGAAATCGAATCCTTCCAGCTTCGTGGTCGTGTTAAAAACGTTGATGCCATGACGCAGATTGGCAATTTTGTCGTTCAGAGCATCCATTTCAGCCTGCGTGGACGAGAAATCGTAACCCGTCTCAATCGGTGTTTCGCTGGCACCGTAAATGGTCGTGCAGGTATCTTTCTCACTGGAAATAAGAGCAGCCAATTCCTCACGATACCCGCGAATCAGTTTGTTTGCGTATGCAGATGTTACTTTCATCCCTTATTCTCCTTTTGGTTCTCTTCAGATTTTTTCGGCCGATAATATTCGTCCTTGTCGGACGCTGCCACTCGCACACACGCAACAGCAATCGCGACGCAGAACAAAACAATTACCGCAACAAGCAGAATGGAAAAGAATAGCACGAAATTCATAGGAGTCTCCTTTTTGGCGACTTGGGTGGGATTCGAACCCACGAACCGTCTCCGATTTCCAGTTTTCAAGACTGGCTCCATCAGCCACTCGGACACCAAGCCATATAAGAAGGGGCCTTTCGGCCCCAGTGCCGCAACCGTTTTCGCCACTCAGCACAATTTTCGGTTTGACAACGCCTGTAATCGTTGTGAACTCATTCGGATTTAATCGCTGTCTGTGTGATGCTATTAAGGAGGTGCAAACACGAATGAGGCGTGTGGAACAGGTCGTTATCTTCGTGGTGTAGTTTAAGAGGTCCACACTTATGGATTGTCACGTTCTCGGCGTGACACTGCCAAATACCCGTCCAAGATACATGGCAGTCAATGCGGCAGAACACCGCTGGCGCATCTGAAGGGACTTGAACCCCCGACCCATTGCTTAGAAGGCAATTGCTCTATCCAGCTGAGCTACAGACACAAGTAGCTGCTTTCGCAGCAAAATGGCGCTTCCGGTCCGGCTCGAACGGACGACCCTCTGATTAACAGTCAGATGCTCTAACCAACTGAGCTACGGGAGCATGGTGGCAGCTTTTATACTGCCGTGTTTCTCGCTAATTAGTTATTTCTATGGGTTAATATCAACGAGAAAATGAATGTTTGATTGTTGAAAATGTGCGATACCATGATACAAAAAACACAATTCTAGCGTTCCATGTACCGTGCATCTTTATTTTCAACAATCTTATGGTGGAGATGGGGGGAATCGAACCCCCGTCTTGAAAATATTGATTCGTTCGATTCTTACGCGATAGTCGCATGAATGACAGAATTTTGAACTGCCTGTCGGGTCATGCGGCGAACCAAAGCAGCGGACACGTATGACCAAGCTCCCCCAAGTTTACGTCATGGGAGTACACAGACTCTTGACGGTTCCGGCTTTATTCTGCACCGTACATATCTGGCGAATCTTTGAACCTCACACGCTTACCCGCAAGATGGTGCGTTGTCTTGGTCTCCGTCTGCTTAGTTAAGCAGCAATAGGAGCAGCGTAACGATTAGTGTCAGTTACTTTTTGTGTGGCCCGTAAAGTGGAACCGTACCCGCGACGAAGGAACCTCCGTTCCCAATCGAAACCTTTACATCCCCATAAAGGGCATGTGATTGACAGCACATGCACTGTTTTGTGTGATGGTCACCCATCAGCTCCACCACCAGCTTTTTACGGAAGCTGGAAACCATTGGTGGGAATTAGCGGACTCGAACCACTGACCCTCTGCTTGTAAGGCAGATGCTCTCCCTGCTGAGCTAAACTCCCACGGAGTCGTCCGCTAAGCGGGCGACATGGAAAAGCGTTTTACAGCTCGACCTTCGTGGTCTTGCCGTCAGCATCGACGCAATACACTGCGGCGTCGGCAGCGTTGACATAAGCGTTCTTAGTGCCCTCGACAGCCTTAACAGCCTTCTGGATATCTTCCAGTTTTACCTGCTTCTTATCTGCGCCGACCTCGACATAGATTACAGCAGTTTTGCGTGCAGTAGCCATTGGAATCACCTCCTTCAACGGTATACTTATATTATACCACAAAAGGCATATATAGTCAATGAGAATTAACGGTAAAAATTATTGATTTCATCCTCGGTGGCAAGACGAGGTGCTCTGCCATGTTTAATGATAAAGGGCTGGCAATACTTATTGAGCCAAGCTGTATCATCTTTATCGACCTGATGGAATGCCTGAACCGTAACGCTGATGCGAACGCCAGCTTTGGCTGCAGCAACAAGAATGTCCCTGCGACCGGGAAGCATCTCGTAACGGCACTGGTCGTAGAACAGGTACACGAAGGTGTCCTCGTCTGCAGCATATACCGTATCCATCGCAAAACCAATGGCACGAGAAGCCTGAGAGAAATCAAAGAAGAACAGGTTCTTCGGATTGATTTCCGCGATGCGAGAAGGCAGCTTAAACCCTACCCAAACGACAACGTTCTTGGGATTAGAGAGAAGATGCTCAATTTCATTCTGAACATAAATGGTTTTACCTGCACCGGGACGACCGGCATAGACATCGATGTAATGTTCCAAAATGTTTTCTCCTTTATTTATCGTGTGTATTTGTGAAGCGCTTCACTTTGTACACATCCTGCGACAGCAAGCACCATTGTACCGAGGAACAATACCACAAAGCTTACGCAGAACGCAGCGAACGCCACATGCAAAAGAAATGTTCCGATAGCAAACATTCTTTTGATATTTATATTATACCACATAAACACATAAAGGTCAATTATAAAACGGCAAAAAGTAAATCCCCGATGCTGCAATGAACATCGGGGATTTACAAAATGCTGAGAATAATACAGACGGCATACATAGTGCTCTGCCAACTGAGCTACACTCGAAACTTCGAGCGGCAGGACTCGAACCTGCGACCTCTCGTTTATCAGACGAAGTAACCGTCAATCCGCATCAGCATTGTTTACATCAAAAAGACCGAGAATATCGAAATCGGAAGAGAAAGTGCTCCTGCACAGTGCAACAGCCCAGTTTAAGGAAATGATTTCATGTCATTTATTATAGAAGTATCCGATTTCCCGCTTCGGTCCTGTATGGATTAGATGTTTTGCTTTGCTTCGATAGCATCCCATTCTTTGATGACGGCATCAGCGAAGACGCTCTCGCGCCCTGTCCAACCGTACATCAGATTGGTTCTGTAGGCGTATTTCGGAATGACGACATTGCTGTATCCTGCAGTCTGAATGCTGAACACATTGACCTTGGGATTGACTTTTTTGCGGTATTCCTGAACGAGTTTGAACACATTGATGTAGCTGCCAAAGCATCCGTTTCCGGCCGCAAACCCTCGCTTGCTATAAGCTAAACACTGTTCCTGAGTACCATACAAACCACCCGTTCCGGCTTGCTGGTCGGAGTAGATAAAGATGTTGTCCCAGTGTTCTTTGTTACGGATGGCGTTATTGAAGAACTCCCAGATGCCGCCTTCCGTGGACATACCAACATCTGTACCATGGTCACGAGAAATGGCTTTCGCTTGTTCCAGAATGCCGACTTTCTTTCTGGTGTCGAAAACCTTTAGCTTATCGCCAAACTTTCCGACATATCCTTCATCGCTGCAAGCGGATGTGATAACAGAAGAAAGGTTGTCAATTTCAGCAACGGTCACGCTGCCATATTCGGTAGGGATGGTTCCCCATGCACTGCCGCTATTATCAGAAAGACACATAGTCTTTCCTTTTAGCTTCGGCATATTCGCAAGAGAAATATCGATACATGCATCGAGCGCATCAAGAATCTTACCCTTGTGATTGCAGGAACTGTTTTCTACCGCCATATATGCGCTGTAGTAACGGAACGGGAACTGTTTTCCTTTTTCAACGCCCGCTACGAGCGCAGCGAGGTATTCGTCACAGAACGCAGCATCATTGACTTCGGTGAATACGCCGCGCAGATTGCGCAGCAGGGCCATATGACCCATGTTCACGGAATGGAAAATAGTCTTCCAATCGGTGCCAGCAGAGCGCATGGCTTCCCAAGTTTTCTTATCATCTGACACGATAACCTTTCCGGTCTGCATCAGTTCGTCCAATACCTGAGAGTGAGCATGCGTAATACGAACGGCATCAATCATACCGATTTCATGCTGCTTGTACTTGTTTACCTCGTATGCAGAACTTGCACTGAGACGCTTAGCCAAGGCTCTTTTCAGAACGCTCGGCATATTTGCTTTTACACCACCATTGAGGTAAATGTAGTAAGCGATTTGGGACATCGGTTCGTCAGCACGGCGCATGACGATTTTCTCAATCTCGCCGAATTTGCCATTGTGACTGTCCGTGTATTCTTTCCGCTTAGGATGCACAGCAGCACGAACCATAATGACCTGAGGATTCAAACGCATATTATAATGCAGTCTCAATTCCTTCGCCCATTCTAACACGCCGTCAAAATCATAGTCAAGAGCCGCGTCAATGGCATCTTCCATAATTTCGGTTGTGGTTTTCCCGCCTTCATCGCTCAACATGGAAAAATCCTGAAGCAGCGGATGAACTTCGTATCTTGCGTCAACCACTCTTGCGCCAAGCCCGCCGTCACGGTAATAGGAAGGCTCTGCAAAAATAGAACTCGCAGTAATGAGCTTAAGTGTATCAAGCGGATTTACCTTGTAGGAATCGCCGCCCATAAAATTGGTAACTACTTCGTTACGACGAAGCAGATTTTCACTGCGAAGAGCGTTTGCAGCTTTTCCAATCTTACCCATTAACAGGCTCCTTTCATTTCAATCTAACGCAACCCGTGCGGGTTGCAACAGCAAATTTCAAATGTGTCCTTTGCTGGTATATTTATATTATACCACACAATTCACATATAGTCAACAAGAAATATACGAAATATGATACCAGCCATTACACAAAATACCTTCGATGGCAGGCCACGCATCAACACTTACTGCACGAATCGTGGCGTTGCTTGTTGCCCACGAATACAGCATAAGAATATTTCGGATTTGAGTATCAGCCTTCGGGACGCTTACATACACCAAAGAATCTGATTTCTTGACGGTAATATCTTCTCCGTTGGTACTGTTGATTCCATACAGACAGAACATTTCTTCTGCGCTGTTATAAGTGCCGCTGCTTACAGCATCCTTAACATACTGCCCACCCCCGCTCATGGGCGTAAACCTAAAAGGGTTATCCCCTCTCAGTAACCTGACATCACCAATCTGACAAGAGGCGTAATTACAGCTGCATAAGCGGTTTGTCTTGTGGTACATAATACCTGTCTTTAAGAGGATAGAATAAACGTCCTCGGTCATTTGATATATGGTTTTCGTAAAACACTTTTCTAATGGATAAATTCTGTCGAAGGCAAGGAGGTTGTTTTTAAAATTGTTCTTGAATGCCTGAACGGAAACAGTACATTCTCCTGTATCCGTTGTGTCACACAGAGAAGCTACGGCAGATTGAATGGATGCACTATATGCAACTCGAGTGACCCATTCGGACTCTGTTTCCCGTTCGTCTTTTTCGATGTGCAGGTCTTTACTGACCTTTTTAATGAAATCAATTGCTTTTCCCATAAATAGAATTGGCTCGTCGTTTTGCCGACGAGCCACGCTCCTTTCAATTCTGCGTCAATGCTTTGTACGGTTCGATAATGTTCTCGGTCACAAAAGACTCGATATCGGCTTCGTTACCGGAAATAGAAGCGGCATTCCCTTCAATGTAAGCGAGGTTTCTCACAAACAGCTTTGACGCACTCATTGCCATAAGTTCGTCCGCCCTCTTTGAACCCTTTACCGTAGGAACATATGCTTCAAAGCTATCCGAAAGACACGCACCCGTTACACCATTCATATCTGCCAGATTATCAACGGTATCAACGGTACTGATAGGACAGCAATAGCTGTAAAGGCTGGACGCTTCGATACTGATATCTTCAATGAATGGATGCACGAATACAATCAGACATTTTGCTTGATTCAGTTCCTGAAGCAGAGAAATCATCCAATCGCTGCCAAAGGCATTTGTGACCACAAGAACACCGGTACTCTTGTAAGATTCCCGGATAATCCTGATATCACAAGGGCCATCACACTGCAGCTGATTGGCATACTTGCCGGTAACGCTAAGCGATAATGTGTCTGCAATTTCCTTTGAGGACGGACCCATTAACAGTAAAGGAAGCTTATTGACGTAGGCCGAATAAAGCACCGATGCCATTGCGTGTTTGCTCTCATGTGAAACACCGGCATACGGGAGGTTGTTTTCAAGAAGCGATAAGCAATCCTTATAGGACTTAACTGTATTAGAGTAATGGAATGCCTTTTCTCCCTGCTCAAACAAATTCCGAGAGAGGTTTCCGTCACCGCGAACGCCCATAGCAATCTTATGCCTTGCATAGAATGCGGCGATATCATCATCTGCCTCGGAAATATACTGCTGAACATTTTTCTTGATGTCGTTTACAAGAGAAGCGTTTTTCTTAACGGAAGACTCCAATGCAGAAAGCTCATCTTTCTTTTTCTCAATGAGTTGTTCTGCGGCATTGATTTGAGTCTGCCGTTCCTTACACTGATTATCCAGTTCAGAAATCTTCTCCTGCGCTGCTTTAATGGAATCAGCATTTTCCTGCCGCCACATTTCGGCTCCGATATTCATGCACTTTTCACGGAGATTTTTGGAATTCCACAACAGAGCCTCGATAACATCACCCGACAGTTCTTCGCCGCTGAAATATTCATCGGCACGATTGACTACACGATTCGTCCACTGTTTGGCTTCTTCGTAAGAACAGGACAACTCAGTCCTTACGCGTTCATACAAATTACTCGTGTCGATGTGCTGGATGAAGTTTTTGAGTGTGTGCAGCGATGCGTTCGTGAGTTTTCCTTGCTGACTGATTTCTTTCGCATATTTGGAGTAATTTCCCCATGTAAAAGCTTCTTCCAGAACGATATCCTTGATGATTTCGCCGACACTCTTTGTATGCGCACGGGTTACGGGAAAATCAAGGCTACTCTTATCCAGAACCTCACAATATGCCAGATTACGACATTCATAGGGAATATTATCCAAAACAATAAGGTCACTGGGACTGATATCGTACACGCTCAGGCTTTTCACAGTCGGCTGCAAAATATATTTGTCTCCTGCAACCTTTAAATCGCCCTTCTGGCAAAGAATGCCCTGCAGTCTTCCAATGCCAGTATTGAAAACATAAAGGATATCATTATCGGAATCTCCGAAAGGCATACCTTTCTTCAAATCTTCAATAACATCTTCTTTGCTTTCCGCCTTTGTACGGAATACCTTGATGATTTCTTTGTCAATGGGAGTAAGGCAGCAAAAAACCTTAGTGCTATCGTTGATGTTTGGCTCATCGTGCCATGCCACAACAGCAACATCGCCGGCCTTGACATAAGATTCTTCTCCGACTCTGAGGCGAGGGAAACTCTTCCGGTTTTCGTATTCGTAAGGCAGGTCATTGTCTGCTTCAAACGGAATGAATTTGCCATCTTTCAGGTCAGCAAGGCGTCTCCACGGCCAACCAAAGCCGTCGTTTCCTGTACACATGCACAGAGAAATAATATTTTCATTTTGCTCCAAAATGCGTCACGCTCCTTAAAGATTTTGCCGGAAATTCACCGGCATATATTGATTTTCTCATTGCCGCTTTTTCCTTCTCTGTCATATAGGAATTAGAAGCGACCTTACCGTACAAATAATTGACTCGCGCAGGTTTTTTCGAAAACACAGAAATACCGTGTACTTTTTCCTGTACATCAACAGAAAGCGTTCTGACTGCATCGCATCCCTGCGTTACAATGATTTCACTGTCGGAATCTACATGAATTTTTTTCTGTTCCCCATTTTTAATGGGGATAATTTCCTTTGTCTGTGAATCCTGACGAATAATAATCTGACCATCATAACAGACACTTACCAACAATGTTCGATTCTTAGGGAACTTCTTGATGCTACTTTCTTCAATAAGATTCCCCGCTGTATCACTGATGACAACATCCGCATCGACTCTCTTTTTGGCGAATCCGTGTTTCCAAAGCATTAAATGATAACCGCATTCACGCATATTATTGTTCTGGAAGGTTGCAGCCATTTGCTGGAATTCTTTTGTTTTTGCCTTGAAGAAACTACAACTGCCATCCGATTTTTCGTCTGTGAATTTAGGAAGCATCTAAAGAGAGATTTTATTGTCTGGACAATTATGTGCAATATAGACTTCATTACTATCGTGGTAATAGGTCTCATCTACATTGACAACAGGAGGCCAGAGCACTTTCATATCGATTGGGTCTTTTACAAGATTCAAGCTGAACGGCAAAAAGAATGCGGTTGTGTCGTATGTGATGCTTCGCACCCTCACTTTATACACGCGCCAAATATCACCGTTCAGGCCAATCTTCAAAACTTCGTTTGTGTTCATAGATGGACGACCATACTCAAATCCCTTTCTGAGCATGTAATAATCATGCTCAGCATAAACTTCATCTCCTTCATGAAGTCTGCGCCCACCATACGAATCAAAGAATGTTCCGGCAGGATTGATACCTGCAATAATTTCAGGCCAATTTGGATATCGGGACTCCGTTTTGATTTTATAAGAATTGGCGATATCCTTATTAAGGTCTAACCATACTAGTCCGGAGGCGACTTCATTTCTAATTGTGTATTCATGTCCGCCCTCTCGCTTCCCCTGTACAGTCACTTTTATATCCTTGGTCTTGATTGCACATTGAGGAATACCAATAGAAAGATTGAGGTCCGTGTCGTATAAGGCTAAACGCAGGGGAAAATCGTATGTATTATACTGTACGATTTCACATTCGGCATTTCTTGCTACTCTTTCCTCACAGGTCTTATCCTCTTCTCCTCTGCTATGTTTAAAATGACGCACATTGATGCCGTCTTTAGTAAAAGAGACATATTGACCGCAGCATTCGCAGATAAATTGGCGTGTCCCCGCTGGAACGGATTGCTTTGGAAACAATGCCTCTGCTTCCTCTGCCGTGACATGTTTCCACCCGCTATCACCGTATTTCATACTTACATGAGTTAACGCTGGTCCCATAAACAACCTCACTTGCTATCTTATCATCTATTTATATTATACCACAAATAGCGTTGATGGTCAATCAACAAAGATAAAAAGAATGCCATCATATGCTAAAATTGCCCCACAGAGATTTAACGAAAGATACAATATCTACGCTACTCTCTATGGGGCAAATCTTATGGGTGAAGGTGAAATTTTCACGCTCTTATGGAGCTTGATGGCAGACTCGAACTGCCGACCTGCGCATTACGAATGCGCTACTCTACCAACTGAGTCAATCAAGCACAGTATCGAGAAGACAGGATTCGAACCTGTGGCCTCCGCCTTATCAGGGCGTTGCGCCACCACTGCGCCACTTCTCGAAAAAAATATGGGTGAACCCTTTTAGCCCCATTATATCGCTCGTTTGAATAGGTGGTCGGCCCCGATACGATACCTTCGTAGTGCTTCGGGGGCACATCAATTCCGTCAGTGCTGACTGGGCACTACTTGGGCCTTGATATACTCTCATTTGACTACAGGTCAACTTCAAATTACCCGTTGTCGATATCTCTTTGTACGAGAACAACAACTATTGGGTCTCTGGACTTCCATTGCTGGATTTCTACGGTGCTTTTGCCAAATACAGGCTTTTAACACAACCCTCGTGGCGACCACAGCCGACAAGCGGGGGTTCCTCCTTTGCAGACATTGGGCTCGTGAGCCCGGTTCCGGTTGTCCCAATCCGTACCATGTACTTATGAGGCTGCGTCTTACTTACCAGAGAACCGTGCAGCAGCCTTTTTGACAATACGGTCTATCGCGTCTGGACACGCCCCGGCTTAACGGGGACGCACGTCTGCGTGCTTAATGGGGTAGGATTCATAAGTTCTGAGCGATGGCCCAGAGGGAGCACCTACCCACACGGCTCCCTAATAAGACATTCGTCAACGACTTTTGAAGCTGTTGTCCACCACCCGCCGCGTGGAGGCTGCCTTTATGGGTGGCAGAGCATGTCAGCCAAAACCAACATGCCCTCCGAACCAGATGTGGACTGGTCCAGTTCGATGGGCGCTACCCATCACGACGTTTTAAGACAGGAGCTGCCTGTCATCAGGTGAATCAATGCATCGGAGTGACCCTTTCGTTGATTTTGACAATCGGACGCGGTAATTACTGCATCGGAGTGTCCTCCCTGTTTTATTTAACCGGTTAGAATTGCTTCCAACAGGTTATGGCTCTGGCAAGTGGAGTTGAACCACCTTTTCCCGTGCGCTGCGGGCGAATTAACCATGGTGCATTGCAACCGTCGTATTCGATACCAGAATATTTCGGCCGTTTTGTGTCCGACCGATTGACATGAGCGGGATTGGCAGTATCACACCACCGCATTGAGCCTACGCTTCGCTCTTGTGCTACACCCCGATGATGACCAATCCACAACACAAGATTGGTTGGCTGTACGGATTGGTGAATAGTCAGTTTAACGTCATGGCTTGGACGTGGTTGCGGGGACAGGACTCGAACCTGTAACCATCGACTTATGAGACCGATAAGCTACCATTGCTATACCCCGTATTGCAGAAGACATTAACTGCATATATGCAGTTCCCACTCGCCAATCTTGGCTGTCTTCGTGAGTGGCTTATGGCGACCCGAATCGGACTTGAACCGACAACTTCCAGCGTGACAGGCTGGTGCTCTAACCAGTTGAACTATCGGGCCATATTAGCGGAAAAATCCGCTTGTGTGTTATCCTTTACAGGACATCAGTGGAACGAAATGAGCCATACTCGGCAGTTTCGCGTTTCCAGTCTTCTTTCACGATAACCATTCTGTCATCATAAACGATTTCATCGGAAAGAAGATTTTCGTCGATTCCCGCTGCTCGAAGGCAATTCAGAAGATTGTAGGGGCCAGTGCCTCTGAACCCAGCACAGAAACCACTTACTTCGACGACAAACTCGCCAAGATGAACAGCAAGACCTTCCTTGAAAACGAGTTTGAGAACAACGGAACGATTATCCTCGCTGTTTTTGTCGCGTGAAACAGAAACATCGATGATGTTCTCTTTACCGAACTTTTCAATCAGCGCTGTGGTAATCGCTTCCAACTGAATGGTGTCAGTGTTGGTGATGTGAATGTTTACCATGATTGCTTGTAACCTCATTTCTAAATGGTGGAAGCAAAGGGATTCGAACCCTCGACCCCCTGCTTGCAAAGCAGGTGCTCTCCCAACTGAGCTATGCCCCCATGATTGGCAGACGCTCTGCCGATGTGGAAATTTGGAGGAGTATATCGGAATCGAACCGACGCCGCCTGTGTGGAAGACAGGAATACTAACCGCTATACGAATACTCCATGGAGCTTCTGACAGGACTCGAACCTGCAACCTGCTGATTACAAATCAGCTGCACTGCCACTTGTGCTACGGAAGCATGATGGCAGTAAGAATACTGCCGCTGTTATGGAAAAGGATAGGAGAAGCGTTTTGTAAACGCCTTGGTGACCTGTACGGGAATCGAACCCATGTTACAGCCGTGAAAGGGCCGTGTCTTGACCGCTTGACCAACAGGCCATATAAAGACAGACTTTTTCCCGTCTGTCATGGGTGCATGCAGCCTTTTACACTGCACATGCCGTCTTGCTGCACAAATGCAGCAGTTACGTTTGGAAGGCTTGCAAGGTGTTGAGTAAAAATGCTCGGGCCTTAAACCGAGGGCGGGGACTCAACCCTTGATTTCTCGCAGCATGAGGTTGTGAAAGGAAATTCCCCGCCTCTACACGACTCTCCTAACAGGAAGCGCGATAACAACAAGGGAAGCGTTCCTCGTTGCTATACTTATATTATACCATAAAATCACTAGGTAGTCAATCATAAATTTTCGAAGATTAAATCTCTGTTTGGTTCGTCTCGCAAAGGGGCTCCGGCGGCAGACATATAATATACCCGCAAGCAAAAACAGCCGAAATGCACACTAACTTCAGGATATCGACTATGATACTTTCGTCAGAATACATCCTTTCGCTCTGCGTTATCCGCATAAGGAATACTTCCAGATAAACAATCGATAACCAGAAGAATGTGGCACAAAAGAGCTTGATTTTGCGTTTGGTTATAAAATGGATACCGTCTTTATCATTTCGTTTGATTGTTAATGGTTTTGTAGATACAACACTACATTTTCCTTGTTTGAGTAAGATTCTGGCAGTGAAAGCCAAGCACGGGAAAAGGTGTTTTCCATCCTTTCCCACTACTCGGACCAAAAACTTGGCTTTCATGACGATTACCCGTTGATAGCTTTCAGCACATCATCAGCAAGGAACCCGGAGGAATCGTCAACGTCAGTGGCATCATTCACTCCAAACGATGCAGCAAACTCATCCTTTACCGGAGCGCTCTTCTCGGCCGTTTTCTTCTTCACCACAGGCATGGGCGCAATGAGTTCATCGATTACGGAAGAGACATTGGACGCGTCAACGGGAGAAACTTCCTCTGCGGGGTTTGCGCCCAACGCAGGGAGATTATCCTCTTTAATGCTGGGAATGTATCCCGTCTTTACGGAACAGTCAATCTGTGCGCCCGTCTCCACCGCAATGGACTGGCAATGAATGTACTGTCCGCTCACGACACTGTCTTTTCGAACGATGACCTTATCTCCATCGACGGAGCCACCAACAGTGCCATCGATGTCAACAACGCTGTCTGCGACAATGCTGCCGTTCACGCTGCCCTTGCTCATATACACCATCTTGGCTTTGACATTGCCATCGACATGAGCACCATGCAGAACAAGCATACCATCGATGACAACATTACCCATGACAGTGCCGCGAATCTCGATGTTGCCACTGGACTCGAAATCGCCATTTAGTTTGGAATTCTCGCTGATAACATCCGAGACAGCATCTCGTGCATCAGCGGTATCCTGAACAGTGCCGTTAAACATACTCTCAATATCCTGATTCATACAAAATCTCCTTAACTATGTGTGTTTTAATTATTATACTCTTCGCTCGAAAGCTCTTCCATACCGTTTTGCCGCAGCTTTTCGTACTCAACAGGACTGATTTCCTGAATGTCGTACGCATCAAGCCCGGTATTTTCTTTATAGGTATTGAACAGTTCCGAACGAATCGTTTCCTTTATCTGACGATTAACCAGCAATGGATTTTTGCCCAAGTTTACAGAAAACAGAGCATCCGTTCTAAAGTCGATTTGCATATCCTTTACGCTTAGAGCAACAACCCTGTAATAAAGATTGTGCCAGCTATGGATTTCGCCGCCCTCGACAATTTTCATATCCAGATTTTGTTCGGGGACAAAATCGATGCTTTCCAGCGTGTAATCGTCTCCCCATTTTTGCAGCAGCTCGTCCTTCAATGATTCAAGAAGCTGTTCCGCTTTTTCATCGGTCATCGCTTCCGGGTGATGGATGGTAATCGCCATATTCTGTTTTACACGATTTCCATCCTTATCAAGAAGCCATGCCTGCACGTATAATTGCATTTCATTCCTCCCTCATTCGTATATTCTTATTATACCACAAATAGAGTAAATAGTCAAACAAAAAAGACCCACAGCGCAAAGCTGTGGGCCAATTTATTTTTAGACCAGTTTGCGAATTACTTCGCGAACCTTATTGATGCCTTCTTCGTCTGCTGTTGCAGAAGGAATGATGGTCATCTCTGCAGATTCCATATAGCTGCCTGTAATCATGTAGCTGCTAATCCAATCCGCCAACGTACGCAGGTCGACTGAACCATCCGTCAGATACAAGGTCTTCAGGGTGTTCAGTACAGCATGGTATGCTTTCAGAATCTGAGGAACCCTGACGCTCTTCGGGCAGCCAGTCATAGAACGCAAACGCTCTGCGAGAATGGTATCCTCGGGCGCATGGATGTCCATTTTAATCTGGAAACGAGACAAAACGGACTGGTTCATATCCCGGCAACCCTCATAGGAGATGTTTGTGGTAGCAATGATAACGGCATCGGGATGGCGGCGAATCGTTTCGCCGGTAGGAAGGTTAACGGCACTGGTAGAATCCAGCAAACCATTCAAACCAACAAGAACACCGGGCTTCGCAATGACGGTGGGTTCCTGAATCTCGCAGACCCAACCATTCCGAATGGCCTGAATCAGAGGAGACTCAACATAGTGGAACCCATTCGCGCCGGAATCCGCACCGCCTGCCGTTGCACGCTGAATAATTGCAGCAAGACAATCGGCTTCTGTCGCATCGCGTTTTTTCTTGCCAGTGATAGCCTTGTACGCCATTTCGGGGTCATTGGAAATGTCCGTTGCGGTAGGCAGAGCGTTCAAGTCCAAATCGCCATAGGCATTCTGATACTCGTCAATGCTCATAGGCGTTTCGTTCGGCTTATTGGGCATCATCTGGCCGAGCAGGTCATAGATTTCCGTATCGCTCGAACAGGTAACAAACACATAAGGCAAGCCGAGACCGAGAGCAATATCCTTTGCGGTTTCCGTTTTACCGGTACCGGCCTCACCGCGCAGCAGAATGTTGCGGATGGGACGAGGCGTCTTGGAACTCTTCTGGATATGTTTGCAAAGCGAATAGGCTTCTACGCCGGGAATGTGCGAATCAGGGATAATGAGCAGTGCCTTCTCCGTATCAGTCAAAACGCGTTTCTTATTGAGGAGGAACGCTTTTTCCAAGTCTGCGGCAGTTTTAGGCTTCTCAGACTCGGGTTCCGGCTCAGAAACAGCCATATCCTTGCCACGACTATCCTTGAAAGGAGAAATGTTGCCGATAAAGGCGGTGGGGGCAGCCGCATCCGTGGCAACCAGAGTATCGTACAGACCGCCAACACTGTTGATAGTAGGATTAGGAATCACTCTGGACTCCAATTTGGAGTTTGCAACCTTATCTTTCGTGCTCATAAAGTAGGCAATATCTGCCAGCTTACATGCGCATTTTTTTGCTGCATCCACGTCATTTTTATTCACACTGGGCGTACTGGTCTTTGCAATAATTCTCTTGTAAAAAACAAGAAGTTTATTAAAGGTGTCGTGAAATTCCTTATCCTGCATGTAGTAACCCCACATACAGAACAGGAAAGGCTCGCTGTAAACTTTAAGCGTTTTCTGGACATCAGCAAGACTCTTCGCATTCCCTTTCTCATCACCAAGAAAAAATTTATTCGAGGAGAATTTGTAGAGGATGGAGAGCCGTGTTCCGAAACCGATTTTCTGAGAGTTGTATGTCGAGGAAACGGTATAAGCAGCAACACAGGTCTGATTGTCGATATCAGCGGTATTGTTGTAGCCGTAACCGTCACCACACATAGGCCATGTATGAACCTGCAAAGCACGGTTCAACGCTTTAGCAAAACCTGCGGTCATCATACCAGAGTTCGTGGGCATCTTATTGTTGCCATTCGAGTAGTACAAGGAGCGGCGTGCAATCGCCGCAGTCTCGTCGTTGAAGGAACCGTAGTTCCCGGTGTATAAATCGCGGTCATTCAGAAAATCCACAAGACCATTGATGGGCAAGGAAGTGTTTCTGTGAAAATGAAAAATGCAATCCATGTTTTATTCCTTTCTGTAAGTAAAGGTTCCGTTAGAAACCAAGAGCGGGGGTAGAGGATTCTATTCCCCTATCCCCGCAGTATTTAATTTACCGTGTTATTTTGATTGTGCCTTACTTAGAACGGCAGGTCATCGCTGTCCTCCAACAGCTCCATATCGTCGTTCATAGACGGGGCCTGGAATGCAGGCTGAGGAGCGGCGGCAGTATGACTGGGAGCAGCGGATGCGGCAGGTGCAGCACCGCCACCGACATTGTCGCGCAGCGCAATAGGAGTGTTCTCCTTCTTTGCCCAGCGAGAAATATCCAGCGTAGAAACATAGACGGTCGGGTTGCGATATGTCTTACCGTCGCGACCAGTGGTTTCACGAATCTCAGACAGACCGGTCAGGATGAGTTCGGTGCCGGAACGCAGCATACCCTTGCGAAGCATGTTCGCATAACGAGTAGCGGCGCTGCCGGAAATCATCAGCGTGTAGAACAGGCCAGCGCCGTCTTCCTTGTCAGACAGACCGGCGTAATGAGCTGCCTTATCGGCATAGTCCGCCACCACAGGAATGGTGACAAACTCCTTGCCGCTCTTGTTCATGCCAATATAGGCCGTACCCTTCGGGTTCAGGCGTGCAATGGCACAAACAAAGCGAGAGTTGGGGTTCTTGTTCAGTCGGTCAGACAAATACTGAAGGCCCTTGCTGTCAATAGAAGACATGGGCATGTTGAAACGGGTATTATTAGTGTTATCCATAACGTACTCCTTTTTTAAATAAAAAATGTTTCTTGTACGATTAAGAGAAAAAGCCACTCCTTTAATGTTAATAAAAGAGTGACCACGCTTTTTATTTATCGTACTACTAATATAGTATTAACTTTGCAGCAACTTGCAATACCTTTGTAGCCACTACAGCTATTTTAATTGGGCATTTGCATTTCAATCTAACGCAACCCGTGTGGGTTGCAACACGACCTTTTCAATCAGGTACAGATTATGATGCAATTTCAATCTAACGCAACCCACACGGGTTGCAACAGCAAACTTGTACAAACGAAACAACAAGTTGTCGTGCATTTTGCACAATGTTTGTCTGCTTTTTGACCAAACAATATGGTCAGATACTACTTACTGCAATGGAATCATATCCTTTCTTTATAATATTTGGTGCGAAGCAATCGGCAAAACTATGCTCACTTATCATTCGCACCTGTAGCAAACAAAAATACCGTCACCTCATAATGAGATGGCGGTATGTTGATTTTGAATATTTGTTTGCTTTTATTTTTGGAATGTATTCAGTATACCTACTTTGCAGCAAATTGCAAGAGAACGCTCCACAAGGGCTTATAATTTCGTTTTTTCTGGGGATACTATATCCATCTTAACTTGAGGAGTGGTTTTTTATGGCTGATTTCCCTTATTTGACAAAAACGGAGAAGATTGTCATGCGTATTTTTTGGCATGCCGATAAGCCATTGACTCAATTGGATGTAATGGAAATCGCCAGACAGCGCGGTGAAATGAAATGGAACCCGCATTATATCTTCCTTGTTTTGGACTCGTTGGAGAAAAAGGGTGTTTTAATTGAATCCGGACACACCCGTGTCGGGAAAGCGTATGCGCGATTGTTTGAACCAGTCATAAGCCATGTTGAATATGTCGTCCTTTATGTTTTCGAAGTGCTCCACGACAATGAAATTGAGGAATTCCTTGCCGCATTTACTGCCAAAAAAGAGGAAAAAGAAAAGAGCCTGCATTAAGCAGACTCTTTTTTGATTTAACGCAACCCATGCGGGCTGCAACCGCCAAAGTTTTACGCTGATTCGCTCACTGTACAATTTCAATCTAACACAACCCATAAGGGTTGCAACGGTTCATCTACGATGGCACACGCTGGGCCCCCGATATTTCAATCTAACACAACCCATGAGGGTTGCAACAGCAAACTTGCACAAACAAAGCAACAAGTTGTTATGCATTTTGTACAATGCTTGTCTGTTTTTTGACTATGCACAACAGTCAAATATCATTTACTATAGCTATATCATATCCTTTCTTTATAATACTTGGTACGAAGCGACCAGCAAATTGCAATGTCATTTTCCAAAGAAACCAAGAACAATCCCATTCACAAAATCAACCAGAGGCTTATTGCTAATCACGCCAAGCAGCATCAGCGCAAATACGATTGCACCTGCGATTAAAACAATACGAAGGATTATAAATATAGGAAGACAGATTCGCCAATAGTATCCGCGTATCAGCCACAACCCACCATAGTTGCTTTTCCTTCTATTGCAACGTTGACATGAGGGCACAAGGTTCTTTATGGAGTTGACTCCCTCTTTGGGTAATAGTCTTCTTGCAAGCCAATTCTTCTTCGCCATATCAACAGATATGATATGGTCTACTTGCATTTTGTCTGTATGGATTCGCCGCCCACAATATACGCAATGATAATAGTTTCCGGGTTCGGGCGGCCAGTGTCTTATGAATTCTGTTCTGTAGTTTGTTGAACGAGTATATTTATCAGGAACGCGCAAAAACATCTTGCATCCAGTGATAGTGCTTATTCTTTGTTTCAAAAACAAAAGAAGATAGAAAGGTGTACTGTTTCAAAACCTCAGATGACTGAATGCCATACTGTTCCCCGATATCATAAACCACAACGGTTTTCTTGTCGTGTAATCCGCGTTTCCGCTCATCTTCCTCCTGATTTGCCAGAGTAATAAGATGACGGATGGGAACGAGAAGCCCGGTCCCATGATAGATGACATTCTTATTCTGTCCGTCTTTCCCGCCATAATTATCATTTGATGCCATGTAATCATAGGGGTAATCTTCCGTACACAGAATCTCGCGGCCCTGACTATCAACGCAGCGCCTTGCTGCCTCTCCCATATGATAATTATGGAGCCACTCGATAAAATCAAGGCGATTGATACGGAAGATTTGATTGGTAGCCGGATAATAATAGAAGATGAATTTTGCCTTAGAACCGTACAGCCAGCCAATCTTGGTCGATGCACTTTTCACATGATAACCCTGCTTAACAAGCGTTACGACTTCCGTCTCAACATAAACGTTCCCCGAATCATTGAGGTCAGTCTTAACCTCAATAAGCCAAGACGACTGTTTAGCGGCAGGAATAGGATTCCCTTCACTGTTTTTTACTTGCCGAACACGGAAATCGACATCCTTATCTTGGAATACCGCATCATCTCTCAGGTCATCAATTTCGCACTGCGGGGAATTTCCATAAATTTTCAAAAATAGATTTTCCCCGATTTTCCCGACCATCATCTGACTCTTCATATCAAAATGGTCATCATTATTGAACTCATAAGCCATGGGAATCACATCCTTTCCAATGTATCTTTACGCAGCCCAGTTCTCACCGGTTGCATAGTTGATTTCTACTCCCGGCTGCACATTGTAGCAGTATACGCAATACTCAATACTTTCGCCGGAATCTTCTACGGAATACCCTTCCATGAGCACGCCGCTTGCTACAAGATTATCTTCCTCATAGATGGGAGTGACACGATATAATACATGTCCATCAGATTCATGCACATAGTCTGCGACCATATTCTCAAACGGGAGCATTCCCTCGATATTCAGGTATCTCGTTCCCGTAATGAGATTGCATTTGTTGGCATTTTCGGCGCTCAACTGAAATCCGATGAGGTGACATCTGTTGAAGACCCAGCCGCCATCCACAAAATCATATTTCTGATTTTTCCACCCGCTTGGTTTTACTTCACTGATACTTTCTCTCCTTTCGGTCGGCATGGTTTCCTGACAGACAACGGCATAGGTAAGCCCGCAGCGACCAAGAGAATCGAGGTCTGAGTAATACTCGAAAGGCTCTGTAGAATAATCTTCATCGGTGAAATAAGGTACATTATCATTGACCGCAACATACGCATCGCCGGAATATGCCGGGATATCCGAAACAGAGATAAACTCGGAAGGGTTTGTCTTTATTGCATGAAGACTATCCCCGACGCTTTCGCTGTTGTTGGTTTGCGAGGTACCCGTATTGCTGGTTTCAAAGTTATTTCTGTCTGGTTCCGTTTCGGTCATACTGGCGCTGGATGAAACGGTATTGAAAATTTCCTGTACAACATCGGAAATATCAGTGTCCGGGCCCATCGAACTCTGTACGAGCCACAAAAACAGGATGATGGAAACAATCGGCATAAGCGCCCTGCCGAGTTTACCGGAAAACATTTTTCTTAAAAATCGCATTGGGATTCTCCTTCGTTTGGGGTGTTTGTTTCGGTTACTTTCATTGTACCTACTTTGCAGCAAGGGTCACGGTACAGCTCAAAAATTGATGGAACTTTTATGATGGGAGATTCCCATGTCCCGGCATTTTCCTTTAATAGATGATACAGAAGGTTATGCGAAGCAGTCTTGTTTTGTCCTTTTACAATCATCGAAATCAAAAGATTTCCATATTGCTCGTTGTTTGAATAGTCGCAATCCTTCTTCTCTTTAATGCCCACAGATGTATTACGGATAAATACATATATGGGATTGTTTTTATAATAAATGACACCCACGTCTTTTTGCTTATCTTTGGATGGGCGCACCTTAACGCTGAAATCCTCTTTATCCAGCGACAGCAATTAAATCACCTCCCATACGACATATTTATATTATACCACAAATAGCAATAACGGTCAATCGAAAAGGCGACAAAAAAAGCGGCCCACAAACGTGAGCCGCAGAAATTATTTTAACACGGAATCAAAAATTTAACTCTGAAAGAACCGTTCTTAACAGAACGTGAATACCTCTTTTCGTTCAATGCAGCGCACACTTTTTGTGCGGATGACTTATCTGCATATCGCTTTGCGCCTTCCTCATCCAGCGCAACGAAAAGGCAGGAGCGAGTATTTTTCGCAACAAACTTCTCTGTGCCATCAACATCCTCGAAAGCAATAATCGCATCGAATGGTTTACTTTGAACCTTTGTAGATACGAGCCTTGTTTTTTTTAAAGATGGGAAAACCATCGAGAAATCGTTCTGAATCGCTGCTGCTTCCTCAAACGTGAATTCCTTCGCATCTTTTACATCAGATGTCATACAAACACGATTAGGAATATTCTTTCCTGCTTCGTTTTTATACTCTATATTTTCTACGTACCGCTTTCCTTCCTTAATCAGGACTTTTTCATGGCCGCGAGGCTTTCTGCTTGGCATCCGAATATCCTCAGACATAAAATTGATTTCAAAGAAAACATCAGTCTTATTGTTTTTGTTCAACTCTTTCTCTTTGGATTTCGCACTTTTAGCCCACGCAAGAAACGACTTTGTGTCACGAACTATGACTTCACATTCCGATGCAGATGTCAAACGCATATCTTCTGTATTTTTATAGTACAGAACACGACAGGAAAATCCGGTTCGATGATTCGCTTTTAGCAAATCTTCGATGGTAACAGCAGAAGCCATGCCGGAATCCAACCAGCGCCGAATATCCTTGCCATATACCCACCGACTACCATTTTTCCACATCTCGCAATCGGCACGATTCGGCTGCATCATGTGTGCGAACTTATCATAAAGTCCTTCTTTGTTAAGCGCCAATGCATTGAGCATCAGGGTCCAATCCCGACAACGACGCTCGCTGTAGTGATTGCCAGCCCAGTGTCGTTGTGTTACATTGTTGGGGCCTATAAGACACACGGGAGTATATAAATCAACTCCCATCTCGTCCGTTGCTTTTAAAAAGACCTTCTTATACATGATTTCATATCCCATGAAAGTTTACCTCCTAATCATGCAGCACCTTTCGTACCACACTGAGAACCGTTAGATTCTCCCTTGGTAATTTTTCCAGAAGTCCACGGCCCGGTGTATATGCCTACTTCTCCAAACTGCTCCAGCAAAATATCCTGAATTGCGTCCAGATAATGCCGGTAATGTTGTTTCTGCAGACCGGATAAATCTACATCTCCGTACTCGGACTCCTTCTGAATCAGTTCGACAGCCTCGGCCCATTCGTTATCCTCAACGATGATATAGAACAACTTGTTTTCGAGAATAACCTTTCCGTTCCTGTGGTTAGGCAGCCAAGTCTGATTGGGTTCCTCGAAACTTGGGTAACGGCGCATCATCTCATTTACAAGGTTTGTACGATACTCGTCCAGCAACAACTGGCTTGCATCATCATCGAATTCGAATTCCGGCATCTCCTCATAGGAAATATCCTTCAGCAGCCTTTGCTCGGAATCGTCCTTTTTGGTGTAACAGAGGACATTGTCATAGTCTACATAAACAACGCCTTCGTATTTCCCATCGGGACAAATATTACCTCTGCCCATAAAATCAATCCTCCACAATAGTTTCAATTTGCAGAATTCGAGCATAGCAGGAACCGTAATTTCCGTAAATCCCGTAACCGCCATCCTCATATTCCTTGCTTTCATCTTCCGTAACGTCACAGACATCCTGTACACCGGGCATAGACTCCGCATGAAGAAAATCAACAGCCTTATCTACCGCGTCACAGGAGTTTAATGCGCGAACAATGACATTCATAGGCCATGCAAGCCCACTATCTACAGTTACCTTGTAGATATTGTTGCCATCCCACGCATCGCCATTGGCAAGGTAAAGGTTTTCACCGAAATACCATCCGTTGGCATACGGATAAATGGTCTCAAGACCAAAATGCTTAGCAATTTCACCAAGCCGTCCTTCCTGCATCACAAGACCATGACTGTCCTGCAAGTTGGTAAAGGACGAAATTCGTTTCAGCACGGCATTCTCGGAATGCATATCACGGATAGTCTCTTTGATAACCTCATCAATTTCATCCCATGTACTGGCATCCACGATGAATACGGCGTTATCGCTGTACTCAAGTACCCAAATAGTGTGATTTTCTTTCTTTACATCCTTCGTGGGAAGGAAAACGACATTGTTGATTTTAAAAGTGTCATTACAAACAGAAATCGGCATACTCATAAAATTACGCTCCTTTTTACTTGTTTGACAACAAAAATACCGCCACCTCTTACGAGATAGCGGTATATCGATTTTGAATTTTTGCTGCCTTTTATTTATCGGATATACTTAGTATATTGACTTTGCAGCAAAAGGCAAGAAGACTGCGCTGCAGGCTTATCTTGCGAACAGCTTTTTTACCATACTGGCAGCATTATTACCTTCTGCCGAACCCTCTAACTTACTGGCAACGAAATCAACGACAGCCATTGCCATCCAACTTTCGGTTCCGTACATTTCAAATGCTTCTTTGCGTGCATCACAATAGGTGAACGCAACAGCGTTATTCAGAATCGCCATGCCCAGAACTTCATTGACATCGTCTGTCGTGTAATTACGCAAAAATGTCTCTAAATTAGACATTTCTTCGTCTGCCGTCTCCTTGATATTGTTTTCGAGCCAACGTTTCGAAATGGCTACGGTTTCCTCTACACTTTCATAGTCTTCATCGACGCAGCGGGTCAGAAATACGGCCTCATCCGGACCAAGATTTTCATCCTCACTACGCGAACTTGTCACGGACTTTTTGAAAAGCTCAGGAACTTTCTCCGTTCCCATTTCGCCGATGATGTACTGTTTGGCGTCGTCAAAACTCGAAAAAGACTTGTAAGAGCTCACATACTCCAAAGACCTAAACTTGTTCTCAGCTATATCGATGATAGCTTCTGACAAGGAGGTTTTTTGGGGATGTTTTTCATCCTCAAGGGAAAGAAGCAGCAGTTTACGCAGTTCTCGGATATCGAGCGCATCAAGGTTTACGAATTCATGAACCGCCATAAAATCATGGTCAGTGATTTTGGTGATGGCATAAAATTCGAACTCTTCTGTACCGAATTGACGACGGCACTCAAAATTGTCCGCATCAATCAAATACCACCGGGTAGCCTCGCGTTCTACCTTACACAGTGCTTCCGAGAGCTCCAACAGCATACGCTTGATGGCATCTGCATCATCAAGAAGCTCCCGCAAACCCGGCGCACCAGACATGCCGAGGTTTTCTTTTGCATGCTCTTCCGGGTCAAAGTCATTCGCGTAATCAAATACCTCATCACAGAAATTCAGTTTTGGAACGGTGAAATAGAAATCTTCACCAGCAGGACTGCCCTGACTTAATTCAACGGTATCGTTGTCATCATAAGACACAGACCAACCAAGTTCCTCCCATTTTTCCTCAAACTGATACAAAAACATATTTTATCCCCTTTCCAACAAAAAACCGCCATCTCTTACGAGATAGCGGTATATCGATTTTGAATTTTTACTGTTTTTTATCTATCGGATATACTTAGTATATCGATTTTGCAGCAAAAGGCAAGGTGATTACAAAAAGAGCTTTTCACATCCCGATTTTCTCAAGATACGGGATAGCGGCACGCATCCTTTCGCACTCCCAACTCCTGCGGTGGTTGCGTTCGTGCTTCTTGATGAACTCCTTCATCTCGGCGGAGGTTTCGGCACCCAGTCCGATGGCGGCTAAGATTTCCCTTGCACCGTCACACTTCATGGCTTTCAGGGTATCCGACTCAATTTCGCGTCCGCCCTCAAACGGCTGCATAAATTTGAGTCTGCAGAACGGGAGGTAACCTTCCGGTGCATTATCGCCGATATTCCAAATGATATAGCCGAGAGGCGGTTCCGTTACGACTTCGTAGGTATCGCATACGCCAAGCGCAGTAGTATGATGGATTTTCATTGTGTTGCTCCATTTCTTTACAAGTTAAGTGTGACAGGACGTTCACTCAATTCATATTTCTTGGTCTCAACGCCGGAAATCCTGAACATGTGACGCGCTGCAATATTATTATTGGAATTTTTGTACTTATCGTCCAGATAGACAATACGCTTGATTCCGCTTTGAATGATTGCTTTCGCACACTCATTGCACGGGAAGAGCGTGACATACATCGTAGACCCGTGCAGGTCTTTCCCGGCATTGAGGATAGCGTTCAGCTCCGAGTGACAGACATACATATACTTGGTTTCGAGTTCATTTCCTTCCCTGCCCCAAGGCATGATATCGTCGTCGCAGCCAATCGGCATACCGTTGTATCCCAGTGACAGGATTTTATTGTCACGCACAATGCATGCGCCTACCTGACTGTTGGGGTCTTTACTGCGCATTGCAGATAACATAGCAATACCCATAAAGTATTCATCCCATGAGATATAATCTTTCCGTTTTTCACTCATGTATTTACTCCTCTTCTTCTTTGATGACCTTATACCGGCTTTCAATCTGATAATCATCGCCGTCCCAGCAACGAACCACAAAATCGAAGTCATCCGGGTCTTCATCGACCGCAAAGAACACGCTCTCTGCACTGCCGTTATTTTCCCGGTTGCTTAAATTCAGTTCCTGCGCGGCCGCAAAAGCATTCAGCTCTGCTGCCATATATGCCATATCCTCTGTCGGATAGGATTCGGACAGGAATTCATCCTCGGATTTATGTGCGTTGTTGTAATAGTATCCGCGTTTCAAAATCTTATACATTCTTCATACTCCTTTGTGTTTAGGGTGAAAGATTACTCACCAGCATGAGCAAGCGGGTTTTAGGCACTAAACCTCCGAAATGTGAATTGCGCCTTTCGCGGCCTCGACACATTCATCGAAGTGATTTTCAATGTATTGGGCAATCGCGTCAAGTCGGACATTTAGCGATGTTTGATTGAACGATGTTCCGGTTTTGCTTTTGAACGAATGCTCTGCTTTGCGATATACTTCGTTTAGATATTCGTCAATCGCTTCCAGTTTTTTCACGTCGTTCTGAGCATTATGCAGCAGATAAGTTTTGTTGCCTACCTTGATAAGCAAGCTACTTTCTCCTACAACATCTCCATACACGCTACAAGCAACATACCCGATTTTTGCATCAACGGGTAAACTGTTCCAAGTACGGAATGTCGTATCCGGCTGAAAATCGCCTCTTCCGCCATTGTACTCCCACTCAACAAATTCACGAACTGAGAGCAGAAAACCATCATTATTGAGAACAAGCATAGCGATACCTCACACCTTGTAAATCCATGAGCCGACCCGTACAACATCACATTCGTAGCCCCAGAAAAGCTTTCGCATTCCTCTTACGCTGCCACTGATGTGAATAGATGGATTGTTTTGGATATACTTGCTGGATTTACCCGTTCGCTGTTCATATTCTTTGCGCGAACGATAATAATGCCCTGTCGTTTTCATGTTGCACCTTTCAATCTACTAAGTAGCCATTTTTAGCGTATTGTTTAAACGCATCATCCAACTGCATATTGAAACGCTCGCCGATGTCAGCGTCCTTGAATTTACGGATTTTGGCGAGGGCCTTGGCGTAATTGATGTCATGTCCCTCTCCATAGTGCCACAAAGCAGGACTACTTCCAGCCCAATTCATAGAGCCGTTGTTGAAAGCTAAACAATCGTGCAAAGGAAAATCACGCGTATTATGCACGATATTAAAGCAGCTTAAATAACTGGTGCCATAGGAAAAGCCGGTCGATTCGCGCATCGCAAAAGCACAACCACTCACTGGCACATAACACTTAACTGAGTTGTAGCCTCGTTCTCCGTCTCGATTCCAGGTTTCGATGGTAATAAGTACGCCGGAATTCAGATTCGCCCATACATCAAAGATATTGTCTTTGTCAATGTCTTCTTTGTATTCATGTGCAAAACCGAGCTCCTGTAAAATACGAGTCAGTTCCTCGTACGGAACAGCCTCTACTTCACCAGTCTTTTCGTTGTATTCCTCGTAGAAATCATAAGGAACATTCTTCATCGTGGCGAGAATGCAGTTTTCTCTGTTTTCAAAGGAAACCACTTTGCCATATCCTACATGAAGGTTCTTCCAATTTTTGATGATAATAACCTTTCCGTACTCGTTATAGGAAATGAGCTTACCATTCTTTTTGGACCTCCGGATACGGTAGACATTATCTGCGCTGATTCCGCTCAGGTCAATAGTATCGTTCATATTCATAAATCTTACCTCACTTCACTTTTTGTCAAGTTGTAGATACAACCGTTTGAATTTTCTCGGCAATCATAGTCGCCATACGCTTTGCTTCTTTTTCCGCACATGCGTCCCAGACCTCAAAATACTGGTAACCATAATAGCGACCATGAATTTCGGAATCACTCCCGCTTTGGTGGAACCAGATAGCTGAACCTTTTTTATCTTGCATTGCCTGCCGCACAGCGACCACAAAGTTCGTTGCATCAGCATCCCAGAAGGGCCGCTCATAATTGAAGTCAATGCCCCAACCGTGGCAAGAATCTGGCTTGTGAATTCTAATAGGAGAAATAGCTGTCATTTTCAATTCATTCCTTTCGCAAAAAATAGCGGCCATCTCTGACGAGATGGTCGCAATGTAACTTGATTTTAAATTAAGATAATAGAAGCTAACAAATAGCGCTTTTTATTTATCTTAGTGCTTTTATTGTAGCTACTTTGCAGCAGTTTGCAAGAACGGTGTCGTCTTCTTAAGCATGTTCAGGCAACCACTGCTGCGGGTAGGCTCGAAGTTTATTCCGTGGCACACAATCGTTCAGGGCAGAGTTTTCAGCGAGCGCCATGTCGATGATGTAATAATCATCACCATTGCGCATCACATCAATACTCCACTGTCCTACCAGTTCAACAGCGGAAAGAATCTTCTTGATTTCATCCAAAATCATCCTAGCACTGTCATCATATCGAGACTGCAGGATATCCTCGTGCATCTGATAGATGACATAATCGTGGCGTTCCTGCGGCGTACTTGCGTTTTTGAACTTACCCTTCATCACATCGGCACGCCAATAAGGACTGATACCCAGCACCTCATCAGCGTCGAAATCGACGAATACGCGGTACTCAGTATGCAGCGGCAAACCGTTGTAGATGGTCGGGTTATTTTCCTTGTCTTTGATATATTCCCTGAGCACCCACTCGTTTGTGGTATTTGCACCATAGAAGCAGGTATTGTTCAACGGCGAAGCCATAGAACAGGTCAGATGATTCAAAAACAGGAAATACTCGCCCATCTCATTGATTTCCTTTGGGTCATGGATATGAGCGTTGCGAAACTCATACTTGGAAGAATAAGTTCCGGTCTTGATGAAGTAATCCTCGTGCTCATCCAGCTTGAATATCCGCTTGCAATAACGGTTCACGATTTCCTTGGTTACGGGATTCAGGGTTTCAAAACCAAGGCGAGTGAGCTGCAGCATCGGCAGCGGAACACGCAAAATCTTGGTATCAGGAATCCTGAAGAATTTGTTCCCGTACAACGCTTTTGCCAGCGGCGGAAGCCAGAATCCCATCGTGTTGGGATTCATTTCGAGCATCTGGTAGGTGAAGTCGTCGAGGTCAAGAATATCAAGACCCTGACGGAACTGGTTGTAGTAGAACTTTTTCATGCGGTCATCGCGTGCATCCTTGTACTCGGCGTAATTCTGAAGCAGAATCTTATACGACGGCTCCGAAATATCGACCTTCACGAGATTTCCTGTCAGCTGAGGTCTGAGCTCTTCCGGGTATTTTTTCAGGTCATTGTTCGTTACCGGCACAGCGTATCGAGATGCTGCATAGTTTACATAATATCCGCCGCGTTTATCATTGTAGATGTACAGGCGAGTACCATCTGTTAACTCACCTACGATACGGTCAATGAGTGTTTCAAGGTCCCGCGTAAACGGCACCCTCTTGTCAAGCATAGCTTTGACAGTAGCAGTATCCCACTGTAAAAAGTTCTCGGATAATGCCCCGCTGTCCAGCACCTGTTTCTTGTAGGTGTCCTCGAATGTTTTGAGGGCATCAGGGCTTGTTTTCAGCATTGCGGCAAGTTCTTCGTAGGAAAACGATTTATCTTCCCTTTTGGTCATCATTTTACCAATTTTGGCAATCATATTTTCGATTTCCTCCTTTTTGGGAATCAGGTGTTTGCAAAATTCGGATTCTTCCAAATCAACTTATTCCCGTAATAGACTTCGGGAATGTACTTGATGGAAATTCTGCGATTGTCTTCGAGTTGCGAATCGTTGTTCACGATAAACTCCTCGATGCGATTTTCTTCACTGCGCGGGGTGATGTTGCAAGTCGAGAAACCTCCACCGTACAGGATATCACTGTTCATCATACCTTTGACCGGATACTTTACTTCGGTCGTTTTACCGTTGATGTTCAGGACAAGGCGAACGGTTTCGTATTGCTTAGCAAGTTCCACAAGAAGCCTGAACATGATTTCCTGAGTGTTCGGACTATTGTACTTTCTCATATACTCTTCCGTCAACTCTTCCACCACAGCCAATGTAATCCCGTATAGGCGTCCAGACCGCCCGGAATTTGCCTTTTTGATTTTCTCCATCGTCCGTTCAGCCCAGCCGGTTGGATTAGCAAGATAATCCACTACCAGTTCATCGGCATTTGTGGATGTCAGGCCAAAGCAAGACCCGTTTCCAATCTCATCGACAATGCTGTCAATAGGGCTGCGATAATTCTTATACCCCTTTATTATGCGACAGAAAGCGTTCTGTCGTGCTATCTTGTCGTAATGACTGCCCTTGAGAATTTTCTTGTCTTCTTCCGTCACATTCTCTCGGAACATATCGAACAGCTTATGTGCCATTTCCTCTATGACAGAATCCGAGGTAAAAGAAGAACGGCAGAAAATCGTTTTGAAGTCCTGTGTTTCATTGACGGTTTTGGCATTGTCGACAACGAGGCAAAGGAAGCGTATCTCTTGGTTGAATGTTACGGGTTTCTTTTCCAAGATTCCATAAAACCGCTGCCCGTACAAGGCATCTACCTTGTGCTCGCCATTGGCGAGCGGCACACGAATGAAACGGTAGTAGCGCCCGGACGGTTTTCCGGTATCGGGAATTGTGTTGCCTTCGAACACGGATGCGCCGGATTTGATAGCCTGCTCAAAATCCTCACGAGTTAAATTGATAGTCATAATTTCTTCCTTTCTGTTTTTATTATTTTTTAGCTGTTTTCTTCGATGCACAATTTGCTGCTACGAATGTTTTCCAACCATTTTTCATCCATAACATTGCCAATACGATACTTCCTCTGGGATTCATAGGACCAGTCACAACCGACGACAACATCACCGATGGCATTCAGATACAGTTCTCCATCAGTGATATTGATTCCGGCTTCATTTCTCGGTTTACAATCTCTCTCATATTCAATCACAAGTTCCGAAACTATAGGTTCTCTCTTTAGAATCTGATTTGCGTTGATAGTTTTGGCACGACCCTCGTTAATGAGATATTGCTTGCGAAAATCCGTTACTTTATCATTACGATTATATCTCAAACCGCTAAGAATACTCGCACTTTCGCGGGGAATTTCTTCATGAAAATCATCGCTGCTGATACAAAGACCACACGAATAGTCATCCTTGTCATCGCAATAATTCCACCATTCGAGGCTCGCCAAAGCGAGTTCTACCATCTTATCGACGGCTTTCCCGTTGGTTACCATATAAAAACTCCCAACGGAAATGTTTCGCTCTCTTACGGCGTTCAAAGTATAGCGGATAGCAGGAATATTCAAAGAAATTTCTCCACCCGTAAAGGTCAAGGAACTGATGTATCCTGCATTAGCAAAACTGTCAAGAAACGCATCGATATATCTTTCCTGAATATCGACCGCCTCCGCATCACCACGCAAACAATGCGCACAGCACATATTACAGCGACGGGTAACCTCAATTACCACATCACACGCGCTCGAAATATACATTCTATTTACTCCTTTCATCAATTCTCGTCCGCAAAGCTCTCATTGCGGTCAACGATGATATCCACATCCAGTGGTGTAATTTTACCCAGACCGTAATTCAAGAAGAACGAGCCGGGAATGTCATCGACATCGCCCCAGTTCCAGCAACCACAGTTAATTTCAAGCTGTCGTTTGCCTTCGTCCGTCTTGAGATAATCTTTGATTGCGCCGCGCAGGACACTTTCCGGGTCATGGATTTGCTCCGGATTATAGCTAAACTGAATCAGTGTGCATTCCACTGCACGGTCAACAACCTCATTAGCAACGATTGTAAAAACCTTTGTCATAGTAATCCTCCTCAATAAACAGTCAGGCACAACGAACGCGAATGACATTATCATCATTCGACAAGCAAACAATCACGTCCACATCCGGTCCCTCTTTCTCAAGAGCACCTTCAAGGATTGGCTTGATTTTGTGCCATTGATTTTCTGTGATTTTACAGCCGGGGCTCATAAGCAGAATATTTGCTTCGGCCAGCTTTGCTTTCATGACCACTTGTAGGAAACAACCGTATAGGTATCCGTAATTCACCTTGTTACTTTCAAGACAAATCATATCTGCTATTACGGTCCTTTTATTACCATAGCAGTTCACAACATGTCCCAAGCGATGCTCAGATTTGTCATACCGTACCTTGGCATCCGGAAACATGCTTTCAATAGATTCGTTTTTGAAAACACCACTGCTATCACAAAAAACACAAACGATATTTTTGCCGGGAAACTCCTGACTTGATAAACAGCTTTTTGTCTTTTTTATCAATTCTTCTTCATCATCCTTTCGGCGATAACAAAAAATACCGCCACCTCTTACGAGATAGCGGTATGTTGATTTTGAATTTTTATTGTTTTTTATCTATCGGATATACTTAGTATATCGATTTTGCAGCAATTTGCAAGCGCAGCTATGGCGCTTCAACTTTTTTCGGGGGTTTTATTTTTTCGCTTTACTTACAGCAAACTCATCTCTGCACGATATGCATCGGCATCGTAGCCCCAGATATTACAAGCAAAATCGATTGCTGCGTTACCTTCGCTGGGATAACCGTCGTCAACAAAATCTCCTTTGCAAAGCGCATACCAGCCACAATTACTTCCGATATCCTCATCCGCATATTTTACACGAATATTGGCGTGTGGGAATTTACGGCTCAGTTCGACAATGGCGCATGCAGGTGTATTCCAAGGGGTTTTAAAATTGATGGCAATTTCCGTATCATTTATTCTACGGATATTCACATCAAAAACATCCCACTTTACGCCCCAGTTTGCGACACGCCAATAATACCATGAAGCATATCCATATTTTACGGCATTTTCCAAAGCACGCTCCGCTACAGTATCGAACTCTTCGACATTATAGGGGATACGTTTCAGGTTGATGAGTTTGCTATCTTTCACGTGTTCCAGTTTGGAGCGAGCTTCCGCAGCTTCCTTGCAAACACCAACCATATCTGATGCAGTAAGTTTTTCCTTCCTGTGCAGGAGAAAAGTTTCTCTGCAAATAGCCTTTCTTACGTTTTCCGGATACTTCTCCGGGTCAATTCCGTATTTATTTACGGCCGCCCATGCGAGCATCCTGTCACATGGCGATACGATTTGCAGTGATTCCGGCATAGGAACAACAGACTGAAGCGAAAAATCTTTTTCGCCATCATCGTCTTTTCCCTTGACACGATTCAGAAAATCCTCCAACTCTGCCTGAGAATTGAAAGAAACAGACATGATATTCATGATATTGTTTGCCATTTATTTTCTCCTTTGTCTTACGCGGGTACGCGTACGCAAGAATAGTGGCAAGCTCCACAATTCAGGAACTTTGCCCGCTTCATCGCCTCATCCAAGCTGAACCGCGTCGCTTCGTTAATGTTGGCAGTATCACTCTTACACTCTACGTAAAAACGCACATCTCCAAAAAACGGGTCTTTACGGCTTAGCGCATACATATTTTCCAAAATAAGTCCTCCTCAAATATATTTCTCTCAGAACTTCTCGAATTCCTCGCTCGGCATCTGTGCTTTCGCTTCATCCAGCAGTCTTTTGTAGGAATCGCTGGAAACATTTCCTTTCTATTTATTTTCGTCAAATGATAACGGCTTCCAATGCTACAGCACCAGACCCGATTTCATCAGCAACTTTTGATGCTGTTGCAAAATCGTTGTGAGCATACGGTCCTTGCGAATCCATATAAGTGACTCGGTAGGCATAATCTGGCTCAAATGATGGGCTTACAATAATGTAAATACCAGTGTTTAACTGATATGTGATGGCATCAGCTTTTTCGATTTGAGCGATGATTTCCTTTCGACGCTTAGCTTCCGACTGCAAGTATTCAGATGCTGCCTCTTTAATAGGGTCACAAAGGAAAATATCGTCTGGATTACCCGTAATCGGGGGTAGGTCACCCGGATAATAGGATATCATGCTTTCATCTCCTTCTTTTTGTCTTCAGCGATGACTTTTTGGAACACGTTAATGTTGGTGGTATCGCTCTTACGCTTTACGGCTCAACACATACATATTTTCCATAATAAGTCCTCCTCAAATGTACCTCTCCCAGAACTTTTCGAATTCCTCGCTCGGCATCTGTGCTTCTGTTTCATCCAACAGTCTTTCGTAAGAATCACTGGAAACATCGGTGCCAATAAAATCGGCAACGGCATCATGACCGCGCTGCATCAAAGCGTCTTTCAGAATCGCCCAACGGCATTCGTGAATGGCATCATCCAGCGTTTTGTTGCCATCAGGCTGCCAATACTCGCCTGTCTGCTGAATTCTATAAAACTCATCCAGCGCATCATCAACATTGTTTTCGAGAAGAATATCGTCAATAAAATTGACAGGATAATCCTTGCCGTTGATTTTCACTTCTGCATAACTGAAACAGTCGTCGTCACACGGCATTGCTGCGCATGTGACATCGAAAATTTCGTGCGTTTCCTTGTTTACCTTGCAAGGCAACTGAAATGTTGCTCCGGACTCGAAACAAGAAAAGACAACCGCTTCCTCAACATCGTTGTCGGGGCACTTTGCAGACTGGATAAATTCCGGCATGGACAGCACATCAATACTCTCCCTTCGGTCACCCATGGCAGGATAAACCTTCATGATTGTATAACCATCATGCTGCAGCTTTCGGATAGCACGGCACAGGTCGAGATGCATTTCATGAAGACTGATGCCACTGCCTCGTCCGTCTTTTTTGGTATAGATTTCGACAACTACATCTTCAGAGGTGGTCTGAACAACATAATAAGTCTTATCATTACAAATCTTAAACATAGCACTTATCTCCCTTCTCAATCAAACAAAAGCCAGAAAATCGTTGGCCGGAATCTGTCGCTGGGCATCGTAAGCGGTGCCGTAGACATCATCACCCCAACTGATTTGCACATCCTTCGTCCACAGAGCAAGCTCAGACATTTTTGCTGCCACGGCTTTTGCGGAGCTGCAGATATACTTCTTGACGGCGTTGTTTTCTTTTACGTTAATTGTAAACATTTCAATTTCCTCCTTAACACAACAAAAAACAGCCATCTCGATTGAGATGGCTGCACGAACAGATTTTGAACTAAAACAAGTCAAGGAATTGATACTTTGATTTATCTTAGTTCCTTAATTATATCTACTTTGCAGCAATTGACAAGATAGCCACAACAGGAATGCAACATCGTATTCACGGTACTTTTTCAACGACATCTTCACCGTAAACCACGAACAGACCAGAGCCGTTATCCCAGCGAACCATGATACTGCCGGTATCGTCTATACCTGAAACTGTGCCGAGTGTTCCAATAGGTGGAGCCTGAATATCATCCATTTTCAGCAGTTTCACGCGTGTTCCGGCTGGATATTCGGCACGGAGCGCAGCGACGATTTCTCGATTTGGGAAAGTCATAAATGTACCTCGCTTCTTAATATGTCACGGTGTCAAAGAACTCCTGACATTCCTCATCGTTCAACACAACGCCAAAGTACGCAACACGCTCGACGGTGGTTTCCCACACCTTAACGGTACGCGTCATAGGCTGAACGACCCACGAATGCTGTCGCCAAAGGCCATCTTCACTTAAAGCGTACCCGGTTGCAATCTGACATCTGCCACGATTTGCATCCCACAGATAAGCAGCGTTCTGATGGCAACGACAATCCTCGCCCTTCTTCATGTACTTGGAACCATAGAAGAACTGTCCTCGTTCCAGAACTTTTTCCGCATCCTCATCACGGGTATTGAGCAAAACCTCATCACCGCCGAAAGTTAAAATTCTATCACGCAGAGCGCGCAAAGTCTTTTTCATTTCGTTTGTGAGCCAAGGCGCGGTGGCGTCCTCGTTGTACAGCTGCATTGCCTCTACTCGTTTTTTCCATTCCTTATCCATCGGATTCCAGCGGACATGGTTCGCAACCATATCAGGAGAGGTCATGGGCGTTTTGGCATTCCAACTAAATTTCTTATTTGCCATTATAATACTCCTTTTCAACAAATCCGCTTACCTGAAAAAGGTAAGCGGTTATATTTTGATTATGCGAGCATGGGATATATTTCTTTCTTTACCGCCCTCATAAGAGCGGCAGCATGTGCGGCGTTTTGTGCATTGCCAACACCTGCGCGAGATATTTTTGGATTCACACGCTCAATGAAATTTTTCTTATACGGAGCAGAAATGCTCCTTGCAGCATCGATAATCTGTTTCATGTTTTCAGCGTCGATTTTTTGCTGAACGCATAATTTTTGTAACCGTGTGCAAAAAGCGTCTTTGTTGTCCCGTACAGAAGTAGAATGATTTTTTGTTTCTTTATGTGGGATGACTGCCTCACAGGCTATCCGTTTAACGCTTAACCCTTTACTGCACATGGTCTGAATAAGCCCGTCATATCCCTTGTCTGCCGACACGATGATATAATTGCTTTTCTTTCCTGTTGTGCAAAGACTACCAAGTTTAGCAACAACGTGGAAATCCATGCTGTTTTTCCCTGCATTGGAGACGCAGAACTCTACTTGGTTGACTGGGTACTTTGCCAGAAAAACCTGCAATTCTTTAAGTGACATGTATGTGGCTTCCGGACCGATGAAGATAATCAGCTTGTCCTTTTTGGTTTTAAAATGCACTACATTTAGCCATTTCTTTTGGACATTCTCGGTATCTATCAGCCAAACGGTTCGAGTGCAGCTCACACATTTCACCCCCACACTTCGGTGACTTTTCTGGGGATTCCGTGCTTGTCGATACACTGCCGGTAAATTGTAAACTTACTGTTCGGGTGCGCCTTCATATAGTCAGCGCGTGCCGCGTCCGTGTTCGCAATCAGTAGATTTTTATCGGCAATAAGAACGCTTTCCCATCCGGAATCGAGAAGCGTACTGGCAACATCTTTGAAAGATACGTCTGCAGGCGTATCGCACTTACAAACACCTCGTGCGATAGGATGCGCAGTGGCAATGATTTTTGCTGCCGTCATCACAGTCTCGTAACTCATAGTGTCCTCCTATCACGCCACCTCGAAATACTTTTCGACATCGCTGTTGATAGAACGCGCAGGAACACCCTTGGTCTTCTCACTGTAGTAGCCACGCTTTTTCAGCGTGTTCTTAACAATAGAAATGCTCTTGTCGCTGCGCATGGTACGCTTTCTCTTTTCGATGCGTGCAGAACGAATGCGCTTTTCGTACTTCTGCATACGCACAACATCCATGATGATAGGAGCAGTAGTCTCCGCGATATACTCATTAAAAGTTTTCATATTCACATATCCTCCGTAATATATTATTTTTCTAAATAAAAAAGGCAGCTATTTTTTCAAAAATAGCTACCTTTAGTACATTGTGATTGGCGATAATTCAATCATGCACGCCCATAAAACTCTGGTGCGATGCATTGTGTGATTTTATTTATCGGATAACTATATATTATTAACTTTGCAGCAATTTGCAAGCGCAGCATACAATAAAAAGCGCCTCCCGTATTACGGGGAAGCGCCTTAGTGTTATTTATTCTTTGTTATCCGAAGGAATTTTCGGAGACTTCTTCTTCTCAACGAAAGCATCAATCGTTCGGCCGAAACGATTAAGAAGCATTGCGCCAAGATAAAGAATGATGCCGCTAATCATGATACCAACATCAAGCGTCTCAAATCCTGCAAAACTCTTGCAATAAATAGAACTGACTGCGAGAGCGCCAAGCGTTGGCAGCGAAGCAATCGTTACCGTAAGTGCCGCATACACAACACTATTCAGAACAGTACCAATACTTGCAATGATGCCGCGCTTTTTAAAAGTGCGCTGCTTATCGTAGGACATCTGATAAGCCCCGATAAGACTTGGTTCACGAATAATGTCGCGCAGATGCAGCAGGCACCACGCCAAAACAGCACACCCGATGCCGCAGCCGACCTTATAGGCACTCATGCGAGAACCCCACAGGTCATTTGCGTTGGCGGGAACGACGAACGCCAGAATATTGAACAGGACGGCAAACAAGACGAACATTGCCATGTGGGGATTCTTGGCAGTGTTGCGAGCCTCGTTCTTTGCCTTACTGGCGACTTCCTCGGTCTGATTGTGAATTTTTACATTGAGAATTTTTTCCATTTTTTACCTTTCCTTTCGTGTGGACGATTTAGTTGTAAATCGTTTTAATCTCTGTGATAGCGCTGCATCATACCGAACATAGCCGCAAGCGCCAATGCAAGGTAGATGTAAGTGTATCCCTTTTCAATCATGTTCAGAATCACGATGGTAAAGCTCGAAAAAGCACCACAATAAAAAGCGGCACCAAGTTTATCGACCAAAAACATCAACATCTGGGCAACGACTGCCGCAGGAACAAGAAGCTTGAGACGCTTGGCCTCAATGATTCCGTCCCAGTCAAGAACAGCAATGAAGCTGGCTCCCATGCAGATGACCCAAACAAAAGCGAAAATAAGGGTTGCTGTGTCAAAAAAGTTACTCATATCAGTTACCTCCAAAATTACTGATGGTTTACGGGTTTATGGACATCGAATCGCATTATCTGTGATAGCGCTTTGTCATGCCAAACATAGCTGCAATCATAATCGCCAAATATGCGTACAAATACAAGTTCTCAATCATTCCAAGAACTGAAATTGTAAGACTGGCGAACATACCGCAATACAGAACAGCACCAATTTTTTTGATGATGAACAGCGTGGCTTGCGCAATGATGGCGACAACGAGAAAAACTTTGATGTATTTAGCCTCAAATAAACCATCCCAATCGATGGCAAGGAAGATACAAGCCCCCACAGCGAGAGCCCAAACCAAAGCAGCAACAGATGCAACAGCGTCAAAGAAGCTTAACATAGCGAATACCTCCATGTTTTAAATAGGTTAATGTTCGGACATCTATATAAACAGCAAAAAGCCGCCAATGGGACAATCCACTGGCGGCTCAGTTGCCGATTGCAATAATACAGTTAAATCATTTGATTTATGTTATGTCTCAATTATATTAACTTCGCAGCATAATGCAAGAGCTTTTTCAGAAGACTTCGTCAAGTTTTGCACATACAATAAAACGAGTATCGTAATTATCACTGCCTGAACAGGTGGACAAAATCAAAACCTTATCATTCAATCCAACTTCTGTGGCGTACTGATTGTAAGAGTAAGCTTTCATACTTGCAATCTCTGTCAGAAAATACGAATCATCCGGATTCGCAATGGTATAACTTGGGTCAATAGGATAATCGGCAACGGCAAAGATTTTCCATCGTGTCTGTTGTTCACCCAAAGTAAGATAAATATACCGATGTTCCTTTGCAAAGTTGACATCGCGAAAGTATTTCAAAACACTGAATTTCTTGTGCATACTATTTCCGTTGCTATGTCCAAAAATAACAGTTACTCTGTACATATCGTCAACATTGCTGACATTCCATTCGGAGGGAACAAAATAAGCGCCCCAGATACTTTCCCTATCGAACTCATTGTGAGTCAGGTAATAATCATCGTCTGTGGGATGCTGCAAAATGGGCTCATCTGTAACATCAACGCCGGGAACAGTTAAGTAACCAACGGTGTTCTTGGAATACGCTGGCTTTGGTGTTGGTTCCGGTTCTGAATCACTCTCACTTGAATTAGAAGACGGGATAAGAATCGAGGGAGTAGAAACGGGTTCTTCTACATCGTCGGAGATGTTTCCTGTCTCATATGCAGGGATATGATAGTAATCATACGCCTTCCATCCAATATAGCCAATCATGGCAATAAGAACGATGCAAATTACGACCAACAAAACTGTCCAGATGGAAAATCGCCGTTTCTCTTTGCCCTCTGACACGTCCATCGCATCCATCGATTCATTGTCATCCTCGTCATGGCTTGCCTTTTGATGAGGGAAGTTTTCACCAGTTCCATCATCCTCATCATTTGGAATGTAATTGTACGCACCAAGTTCCTGTTCGAAATGTTCTTCTTCGGGCAGTGGTGGAATAATAGGTGTTTTTGCCATAATACATCACCTTACTCAGCTGCGGCAGACCGCTCGTACACATCAATGCAGTAGTTGCCCATAATCTTGTTGTACATGCACTCCTGTGCCAAAGGACCTGCCCCATAGGTATCAACGGCGTTATCGTAGTTACCGCCAATATAAGCTTTCACTTCATCGACAGACGGTTTATAGTCCTGTTCCTCTGCCAGATACTGCGCAACAAGGCTCAGTAAAACATTTTCTTCCGTCTGACTACGAAGACTTTCTGAATACTCCTCCGAGGTCTTATAATTGCTGTATGTCTGAACGAATGTCTCCAAGTCCATATTGTAGGCAGTTGCTTCGTTTTCGACATACTTCAAGTTGGTTTCAAGACTCAGGTTGACAAGGTCTGTCGTATCCTTTTTGAGTTTTACATTGTCAATGAAATACTGTTCAATCTCATTCTGAATCTTATTCATACGAAGATTCTCTTCAACATATTCACGAAGCAGGTCTACTGTAGTTACAGCAGTGCCGTCTTGCAGCTTGTAGCCACTCATGATACCGGCAACATCAGCATCTGTCATGCTATATTGAGAAATCTTATTAAGCGTTACATGGAAAACAGCTTCCTTGTTGGCGAGCTCGATAGTCTGCTCGCCTGTAGTTCTATCTGTTGTACTGCTATATCCATCAGGGAATGTTACCGTAACATCAAACGAATCCCCCGTGTTATGCCCGACGATTTGCTCTTCAAATCCGTCAATAAAGGTATTGGAACCGAGTTCCAAATCGTAGTCTTCTGTTGTTCCACCGGTAAAAGCAACACCATCAACCGTACCCTCATAGTCAATGTTCACAACATCACCTTCCTGTGCGGCGCGGTCTGTTACCTCTGTCGTCAGCTTGTAATTGGACTGAAAATAATCCAACTCGCTTTGAATCTCCTCGTCTGTAACGGCGTATACATCTTTGCTGACCGTATACTTCTTATAATCCTTGGGCATCTTTATGTATTTGGACGCAGTCACATCACGAAAATACCCGTCATCATCAAGACCGAGGTCATACTCAACAGCGGAAGCTGTTTCGGAGGTGGCTGTTTCCGCAGTCTCAGATGCACTTGTATCGGCCGTATCTTTACTGCACGCGGTCAATGCAATACATGCGGCACTGATGACTGCCAAAATCTCTTTTGCATTTTTTTTCATAAAAAAACTCCTTTATAAAAAAGACCCCGGCAGACAGGTTGCCTACCGGGGCAGTATTTTAAACGAACAGGAACGGAACGTGAAGCAACAGAGCGTATGCCGCATCCATAATGCCAATAATAACGGCGGATACAGCACTCACAACAAGAACTGCTCCGGTTCGATGGAGCGTGTTGTGCATACTCGGCCAAGTCACATTTTTGGGTGCAACCAAATTGTGAAGCTTCTTAGGCGTGCTCTTGACGAAAGAAGGAATTGCCTTCACGAAATTCGCAATAGCCGTTCCTACCTTTTTCAGTTTATCTTTCATGCCGCACCTCCTACTCCGGTTACTACGAACATGATGATTGCAATAACAAGCAGAATAGCTGTACATACAGCAACCAGTTTATTTGCGGACGTTTTCGTGCTGTCTTTAGCACTCGAGCGCATTGTATCACTGATTCCGGTGATAACACTAAGACTGTTCTTGTCGGCCTTATCCATGGAAAGCGTAACCGCACAAACCAGAACAGAAACCAACAGAATCAAGATGCACAGAATGATTTCATAAATTGCCATTGTGTTGCCCTCCCGTCAATTCAAGAAACCCTTGTGATGGCGAACCACCAAATGGCTGTTAAGAGAATCGATAACTTCAAGCGTAACACCTGTGACAATCAACAGACTGGTACCGCCAAAGTGCATGTTCAGACCTGTAACCGCAGTTGCCAAGATAGGCACACATGCAATAACCGAAAGAACAAATGCTCCCGAACCGGCGAGAGAATGGCAAGCATTGCGCAGATAATCACTGGTAGCTTTGCCTGCTCGAATACCGGGGATACTGCCGCCGTTCTTGCGCAGGTTGTTTGCCATTTCGATGGGGTCGAATGTGATGTCGATGTAGAATAAGTTGAATGCGAAAATCAGGGCTACATACGCAACATCATAAATCCAATTCCGCGAATTCCAAGATGCCAGCGCCATATACAGGCTGGGGTGCTTGTTGTAATCGAGGAACATCGTCACGAGAGACGGCATACTGCAAATGGTGGACGAGAAAATAATAGGCATAACACCCGACATAATCAGTTTGATGGGGATATAACTGGACTGACCAGTGGATGCTTTGTTCCCTACATTTTTACCGGCATACTGAACAGGAACGCGGCGCTCTGCATCGCTTGCGAAAACGACATAGAAGGTGGCCGCCAAAACAAAGAGGATGACGCCGGGAATCATCAGATAATACCACCATCCATTTTCTTTGCCCATTGCAATAGAGTTCTGGAACAACGAGATGACAGCATCCCATCTGGAAATGATACCGGTAAAGATGATAAGGGAAATACCGTTGCCAATACCTTTTTCGTCAATCAGCCATCCAAGCCAGATGACGATTTGAGAACCAGCAGTCAGAATGGCAATAACAGTAATGGCTTCCACGACCTGCGAAATGCCGGAAGTGTATTTCATCGCACCGTAGTTCTTCATAATAAAGAAGTACCCGATAGCTGTTACGACCGCCAAACTACAACCAACATACTGCGTGATTTTATTGATTTGCTTCTGCCCGCCGATGTCCTTGCTGATTTCTTCCAGTTTCGGAATCGCAACAGTCAAAAGCTGGATAATGATGCTTGCGTTGATGTATGCAGATACGCCAATCGCAAATACCGCACACTGAGAAAGTGCGCCACCGGAAACCAGATTGTAATAATCCAGTACAGAGGTGCTTCCGAACATAGTCTGAAGCGCAGCGGTGTTTACGAACGGAATCGTAATACCGCAACCCAGACGATAAATCAGAAGACAAAGGATGGTGAAGAGAATCTTGTTGCGAACATCATCCACCATCAGCTTCTGAAAGATGGTGCTGTTCGAATAAGACTTTTTGAGTTTCGGCTTTTTCGCCGGATTTTTAATGTTGTCCAATGCTTACTCCTTCCGCGACTGAGATTATCGAGCAAAGAAAGCAACGATGATTCGCATCAGAAAGGCTACAACGGCCAACTTCGTTGCAAGCCACATGAACCAATCGAGTTTGTCGATACCTTCGTCGAATACATTTGTTGCGGCAGCATCTTTTTTGTTACTGTCGCAATCCCCGTCAACATGGTTTTTTTTGATTTTGTTGCGATTAAGCACAAACAAAGTTCGAAACAAAGCCCATGTTGCAATACAGAATCCGTATACGATTAGAAGCTCGATACAGAAACTGTGCAAAGACGACATTAAGCGGATGCGCCGTTGGCGTCAGGAGTCGTATTGGAGGCGGTCTCGGCAACGGTCTCTACCGGAGTTTCCGTGACAGTCTCTGCGGAAGAAGTAATATCCCCAGTGATTGCGGGGACATTGGCATCTTCTGCGACCGACTCATTGATGGGCGCTTCAATAACCGCATCCTTGACTCCATCAGCAGTCACTTTCTTTGCTGCGATTTTTGCGAAGTGCTCATTGCGCTTTTCACGGCAAGCCTTGCAGCGGGTGGGGAGCTTGTAGTCATGGACGACATACCAGTACAGCTCGCGATTGGTAAACTGCAGCTTCTGACCGCAATCTGCGCAAGTGTCTTCCAGACCGATGTTATCCAGTCCGCGCTTCACGAAGTCGCGATGAATCTTGCGGCATTCCGGGCAGTGGTTCGGCAGAGAATAACCGTGGCTCTCGAAGAAATCGCGGTCACGATTGGTGATGTCGAATTCATGACCGCAGTCAACGCACTTGCGGGTCTCAAACACCTCATTGCTCTTTGCATCAGCTTCCTTGCGAGCTTCATCCTCTGCGCGGCGCTTTGCGAAATCGTCACGCATACGACACTCGCGGCACAGCACCTCGCTCTCATTGGCGGTGCTGAACGGCTTGTTGCACTTCTCACAGGTCTTGCGGAATTTCTTTGCTGCATCTTTCATGGTTTAAGTCTCCTTTATGGTAAAAAAATTAAAATAATGATTGATTAGGCGTTGGGACCAGAAAAAGAATCAATAATTTCATCAACGTGGACGTTCAAGTCGGACTTGTCATCATCTTTCTTGGCGGGCTGTTTTACAGGAACAACGATATCAGGCTCATTCTTCTTTTTCTCCGCCGCCTTTTCTTCAACAGGCTTCTCTGCGGATTCATCCTTGGCCTCAGTGACCTCGGACGCACTATCGGAATCCACCTTGCCGGATTCATCCTTACCGGCATCAGGATTCGCCTCGGTTGCCTTATCAGTATCCTTTTTCGTCTCATCATGCTTGCGTTCTACGCGGATGACATGAACGGCAGCCACGGGCGCGTGATGAATGTCATCGATGCGCTCATCACAACCGCAGCACTCATCACAGTCATCACAATCGTCGTCATCATAAAGATAACCGTCATCCTCCAACTCTTTGATGACCTCGTTCTTCACATACTTGGTCGTGAGTTTCAGGGCAACGGCTGCAACAGTGGCGGCACCAATAACGGACAGAATGTTCTTCTTCATAAATTTCTCCTTTGACTAAAAAGCAATGTTTCGCTTGGAATATTTATATTATACCACATAAATATAATGTGGTCAATACAAATTGCGAATAAAAAAATGCCCCGCCGAAGCAGGGCATGTGAAATATCAGAAGTGCCTTATCGAATGCCGTACCCCATATCTTGTCGTACGAGTTTTATTTCTGAAGTGTTTTTCAGACTATCGGGGAACATTTCTTTAGCGTAATCCTGATAGCGTTTCGTAACATACTTTACGCCGAGTTCTTCCGGTTTGATATCTGCTACAGTTTTTCTGATACGTTGATTCGATGCGCGAGAAGAACATTTCTTGCATAAGCAAAGCGCGACATTAGAAATGCCTTCATTCCCGCAGACGGCGCATTTTGCATGCGTCTTATCTCTGTCCCATTCCTTTATTTCTTTTCCGTTTTCCGGGTCTATTACAAGGCGGTTGCGCTTACAGCGGCGCACATAGAACACGCTTTGGCAGCAGGCAACGCATAAGCCTAAATCTTTGCGGTAGTGAGAAGAGAGACCATCTGTGACTTCACCGCACAAAAGGCATTTATTTTGAGAAACAATATTCTTGTACTTATTAGCCTTGTTCTCTAATAGTTTTTTTATGATTTCGCCGGTCTTATCGGGTTCAGGAGGATACGCATCCCATCCGTTTACAGGAAAAAAGCTGGAAAAGTCGTTCCATTCATCATCAGAAAACGAACAGCCGACAGGCTTGAGTATCTTAGGAAGTTTATTGGACCATACTTTTTCTGCATTAGACTTCTTCGGCATACAGGCTCCTCCTTTGGAAGGAGTGACAGAATCAATATTCTGCCACGATGTTATCATCGGGTTTTTTCTTTATTAAAGAGTCCCCGAATCGATTTACATGTTCTTTCGGCGGTTCAATGACCTCGATATCGGTATCCTCCACCTTTTCGATTTCGTCAGAGGAATCGTCATCTTTTTCGTTCTGAACCTTATCCGATGGATTGGTGATTTGTGCATCCTCTTTTGCAACATTTGAAAGCAAATCAAATGTCAACTGAGAATTCGAGGACGCTGGTTTCTTTTCTCTTTTCTTGGTTGTTTGGCGTTTTTTGGAAGTTCTTTTTGACTTTACAGGTTCATTGGAACCACCATCGTTTGTTTTTGCACTTGCTGTGTTTGAATCAACAACCGCATCCGCTGAAGCCTTATCCTTGTTTGTTTCTGTGACGGGTTCCTGAACCTTTTTGTTTTTTGATAAATCATCTTTGTCTGATTGTTTTGATTCCAAAGCAGAAGACTCTTGTGCGTTTGAGCCTTGCTCTTCTTGCACTACAGATTCTTCCTTTACTGGAACCTTGGCAGTTCCCTTCTGCAAAAGGCCATCGATTGCTACAACGGCCTCAGACTTCTTTTCTTCGGACTCCGCCTTTTGTACTGCACGGCGAATCGCCTCAGTTTTTTCTTTCTTTTCTTTTTCTGCTGATGCGGTATTTTCGCTTTCCTTTATCTCAGCAGGCACATTCATGGCAGATTTCGAATTCCACCACTTCTCAATAGTAGTAATCGTTCTTTCTACTAATATTATACCACAAAATTTGTGGTTTGACAACTTGCGGCTCGGCACAAAGCATACAATACCGCACAGAGAAACAACCAGTAAAACAATAGCAAGTCCTGCATCAAAAATAAAACAGATAAACGACACCGGAATCAGCAGCTCGCAGATACCGCGCATGATAAATACTGTTTTATCTCCTTGGTCTTTTCGGTTTTGCATAAAACTGTCTCTCCCCTTCTGCGGGTGATAAGACAAACCACTTGACAAGCCGTTTGTTGCCCAATCACAAGGTATCTCGTAAGTCTTTTCTCCTAAGCTGTCTGTGTACTGAATTACAGCAATATCAAAATATTCACCATTCTTCTGTGATGCCAAGAATGCACGTAAGAATTCATTTCCAACAGACCGCGCAGGAACAATAATCGTTTCGATGCCGTCAGAATCTTTTGCGGCGATATCTACTACATAGGTATCATCTTCACCGCGCCATACGTTCTGCACAATACCGCGCACCAATATACCGCGCTTATGAACACGCCTTCCCATAAAAGTAAAGGAGTTTTCAGAATACCACGTGTTTACCATGCAATACGCAGCAATAATAAGCAATGTAAGGTACTTAACATTTATGGTGATAATGCTTAAAGAAAAAATATACGGAACGAGCATCAGCAAGACGAATGATACAAAGCTATTCACTTTGAATCACCGCCTTCGCCAAATCCGTCCAAAAAGACAAGATTTTCTTTTGTGTGTTTCTTTTTTTGTTCAATAACTTCTTTTTCAGCTTCTTGTTTGACTTTATCGTACGCTTCCAACGGACTCATAGAAGGTACTGATTTCTGCGTATCAGCAGGGACGATAGTATCATCGTTTTTGACGGCTGTCGTTACACGACTGCAGGTTACGAGATTTCTGTCATTAAACGCAGTTACGCCATCCTCATTTGATTTAAAAATAAAGTCATACATAGCACCAACGAAGAAAGAGTTTTTAACGTTTTTCTTTGATTCGTTGACGCTGAGGAAAAAATCGTATTTTCCGTTTTTGTCGATAAACTCTCCATCCTCATTGACAGGGATGATTCGATAGGTTGAAATCTGCTGGCGAATCATATTTTTGCTGGACTCATCGGATACAACAATTCCCTTAACAGTCTTATACCGTTCATTTTTTTCATCATTATGAATCTCATAAATTTGAAAAATAAAATAAGCGGCGCACATCAAGCCGATGAGAAGAATCTTCCACTCCTGCATTACAACAACACCGAAAATAGAAGCAATCAAGAACAGAATAGCGATAAGCCCATTCTTCACATACATAGATGTGATAAGAGATTTGCAATCCGGATGATAAATCTTAGACATTTTATTCACCGCCTTCTACGTTAGAATCTTTATCTGCGCTGTTTGTCGTACTGGCAGACTGTAAAATGCTTGCACCCTGCTCATTCAGAACATCCTCGATTGTCTTGTCGCGTAGTTTAATGCTGGACAAGACGACATCGTAAGACTCCCCAGACGAAGTAGTTACCCGTGCGATATATTGAATGGTCGTATCCCCCGCAAGCAATGCGCCATCTATTGTTTGCTTCTGACGATTTCCATCTTTATCTTCGGTCTCAACCACATACATATCCTGTGACGCTTTTTGTGCAGATACAGAAGACGTCATAACAATATCTCCGGCCTTCATATCAGAGGTCGCGAACTTGTTTACGATAGAACCTGTTCTATCCACAAAGAACACGGGAGTATCCTGCTGCATCTTCCCGTCGCCGTCTACGAAATGCGAACCGCATAAGGATTCGTATTCGTTGACACTCAAAGTCTTATAGCTGAGTTCTGAATCCTCGATGGTATCCCCGGAAGGAATATCCACATTTACGACAGCAACTTTATATTCTCCGGTAAGCTGTCCACTGATTTGGACCCAGTTTGTGTATACGAAGAAGCCAATAGCGATGGCGACAACGGCAACAATGAACATTGCGATACCGATATTACGCTTGTTATTGTTTTTAATGATTTGTGCCTGTTCTAGGATTTCCTTACTGGCATGCTTAGTATCTTTAAGCGTCTGGTTTGCTTCATCCAGTGTATCGCTTGTCTTTGTAAGCACTTCGTAAGCTTTGGTCTCTCTATGGCCGACATTCACATTCAGCCCTTTTGCGCCATTGTTGTTGGCAGACTTTGCATTGTTATATTCGGCGCGAAGCGTTTCCACAACGGAATCGTCAAGCGTCATCTGTTCCCCGTTGGGCAGAATTACCGTACCATCATCATAGACATCGAAAACACGTTCCTTGCCTTCATACATGGCGCGTACCTGACCGATAACGTAATGTTCGTTCATGTTTATCACACCCCTTATCTCTTGTACTTTTCGAACACCTTGCGCGAAGGAGCTCTCGGGCCGCACATCTTGCACTTTTTACTCTGCTCAACATAATCAATGAGCATCTGACGTTCCCATTCAAGGTATTCGTCCATATTTTTTTCTTTCCATGAATCGAATTTGCCGTATGAAACACCGAGATAACTGGCGAATATGCTGACAGCATTCAGCATATAATCATTCGGGATTACAACCCTTTTCCCGTCCAGATTGTAAGCATGTCCCGTAGTGATTTTGTTTCTTGTCTGTCCTATCTTCATTCGCCTCGTTTCTGTGTTCTTCTTTACCTGAGTTTCTCTTCTTAGGGTACTGCAGGACTTGCAATATTGAGTATTTTTGGCGGTAGAATAAAAAATTCTGCCGCATTCCTTGCATTTGCGTTCGTACGTTATGGTTTTAGGAGTTGTACTTTGTTTTTGGGTTTCTGTATGGTTGCTGTTTTCAGAAGTACAATGATTCCGAGCCATAATCTGTACCTCTTATTTAAACGCGAGCGTCAATCAGGCAATTCAGCAGCCCGTTCGCGTCACAGCCAAACAATAAGCATCCGAACACACCAATGGCATGTCCTTTTCTGGTAGAGAATGTTCCTGCCGTAACACCAAGATGCCCGGCAATCTGCTCATCTGTCCAGTTGTACTTTTTCCCCTCAATCATTGCAAGGATAACGTCATAATAACGTTGACCAAGCGGAAACTGTTTCATGATTTCGACAGCCCCTCGTATGAGTTTCACATACTCCACAATGAGATAGGCATCGCTTCTGTTTTTATCAGAAACTTTGATTTTACTCAAATCTTCGTACGAAGAAGACCCAAGCAGCTTCATGGCGGGGTCCTTTGACCGTGAGGCACGATACAGAATACGCGTGTATTCCGTAAGGAGCAGCGGAACATTATGATAAAGGCTTGCTTCTTCTACCCCGTCCACATCACTGCTTGTCATCAGGATTTTATAATATTCCTTGATAACACTACCTGCTGTATTGTAAACGGATTCAATGCACCGCTCGCAATACTTCATGATTTTGATGCGTCCATTCTTCGGAAGAACGGCGGGATTCAAAAAGCAATCAAACACCTCCCGCATGCTGGAACAATAATCGACTTCGTACAAGAGTTCTAACCGCGACTCCTCAATGGCGTCAAGAAGCATCTGACAACTTTCGAAGTATTCTTTGCGTTTCCTGAAATGCAAAGACTCTTCCTCAATGTTCGGAGCCAGCCAGCTCTGAATACGGCGCAAACGGGAAATGGCTTCGACATCGCACATCTCATCGTCGTGAACGTTTTCACAGTTCTGCATCATGACATCAAGGTCTTGTGCCTGCATCATCCATTTGAGTGCCGGATACAATATCATCAGAACAGCCGCTTCTTTCAGTTCCGGCCGCTCTTCCACAACACGGTTTACGCACTTTGTCAGCACATAAGAATTGGGGATGTCTCCGCCAAAACTTCTACGCAGAACAATGTTGTCCTGCATAATAGCATCGAGCAATGCGTAAAGCTGCTGTTCTTGGGCTTTATTCAATGCTTCGGACAATTTGCCTTCCCTCCTTTCGCAAGATTCGTTTCAATATGAATATGTGTGTTATCATGTACGGTTTCGGACAAAAGGCCACTATAATGGAACATGACCTTGTACTTCTTTGCGCTACAGGCATATTTGAGTCGTGCCCAAAGGTCTTTGTTATGACTGGGCTCAGTATCGCCGTCCTCTACGCCAAAAGAAGCTCCAGTACGCGCAATCGCATTATCGCTGCTGAATACGACAATCTGAGACCCTGTTGGCAAACCGATGTTCTCGATAATGCGGCAGAGCTCTGCCAATTTCAGCCTTGTATAACCAATTGGAGTAGCCATAAAATAAGTATCCTTCTGTCTATCCGACTTGGCGGAAGGATTTACGACAAAACTGTGAACGCACACCTCCCCATTCAGTTCCGGCGTTTTGACGATATCAAGATAAATAATAGCGGCCATAAATCGCTCCCCCTAATGTACAGTAATTGACTTTTTCGCGTTTTTGTGGTATTATATAAGTGCAGTAAAGGTATAATTTATATTACCGGTTACAAAGATTGTTGTTTTCGGTAATTATATAAACTTGTCTGTTAAACCAAGCAGGAGGGAAATTATGAGTAACAATATCAACAACAACCACGAATCGGTAGAGAATATCTTCAATGCTTTCTTGATGGGAGGTAAAATGAACACTGCTTCCAAGCAAGAACGGGCAAAAATTGTAGATACCTTTATGGAACAGGCAAAATCTTGCTTTGTTGACACGGAGAATACCGTGAAATATCTGAATGTTCTGATGGAACGGACGAGACTCCGTTATGGGTTTACCGCTGATGAATTTGCAGCAATGTTGGGATACAGCAGCACTGCCGCTTACAACAAGACATTCATGCAACCAAATGCAAATTTTGGAACTGTAGTATTTCCTTATGTGGTTCAGTTTTGCTATCTGTTTGGCTATAATTTGTCAATTCCTGATTCCGTGTCTGCTCCGCAAACAGTGGCAGACCTATACTCTTTGGAACTGGCTTCTTTTCTGATTTCTCTTGGCCCCGATGCAATGGATGATATTTCAAGAACATTGGTCGGTGCCGAATACCTTGACCCGAATTTAAGAAAAACAAGTTCTCAAATACTTTCAAAGGCAAAGAAATACTTCTATGGTAATGATGGTGAAGCGTTACCCAATGAAGTTCAGTACCGCAACAGATTAGATAACGCTGAGAATAAGATTAAGCGTCTCGATAAAATAGAGAAAGCCAATCACGACAAATGATTAGCCGCCAAACATATCGGCTAACTGTAATGCAAGCATCGCTTCTTCTGAAATAGGAGGCGGTGCTTCTTCTGTTTTGGGAGTTGTGTTGATGGTTTGTGTGTCTGTAATGTTTTGGGGGGAGTAATTTGAAGCTGGCGCAGCTACCGCAATCCCGTTTTTCTGAATGCTGCTTGTCACTGCATCTACAATCTGAGGAATACAGCTTCTGATTTCTTCTGCTATTGTGTTTTGCAGTTCCTCTTTTAAGATGGACTGCGCTTCTTGCATCTCATGTTGTTTTGTAGCCTTGTCGATTATAGCATTCACAACCGCATCGGTTTTTCCGCCGCGTTGCAAACTGTTCAGATAATCATATACAAGTACATGATTGTCTTTGCTTAAATCAAAAACAAGTGTGGTTCGTACCGTCGTGCCAACGGTCTCTTTTTCTGTTTCATTCTTTTTGGGACGTCCACGCGGCATTCAGTGCTCACCACGCTTTCGAAAACGGTGCTCTTAAATTTCACCGCTCATGGTCAGCTTTGCACGAGCCATGATTTCATATCCTTTTGCATTTGCGGTTACATCCGTCAAGAAGAAAAGGTTCTTGGTGTCAATGGCTCGCTCGATGCTTTCGCGCATCATAGCAGAACCACCACCCATAAAGATGAAATAGGATGTTTTGAAATCGTCCTTGATTTTTTCGGAAATCGTACGAATCAATGCTGTTGCATAATTGTCTGCGGTTTCCTTGGCAATTTTCACGGCGTTTTCATCGACCAGCATGTTGTTGTTCCCTGCAAGGATTGCCTCAGCCATGTAGTCATCGACCGACAAGGAACAATGGACACGCAGCTCGCTCTCGACAGTGCTCAGGAGTTCAATGACTCCACGGTCATAGCTTTCGCAGAAAGAAAGGTCCGGAGCATAAGTGTTGCTGCGACCAGAGAAACGAATCACATCCGTGGTATACCCGCCGATGTCTACAACATAAGAACGGGGATAGCGCTTGATTTCCTTCTGAATCTCGCCTGCTGCCGTAATAGAAAAGCCCTGAGGATAGACAAAGACGTGCTTGACAGTAATCTCGAACGGGATATCTTTGTACATGAAATTGATGAGTTTCCCGTTTTTGCCGAAATACTCATCATACTTCGCTTTCAGGGACATATGCTGCGGGGGCAAGCCCATCGCGAGGCATACATCGTATTTGTAGAATTTCTGATTGGGATACTTCTTTATAAGGTTCTTTGCTACGGCAATCAGCGTCAGCAAAAAGTAAGTATCATCCTTCGTCTTATCCTGCTGATAAGGCGTGCGGCTGTCATTGAGAGAATAATACTTCCCCATATAGCACATCGTCTCTCCCTTGATAGCCGGTTCAGTCGTACCGTGACGAACAAGACCAGTGGGAAACGGCTCACAGCCAGGCGTCTTCATTGCCTTGTTTCCGGTATCTACTCCAATAATCTCCATAAAAAATCCTCCGAACGAGTCGCAATATAGTTGAAAGTACGAATTTTGGGATACTCTGCGTGATAAAATATAAGTGTCTACCAGATAACAATGGGACTCACTGACTGATGCATAGCGGTTGTTAAAATGGAAAGAACAACTAATATACAACTGTCTGTTGTTATCATGATACCACACATGCAGTTGTCCAGCAACGAACTTTTGTTCGCATAGGCAACAAAAAGAAAGGAGTTATTTATGCCATCCACCTTTGATACCATGGTAGGAAAGCGAATCAAAAAGCAACGAATGGAAATCAATTACAGCCAAGAACAGTTGGCGGCAAGCACGAATTGTTCCTATCGCTGCATCCAAAAATGGGAGTCAGGAAAGACGATGCCGCGAGCACAAATGCTATGCAATTTAGCAAAAGCCTTACATGTTTCGTCTGACTGGCTGCTTGGTATTTCCAATGACAGGAACGGTTAATTGTTTACCGGAAAAACCAGCGTCTTAGCGATTGTCTCAGCAAGGTCTTGAAACTCGCTCTCAACGTGCTCCGGGATAAAACCGATAGCAGCTTCCCTCTTCAAAACGTCGATAGCCTTCGTAAACTGAGAACGGGTGTACGAATACCCCCAACGAAGACCATCGGCGTTTTGCTGTAGAATTTCGCAAAGTGGGTCCAGTACAACAAACATGATTTCCTTCACGTTGTTTTCCGTGCAGATACGCATAGCCTCGATAGCTCCGGCAAAGCCGTACTCCCATTCATCGCTCGTGTGTCCACACATACCGTGGATGATTCGCTTGTCTCCCATATCTACCACGATACCGTAAGCGCCTTCACGCGTCTCGTCGTTGTAAACGCAAGTGAGGAATACATTCGTACGGAATGCATTCGAAGCCTTCATGGCGGAATCATATTTTGAACCACGGTCGCTCTTCATCGGAACAATGCCGGTAATAGAAAGCTTGTCTGTCTTAGGCTTCTCCATCTGCATACCGGACTGTCCACGAGCCATGATTGCACTATTCCCTTTCTGAGGAGATTCTGTGCGCTGTGCAGGCTGTGAAACAGGCTTCTGAACGGGTTTCGCCTCTGACTTCATTTCCGGTGCAGAAGCCGTCTTATCCGTCACGGGCTTTTTATCCTTAGCCGGAATGACAGGAGGCTTGGGCTGTTCCGAAATCTGTTCGGAAACAGGAGGCTTTGCAATCACCGGAGCGACCTTCTTCTGTTCCGGTTCGGCATCTTTCGGCCCTTGTTCGTTTTCTTCCGTTTTGTTCAGAACCGTTTCAAAAACATGGAGCGCTTCCTTCGTTTTAGACTCGGTAGCCTCATTTTTGGATTCGTCCTTTACAGGAAGAGATTCTTCTTTTACGGGTTCATCCTTTGTTGCAGGCTTGACGGCGGGATTTGATTGCGGTTTCGGTTCTTTCTTAGCGGTGACACCGAAAAGGTTTGCGAGACGTTCTTCCTCTTTCTTCTTCCTTTCAGCTTCCTGCTTCTTGCGTTCTTCCGCAAGCTTACGTTCCTGCTCTGCCTTTTCGGCTTCTTCTTTTTCAATTTGCTTGCGCATCTTTGCGCGGCGAGCTTCCTCGATGCGCTTTGCTTCTTCTTCTTCTTTCTTTTTCTTTTCGAGATACTCAGAGTGAATCGGACGAGATGTCGTGGGAGCTGCCTGCAGAGGCTTCTTTGCTTCCACCTGTTCCCCCTTATTCTCCTCCTTCTTGAGTTTTTCCTTTTCTGCGGCATCAACTTTGCGCTGTGTCATATTGTTGAACAGCTTATTCAACGCCTCAGACTCGGCGATATAAGACTCCTTACTCATTACCGGTTGCCTCCTTTTTCGTGATGAGTGTATAGATTAACTCCTCTGTAAGAGGAATAGATGTAACATTGGGCAGATGCTCGAATCGAATACCACGAGCCTTACAAATCTGCTTCGCCTTTCCGTACAAAGAATGACTCATCTGTGTAACACGGAAAATAACAATGTCACTGTTTGCGATAAGCGCATCGCAGGTAGCCAGATTACACTGGTCAACATACGAGATGTCCGGCTGTGCATTACGAAGCATGTTGACAAAGTTCTGCTGTCCACCGCAGAAAACAATTTTCTTGTTCTTTGCCATCTGATTCAGCTCTTTATGATAGTCTATGACTTCTGTTTCCTGTTCACAGATACCTGCATCGGAATCATCAAAGTCATCAAACTCGGAAGTTTCTGGCCGAAGCTGAATGAGCTTTCGCTCTGCGTTCGCCAACAGCTTTTCCAGTTCATGGATTCTACTCTCGGCATCATCGTTCTTTTTGCGCAAAGCCGTTTCTCGTTTCATGGATGTGGCCTTGAAATCGTAAAGTTCTTTCTTGACCTTTTCCAGTTTGGCGTTTGTACTTGCCTCAGCCACTTCCTTTTTGACTTCGGAAGCTTTTTGCTTTAGCTGCTCCTCGTATTTTTTGTTTTCGAGTTCGCGTTTTCTCAGCTTTCTCTGGTTATAGATTGTAGTGCTCTTTTCGAGAATCGCATTCTTTTGCTGCTTTTCTCCAAAAGAAGAAACAACATATTGCCAGACAAGAGCAATATAAGCATCACGAATTCCTCTGTCGATAGACGCTCTATGTACCATCTTTCTCGGGTCTACTGTGCAGCTCATTGCCATAATTGCGCAAATTCGCTCTTTCATTTTCTCCGTGATGGGGAACTTATAAAGCGAATGATGATTGACACCAATACTGGTAGAAATCCGGAAAGAACTCATACACATATCGATACGCGGACGACTGGACATATTTAACGGAGGCGCTGGAGCGACGCCATTCTTGACGGCTTGCGTAAAGAAATCCGCCATTTCCGGCATATCCCAGCTGTTACAGTCACTGTCGTATCGCAGCGCATAAATCATATCGCCGAGTGTGGCGACATCCCAGATATCGGACACTGCTTCTTTCACAAAGGCCATCATCGCTTCCGTGCCGCTGTCAGAGAAGGAGTTATCGAAATCTTTGACGATTTTCCTGATACTGTCTCCGTCCTTCACGGATGCTGCCTGAAAAATGTCCAATGCAGCCTTAAATCCACGCGTAATGGTTCTCTTACTCAAATCATTCTCGTGGAACATCTTTTCGAATAGCTTATCCGATTCGCCGTCGATTTTCTTTACAATCTGGTACAGCGTGGGATTCGTCTTATCGGCTTTGATGACCAGATACGAAAGGATATCAAGTGCCGTATCTGTCAATCCATCATTCCCTGCAAGAATGATGGTAAGGTCATTTTCGCCTTTAAGGATTTTCCTTTTCATCTTCTGGCAATCGTTGTCTGACTGAGCCAGTTCAATGATTTCCTTCCTCAAAGGGAAGCACTCGATTAGAAAAGCAATCCGCTGATACACAAAATCAACGGTGCTGATTTTAAATTCTCGCGGGAAATCCCTGATTTCAGCAATATCATCAGGAATCACAAAGCCGTTAATCACATTCTGTGTAACCAAGTTATCAACTCCTTCACCGGCAGTTTAAGTTCGATGAACTTTGTTTTTCATACAACAAGGAAGGCAACAGACACCGTATGTGTTATTGCCCCACTCGCAATGCGCTCGACTGCAAATAACACCGCGTTGGGCTTTGACGGTTTTCTTCTCTTCTTTCTTCTTTTCGATTTCGCCTTCCCGAAGAATGGTCTTTACTTCCTTTGTTGTGATACCATACTTTCTGGCAATCTGAACGACCGTTTTTCCTCCGTTGAATTCCTCTACAGCCTGTTCATGTGTTACGCCACAGCCAAATTTTCCGTACATGATTTAACCCTCACTCTAAATACGGCAAAAAGGCCATGCGCTCTATTTCCTATAAGAAATGGCGGTATGGCCTGTTTGCCTCGCTTAAATAATCGAGAACTTACGCTTTTTGTTTGTGAACTCAACAATCATAGAAGGACGACGACTGCCGATAGTCTCTTTCCGATTCTCAGAGTCAATGAACAGATAAGGGTTCGTCATCTTGATTCTGGCAGGCAGAAACTTTACCCTTACTCCCTGCTGTCCATAAATGTATCTCTGGAACCAGTCAGAGTCCGTAGAAACGGGTAAAAGCATGACGACCGTGGTATTCTTTTTCCTTGACTCCTCGTACGCCTTGCGCACCCACAACTTAAAGGACTTATGCCCTGTCGGGGGATTGCAAAATACTGTTTCACCTTTCCAGTCCTGCAAGAGGCCATCGACACGCTCCGTGTAATATTTCTTGCATTTATGATTTTTGTCCGATGCAGCCGCATCCAGAGTGAAACCGTATTCCTTGTTCAGGTCATCGAAAAGCCCCTGAGGCGTCTCCCATTCCTGTTTGTGAGTATTCTTGACTGCATAAGTCTTATCCGTTGTTTTCGTTTCTACGCTGTTCATGGCAATCTTCCCCTTACGATTGATGATGTTTATTTCGTGGTCTTTGGGCCTTTTAAAAGCCCCTTGGTTCTGAGAATGTTCCGCACATATGCAAGGCGTCTTCTGCCAAAGCCATGTGCATTCTGCTTACTTTTGTTTTCGGCATAAGCCATATCAGAATACTTGATGCCGTCTTTGTAATGCTTCAAGAGATAATCTGTAACAGTCGTATCTCTGATTGCAAGAATAGCATCGACAATTCTCGCTTCTTCTTTTTTCGAATAAGGATAATCGTCGATGTTATACCTGACCCCGTCCAGCCCGCAAATGATATTCACGGGCCAACCCTTACGGAAGGCAATGTTTGCTTCGCGGATATTCCGTTCTGTCATGACATCGCCGGTCTTATCTCTTCTGTGCCTATACAATGTTCGCTGCGCACAGGCTTTGCATATACCCCGCGCATATATGATAGAAAGCCTATTACAAATAGGGCATTCTTCGATTCGGACATGCTTTCCAGACTTAACGGTTTGATAATCCAACCCGTTGATGTAAGTCTTATTGTTAAAGGTGATTGTTTCCGCACCCTTGTATTCAGGAAACTCATCTCCCGTATAAGTTCCCTTCATCTCTGCGGGAAGGGTATCTGCGTCGCTTTGAAGTACGTAGAATTTCTTTTTGCTCATAGTCTACCACCGTTTCTGCTTATCCTGCGATGCTGCTTTCAGCAACCTCGAATGGCTTTACATCAACAAGCCTTACAGAAACAATGGTAGCAAGCAGGTCTTTGGTGCTATTGAAGATGATGTTCTTCTTCTCGCCAAAGGTATCATAGAACTGAGCAGAGCAGCGATTCGGATTGTCATCGGTATCCAGCATTTTGAATCCACTCTCTCCTCTGCACAGCATCGTGGTAATATAACTACCCATGTTGCAGAAGAAATCGGTTGTAGTAAACCGGAATACCGGAGGCGTTTTCTTACGGATGGTGATGTACCGCTCGTAAAGTTCTCCGTTGATTTCCGTAACCATCAGAAGTTCAAAGGTACAGATGAACTGCCCTGCTGTCGGTGACGGAATTCCGTGCGTAGGAGTTCTCTTGTGCTGCGCCGCACTCTCCGCCTCGTACATGATTCCGTACTGTGTGACGTTGACGGTGCCGAGATTGTCAATCTTCTTGACAGTCTGATGTTTGACGAGATAGCCGTCGTACATAAGACGGTCAATAATTCTCTCGCCCTTGGCTTTCAAATTGTCGCCCTCAATCGTTGAAACGACTTCGTCAGAACCCTCGTACTGATAGCCAACGACACGACCAAAACATGCAGGCGCATCGTTTTCACTTTCTACTTTCAGGGACATAACTGACCCGAAAGGGCAATACTCCGGAATTCTTTTCTTTGCTACATAACGTTTTTCTACCATTGAATCTGTCCCCCGTGTTTGCTTGTTGATTCGTATGATATTGCCTATTTATTCTAATATAGTCAACATCAAAAAACTGCGTAAAAAATCGCACAGATGTTCTTCTGCGCTGTTCCACCATAGAAATATCACCGATATTCCCTGTTCATCTTGAACATATCTATATTATACCACATTAAAACAAGGTAGTCAACGACAAAAACCGTCGCAAATGTTAGTTTTCGCATTTACGACGGCTGAAGTTATATTTTTTTGAGCAAATTATTTTATATCGCTTGCGTTTTCGTCAGGTTCGATGTGTGCATTGTCATCAGCCTTCTCGATTACAGGCAAACCGTGAATGTTGATATTGCGGTCAGTCTTAGCATTGATACTGTTCGCACGAACGATATCGGCCATATCGATACCGGTAGCTTCCTTGACGGTCTGCATGGTCTGTGCCATCAGCACGGGAACATTCCCAGACACGCCGGAAACGCCAGATGCATCGCCGCCAATGATAGACACCTTATCGATTGCGGACAAGGGCTGAGCCACATTCTTAGCAATATCAGGCAGGACCTTGATAAGCATTTCAGCGACAGCAGCATCGTTGTACTGCTTGTAAGCTTCCGCCTTTTGCTTCATAGCTTCGGCTTCAGCAATACCCTTCTGACGGATAGCCTCAGCTTCTGCCTTACCTACAAGGGCAATACCTTCGGCTTCCTGCTGCTTTGCAAATTTCTGAGCCTCAGCAGCGCGTTCGGCTTCGTATTTTTTTGCTTCTGCTTCTTTTTGGCGTTTATACAATTCGGCATCCGCAGCTTTGCGAACCTCTGCATCCAGTTTTCTCTGCTGAACCTCGGCTTCCTGTGCAGCAAGGTCGACCATCTTCTTCTGCTTTGCGATTTCCGCATCAGCTTCGGCTTCCTTGATTTCCTTGGCGCGAAGATTTGTCTGAATCTGTCCTGCAGCGTTGGCATCAGCAGCAGCCTTGTCAGCCTCGGCTTTCAATTTGGCCTTTGCCAGCTGCAATTCATTGTTGCGCTGTGCAATAGCAGTCTGGGCTTCAACTTCCTTTTCATTGGCTGCCATTTCAGCGTCAGCCTTTGCGCGAGCAATATCACGAGCGGCTTCGGCACGAGCAATCTCTGCACGTTTCTTGACGGCTTCTTCCTGCTCAATACCAATAGCCTCAATGACGCCGTGATTGTGACCCTGCGCATCAACGGCGTCTTTTACATCCTGCACATTGAATGTTACAACTTCGAGGCCCATCTTTGCAAGGTCAGGACGGGCATTTTCGATTACTGACAGCGCCATTTGTTTACGATTTGTGAGAATCTGGTCAACCGTCATATCCGAAACGATTTCGCGCAGGTTGCCTTGCAAGACATCATTTACTTTATCATTGATGCCTTTTTCGTCCATGCCAAGGAAGTTCGAAATAGCCGACTGCTGACGACCCGTAATATATTCCTTGACATCCTTTGCACCAGATGCCTGAACCTCAGAGTCGAGAACAGTAGAATTATCGCTGTATACCTGAATCGTTACAACAGAATCAATCCAGAGCGATACGCCTTCTTTTGTCTTGACACCCGTCTCAGGGGTTTTGACATCAATTTTCAGAAGACGCATATTCAGCTTATCTGCACGCTGCAGCACAGGGATGACAAATGTACCCTTTCCACAAACGACCTTGGGCTTTTTCAAGCCGAATCCAGTCACAACGATGGCTGCTGTGGGAGGCGCTTTTTTGTAGCATGTGAATGCGAACAAAACAAACAATACGACAATGATGATTCCTAAAAACATGGTATACTCCTTTTCTTATCTGCAATGGGATTTGCAATACTTTGACACTTTGCTGGCGACCTCTTTCTTGAATGCATATTCATCACATTGTGCCAAACGCATTTTATATATCTCCTGCTGTTTGGCAACACGAGCCGAATAGCCTTCGCATACGGAATGACATCCAGCTTTGCGATGTGGGCATTGATAACAGGTTCTAAAAATGTCGTGTTCGCTCGCACTTCCAGTATTGCTGTTCGATGTCATAAATGGAATTCCCCCTGTCTTTCCAATTGATATATTATATTATACCACAAATAGGCGAATGAATCAATGAAAAAAGACGAGCAAGATATTTCTCACTCGCCTTCTGCTCTTTTGTGTTGTTAGGCTTCTTCGCTGCCTTCGCTATCTTCTTCTTTGCGACTATCCTTAGAGAACCCAACAAAACCGCATGCGCCTGCAGAAATTCCAAAGATTACTGCCATGATGGGCATGATGAGTCTGTTTCGATATACAGCACCTACAATGAAATTAGCGTTAGCTACCTGCTCCAATACATAGTGTGCAATCGCGCAAATTGTAAGTTCAGAAGCGTTACCGAACGATTCATCAAGACCGATGCTGAGCAGCGACATGGAATAGGTTGCACTGGCTACATACTTGATTTCGATAGGTGCAGCGGTTTCATATACAGCTACATAACTCTTGCCGGTATTCTTTTGACCGTAGATAGACAGTGTGCGGTAGAATCCGCCTTCTGCCCTTGCTACTGGGTCGCTTGTCCACTTACCGCCTGTGATTTTATAGGAATCACTGTTCAGACCGATGGCAGACATCAAATCGCTCTTATAACCATCCCAAAGCGGTGTGGCGGGATTGTATGTGTGGACTTTTCCGAGATAGACATATGCGGTGGCACCTTCCGGAATTACGACTTGTCCATCAATCGTGAAATCGACCCATGTATCGGTGTCCTCGACTTCATTGACCTCTTTCAGAACGCCTTCAACTTCCGTACCATCATCAAGAGTGAAGGTCTTGTTTTGCGGGGCGTTCGGTTTCTTGTCTTCGCCCTTGTACTCCACTGTCATTTCTGTGGGAATATCGGCTTGTTCTTCCGTGTACTGAACATCTTCGAGCGGCAATTCATACTGTTCTCCGCCCAGCGTTACAGTATAGGTCTGAGGAACTTCTTTTACAGTCAAATCCGTATATTCTACGGTTTCTTGATACTTGGTATTGAGTTCCCTTTGCTGATAATCTACGCTGTCTTCGTCGAGGACATAGGTATTACCGTTCTCCTCAATCTCCTTCGGAAGAGGATTGGCATCAGCTTCTTCTTGGTCCTTGTAATTGAACTCACGAGTGATATCAATATCAATATCACCAAGAGAAGTCAACGCTTGTGTAGAAATGCATCCTACGCAAAGCAGCGCACTTACAAAAGCAAGCACTCTCATTATATTCTTCATAGCTTTTTTTGGCGTCTTAGCAGCTTGTCTGCCTGTACGCCGCCTCCTTTCGAATTCTCCTTTTATTGTATCTACTTTGCAGCAAATAGCAAAGAAAAAAGCCGAGCGGCTTATCACCGCTCGGCATCCCCATCACATATCAATCTTCATCGACGTCTTCGTTGACAGTCGTGTTTACTCGTTCCTCTTTCGGAATGTACTTAGGTGTGGGCTCACAACGACATTTGAGTACATATTCACTATCGCCAAACGCAAGTTCCTTTAATGCTAACGGGTAGGCAAAAAACAGCTTCTTGGCAAATGCTTCATCCTTATCAAACGCTTTTGCCAGTTTCTTGTAGAAGAACCAGCAATAAGCAGACAATGCAAGAGTGTAAGCAATGGAATCGAACTGGAACATTGTAAATCCAGTTCCCAACTCGACATGGTTCATAAAATACCACACCCAAAGCCAAGACGGAACACACTGAATGATAGAGCCTACACCGTATACCAGCGGATACACGCCATAGGTACCATAGGCGAAAATAAGCGGAGAAGCTCCCTTCTTATATGCCTTATAGGACATTTTCATAACACAAACAAAAATAAAAAGAAGTGTTACGGTAGTCAGCAGATTAGCAATGAAGTGTAAGAAGCCAAGCCCCTTCGTACAAAGATGTAAAGTCAATCCTAAATAAAGAATAATCGGCATTTTCATTCCTCCTCTTTTCTATATTATACCACATTTTGCCTTAATGGTCAACTTGTATAATACAAAAAAGATAGCCACCCATTTCTGAGCGGCTATCTGAAGATTTGAGGTCCACATTCAGCGCCTAAACCCTGTTCTGCTTCCCTGATGACTGGTTTTATCGTTGCTCGCCAACCGCAGGTCTATACATCCTGCATCGCACTTTGAGAAAATAATCGAGTTTATGTGCCAGCCTCACAAGGCGTCTTTTAGCCTACTGCAGTTTCGTCAGCAGGGGCCTCGGACTCAGCAGCAGAATCAGCCTCGGCAGTATCCTCAGAGGAAGCCTCCTCAGTGGATTCGGCGGCATCGCCATCAGTCTCGGCGCTTTCAGCCTCGCTGTCGGAAGCCTCACTGTCAGCAGCTTCAGATTCAGCAGTGCTCTCAGCCTCGGATGCAGCCGCTTCCTCAGCAGGCACGGAGGTAGCCACCAGCAGATTGCCCTCGGCATCAGCCTGACCACAGTTGTACAGATATGCGAACGCAGCACTCAGATTGTCGAACTTGGACAGGTCAGGAACCTCAACAGTAGAACCGTCATCAGCGGTCTTGGTACCGTCGAAATGAACGCTGCCATCCTCGTCATAGCGAACGGTGACGGTATAGCCATCGCTTGCCAGAGCTTCAGTCATATAAGCGGCATAAGCGTTCATGGTGGTCTTCATCTGGTCCTCACTCAGAGAAACACCATCGGGCATCTCAGTCAGCTTGCTGTTGTCCAGAACCTCAACTGCGGACTCACTGGTCGCGCCGCTTGCACTGGCAGCATCATCCTTCTTGCCACAACCAACAAATGCAGTGCAGGCCATTGCCATAGCGAGACACAGCGCAGCACCCTTCTTTACAGAACTCTTGTTAACCTTCTGCATGAGTAACTTCTCCTTTTTCATGTGTGTTTGATGTGCATATTTCAATCTAACGCAACCCGTGCAGGTTGCAACTGAAAGCAGCGCACGATGCTAGTCTATTTCAATCTAACGCAACCCATGCGGGTTGCAACAGCAAACTTACACATTTTCATGTGTGTTTGTTCGATGTGCATATTTCAATCTAACGCAACCCGTGCGGGTTGCAACAGCAAACTTGCACAAACGGAGCAATAAGTTGTCATGCATTTTGTACAGTGTTTGTCTGTTTTTTGACCATACAATATGGTCAGATGCTACTTACTGCAATGGAATCATATCCTTTCATCATATTGTTTGAACAAGCTTCATGCACTATGCTTATATTATACCACTAAAAGTATAAATAGTCAACAAAGAATAGCGCCCCACAGATTTTTCTGCGGAGCGCTATATGTTATCTCTTACACGGAGTAGAGATTATTTCAGTTGGTTACTGCTTCTTTTCCTCGGTTTTATCCTCAGGCTTTTCAGCAGCTTTTTCTTCGCTATCGCCATTCTTCTTCTTGACGATGACAAATGCGCCAACACCAATCAGAGCAACAACAACGATAACAGGAACGATAACTTCTGCGCCAAAACCAACGCCAGTCTTGTAGTTGACTACAACAGGTGCCGGAGTGGGAGCGGGTTCATTCTTGACTACAGGAGTCGGAGTCGGTCTGCTTTCTTCCGGAGGATTCTCCAGCTTAACACTTGCTACCCGAACATCACCGTAGTTGCCTGCCTTATCGACTGTACGGGTCACAATGTAACCAGTCCAATCGGGGCTCAGCTTAAAGGTGACGTAACCGTTGTCCTTATCAATGTTTGTAACATTGACAGTCTCGAACTTGGTTTCGTCGAAGGTGTAATCGCCATCAGCACTCTTGGCAATAGCAGAACCATTGACCTTGTAATACTGAATCTTAGCGACACCGGAGTTGTACTCGCCATCCAGAGCGGAGATAGCAGGAACGGAATCCTTGACCTTTACAACAGGCACGAAGTCGGGGTCTTCGGTATCATCCTTGCCACCGTTTTCGTCGGGAGTAGCAACGACATCGTTACCGTTTTCATCACCGGTCTCGTCGCCGGTTGTGAAGAGAGCGGGCTTACCATGAGCAATACGAAGCGTAGTGGCTTCGGTCTTGTCATTGGTCGTTTCGGTCTTTTCGGACTCGGCGGGAACCTTCTCATCTGTACCGGATTCGGTTTTATCCTTCTTACCGGAATCTTCCTTCTTGTCGGTATCGTCCTTCTTATCGTCCTTCTTATCGTCGTCCTTTTCGGGAGCCTTGCCAGTCTCTTCACCAGTAATGAACACATTGATGGTGCTCTCGAACTTGACGAACTTCTCGTTCAGCAAATCGGTCTTATTGGTGGAATCAACCTTATCGGCAGCGAAAGCAGAAGCAACGACAGGAGCTTCGGTATCAACAGATGTGGTGATAGTTCCCATCTCGGTAATGGCACCGGTCTTCAGGTCAATCAGGTAATAGGTAGAAGTAACCTTCTCACTATTAGCGGAAATGACCATCTTCTCGGCCCACTCAGCATCGGTCAGGGAATCGCTGGTTCCGATTGCGTAACCCTTAGGAGCGATAACTTCAACCTTAGAGTTGAAGTACAGGCCACTCAGGTCATCAGTCGTCTTCTTGGTAACCTCAACAGGCTTACCGGTCTTTTCGTCAGCCACAGTACCAACGATAGTTGCGGGTTCTACATCGGCAAGATGCAGACGCTGAACTTCGAGGTCTCCGGTGGTAGGCAGGTAATTGTAGTTGTCGTAAGCGCCGCCAACATACTTGAAAGCGTCCTTCGTCAAACCAACATTACCGAAGATACCATCGATGCTGGAAGCAACAATGAGTTCGAAGGAAGGCAGCTTAACGGTTTCAGCAGTCTCGTCGAAAGCGTAACCACTGGTCTTGATTTCGGGAATCTCCGTCTTAGTGCCATACAGCTTGACGACGGGGTTCGGGTCGAGAGTAACCGTCAGGTCTTTACGAGCGATAACGAACTGACCATCGGCTTCGTTCTTATCGGCATCGACGACATTGATTGTTACTGCGTAATTCTGCTCAACAGCAGCATCGTAATCAGAGGTAACGGTGTAGGTGTAAGTACCAGCGTTCTTGACGTTTTCAGTCTTGAACTGGCTGTCACTCTCCACGCCGTCATCGCCGCTTGCAATATCAGGAGTCAGAGTAGCCTTTGCATCAGCGGTCAAGGGAGCAGTCTGTGCATTGTCGGTGGTCTTGTCATTCTCGAAAGGAGTATAAACAAGCGCCATTTTCAGGCCCAGAGAATCAGGCTTGACAGCTGCACCGTGCGTACCATCGCCATTGGTGGCAACAGCATTTACGGTGAAGTCTGGGTTAGTGGTATCGCCATAGACGATATCCTTGGGCTCGGTGACAGTGACTTCGACCAGACGCTCGCCAATAGTATAAACGCCATTAACAATCGTAATCAGGTAATCGTCATTGTCGTAAGAACCGACCATGTCGTATGCACCGTAATTCTTGACAGATTCGGGCACGCTCTCCGCAACCAGAGAAGCAGCACCATCAGCAGACTTCATGGAAATCTCTTCGGCAACCGCATTCTCAACATCCTTCTGAGTGATGCTGATAATAGCTTTCAGGTCATCGCCATTTACGATGGTCTTCTTATCGGCATCGCCAGTATAGGTAAGAGTATTGCTCAGTTCAGCCATTTCATTGCCGTAGACAGAACCAACAGTGCCGATGGTCCAAGTCAGAGGACGCTGAGTGACCGTGTAAGTGCCGTTCATAGCAGTTACCAGATAATCCTGATAAGAAGCCTGACCGACGCGGTGAGCCAGACCGGAGAAGGAAGGAACAATGTCATAGCCTCCGACATGGCTTGCAGAAGTGACGAGGCACAGGTTCGTGCCTTCCAGAATATCACCATTGACCAGAGCTGCCTTGGCAGTGTCACCAGTGTATTCCAGAACGTTCACGGTACCGTAATCAGACCAATCTTCAACAGCAACATCGTCGCCATAGATAGAAGTCTGGGGTTTAGCGGTGACAGTGATGGGACGCTTGTCGATAACAAAATCAACGGGAGCGTAAACAAAGGTGTAGTTGTTTGCTGCGGCATTCTCAACATTTGCAGGAACGACCTTGCCGGTACCAGCGTGAGAAGCTACCGTTGCGGGAGCTCCCTCAGCATCGGTGAAGTTGAAGGTCAGGTTTGCAATGCTCAGGACACCAGCATCATCAGGAGTGGTGTTGCCCTTGACGGGTTTCACAACGAATCCATCGAAAATCAGGTCGTCGCCGGAGAGAACAGGGTTCTCATCGCCGTAAATCTTGCTCTGGGGAGCCAGAGTAACATTCAGCGTAGCAGGAGTGATTTCAAAGGTGTTGTTTACGCGGGTGATATTGAAGTTGGCATCATCGCCCTCGATAATCATCGGGTGCTTGCCGACATCTTCACCAGCATCGGTGCCAGCGTCAGGACGAACAACCTTCAGATTTGCAAGGTCGCCTGCATCCTCGCTCACATAGTAAGCGCCGTCGCCAGTTGCAGTCCAAGTCAGTGCGGGGTCAGCCTCACCGTAGACCTTCTTCTGGCCTTCGTCAACAACCACGATTACATCGCGCTTATCGACATGCAGAGAACCATCAACAAAGACGATGGGGTCATAGTTCTTTGCGCCCTTGTTTTCCAGACCGCTCATGGTGATGACATAATCGCCAGCAGCAGGACGAGCAGGAATCTCGGACAGAGAACCGTCAGCATTCTTGATGTTGTAGACAACCGAGCCAGTGAATGCGGAAGCAACGGTGTCATTGTTCTTCAAGCCAGTAACGGTGTAGCTGAACGTGGGAACGGTGCCGCCATAAATCATGGAGTAACCGCCAGCCACAGTAAAGGTGACCTTAACGGGCTTGATGGTCAGAGTAGCAACTTCCATAGCTTCGGGCTCGGTGGTGGAAGAACCAACATCGACGGAAGTGCCGGAGCCAGTCACGATGGTGATGGCGTAGTTGCCGTACTTGTTGTACAGAGTGGAGCTGATGGGATATTCACCGACATCCTCACCGGCTTTGCGAGTGACAGAGCCGCTCAGAGCACCAGTAGTCAGTTCCAGCGTATTCTTCTTCAGACCATCGTTGGAAATGTTGCCGGAAATCTCGGTGTAAGAGAATGCGGGGTCTGCATCGCCGTAATCCTTCTCGTAGTTGGAGAAAGTCAGGGTGATGGGACGAGGAGTGATGGTGATGGTGGAGTCAATCACCGTCAGGTCGTAGTTGGCAGGCTGTGCGTAGATAGCTTTCAGAGCATAAGTGCCAACGCTTGCGGAAGCAGAAGTTGCACCGGAAGTCAGGGTAATGCCCTTAAGAATCTTTTCGGCTTCTGCTGCCTGAACATCAGTAGTAGTCAGCAGACCAGTGCCGCCCTTGATGTAATCCTTCACGTTCATAGAAGTGAGGGTCTCACCATAGGTCTTTTCGGTTTCGAGCAGGTTGATAACGGCAGTACGCTTATTGATGGTAAAGCGAACATCATTGGTGAAGCTGATACGATAGTTCTTTGCCATCGTCTGCTCATAGATGTTACCGCTGTAAATCGGATAAGTGCCAGCGTTCTCGCCTGCTTCACGGCTCAGACGAGCCTGTGCGAAGTCGGCCTTGGGCTCTGCGAAGCTGGTGGTGTTGTAGTCGAAGATGACATAGGTATCGTTGACTGCAAAGCTGGGGTCAGTCTCGCCGTAAGTCTTGGACAGGCCATAGCGAGGAGTGATGGTCAGGGGCATCTGATGAACAATCAGCATGTTCTTGCCATCGGGTTCAGACAGCTTAACGCTGTTTGCGGGCTGGTTATCCAGACGGAAGGTCAGGTTGTAAGAACCTGCATCGTACAGACCAGAAGCGTTCGCAGTAGCCTCAACGGCGATACGAACAACACCCAGAGAAACATCCTTGCCGTCCATCTTGATATTGACGGTTTCGCCATCGTGGTAAATCTGAGTGCCATCGGAGGTATTTACGTTGACAGAAACTTCCTTGGCGATGGTGTCGGGCTTCTTCTCACCGTAAGTAGTCTGCAGTGCGTTGAAGGTGACAGAGACATCAGCCTCTGTGACTTGGAACGTAGCCTGCGGGGCAATCGTTACGATGTAGTTGGGGTTCTCATCATAAGAGATGGTAGCCTCATAGTTGCCGACAACCGTGGTGGGGTCTTCCCACTTGGTCAGGTCGATGTGGATGTTCAGCGGGCTGCCCTGCGGGTCAACCACATTGATAGCCTGAGAACCGGTCTCGTCATACAGCGCATAGCTGGGGGTGTTCTTACCGGCAACGCCGTACTTACGGACGCTGTTGGTAGTACCCTTGATGGTGACAGGCAGTGCATTGATAGTCAGCGTACCGCTTGTACCATCGCTGTAAGTGCCGGTGTAAACGATGTTGTAGTTGGGGTTGGTGTAACCGGAAACAACAATAGGATAGGTACCAACACCAGTCAGCTTACCAACGGTATTGTCAACGCCATACTTGATGGTGACAGTGCCGCCCAGAGAAGCGACGGTATCATGGATGCCAATTTCATCGTTGCTTGCGAAGTTCTTGTATTCCAGTGCGCCGGTAATGTCGGCATCGCTGGGATTCTCGGAACCATACAGACGCTCACGATTCGGAACGGTGATGGTCAGAGTACGCTTGGTGATAGTGTACTTATCGGGAGCATTGAAGGTGATGTCGTAGTTCTTGGCGATTTCAGCAGTCTGGAACTGTGCATCGCTGTAAGCGTAAGAGCCAACGGTCTCGCCAACCTCACGAGTCACAACGCAGCCAGCAAAATCGGAACCAACACGGCCACCCTTGCCATTGACGGGGTCAAGAGTAAAGGCAACGCCGCCCTTGGCATCACTGTCGCCGTAAACCTTCGTCTGACCGCCCATCACATTGATGGCGATAGGACGCTTGGTGACGGTCAGCTTGCTGTTGACAAAACGAACCAGATAGTTGTCGTAACGGTCATAGTTCTTGCCATCGGCATTGGGGTCCCAGTCAGAAGACCAACGCTCCTGAGAAGCACCCTGCACAGATGCGCTGACAGTGTATTCGCCAACATTGGCAGTTGTAGGAGTGCCGCTGTTGCCAGCCGCATCCACCATGGTAAAGCCAAGCTTATCCTCGGTCAAACCGATGCTTGCCTGTGTATCGTTCAGCTTGAAACCTTCGATGGATTTAATCTTGCCAGAACGAGCAGCACCATACATTGCGGACAGGTCATCGAGAGTGACAGTCAGCATTGCAGGATGGATGATGTACTTGCTGTTGATGACCTTGACGTCATAGTAAGCAGTGCATGCAGGGGGAACTTCGACAGTCATCGGATATTCGCCAACATTCTTATTGTCGATATCCTGACGCTGTGTTGTCAGAACCATGCTGACCAGTTTGTTCACACCGTCATCAGCGGTGATGTCAGAACCAGCGACAATACGCTTATCGGAGGCCACTGCCTGAGCAGCACCGTTATAAGCAACAGCGTCGAAGGTGATGGTGGAAGACTTGCCCTTTTCAGCCTCACCATAGATGGCATCAATCTGGTCGTTGGTGATGGTTACGTTACGCTTGGTAATTTCAAACGTTGCGGTAGCAAGGTTGATGTTATAGCCATTGATAGGCGCATTCGTCTGGATATTGCCGATTGTAACAGTATAGCCACCGGGAGCAGAGGTGATGCTGGGCAGAACAACGGTGGGTTCACCGCTCAGACCAAGCATCTCTTTCAGAGCAACTGCGTTGGACTTGTGTTCGTTGTTGGTCTTATACTCGAAATTCGTCTTATCGGTATCAGACCAGCCAGTAATCACGAAGTCAACCTGAGGATTCTGCTGACCATACTGACGAGTGGCTTTGCTGCCGGTCGTCTGTACGCCATCATTGCCCTTGAAGACAAATACAGGAGTCAGGGTCAGAGTTTTTTCGGAAACGACAACATACACATCGCCGGTATTGGGCTGAATGTCGATGTTGTAGTTTGTGTTGCTCTTCGCGGAGGAACCTAAGATGATTTTGTAAGAACCGGTAGTGTCCTTATCAAAGTTCTCTGTGGTCAGAACATCCGCAGGAAGCAGGTCGCCGTCAACCAGACCACCATTGGTATCCATAACGGTGTAGTTAATCTGGCTGATGGTATTGCCCTTCGTAACATAGGTGGTATGAGGGACAATGTAAATCTGACGCTTGTTGATAGTCACACCCGTGTCATTGCGGATGTTTTTGGAAGAATCCAAGTTGGAACCATCAATGATGGTGTAATTCAGACCATTCACAGTAACGCTTGTGGCACCTGTATCAACATAAGTCGGATAAGTACCGGCATTGCAATGAATGTCTGTGGGATTCTGGCCGTCGCCGTCAGCCGGAGCATACATGATGAAGCTCAGACCGTCGATAGCTGCCTGAATATCCTTTTCGACTTCCTGAGAAGTACGGGAATCAGCAGTGCTGTATTCGATGGTCAGACCCTTAGACTTGAAGGAGTCACCGTAGGTGTAGGTAACAGTCTGAGGCAGAATGCGAATAACATTCTCCTGACCGCTAATCTTGGTATACTGAATACCAGTTCCTGCGGCAATCTGCTTACCAGTCTCAGCAGCGGTGATTGCCTGATAGTCCCCGATGACAGTCGTAGAACCGCCGCCATCAAACGCGCTGGCACCGCTGTTGTCTACAGGGTTTTCCTGACGGTCGCAAACCTGCAGATACAGGTCAGACATGTCAAGGTATGCGTCCATGACGGGCTCGGCGACCTGCTCATCCTCGCTCAGAGAATAATACATGTCCTCAATGGGTTCCCAGTCATAAACTGCATCCAGTTCCTCAGTGCGACGCGTGACCATCGCATCAAGAACCGCGTTTTCCTTGTCAGCCTGCCATGCCTTGCTTGCAAGACCGAAGTTGTTTGCAGCAGTCAGAATTTCATCTTTACGGCTTACAAGGGCGTTAGCCGCATCGATAAATGCCTGTGCTGCTTCACTGATGCTGCCAGTGGTAGAAGCTTCGCTGGAAGTGCTGGTGCTTGCACCAGTATCAGAGGCAGCACTGTTTGCGTAGGCAGTGGTCGTTTCAGACCCCGCCTGACTTGTAGCCTCAGAAGAAACATCGCTCGTCACAGAAGTGTCGCTGGACGCGGAACTTGCTGTGTCGGTAACATCGCTTTTCGGCGCGGGAGTAGTAGCGGAAGAGTCGGAGTTTGTTGTCGTAGTGCTGAGTGCATCAGTTTCCTTCGGAGCTTCTTCACTCTGCGTGATTCCACTCGCGCTCTCCACTGCATAAGCAGTGACAGGAGCAAACTGAGACAGGCACATTGCTACGGCGACAATCGCACTCAAAAACCGCTTACGAGGTTTCTGCATGTTAGTTGCCCTCCTAATAATGTGAGTGTTCTGTGGTTTTACCACAGCCGGATTTATATACACCCTTACCTACTCCCTAGTGTGCAGCCTCGATTGTAGATAAGAAAGTATATCAAAACACAAGCAATCAAATTGCATATTTACAATATGCCACAAAAAGACAGAAAAGTCAATCAAAAATTTTGGCACAAAAATGCCACCCATGAACGCATTCTCATATTTCGTATGGACATGGATGGTTGAAACATTAACGCAAAACCTGCTTGACTATAGCTATTATTTGTTCTAAGAAATTTGATGCTGTATTTATATCTATTATATTACTTACTTTGCAGCAACGGTCAATAATTATTCTGAAAGTTAGAAGTTTTTTACGCAAAAAAAAGAGCGGCAGCTCTTTCGAACCACCGCTCTATTGTTTTACCGCTTATTCAGCGGAATCATCCTTATGGTTATCTTTGTTGTCGTTTTCGTCCTTCTTGCGCTTGTGGTTTACTACCACCAGAGCAGCGACGCCAATGCCAACCATTGCTACCAGACCAACAATGCTCTGTGCAAATCCGATACCCGTCTTCTTGTTGCTCGTGAAGATAGAGAAGAGGGAGAAGGGTTTGCCGTCTACCTTGAAGATATCGAGCCAACCAATCGGCGGGGTCTTGGGCTTCTCAGTAGGAACAGGGGTCGGAGTAGGCTTCGGGTTGTCGGGAGTCGGAGTCGGTTTAGGCTCGTCAGGCGTTGTGGGAGTAGAGGGCTTCACAACAGGGACTTTCACCTCGTTGGAAGGTTTCTCTACATCTTCATCAATCGGCTTGGACGGGTCCTTACCATGACCCGGATTCTCGGGGTCTTCGGGATTCTGACCCGGAGCCTTAGCGACAGCCACGTTAATGACATCGTGTCCGGCATCCGCGTCAACGGCAACATAAGAATAGGTCAGAGTGAAGGATTCGCCAACAGGGATACGAGCAATAGTGAACGTTGTCGTTGCGCTATTGTAAGTATATCCATCACCGTTCTGGGCTTCAATATGGCTTGCGCCGTCATTGTTGTCCTTTACGGTTACATTGACAAGGTCTACTTCACCGGTATTGGTTACTACCACACGATAATTGATGGTTTCACCGACATTGACTTTCGTCTTGTCAGCACTCTTCACAATCGTGAGGCTCTTTTCGAGCGGAATATCAGTTTCCGTACCGGAACCCGGAACTTCCACATCGACCTTGTTGGACGGAATATCCGTATCAGGGTCAATCGGTTTCGTCGGGTCTTTACCCTGTCCGGGATTCTCCGGGTCTTCGGGGTTCGTACCGGGAACATGAATCGTCGCTACGTTTTCAAGAATGTGCGTAGTCACATCGGCGATACCGACAGTATAAACGTAGTGGACAACCACATCGCCACCAGCAGGAATCGTGTCGATGGTGAATACACCATTCTCATAGTGATAACCAGCGCCATCCACTGCGAAAATGCTTCCGGAGAAGTTATTCTCATCAGTCAGAGCAGCATTCTGAATATCGTGGTCTTTGCCATTGTGTACCGTTACGGTATAGGTGACAGTCTCACCCGGCTTTGCGACAGTCTTGTTTGCAGACTTCCAGATGGTGACAACGCCATCATCAGGCTTCTTCACATCGACTGTATTGGACGGGATATTATACTGCTCGCCATCGTGCGTGTACTTAATGGTTGCGGTATTTTCCATAACGCTCTCATCGGTCGTCTCTACCGTATAGGTATAAACGATATCAAGAGCCTCACCGGCATCCAGATAACCGATAGTCCAAGTACCGTCTCCGTTATAGGTATAGCGGTTAGAACTCTCAGCCGTAACATCACCCGCAAAGTTGTTATGGTCTGCGACAGTGATATCGTTTACGGTTTCGTCTGTCATATTCTTCACCGTAATGGTGTAGGTCACAACATCTGTCACCTTAGCGATATACTTATCGGCATCCTTTTCAACATCGATAGGCGGTGTCGGGTCTTTCACAACAGCAGCGTTCAGAACCTTAGGAGCATCAGCGGTAACTACCACATAGGTGAAGTTAAGCGTTACGCTCTCGCCAGCCTTTACAGTGCTGATGGTATAGGAGTTGTCGCCGTTATCCGCAACGCCATCCATGGGCACAAAGTTGAGCGTTCCGTTGCCATCGAAGAAGTCTTCGACCACAACATTTTCTGCATCAGCCTTGCCCTTGTTGGCGACAGTAACCGTATAGTTGAGCGTATCGCCAACCTTGGCTTCTGCCTTATCAACGGACTTGGTGATTTCGATTACAGGAATCTCTGTTTCGGTTTCAGAGCCGGGAACTTCCACATCAACCTTGTTGGACGGAATCTCCGTATCGGGGTCAATGGGCTTCTCGGGGTCTTTGCCGTGACCCGGATTATTCGGGTCTTCAGGATTCGTGCCGGGAACATGGATTGTTGCAATGTTTTCGAGAATCTGCGTGGGCACATCAGCAATTTCAACCGTATAGGTGTAGTGGATAACCACATCACCGCCTGCGGGAATCTTATTGATTGTGAATTCGCCGTTCTCGAAGGTGTAATCTGCACCGTCAACGCTTACGATTTCACCAGCAAAGTTGTTGGTATCTGTCAGACGAGCGTTTTCGATGTCGTGATTCTTTCCGTTATGAACCGTGACGGTATAGGTTACAACCTCACCCGGCTCAGCCTTTGTCTTATCTGCAGCCTTGCGGATGGTAACAACACCATCATCGGGCTTCTCGACATCGACGGGGTTAGAGGGAATATTGTAATCTGTGCCATCCTTGCTGTAAGTCACATTTGCAATGTTTTCGATGACGGTGGCATCCTCAGCCTGCATCGTATAGGTGTAGGTGATATGGATGGTCTCGCCAGCGGCAATAGTCGGAATAGTCCATGTCTTATTGCCATTGTAAGTGTACTTGTCAGCGTTTTCGGCCTTGATTTCGCCCTTGAAGTTGTTAGTATCGGTGACGGTTACATTGTCAACAGGCTCAGAAGTGGTGTTCTTCACGGAAATCGTGTAGGTTACAACCTCATCTACCTTTGCAATGTGCTTGTCGGCTTCCTTCTCAACGTCAACAGGCGGTGTCGGGTCTTTGATTACTGCGGCGTTCAGTACGAGAGGTTCGTCTCCTTCAACTACAACATAGCTGAAACGAAGTTTTACGCTCTCCCCTGCCTTGACCGTAGAAATTGTGTAGGTGTTGTCTCCGTTATCTGTCACGCCATCCATGGCCTTGAAGTTCAGCGTTCCGTTTCCGTCAAAGAAATCCTTAATCAGGATATTCTCAGCATCCGCGTTACCGCCGTTCTTGACAGTGACGGTGTAGTTTAGCGTATCACCAATCTTGGCAGTAGGCTTATCTACAGACTTGGTAATAGAGATTTCCGGAATCTCTGTCTCAACTTCGGAACCGGGGACTTCCACTTCGACCTTATTGGACGGAATGTCCGTATCGGGGTCAATAGGTTTATCCGGGTCATTGCCGTGTCCGGGATTCTCAGGGTCTTCCGGATTCGTGCCGGGCACATGTGCCGTGGCAACATTTTCCAGAATGTGAGTGGGTACATCTGCAATCTGCACCGTGTAGGTGTAGGTCAGAACAGCGTCTGCACCAGCAGCAATCTTATCGATTACAAAGTGTCCGTCAACGAACTTGTAGCCGACACCATTTGTGCCGGTAATCGTTCCAGCAAAGTTGTTGGAATCGCTTACGACCACATTGGTGATGTCATGCGCCTTGCCGTTGTGAATCGTAACTGTGTAGGTCACGACCTCACCGGGTTCTGCAATCTTCTTGTCACCGCTCTTGACAATCGTAACTTCGCCATCCTTCGGGACAACGACTTCAACGGGGTCTGCCTTGATGACATACTCGCCGTCATCGGTCGTGTAGCGAACATCAGCTTCGTTGACCAGCGTAGAGGGGTCGGTAGTCTTCACCGTATAGGTGTAGAGAATATCGATGCTTTCACCAGCCTTGATGCTGGGGATAGTCCAAGTATGGTTGCCATTGTAGGTGTACTTGGCGTTGTCTTTAGAGGTGATTGCACCTGTAAAGTTGTTGGTATCGCTGACCAGCAGGTCGGTAACGGCCTTATCGGTCGTGTTCTTCACCGTGATGGTGTAGTTGACGACTTCGTCGACCATCGCTACATGCTTGTCTGCGGTCTTCTCGATGTCAACAGGAGGAGTCGGGTCTTTCACAACAGCAGCGTTCAGGACCATCGGCGCATCTCCGGCAACGACCGTGTAAGTGAAGCGGAGCGTAATGCTCTGACCCTTCTCCACATTCGCAACCGTATAGGTGTAATCACCGTTATCCGTCACACCGTCCATCGGAACGAAGTTCAGGACACCGTTACCGTCAAAGAAATCCTTGACGACAGCGTTCTTGACTGCCTGTCCGCCAACATTCGTCAGCGTAATCGTGTAGTTCAGCGTATCGCCAACCTTGGCTTCCGTTTTGTCTACACTCTTAACGATTTCGAGCTTGCCTTCCGGCACATCAACATGCGTGCCGTCACCGGGAACCTCAACATCGACCTTGTTGGAAGGAATCTCCTCGTCAGGGTCGCCGGGGTTCTTGCCGGGGACATGAGCCGTTGCAACATTTTCAAGAATCTTGGTCGGAACATCGGCAATCTGGACTGTGTAGGTGTAGTGAACCACTGCGTCACCGCCAGCAGGAATCTTGTCAATGACAAATTCGCCGTTGATGAACTTGTAGCCAGCACCGTCAACGCCCTCAATCTTGCCTGCGAAGTTGTTCGCGTCAGTCAGACGGACATTCTTGATGTCGTAATCCTTACCGTTATGAATCGTAACCGTATAGGTAACGACCTCGTTCGGTTCAGCCTTGGTCTTGTCGGCAGTCTTAAAGATGGTAACGACACCATCGTTAGGCTTTTCGACTTCGACGGGGTTGGACGGAATATCGTAGTCAGTACCGTTGTAGCTATAACGCACATCGGCAGTGTTTTCAATGACAGTTTCATCGCTTGCCTGCATCGTATAGGTGTAGGTAATGTCGATGGACTTGCCGGATTCGAGCGTTGCGATGGTCCAAGTCTTATCACCGTTGTAGGTGTAGCCCTTGCCATCCTTGCCTTCGATTTCGCCCTTGAAGTTGTTCGTATCGCTTACCAGCAGGTTCGTCAGCGTGTCCTTGGAATTGTTCTTCACCGTGATGGTGTATGTAACAATCTCATTGACCTTGGCGATATGCTTGTCAGCGCTCTTCACAATATCCGTGGGCGGTTCGGGAGTTGTGATAACTGCCGCGTTCAGAACCTCAGGTGCGTCACCGTCAACCACCACATAGGTGAAGTTAAGCGTTACGCTCTCGCCAGCCTTGACACTTGCAATCGTGTAAGTGTCATCACCGTTATCGGTGACGCCATCCATAGCCACGAAGTTCAGTGTGCCCTTGCCGTCGAAGAAGTCTTTGACTGTGACATTCTCAGCATCGCCCTTGCCGTTGTTCTTGACAGTAATCGTGTAGTTCAGAGTATCACCGACAACGGCTTCATTTTTATCCACACTCTTTGTCAGAACAAGGTCAGGAATCTTGGTTTCAGTCTCGGAACCCGGAACCTCAACATCGACAGGATTCGAAGGAATCTTCTCATCGTTATCGATAGGCTTGTTCGGGTCTTTACCGTGACCGGGGTTGTTCGGGTCTTCGGGGTTCGTTCCGGGAACATCAGCCGTAGCGATATTCTCCAGAATCTGAGTAGGCACATCACCAATTTCAACCGTGTAGGTATAGGTCAGAGTGACCGAAGCGCCTGCGGCAATCTCAGCAATATGGAACTCACCGTTCTCGAAGGTGTAATCTGCGCCGTCAACGCCAGTGATTTCACCAGCGAAGTTATTAGCATCGGTTACTACAACATCGTGAACATCGAAGCCCTTGTTGTTGGTAACGGTGACATTGTAGGTGACGACCTCACCCGGCTTTGCCATCTTCTTGTCAGCTTCCTTGTGGATGGAGACAGTGCCCTTATCGGGTACGACCACATCGACAGTCGGCGTATCAAGTTTCACGGTATCGCCGTTCTCGGAATACGTCACATCAGCCTTGTTCTCGAGGAGCTTCTCATCATTGCTCTGTACCGTGTAGGTATAGGTAATGTCGATGGTCTCCCCTGCTCCGATTTCCGGAATCGTCCAAGTATTATCGCCGTTATAGGTGTACTTGTCTGTATTGGCGGCATTGATGCTGCCAACAAAGTTATTGGTATCCTTGACAGTGACATTCGTCTTTGCCTTGGTATCGGGGTTATACACGCTGATGGTGTAAGTCACGATTTCATCGACAAATGCGAACTTCTTGTCAGCCGTCTTGGTGGGTTCGAGCGGCGGGTCAACGGGCGGTGTCGTGACGACAGCGGCGTTCAGGACCTCAGGCTCATCGCCTTCCACGATAACATAGGTGAAGCGGAGCTCCATGAATGTACCGGCAGGCAGTTTGTTGATGGTGTAAGTGCCATCACCGTTCACTACAACACCGACAGCCGGGATGTAGTTGAGTTTACCGTGTCCATCGAAGAAGTCTTCGACCAGAATATTTTTCAGTTCGCCATCGCCAACATTAGACACCTTAACGGTGTAATGCAGCATATCGCCAACAGAAGCACTCTTCTTGTCTACGAATTTCTCGACTTTCAACTTGCCCTCGGGCGGGTTGACAGGAACAGGTACATCACTGCCGGGAACCTTGACGGTGACCTCGTTAGAAGGCTTCGTCTTTTCATTCTCAGGAGTCTGGTCTTCGTCAGCGAACCAGTAATGCAGCGTAGCCACATTCTTCAGCTCGTTGTAAGTATCCTGACCCTTACCGGCATCGGTGTTCAACACAATGTAATCATATTCTACCGTGACAGTCTTGCCAGCCGGAATAGTGCCGACCTTGATGACTGCGGAACCTGCAGATGCAGATTCCAGAGTACCGTTCTTGACATTCGTGATAACGCCGTTGAAGTTGTTCTTGTCGTGCAGCGCTGCATTCACATAGTCAACAGTGTCATTGTTGTGCATGACGACGGTGTAATGCACCGTATCGCCGATGTTTGCAATGGCCTTGTCTGCCTGTTTTACAACGGTGGGTCCGACATGTTCCGGCGTGGGAGTTTCGGGGATGACAGGGATATCAACCTCATTGGAAGGAATCTTTACCTTGCCAGAATCCGTCACATATGTCATTTCGGCGTTATTGACAAGCATGGTATTGGGAGCATCTTCATTCATTACCGTGTAGGTGTAGACAATGTCTACGCTCTCACCAGCGCCGATAGAAGAAATATTCCAGACCTTATCGCCAATATAGCTTACAACATCAGTGTTTTCGGCAGGCGTGATAACGCCCGTGAAGTTGTTTGTATCCTTGACCTCAACATTCGTCTTGGTCTCGTTAGTCGTATTGGTAACGGTAATGGTGTAAGTCACCACTTCGCCAACCACTACGGTCTGTTTATCTGCCTTCTTCTCGATTTCGGGAACTTCCGGAATCTCAACAGCAGCATTGTTCACGACATCCTTGTCGCCTTCCTGTACGGTATAGGTGACAGGAATCTCAACAACCTCACCAGCCGCAATTTCTGCGATGGTGAAGGAATGAGTCGCTGCGTCATAGGTGTACTTGTCAGAACTTGCAGCATTGATTTCGCCAATGCCGTCATTGAAGTCGCGCACAACTACATTCTGAGCAGTCATTGTGCCGTTGTTCGTAACGGTAATGGTGTAGTGAATGGTATCGCCAATCATCACACTGGATTCAAGAGAAGTCTTCACAACGCGAATATCGCGGTCAGGCACTTCGCCTACATGGACAGTCTCAGTATCGGGGTCGCTCGTAACAGTCTTGTTGTCGGGGTTCTTGCCCTCAGCAACAGCCGTATTCACGATGTTACCGTTATCGAGGTTCATATCCTCTGCCACAGCAGTGTAGATATAAGTGATTTCAACGGATTCGCCTGCGTTCAACTCAGGAATCATCCACTTGCCGTTTCCGTCATACATCAAATCGCCAGTGTACTCGACAGTGCCGTTGCCGTTGGACGTATCGGTAACGATAACATTCGTCAGCTTGGTATTGCCGCTGTTCTTAACGGTCAGAGTATAGGTTACGGTCGTGTCATTGCCGTTCATATCAACGAAGCTCTTGTCAGCGTTCTTTACGATGGTCAGTTCATCACGGAGCACATCAACCTCAACAGGCTTAGAAGGCTCTTCGATGTCCTTGTCACCCGGAATCTCAGTATCGGGATTCTTGGGAGCGTGAGCAGTAGCTACGTTGATAATCGTTTCGGGGTCACCGTTCTGCACAATATACAGGTAATTCAGCGTAACGGAATCGCCGACATTCAGAGCAGGAATGGTGAACAATCTGGTTTCGGGGTTATAGGTATATCCGTCGCCAGTAGAGACGATAAACATACCCAGAGCATTGGTGTTATCGGAGACGGTAACATTCGTCATATCGACAGTGCCGTCGTTCGTGACAGTGACCTGATACTTGACGACTTCGCCGGGATAAGCGTGGTCGCGGTCTGCAGACTTGACAATCGTCAGGTGCTTGTAGTACAGCGGCACGATTACTTCGTTGGAATCGACAGGTTTCTCAGGAATAGTCGGGTCTTCGCGAGCAGGAATCGTTGCGGTAGCAATGTTATCCAGCTTGCCGTTTGCGAGGTCATCTGCAACAACCGTGTACTTATAGGTGATGGTTACGGACTTACCAACGCCAAGGCTGGTGATTGTCCATGTTCCATCATCGTTGACACGATAGCCGAAGTGGAGCTTCGTGTTCTCGACAGGCTCGCCCATGAAGTTGTTCGTATCCTTTACGACAACATTTTCAAGCTTCGTGTTGCCCGTATTGGTGACTTTCAGCGTGTAAGTGACGACATCACCTACGCCAGCCTCAGTCTTATCAGCACTCTTTTCGATGGTCAGATTCTGACGGATGATTTCCACATCAACATCAGGAGTCTCGACCAACCAATCCTTGTTAGGCTCGGTATAGTTCGGAGTGGTGCTGCCATCAGGGTTCTCAGTATAGTTCTCGACTACCTTCATATCGGTAATCTTAGCGTTGTTTTCGAGGATATCGTTGTTGTTGGTGCCGTGGTCGGTCGGGTCTACCGTGTAGGTATAGGTGAACGTTACGGCATTGGTATGGGTTTCATCGCGCAGATGGGAAATCTCTGCGATAACGAACTCGCCCTTCTCTGCATCATAGGTCACACCGTTTGCCTGAGACAGGACAGGAACACCAACGAAGTTGTTGGTATCTTTAACGATGACGTTGTGCAGGTCATGACTGGTCGCGTTCGTAACGGTAATCGTGTAGCGAATCACATCGTAATCCGTAGCGCGTTCACGGTCAGCAGATTTCTCGATAGAGACAATTTCCTTATCGCGAACGGTCAGAGTACCATCCACATACTTGATGATGTAGTTGGCATTGCTGCCGCTGCCATCTTCGGTGTTGATGATAACTGCATCGCTGGAAACGTTCTTGCTGGAACCCACTTCGGTCTGAGAACCGGTTACGGTCACAGAATCCATCTTATCGTGAATGCCAAGCAGGTCGTTATCTACGAGTTCCGGAGCGTAGGTATAGCCGGGTTCCGTCAACGGAGTGCCGTCATATACCTTTTCTGCGGAGTTTGCAGTAATGGTTACCTCACGCGGGTCAATGAAGAAATGTCCGGGAGTTACTGTGCCAATCTCAATATTATCCACCTCAGTATAGGTAGGAACAATGGAATAGCCGGGGTTCTCGGTACGAACATTCTCACCCGGAACACGAGCTGCATCCAGATTCAGGGCACGGTCGATATAATCGCGCAGGTCCTTATCCGGAGTGTAAGGCTCATCCTTCTCGTTCGTGAGCGTATAGGAAACATTGAACTTATCGGGGTCGTTATCACCGTAGGTCTTGCGGTCGTCTTCTGCCTTGATGTTAATAATCAAGGGTTTGACGGTCAGCTTACCATCGATGTAAACGAAATCGTAGTTCGGGTTATGGAAAGTAGAATCCTTGGCAGATACAGGGTATTCACCAACAGGGCTCCACTTCTCTGCATCAGTCTTGGTCTTGAGCGCATCTTTACCACCGATATCATCGATGGTGTCACCGCGCTTATAGCCGGTAATGGTTACGTTGGGTGTCGGGTTATCTTCGCCGAAATACTTTTCGTCGTCAATAACTGTAACAACGATGGTTGCAGGAACAATGGTCAGAGTTCCGGGAGTGGTAATGATTTCGTAGTTGCCGGACGGGTCAGTGCCATCAATGGTGATGGGATACTTGCCTACCTGCTCACCGTCATCAGTATCAGCGCCGGGACGCTTTGTGGTGATATCGAAGAAGTCTTCGTCACCGGGATTGACCAGTTCTTCGGGGTCAGTAATCGTCCAAGTCAGCGGGTCGGGGTCTTTCTCTCCGTAAACCTTCTGCTGGTCATCTGCCTTCACATGGATAGGTTTCTTACCAATCGTCAGGTCACCGCCAACATAGATAAACTTGTAATTGCTGTTGTCAGCAACCAACTGCTGTCTATCGTAGTTGATGGGATAATTACCAACTTTCGTCTTATTCGTTACGGGATTGCCAGCGTTATCGTTGCAGTACATTGTAGCAGTGCCGGAGACCTTGGATTCATCGTCCTTGATACCGGTACCGGTTTCGTCCTTAACGTCACGACCGACAAAACCTGTGATGGAATAAGTGAATTCGGGAATCTCATCGCCGTAGGTGGTCTTGTATCCGCCATCGACCGTAACAGTGAGCGTTGCGGGGATGATTTTCAGAGAACCATCGTATACGGTAACGGCATAGTTCTTGTTGTTTGTATCGTACTTTGCGGAAATGAGGTAATCACCATCATAGAGGGTAGTTCCCCACTTATTGAGAGAATCTGCTGCAGTGACATCGCCGCGCACAACATTCTCACCCTTGGTGCGGTACAACTCAACATTCAGCGGGCTGTTTTCGGGGTCAATCAGGCCAATCACATTGCCAGCATTGTCTTCGTAATGGAAGGTAAATGCCGGGTCAGCGGTGCCGTAGGTCTTGACCTTATGGTCAATGCGAACAATCAGTTCCTTCGGGTTGACAGTGATATCGCCATTGACATAGCGGATAACATAGTTCTTCTCGAAGTTTGTGTTGCTCTTGACTTCGAAAGTGGAGCCGATATGCTCTTCACCGTCTTCCAGAACAACGCAATCCGGGTTCACCGCATCCTCATTGTTGTTGCCAGCAGTTACGATGTACTTGCCAGCGTCAGACAGGTCGAAGCACAGAGTAGCGAAGCCAAGTTCACCGTTCAGAACGGTTTCCTTCGTGTCATCACGCTTGAAGCCGGTAATATCGGCATCAAATGCGGGATTCTCTTCGCCATAGGTCTTGGAATAGCCACCCTTTACGGTAACAACCAGCTCAGCCGGAGTAATCGTAAAGTTGCCATTCTCCATGGTAATAACGTAGTTGGTGATGCCATCCTTGCTGACAGGGCTGATATCGTTGGCGTTGATGGCGTAAGCCTTGCCGAACGAATGCTCGCCAGTCCAGACATCTTCACCGGGTTCACGAGTCACGCCAGTACCTTCGAGGTCGCCGGGCTGGACAGGCACATCCGCGCCTTCCTTCTCGGTGAGAACAGGGCCATTCGCGTACTCAATGTAGTAGTTGCCATCTTCGCCACGGACACCGTCATGGAGCGTGTACTTCAATTCGGGGTCAGCGTCGCCGTAAACCTTGGTGTTATCCGCAGCAATAACGGAAACGGGGCGAGGAATGATAGTCAGGTTGCCAGCGGTAATCGTGATGTCGTCATCATCATAGATGGTGCTGTGGACACCGGACAGGCTGATGCAATCCTTGTAAGTGCCGCTGGAACTGGTCTGCGTATCCAGATGGGTAAAGGTAAAGGAATTGGTGTTGATACCGGCTTCCTCTGCCGTGATTTCAACAGCCTCGCCGTTTTCTACCTTAAACACATGATAGGTGTAATCGGTAGAACCATCGTAGAAGCGGTTGACACGGTCGCCGTAATAGCGAACCTTATCATCAACGGTAATCATCAGACCCTGACGCTTGACAATGAGGTCGTTTGCGTAACGGTACTCAAAGTCGTAGTTCGGGTTATCCAGCTCAAGCTGTTTCTGGTCGTTTGCTGCGAGGTTTCCAATCTGACGGTCCTGCGGCGTGGAGTAGACGGGATAAGAACCGACTTCTTCACCCTCTGCACGAACCAGATTGAAGACGATGGGAACCTTATCGGGGTTCACAACAACGCTTGCATCCGTGATACGGCTGCCTGCGCCGAGCTTCTGCTGACCATTTACGGAATTATGGGTAATCATATCGGTCAGGGTGAAATCCTGAACCTTATCAGCATCGCCCAGTTCCTTCTGCCAGCCAGTGACTTCCAGCAGCATCGGACGAGGTTTGATAGTCAGAACACCGGGCGTGTAGTTCGCAATCGTATAGTTATAACCGCCATCTGCGTTTTCACGAGGTACGAGAATCGTATGCTCTTCGCAGTAACTCTTATCGCCATACAGGTAATTGGAACCGACATCGGTGTACTTATTGTAGGTCAGGTTGATGTAATCGCTCAGAGTATTCTTTGCGGTTTCAAGAACCTTTGCGGTTGCGCCATCGTTATTCTTTAAAGCAACATCAGCGGTATCGCCGTGCTTCAAACCAACAACGGTCAGCGTGTAGTCGTTTTTGTTATCTTCGCCGTAGTAACGCTCCTGATTACTAAATACGATTGTCAGCGGGACAGGCGTAATAGTCATCTTAGCGTCGTTCGTTTCGACGATATAGTTGCTTGCTGTGCTCTTTTCGTAAGAGATGCGGATGGTATAGCCTTCGTCACGGACATTCTCGCCGCTGTCACGAACTGCCTTGATGCCGAGCATTTCGCTGGTAGGCTTAATGATTTCGCCATCAACAGTCCACTTCAATGCGGGTTCCGTGCCGCCGTATGCCTTCGTTGCATCCAGAGCCGCAATGCGAATCAGACGAGGATGTACTTTCAGAACATTGGACTCGTAAACGAGTTCGTAGTTGGAAACTACTTGTCCTTCACTGTTCGTGACGGTCTTGATGCCAAGAGTATTGCCGTAACCAGTGTTTTCGTTCACGGATACAGGATATCCGTTTACAGGAACATGGGTATGCGGATGGTCATCGTCATGATAATGCTCATGACCTTTGTGCATTTCATTGTATTTCTCCAAGCAGTAAGCGCATTCTTCTTCGGGAACATCCGTCTGATAGATTACATCACTGCTCTGTGTAGCGGTTGTCAGATAAGGCAGATTAGAAGTGCCGTTCTTGAATGCCAGAGCGGTACGAGAAGCGCCGTTTACGACTTCAACTACATTACCGATGGTATCATTGCCAATCAGATGCATGTTGTTGTAATCAACGGTAGCGTCATCACCCAGAACGGTCCAGTTGTTCTCGTCCGAAACATCCAGCTCATTGCCTTGGTCATCTGTGCCAAGAACCTTGAATGTGGAGTTGAAGAACGGGTTCGTTGTACCGTAAATCTTCTGGCTTTCGTCAACGGAAATCATAATCTTGCGGGGCTTGACCTCGATAGAACCGGGGTCTTCCGTGACAACATAGTTCTTCAATACATCATAGTTGAACTCGTTCAGACCAATGTAAGATACAGGGTAAGAACCAGCATCCGTTGTTTCACTCGGTACTACATTGTAAACGAACTTGCTCTGATAGTTGTTTGTTTTCTTCGCTTTCAGGTCGAGTTTTTCATCGTCCTGTGCAGCAGTCTTATGGTCTTCGACCAGACCTTCCATGGTCAGCCAGCTATCAGAACCCTTATTCCAGTAGTAGACATCGTCTGCATACGGAAGTTTGATATTCTTGAAGCCATGTCCATAAGTGGTGCTTACGCTCTTGACCTGCGCACGCAGCGTCGTACGGTAAATACCACCGCTGAAAGTCTTGTCTGCGATATAGTAGTCGTTGTAGTTATTGTTCACAAGGTACATTTCATTGTTCTGTTCAATGTCACGCACCAGCGCGTTCGTATCATCGATATCCTGTACGGTGTACTCAAATACGATGTTTACGGTGCCGCCAACCGGAATTGTGTCAATGTAGAACTCTGTGCCCTGCTGGTTCATACGAATGCCATTTGTGGATTTCAGGGTGATGGGACCATTACCTGCAAATCTGCTCTTCAGACGCAGGTTCTGGATAGCAACAGGAGCAACATAATTGTTCTGCGCTGCCAGACCATATCCGGTATCCTTGTTCGTTACTGCAATCGTAACAGTCATCTTCTGACCAACCTGCGGGGTGGTCGTGCTGTAGCTGTACTTTACAGAATACGGCAGATGGCGAATCGTATTCGTCGAAAGACCATTGTAACGGTCTTCCTTGATGACACCATTGTCGCCGTTTGCATCATACCCGGTCAGCTGTTCGCCAGCATTGCTGTCAGCATAAGAACCAACATAGGTCTGAGCATTCAGTTCAACGGAATCGTAGTTGGTGATATTATCAATATAGATATTTCCCTGTCCTTCTTCACCGATATTGGCGTTGTAGTAGGAATCATATACCTTGATGTTGTTCGGATTCACTACCGTGTTCTGGTAGTTATCCTGTTCGGTCTTGGTATAGCGGGTAATATCGATGTTTTCCTGTTTACCAGCAAGAATCATTTCATATGCCTGCTCGATAGTCACATTCTGATTATCGTAGACAGTCGTGTCGGTCAGATACTTGCCGTTTCCGATATCATTGGAGTTACCATCGTAGTTCCACTTGTATTTGTTCACATCATGATACTGACTGTGGACATACAGAGGACGAGGATTGATGGTACCAGTGAAATCTTCACTTGCAATATAATAGTTGTCGAACGGATTGTTAATCAGTTCAAGAATCGTAACGGTCTTAATACTGTGCAGACCCGTGTGGATGGACTCTCTGAAACTCGTCTTTGCGAAGTCCTCAGGAGCATAGTTTTCGCAATAATAGCCGTAAGCCAGTGTGCTGTTCAGCGCGACAGTATCGCCGTGAACAATACCGGAATCAGCAGTTGCTGCTTTGATTTTAATATCAGATACCTTTGCGGTGCTGATATTGTCGTAAATCTTATTGTTGTCATAGCTGTAAAGATGCAGCGGGCGCGGATAAATATCGAAGTATACGACATTACCGTTGCCGGATACATATTCATCAGGTGTAGTGCTTTCGCCACGGACTACATAAGTCTTGCCGGGTTTCGTGTTTTCCCAGCAGAAAGTAACTTCGTACTTGCCCGTGTAGGTTGCCGTAGCAGTGTAGGAGCCGGTACGAACGAGAGGCTTCTTCTTGCTATCGGTAGTAGCGTTGGTAGGATATGTGATGTTGGGAGATTCGTTGTTTGAATAGGTGATGTTTACACCGCGCAGGACTTCCTGTTCGTTGATGCCTGCATCGGTATCGCCGTCCCATACAACGTGTGCGGTAACAGTCAACTGGTTGCCGTCGTACATCTTGTTAGCAACAGTCAGCATGACCTTGGCACGAGTAGGAGTGCATTCGTTTGCATCCTCGAAGCCAATATCCATTGCGTTCTTGCCAACGCGACGATACAGACGCTTGTTCAGGTCAACGACCTTGATTTTAGCACGACCAGCCTGACCAATACCGGAACCGGCACCGTCATTCAGCTGGTTTGCACCAGTGACGTTTGCTTTAATGATGATGTTGCCGTTGTCAAGGTTTTCACCAACAGAAGCGGCATAAGAAGAACCACGCAATGCACCATCGGTAGAAGCAGACTGCCAACCAGAACCGCCGCCGTTTTCGTGCAGAGTGTTGTTGTAGCCTTCCTCGTCTTCTCGCTGCATTTTGATATCACTGCTGTGGGTGCCACTGTAAGTCCAGCCACAGATATCGCCATGATGGTATTCGTAGCCATCGCTGAAGACCTTGTCTTCCTTTAATGCACAGTGATAACGCTGACCACTGTAGTCTGAACCAGAACCGCCGACACCACGCTCGGTGTATCCATTGCCGGAGATAATTGCAGCACCGGAACCGCCGCCAGCAACGCCGAACATCGACGAGCCGTCACCGTAGTTCTTCAGCTGTCCGTCACCAATAAGGCCGAATGCAACCGTGGTAGCGCCACCACCACCGCCAAAGCCTATGGGAGAATTGCTGTGGTAGCTGTGGTCAGGGTCGCCTCCCCCTTTATAGCAGTCATAGAACACTGCGCCGACACCACCGGAACCACCGCCGTTATAGCCACCGGAACCACCGGAACCACTGCCGGTAGAACCGCCACCGGAACCACCACCGGAACCGCCACCGCCTGCACCGCCAGCGACAAAGTAGAGGGTCGTGCCTTCCTTAATGTCTGCTGTGATAATGGTGTGGCTGCCGGAGTTGCCGCTGATACCATCTGTCATACTTGCATTGCCGCCGCCAGCACCCCACAGGTCAATCTGATAGGTTGCATCGAACGGAGCGGTCCAAGAAGAAGTGGGATTGTTTCCGTCATTGGCTTTGAACGACTTGTCGGCCGCACGAACATTCTTTTCATCGATGTAGAAGAAAACCTGTTCGTTGGTGCCGTCAAACTCTTCCATGTCGTAGCAATGATACTGGATAGCATTGCGCCAGAACCATTGCCAGATTTCCTTCGGGTAAGAATAATCGGACCATAATGCATAGCCGTGGTCCAGATAAGGCGCATAGTCCTCGTTGTTCTTGTCCAGATATCCGCGTTCATCGAGGGAAATGCCAAGTTCAGCCATCGTCTTGCCCTGAACATCAATCTGAGAAGGATTGCCGTTCATGTCATAACGAGTAACGGTTGTCATTTGTCCACGATACTGAGTACCGAGATTGACGCTCAGATGGTCACTCTGGTTAAACACAGTACGAGAAGTGTCTCTGTGCTTGCCATACGGGAACTCATTCACAATCTGATAGCGGGACATAATGTACCGAAGTCCATTAGGCGCTTCAATTGTCAGTTCGGGATACATGAAAATAGAGTGCTTATCAACGCCGCAACTAACAAGATTGCGCTCGTTTGCATGGATACTGATATTGTAATCCAGCCACAACTCTGCACCAGTGTCGGTGTTATCTTCATCGATACCGCCGTTCACATAGTCAAAGTTATGAGCAAGGGTATTTGTGATGGTCTGACTCTTCAGTTTCGTGCTGTTGTAGCCGCGAATGTATTCCAGATACGGCTTGCACTGGAAATAGAAGTGCTCAGTACCGAAGTCCATCGGGTTCGTTGCGGATTCAATGTGCAGGCTCGTGGTAATGCTCCACTTAGCATATGCACTGTTGATGTCAAACGGCTGACCATTCAACATCGTATCCTCAACAGGTTTGATATCATCAATGGTGATGTAGGCGGTGAACTTGCCGAACGGAGAACCGGAATGCTCAGTTTCGATTGCGTCCACGACCTGCTTCATCACAGAACTGTCATCTGTATTGATGTCGTATCTGGTTTTGACGATATTTGCCCAGTCTTTGTAGTTTTCGGTAGTCAAACCGTTACCGTTGTTAGCGTACCCGTTGATATTGATGGGGTTGATGACGGGCTTATAATCGGTAGATTCCGAATTCAAGTCGTCTTGGAAGCCCCACTGCAATACAGGGATAAGGATACGGTTTCCGGATTCTGTCAATTTGCTGGGAGAGAATGTGATAGTCGTTGTATAAACGGCCACGTTCTTATCAGAAATCAACGGGTTATTGGAATCGCCTCTGCTGGCATTCCAGTTATCCACTTGGTCTTGCGTTGTCTCAACAGACCAGTAATTCTGACCAAAATCGCCAGTCGCATCGCCCTCGCTGTTATGCTCTTGCATCATCAATGCACGAGCTTCCAGCATAGTTGCGGAAACGAAAGGCGCATCGACCTGCAACAGGCCATAACGGGAAGTATCGAATCCTGCGTTGTCAGCATCGCCGATTGCGCTGTAGGAGTTCTCGACCTTGGTTCTCTTTTCGTTAAAACGATAGCTTGCAACGATACGGAAATAATATCCGGACCAGTTGTAATCTGCCGCGTGCAGGGTAAGGGTGATAGTAGTGTGTTTCTGAGCACACTGCTGGTCAGTGAAACCATCAGGACGCCAGAAATCAGCAGGCAGCCATTTGTTGTCATGAATCATGCTTGCGGTCTCTTTCCCCTTTGCGAGGGTATCGACCGTATGTGCTTCGATGTCAACCTTGTTTACCTGACTATTATCTACGGTATTCAGTGTATAAGTACCGCCGAATGTAACGGATGTGGCAAGAGTCTGCCAATCGTCATCATAGGGGTCTTTGTACTGAACATCGTAGCTGTAGCCCTTATCATCAAGGCCCTTCCAGTAATCTGTTTCAAATACGAAGGTTGCTTCGTCCTGAGTCATAACACGCTGATTCGGTGCCTGCGTCATGGACATGGGGCGTTCTTCGATTTGAATGATACCGGAAGCTTCCGGAGTGATTACGCCGGGGTCGATGGTGGAATAAGTCTTACCCTCAACCTCGTAGTCTGTACGAAGCTGAATAGCGTTTCCTGTATATGCCAGCATTTGCAGCTGTACATCCACGGAACTGTGCGGGTAATTGTATACACCATCATTGCCGTCGTGGAATACCGGCGTTTTGATGATACCTGTTACGGCACCGTCTTCGGTAGTGAACTGACCGTAATGACCAATCTTGACCCAGTCACTCAGAGCATTATTGGTATTACGCAGGTCAACCACGCGGTAATACCATGTTACAGATTCATTGCTGATGGGCTGATTGTAGATGATACCGGAACCTTCGAGAACCTTAGTGGTCTCGCCTTCCCAGTAACGGTAGTTCTCAATAGGTGTTGCTTCGATTGTCAGCAGTTCCAGAGGAACCGTTTCGCAGTCGTTCCAGAAATGAGGAGGAACCTTTGCAACGATAGGACCGTATTTGGTGACCTCATTGCCAGCCTTGTCATATACGCGGGCACGAAGAATCGTTTTACCGCCTACATAGATACAGGGCAGGTTAGAAATACAATACTGGTCTACGTTGTTGACTACACAGCTGAAATCGTCGCCCGGCTGTAATAGTGCCGTGTTATCCTCGTACCGGATATGAACGGTATATCCCTCGTGAACCTGACCATCGTTGAACAACTTTGCGTCGCTCAGCTTGCCGTAGATACGAGCGATACCGGTGGTACGAACAGACGGAGAGCTGTTACCGCTGTCCTTAAAGACAGTGTCCCAACCTTTCAGTCTGTCAGTACCAAGGTTCCAGTCGTTGCCGTCTCCGGTACGGTATGCACCCAAATCACCGGTGGTGTTATCGAACAGAGCACCGTCTTTGGGAACTTTTACATCGAAGTATTTGCTGTTCCAGTGACCTGTGAAGTTCTTGATGGGCTTCCAAGTCGTGGAATCAAAGCCCAGCTTCGTCAGGTCGAGGTCTTCCATCAGTTCGTAGCAATCGCTCAGAGGATACCAGTAGCTGCCGCCGTTGGCGAGAGCCGTCAGAATCTTCTTGGCGTTTGCCGCATTGACACGATGGACGAAGTGCGTCATCTGCTGGTCGGCTTGGTCAGCGGCACAGACTTCACACTGCTTGCGCTGAGAAATCCACATCAGGGTGTTGACGCAAAGCTGCATCTCTTCGGTTGTTGCAGCATTCAACTTATGGCCACCAATCGTTTCAATCGGCAAGTGACCAATCTGGTTCATAACAAAGTTGCCGGAACCAGCCAGATAGAAGTTGTTTGTGCCGCTGCGTCCATCGACGGTAGGCTCATACAGCTTACCAAGGCCAGCATTTGTAAAATCGGATGCGCAGCCGTTGTACTGAACCCAGATATCGTCGAATGCGACCTGACCATTACTGTGTGTCAGGGCGGAAGGAATTGTTTGCCCAACACTGAACTTATAAGGCCAGTTAGTCGGTGTACGGTGTTTGATGTCGGGATTAACCATCGCCTCTTCGTACGTGAATCCACCATTAGAGCGGATACGAAGGCTACGACCACCGTAGATTGTCGTCTTCAAGAACGGTCCATGCGAACCACCGGAAGACATGATAGCGGAAGGCACAGTCAGCGGGTCAACAATCCAGCCGAAATACTCTTCATCGCTTGCGGAGTAATAGCCGGAACCGACGAGGGTGTTGGAATTGTTTTCGCCCATCAGAGCATTCATGTTCCAGTGGCCGCCGCTGACAGTCCAGCTGTTTACATTGTAATAGCGGGTAGCTGTATCGTTCGGGTCAATCTTTCTTTCATCGTAGACGTTGTTCGGATAACCTGCGCCACCACCGTATGCATCGAACCAGGCACCGGCATAGGCGTACATGGTATCGTGACCAATACCAAAGCCGTAACCATTACCGATATAGTTCTTCAAAGCATAATATGCTTTACCAGACAAATCCGGTTCAGAGTAGTAGCAAGTGCCATAATATACCGAATCTACGCGATAATTTCCCTCTGCATCCTTTAAATAGCGGTCAGGGTCAGTGTTAAAAACGTTGCACGAAACCGTATTCAAAGTGATGTGAGCCATACCGTTCTGAGCGTAGCCATTACTGGTAGCCTGCTGTACGTAAGACTTGATTGTCAGAGGCAGCGTCACGCCGTTTTCTTCAACGGTATAGCAGAACAAGACCTGAACAGCATCCTTATAGGATGTGCCGCGTCCAGATGCAGGGATAGAAACTGCTGCACCAGTAGCAGTGTTACCTACGATATTGCTGTTGTGATAACGGAAGTAAACTGTTTTGCCGTACCATTCGGAGTTGATTTCAAGTTTTCCGTCAGTTAATGTGAAAGAATTATATTTTCTTGTTGCACCTGTAGGAAGACCGTCAGAATTCAATTCGTTTGCGGTAAAATACGAACGAAAACCGTTGCTACTAATGCCAGACCAATACATATCAGCCTGCTGAGGAGTAACTTTTCCCTCTGCGAGCCAACCGCCTTTGCCATCTTGGCCATATAGCTTTGCATACATATCGGCGGTCAGGTATTCCATACCAGCAGACAAACCGGTCACCCACTGGGGGTTAGTCTGGCTATCAAGCTGCACACCTGCCGCATAGGTAGCAATACCGGAGAGAGCAAGACGCTGCTTTAACTTGTCTTCTACAGACAAATCATCATACGGGTCGCCCTCTGCTTCTTCCATGGACGGAATATTGACAGTGATTTCTGTCGTGATGGTATTGTCAAGTGTATCATCGGTGAGTTTGCTTTCATCTGCACCGTTTGCAATCAGTTCTTCTTTGGCGGCAGCAATATAGTTGTCGTCATCGATAGTGATTACACAGCGGTAAGTGGTGTAAGCATCATACTCATCGATGGTATGAGTGTAGGTATCAGAAGTTGCTCCTTCAATAGCTTCCCAGCCATTGGCCGTAAGAGTATCCTGACTCTCCTCACTTTGTTCTGTCTCTGCCGACTGCACAGCGACATCATTTGTTGTGCTCTCGGTAAAAACAAATTCATTGTTCTCATTCAGTGTTGCAGAAGCATGTTCGTTACCCTTGTCAGCAGAAATAACGATATTGCCGTCCACGTTTGCTGCGGTGATTTCGAATCCTTCCAGCGCATAGTTGCGGGTATTGAATTCGATGTTGATGTTGCTGGCGTCTGCTCCGATTGCAGCCATTGCATCGGCAACTGCACGATATAACTCGATACCGGACCAAGTAGCATCCGGATTGTCTGCCAATGTTTCGGCAGGAGTCTTGTCCTCGTTCAGATAACCGTATGTGGTAGGCTCTGCATCGCTGTAATCGTACTCCATCATATCCATATCGTAATCGGTATCCTGAGGTTCAATAAACCTCTTGTACCACTGATAATGGAGATTGACATCATTACGATTTACATGTGCATTGAAAGTGACCTCATCGCCAATCTCGGCCTCGACTTGACCTTCTGTCGCATCATCAGCCAAACTGACAGCCACGAAATCACTTTCATCAACGTCAGGAGTTTCCGTTGCTTCCGGAACTTCTGTAGGCTCAGGCGTAGCCGTAGCATCAGGAGTTTCGGTGGGTTCCGGAGTGGATGTTGGAACCTCGGTGGGCTCCGGAGTCGCCTCCGGTTCTGAGGAATCCGTTTCATCAGGCATTTCTGTGGGGACGGGTGTCCCTACAGGTTCGGTAATCTCTTCTTCGGACGAAGAAGAGCTGGCAGAGTCTAACGCTTCAACAGTCTCAGTAGAAGTGCTCTCGGATACGGCATCCGTAACAAGACTACTGTCAGTCGTGATGGGTTCTGCTGCATAAGCGATTGTGGAGCTAAATGTAGACATCGTCATCATGACTGCCAAAACTGCTGAAGCGACACGCTGCCATGTTTTGCCTTTTTGCATAGCGTTCTCCTTTCAAAATATTGCCAAGTTATACTTCTACGCAATCTTGTTCACATATCTGCACATACATTTGCAAAATCGCATAATCAGCACACTTGGCGGTATCTATATTATGCCACAAATAGACGCAATAGTCAATCAAAAATGTAAAAAATAATAATATAAAAAACAAAGGGGCGCATGCGTTAACATGCGCCCCAAGTGGGGAAATAGTGGAAATGGCAAACACTATATACCCCATAATTATATTATACCACGCCTTGACGATGTAGTCAATCACCACTCTCCGGCAACATCATCTGTACCGCAAGAATTGTCCTGTGTCCAGTCAGTCTGGTCAGGACTTACCCAATAGTCATTGGGGTTCAGCCCGCCAAGCGGGTCGTTCGAACTACCACTATCCCCACCGCTCGGCTGAGAAGGTTCAGCGGGAGCGGGAGCCGGTGCCGGTGCAGGCTCAGGCACATAAGTGGGCGTGGAAGCGGAAGGAGCGGACGGTGCAGTGTAACTCGGCGTGGTTGCTGCACCTGCGGAACTGGTAGTTCCGCTATAACGGGTTGCAGGCTTAGCTGCAGCCTTATTTACCGTGAGCGCATAATCAGCACTCACATCCCCATCAGACTCGCTGGTTGCCTTGATTGTGGCATTCCCAGCAGCCACTGCAGTTACCTTCCCATTGCTGTCTACCGTGGCAACCTTTTCGTCGCTGGACGTCCAGTTAATGGTGGTGTTGGTTGCGTTGTCGGGAGTGACAGTAGCGGTAACGGTAACGCTGTTGCCAACGGTCAGGACACCTTCCGTCTTGCTCAAAGCAATCTGCTCGACCTTAGTTGTAACAGTGACCTTGGTCTCAGCACTCAGGCCATCAGGCACAACACCGAACGAAGAATCGGTAGTGTCTTCCGGCTCAGAGGCAGCTGCGTCGTCAGGGACTTCGGAATCTGCTGCGGAATCAGCAACCTCTACTTCGGAGGAAGCAACTTCATCCACAACGGGCTTTGCTTCTGCATTCTCTGCAGTAGCGGGGATATCAGCAGTCACATAAGTGGTGATTACACACTCGCCATCTGCAACTGCGGTTACGACGCCGTTTTCATCAACGGTTGCAACGTTCTCATCGCTGGACTCGTATGCCAGCTTGACTTCGGTTGCATCCTCGGGCGTCATTTTGGCTCCAAGGGCCTTGCTGTTCTCGCCGTTCGTGACGAGCTCAATGGAATCGGGAGCCTCGATTCCGGTAGGGGTAATCACGACCTTTACATGGGTCGTGGAAGAAATATTGGCATCTGCAACGGATACCGTGATATCAGCCTCACCGGCACCTACTGCGGTTACCAGACCGGTCTCATCGACGGTTGCAACCGTTTCGTCGGAGGAGGACCAGGTGAGATTCAGCTTGGATGCTGCCTCTGCAATCTTTTCCTGCTCAGCCTTGTCGTCGGTGCCATACTCGATATTCAGCTGCTGGGTTTCACCCTTTTCCAGCACAATGTCGGTGGGCAGCCCCACTGAGGTGATATCTACGCCGCAGCCAACCAGACTGACGGCCATCGCGACTGCCATAATCAGGCACGCGATACGGGTGAATACCTTAACGGACATAGTCTTCATAGAGTTTCTCCTTTTTATATAAATTGTATTTTTGGTTTCGAACATTTTTTGCCATGCGCGAACCTCCTTTGTGTTTATGGAGGGCCTATCTCTTACCCTCTATCTATATTATACCACATTTATACGAGATAGTCAACACATATACAATATGCCGGATGTAGTATACCCTTATTATACATTTTTAATTTTTATATGTCCATTGCTTATGTTTACAATAGTTCTACAATTTTCTTTTTTTCTAAATGGTATGATGATGCTCAGAAAAGGGGTTGATAATATATGCCGCGAGGAAAACGCGTCACTGTATCTGTAGAAGACCGTATCCAAACCACCTGCGCAGAGATTGAGTCTTTGCAGGAGAGAATCCGCAGCAAGAAGGAAGAACTCAAAAGCTTAAAGGCCGAAAAAGAAAAGTCGGATGCCGCCCGTATCATTGCAGCGGTTCAGGAAAGTGGGAAAAGCGTGGACGAGGTCCTGACGCTTCTGTCCCCCACCGAAACATCCTGAAAAACAAAAGCCTCCTCATACAAAGAGGAGGCAATTTTTTTGTTGGCTTCGTAGATTGACTGAAACGAATAAAGCTGATATAATATAAGAAATTCGTATTTGCCTGATGAAAGCATCATTCGAGAGCCGATGCCTTTATCAATTTCATTTCTTGGCAAAAGAAATGACCATCAAGCGCTGTAACACTTGATGGTCGATGATTTTGAGAGATTTGAGATAAAGCATTTCAATCTAACACAACCCACACGGGTTGCAACTGTGCAAAGACTGCCATTTCAATCTAACTCAATCTAACGCAACCCATGCGGGTTGCAACAACAAACTTGTACAAACGAAGCAATAAGTTGTCATGCATTTTGTACAATATTTGTCTGCTTTTTCCGTTCACCTCTCAATGATACAAGAGACAAGAGGTATCTTACGAAGCATCTCTGTCTCAACTACTAGCGAGGCATCTCTGTCTCAACTACTATTATTATTATACCAAAATATTATCATTATGTCAACATTTTGGCATTCAAAATGATTGATTATTATCGAATAATGTGGTATATCGATAGTATAGGAAGTCAAAGAGCCTTGTATTGCCCACCATGGGGCGAAATAAGGCTCTTTTATTTTTCGCGAGGTTTTTTCATGACAAAAACAATTCCCCAAACACCACAAGGCAACACTCCTGCGGCACCTCAGAAGCGTAGAAGAAAGAAATTCTATCGCATGAAGTTTATTGATTCTTCGGATGTCATTTGCATCGCGAATAATTTTTACTCCTGCGATGAACTTTCCGCGCACTCGAATCGTGACCGTTCTGCCTTTATTCAGATTTGGATGATGGAACCGGGTCGTAAACCGCATCTCGTCTGGACAGGATATCCGCGTGACCTTGAAGAGTTTATGAAAACGAAGTTCAAGGCTGTCCTGAAATACAACTACTACATCACCAAGAATACCTTCTGTCGTCCCGCTCGTACGGAAAGCAATATCTTTACCTACAACAACATCGTTATCGATATTGATGACCACGAGTCCAGCAGCGGAATGGTTGCTTGGGAAAAGGATGTCCTGAAAACCGAACTGCTTTATGCTGCAGACGGAGAACTCCTTGATGTGGAAATCCCTCCAATCTCCGCTATCGTGGATACGGGTCGTGGTTTGCAGGTATGGTATTCCTTTGACGGTATCGCTGCCAAGAACAAGAAAGCGTATCGTCTGGTGACGGAAGCCATCATCGATAAAGTGCAGCAAGTCTGTGAGAAGATTCATGATGAGCACCCTGAATTTGTGATGAAGGTGGATGTTGCTGCCAGCAAGAATGCAGCAGGTCTTGTTCGTCTGCCGGGGACCACCAATGCGAAGACCAAGAATGTATCTGAGATTGTCTACTTCAATGAGGAGATGAAAACCCGTAAGTTCTTTGGTCAGGATGGCTTGTCTTCTGTGCTTTCCTTCTCCGCATTGTCTGCACCTGACTCCACCATCAAAGCGGGCAAGAAGAAAAAGAATAAAGTACCCGTGACGAAGGACGGTAAGCCTGTGCCTACCTGTGCCGTGGCAGATGCTCTGGAACGGTTGTTTGAACTGCGCGACTATAGCAAGGTCCCTGCAACCGGGATTCGCGACCTGCTCCTGTACATCTACTTCAATACGATTTTTCAGCATCGTGGTCCTGCGATTGCGATGAAGAAAACCATCTGGCTGAATTCCAAGTTTGCAAATCCCCTGTCGGAAACAGAACTGGACAATGCTGTTGGACATATATCATCCAAGCTGAGCGAAGTCGTTTGCACGGATGGAACGACCTCGTATGTGCCGGGTTACATTCTCCCTTACAGCTACATCATCGAGACCCTACAGATTACCGCTGCGGAACTCAAACAAATTAAGCTGACTGTTCCCAAAGCAATCGCCAAGAATACCACCAAGAAAAAGAACGCCCGCGCAGTGAAGGAAAAGAATCTTCTTGAAGAGCGCAACGCTGTTCGTATCATGCACATCAACAATCCGGAACTCTCCATCACTGAGTTGGCAGCACGCTTCCGTCGTACCAGAAAATGGGCTTCCAACTGCGTGAACTCCGCATTCGAAGGAATCATGGCTGGCGCTGTGTATGTACGCGGCCGCATCAGTAAAATGTCTTCAATTCCTGAACTTGCTCAGAAAGCTGTCACGACTGTCAAAGAGAGTGTTGAGAAGGTCAAGGAAGCAGTAGCACCGCGTTCACTGGATTCACCGGATGTGACGATACATTACGTGAAGCTTCCAATCCTGATTCCACCTATCTGGTTCGATGACCACAATGTGCAGGTCTGCGTTCTCTGAGTTTTTGGGTTAAGTGTTTCATCGTTCGAAATCCCTCTACATTTTTTAGCTTTTGACTGAATTTGAATATTGTGCTTGAGTGTAACCGCACGAAGCCTATTATATGTTTTTTAGGTGCGCAGCAGCGCGGCGTTTACACCAGCGCGTTCCTGAGCACCGTCGCTGCCTCGATTCGGTGCAACGCGCAGCAGCCGAACCTCGCGAACGAGGAGGCATGCGTCGCTTTTAAGAAACGGATTTCTTAATAGTATTCCTCCTTAACAGCAGTAGTTGCATAAAAAAACAACTCTCCCCTCTTAAGGAGATTCAACTCTTTTAGAGAAACAGCACACTTCAGAACGCACAAGCTTTCAGTGTAGCAGCAGTTCTTCAGAGCAGCTCAAGCGTAAAAGCCCAACAGTCTGACAGCATAGCAACAGCTTCAGAACGCATCGCAATGTGCAAGGGACGTTCTTCTTCGGCCAAAGCTCTTCATGGCAGCCACTTCTGCATGGGTTATGAGAAGCTGTCCGATAGCAGTGCTCAGAAAAGCCATACCCAGACGAGCGATTGACCAACAGAGCAAAATGTGGTATAATATAAATAACAGTGAAAGGAGCGTTCTATGACAAAAGACAATGCCGACTACGGTTTGTATGTGCATTATGTCCGGTCTGCGATTCCTAAATGTCATGGTTATCAGGAGCTTCATGCTCATAGCGAAGCATCGTTTCGTGATGCAGTAAATAAAGTGGATGACTTTGTGGAAACAGCGAAAGGATACGGCAGACAAGCATTTGCTATAACAGACCACGGGAACCAGATGCGATTGTATCAGGGTATCAAAGCAAGAACGAAGGACGAGAAAAAGAACCTCGAAGCCGTATTGCAGGAAGCGAATGTCCCTGAGGATGAAATCCATAAGATTCTCAAATCGATTGGTGATACAGATAGTATCCGCTATCCAACCGATAAGATGTGGCCTTATGTGAAGAAATACTGCAAGCTGTTTTTAAAAGCAGCAGAGAAGAGCATCCAGTTTGTGCCGGGTATGGAAGCCTATTTCCAGCCGGAAAAGGTCGAGGGGAATCGTGATTCATTCCACCTAATTCTCTACGCAAAGGATTGGAACGGACAGAAAACCCTGTTCAAACTCGAAAACCTTGCACAGCTGAATAAGAGCCCCAAAGGTAAATGGAACGGTCAGGAAACAGGCGGATTGCCGCGTATGACATGGGCTGACTTGGAACGCTTCGTGGGTCCCGGAACAGAAGGACACGGACATTTGATTGCGACGAGCGCCTGTGTCGGTGGGTATATCCCCTACCTGATTCTTCGTCCATGGTATATTGCCGATAAGCAGCACGCGATTTCGATGGCGCTGGCAAAGCTGGGTGATGCTTACACGGAAGAAGATGTCAAACAGGCAGAACAAGACCTCGTGGATGCAAAGGAAAAAGCAACAAAGGCAAAAGCTGACCTGCGTGACCTGAAAAAACTGAGCGGAAAAGACTACGAAAAGAAAAAAGCTCAACTTGAAAATAAAATTGAAAAGCTGAAAGCTGTTGTCGGTGATTTTGAAGACGGAACTGAACAGTCAACAGTTCTGGACGAGAATATCGATGAAAACGATAAGAATGCAAAAAAGCGGGCTGACCTGAAAAAAGCGGTAATTACTTTAAGGGCGGTTATCGAAGAACAGGAAAAAGCAGAGCAACTCATTGCTCGTGAAGCAGAAATCAAGGCAGAAGCAGAACAAGCGCCGAAACGCCTTGCCTGTGCAAAAGAACGGTTAGCTGAGGTCGAAAAAGGTGCGCGGCCCTATATCAAGCAGATGGGAAAATACCGTGCATTGGAAGCTGAAAAAGTCGATTCAGAGCAGGCATATCAGGATGCTGTGACAGCAGCAAAACGGATGGAATCCATCTTTGGTCATGAAAACTTCTACATCGAATTGCAGAACCATGGTATTGCGTCAGAAGACTACGCACGACCCTATCTGTATCGCTTAATCAAAGAAACCGGAATTGAGCCGACAGTAGCCAATGATGTGCATTTCAAAACGAAAGATGATGTGCGAAAACGGAACCTGATTGCATCGCTTCGGTTCAATACACCGTTGGCAGAAAAGGAAACTGAAGAAGGCTTAACAGAATTATACTTCAAATCTGATGAGGAAATGAAGGCGCTGGCAAAGCCTGATGATGCGATTTGGCAAAGGGGCATGGAGAACACAGCCGTGATTGCTAAAAGCTGTAATGTATATTACAGCTACGGAATGCACTTACCTGAGTTCGATGCTCATGCAGCAGGATGTGAGACAGCCCTTGAATACCTCGATAAGTTTTGCCGGAAAATGATTCCGCAGAAATATCCGAAACGCGATATGCCGGATGACAAGTACGCAGAGCTTATGAAAACTGTCGATGAGCGCTTGAAATACGAGCTGTCTGTCATTGAAAAAATGGGCTACAGCTCTTATATCGCAATCGTCCAAGACTTCATTTTCTACGGAAGAAAGATTGGTGGAGAAGCGGCAATCGGGCCGGGTCGTGGTTCAGCGGCTGGTTCTATCGTCTGCTATCTTGCAGACATTACAGACATTGACCCTCTTCGCTATGACTTGATTTTCGAACGATTTTTGAACCCGGAACGCGTATCGATGCCGGATATCGACACTGACCTCGCTCCGTTTGTGCGAGGGAAAGTTATCAATTATGTCGCAAACAAATACGCGTACAAAGACCCCTACCCTGTTGATGAACTTCGCAGTACCGTCTGCAACATCGTCACGGAGGGAAAGCTTGCCGCAAAAGCTGCTGTAAGAAATGTTGCCCGTATCACGGATGTTCCGCTGGATACTGCCGACATGGTAGCGAAAATGATACCGGCAAAGCCGAAAATGACCATCAAGAAGGCAATGGAAGAAAATCCTGACCTTGCGACACAATACAAAAACAATCTTACGGTAAAGCATCTGCTGGACGATGCAATGCTCGTAGAGGGTATCCCCGTCCAGACTGGTGTTCATGCCGCTGGTGTTATCATCGCAGATAAACCTGTCTCTGAATATGCTCCCCTGCTCTGGAATGACGAAAAGAATTGCTGGGTCATTGAGAGCGATATGGTTGAGTGCGAGAAAACCCTCGGATTGCTGAAAATGGATTTCCTTGGTCTTGAAAACTTGGATATCTTGAACCTTGCTCTCAAATACATCAAGACGACCAAAAAGGTTGCTGTTCATTTTCACGATATCAATAAAGCGGATGACCCAAATGTCATAAGAGATATCTATGCCTGTGGTCGTACGAATGGTGTTTTCCAGTTCGAAAGCGATGGTATTAAGAAAGCACTTACGGGATTCAATCCGACTTCGATTGACGATGTGATTCTTATGAACGCCGCATATCGTCCCGGTCCGATGGATTCTATTCCTGAAATCACAGAAGTCAAGAACGGAACGGAGAAGCCGAACTATATCATTCCGCAGATGGAACAGATTCTTGGCAAGACCTATGGCAGCGCTATTTATCAGGAACAAATCATGCAGTTGTTCCAGCTTGTCGGGTTTAGTCTTGGTGAGGCTGATGTGATACGCAGAGCTATGTCCAAGAAACACCTTGATGAAATCGAGGCCGCAAAAGATAAATTTGTGTCTGGCATGATTGAGCAAGGCGGTAAACCCGCTGATGTGGAGAAGTTCTGGATTCGTCTGCTTGCGTTCGCTTCCTATGCATTCAATAAAAGCCATGCAGCAGCATACAGTATCGTCTCCTACTATACGGCATTTCTTAAATATTATTTCCCGTGCGAATATCTCTCTGCGCAGTTGAGTTATACGCCGGAAAAATTGAAGCTGTTTCTGTCTGACCTGAAATATGCAGGACTTACACTCCTTCAACCCGATATCAATTCCGGTGTTCCGAACTTTGCTCCGATGCCGGGAAACAACAAGCAGATTCGTTTTGGTATCAAAGCCATAAAAGGTGTTTCTGCAGCAGCACAAATTATTTACGATTTGCGGGATACGAAAAAATCTAACCCTAACGCACATCATCTTGGCCCCTGTAAAGACTATAAAGACTTCATTGTTCGCTCTATTGTATATGGCGTAGATATGGGTGTATGTACCGCTCTGGTTCGTGCCGGTGCATTGGATTGCCTTATGCAGGACGGCGAGACACGCAGACAATTTGACGAAGCGCTTGCTCCTGCTTGCGAAAGCTGTAAAAAGGCAATGAAGTCTGCCATAAAAGAGGACGAAACTCTTGCGGGAGATAATCTTTATCGTCATCTTATGGATAGTTGGGGATTGCCGGATGAATGTATCCAGCAAAAAGAAGAATACGACATTGACACAAAACTCGGATACGAACTCGAACTGTTAGGGGCTTATGTCTCCGGCACACCTGTTCAGCCTTATTTGTCTGTTATCACAAAATCTGCAAACAGAGACAGAGCAATCGGTGAACTTACCCTCAATGACAGGGGCAGAACGGACATCGCAGGGCGTATCCGCGACTTCAAAATCATTTACAGGAAATCTGACCATGCTCCTATGGCAAAATTCATGCTGGATGACGAAACGGATTCCATTTCGTGTGTTGCTTTTACGGGAGCATATGCGACATTCGGATATCTGCTGAAAGACGGCGCGGTTGTATCACTCAGTGGAACTCCTAAATTCGAAACCAACGATGATGGTGATACTATCGTTCGCAAAGAATACCGTGTGAAGACCGTTAAAAATCTCCTTTCTGAATAAAAAAAGACCGTTCCTCTTTTCGAGGAACGGTCTTTGCTTTATGCGCTTCTATAAGTTACTGCGCCTGCGTGTCAGAGGGCTGCTGGGGCTGCTGCGGAGCAGTTTCCTGCACAGGAGCCTGATAGGTAGGCTGAGGATTTGCAGGCTGCTGAGGCTGCGCATTGGGGTTCTGGTAGCGCATATTGGGAGCCTGCTGAGGTTCCGCTGAGGGCTGAGTATAAGTGGTTTGAGTGCTCTTTTGTTCCGCTTTACGGTTATCGTATTTGACCTTCAACTGGTCATAAGAGTAACCGTCCTGCGGAATGCCGAGATACTGGTAGTTGCCCAAACCGAGAATCATATTGAAGATGGGGCTGACGAGAACCAGACCAATCGTGAAACCAATACCCTGACCAAAAGCAACCGCTTTCTTGTACTGGGTGATGACGTTAATGACTACACCGGCAATGACGAGCAGTGTGCCGAGCAGCGGGATAAAGCCGAGCAGGCCCAGAACGAGCGGGACCAAAAAGAGCCAGCCGTTGCCCCAATAAATCTTGAACGCGATGTAAGATTTATAGAACGGAACGATGGATGCCCAACCCGGCTGGTTGGCTTTCGTGAAGATTTTCCAGTTCGCGACGATGTTGATGACGAAGAATGCCAGAACAAGCAGCCAGATGGTACTAAAAATACCGAGAATGGCATTCAGAGCCGCAGTTTCTGCTGAATACATACATATTCCTCCTTCTTGTATGTAGGTGAAAAAATGCTGAAACCAAACAGTTTCAGCCCGTTTTGTGACTCAAGTATATTTACTTTGCAGCAAACAGCAAGAAAAATTGCGCAAAAAAAAAGAAGCTGCTCCCCACAAGCAGCTCCTTTCCCAAAAACAATTTCGTTAGAAATAGTCTTGTATTTATAGTAACAGCATTAACAGTATGCTGATTCATGCCACGAATGGCTCATAATGGTCTCTATACTTAGACCTTGTATTTACGCCTCTCAAATAGGCTCAGTATACTGGCTCAGAACCAGCCAGTGCCATCGTCGTTATCCTGCTGAACCTCGACTTCACCGGGGCAAATCCAGTAAACCGTGTTTGACACGGTCTGGAGCAGGATGCCATCGACAATGCGCCTAGGCATCTTCGAAGTCTGCTTACTGCTAAGCGCCTCCTTGAATTCCGAGTAAGACATGTCGGGGATGACACCTTTGCATGGACGGACACGTCGGATTTTGCTTCCAGAAAAGCCCATCATAACGTGGTCGTTATCATCACCAATAATGGTGTTGATTTGGCCCCTGTTATCAATACCAACGAAGGCATTGAAGAACATGACCTGATGACCGTCGCTGACACCTCCGACGATAACCTTTTCACCGTTGATTTCACAGTGCTTGGCGTTACGGTAAACCGCAACAGCCGAGCCGATGAAACCGGGTTTCATAAGGTCTTCGGGGGCGAAGGAGAACTGTGCGACGGACTTCCAATCCTTGACGTAAGCGCCAACAGCGTTTGCAGTGGAACGGAGACCGGTGTAGGGGACAAAAATGGAATTGGTAGACATAAAAATACCTCTTTCTGATTTTATTCAAAGATAGTTTTTATGTATCCTCAGCCAAATCACTTCGGCCAATCTCACCTATGGAAGGTGATTCAATACTCAAAAAACAAAAAAGCCGCAATCTCGGTAGAGATAGCGACTTAGTCGATTTGTATAACCAATTTAGACGTATGTGGGGTACGTCGAAACTTTTTATTTATGAGTATGATTTAATAATATTAACTTTGCAGCAATTAGCAAGTATTTTTTAGAAAAAACAGCCGCCCCATTTCAGGAGCGGCTGAGATTATTTATCGAACGCTAATCGGGAAAACTGCGTAGAAGTTATGATAGCACTCGTAGTTATCCGGCTCGGCTTCACCGATACAATAAAGCGGTGCCTCATCAAAAGCGGTACAGTTATCTGCCGTGATGGGCTCGGTGTCACCATGGTCTACGCCATTCGCCTTATCCTCGGCAAACGCAGCATTAGCTGCCTTGATGGCATTATCCAAAGAGAAGAACGCCTTTTCCAGAATGGAAACAGAGTCGAACTCACTGATATTCTCGTTGGAGTAGTGGTTCACCACGACATAAGCTGCTTTTGCGGCCTTGTTCTTAGCCTCTTCGGCCTTTTCGTCAACTTCCGCATAACAGAACATGCGGTCTTCATCAGGATTGCGGCGATAATGCTCGCAATCAGCACATTTGATATTCTTATTGCAGATATAACCCATATTATTTCTCCTCTCTTATGCGAAAAAAGTCCAATCATCATCAACATCGTCACAATGACTGTTGATGTAATCCAGATGTGCGAGCAAATCAGCGTAATACTTTTCCAATGCTGGGTCATAATCAGCATCAATACCGATGATGTACTCCATCATCTTGCGGTCAGCCATCTCGATACGACGGCGCTCAGAAACGGTCTTATAGGAACAACTGTTGCTTTTGCGCTTTGCAACACAACGATTACGCCATTCCTCGCACTGAGCGTGCCCGTTGTAATAGCTTTTACCGAGCTTGGAAAGCATCTTGCCGTCAGCGATAAAACCGTATTTGTCACGAAGAACGCGGCTGCGGCGTTTCTTACTGCGGAACGCCTCTTTCCGGCGCTTGCTCCCGGCAATCTTACGGCTCAGATACTGGTTTACGGCGATGTTGTAAGTATCCTCATAAATTTCAATGTTCATGTTATGCTCCTTCTCGGCAATCCTTGCAACGATTGTCTTCGTAGTTGAACAGCAATCCGAATTCATAGATGACAGACCAGCAATATTCGCTGGGGTCAATCAAGCGGTAACCGTAAATGGGCCACCACGCATCGTCGTAGCCAATAGTATCGTACACAGACACTTCCTTGCGCGAGACGGTCTTGATACCGGAGATATAAGCAATAAGCTTCAACTCTTTCAAAGAAAGCCCGTCAAGCATTTCGTGGCCGTGAGCGTACGCCTCATCGACGTATTTGCTGTTGCCACACCAATAGAAGAAATGCTGCGGCTTAAGAATGGCCTCAGTCAGTTCGTTGCGATAAGCAGCTTCTTCATCCGTAACATAATACGGGCGAGTAGTAGCTGCATCATCGATGCAGAGGATGTATTCCATTAGCTTACAGTTTGCTTCATCAATGGAACGCTGTGCGTTGCGGTTGATGGCAGGATGGACGAGCTTTTCGTTGCGCTGCTGCTTGTACTGGCAGTGCTTGGCGTGACGCTTTGCGCGAGAGAAGTCCTGCTTACGAGATTTGCTGGTATGAGATTTCTTGCGGGTCTTTGCGTTGCGCTCTGCGTCAACACACTCCAGAGCCTCGGAAATCATGTTGTTCAGGGAAATAATAGAGTTCATCATAATTTTTCTCTCCTTTTTGATAGTTCATTGCAAACAAAATACCGCCACCTCTTATGAGATAGCGGTATATCGATTTTGAATTTTGCTTGTGCTTTTTATTTTTAGGATACTCTAAGTATATTTACTTTGCAGCAAAAATCAAATCACTTATAGAACTGGGCAATTTTCTTTGCGAGATAGACCTGTCCTTTAGGCGTGATAAGGGTCTTGTGCGATGTGCGAGCACTGTTCCCGATATAGTACACGCTCTCGATGGTCTTAAACAGACCGAGCTGATTCTTATCGGCGTACTTCTGGTACGGCATATTGTTGCTGTCGAGATACTTCTGTTCGCGGAGCCATGCGAAGAGTCTATTGCGGCCGATGCTAATCTTGTTGTTGCTCAGATACTTTGCAAACTCGCCAATTTCAATGCAGTTTGTAGCTGCCGTGACGGCGTGATGGAAGTCTACGCTTTCCTTCTGAACACCAATGATTTTATCCTGACGCTTAACGGCTTCCAGAGATGTGACAAGCAGTTCTTTTGTTTTCTCATCCGTGTTAGGGAGCCACTCATTCACAAAAACGACCGGGTCATTGACATAGCCGCCAGTTGCACGAATTGTCGGCAGCAACTCATCGAAAACCCATTTTTCGAACATTTCTGCGTCTGGTTTGTGGGAACTGCAAATCAGACGATACACATTGCCCTCAGAGATAAACTTCATGATTCGTGGAACGCCATTGCAGTCAACATGGCTCGATGTGATGCCATCCTGACGGCAATGCAGGTTGAGCTCACGGGATACGTTTGCGTATCCCAATGCAGAGCAGATATCGTTTGCGCAGAAATAAAATTTATTATTGTCCTCGAAGATGCGCAGCTCGCCGAAAACTTCTGACAAAAAGACCTTCGGAATATGATGATACATACGATAATCCTCCAAATCATGACCTAACAAAACGTTATGTCACCCCTATTTTTTGACGATGATACGATACTAAACTTTTGAAAAACTTTGTAAAACACTACGGCGGAACCACATCCTTTCAATTATCGGAACAAACAAAAATACCGCCACCTCTTATGAGATAGCGGTATATCGATTTTGAATTTTGTTTGCTTTTTTATTTTTCGATGATTTCAGTATATCGACTTTGCAGCAAATAACAAGACGATTTTGGCGAATTATGGATGCAATGTATAGCAAACGCAGGAAAAAAAATACAAGACATAAACATGAATGGGATAGAACCAATAGAATAGTTGTTTGCATCTTCTTCCTTTCTTCCCGTTATAAAGGAGAAAGAAAACCACTGTGAAAACACTGAACCATTGGCAATAGTTCAGGTCTGTAACAAGCTTACTCCATGTAAACGCAGGGGCGTTTGCAGACCATAACCATCCTCGAAACAGGACTTGCATAGAAAGAGAAGCGATGATATAGGTGATGCATTGTAATTTCCGATTATCTTTAAATATATAAAGGACAATACCAACAACAATGTATGGTAACCCGCCATCTGCCAGAGTACCCCAATTTGGGAGAAAAGAATGATTAGCTAAAACAAAAAAATGATGAAGGCTGTTTATCGAAATAAGCATTTCGGCGATACAGCCATACCAAAACGGAAGAAATACAGCAATAATTCCTTTTGCTGTTTGTCCTGCTTTTACCCAGTCTATTCCTTGCCAGATGATACAAAGGATAACGAGGTTTAAAAGGATGCCGTTGATGGGATAAAAGCCATCTCTTCGAAGCAAAAGGCCATGATAAGACATCAGATGGTAGATAATGCCCATCCCGACTGCCATCATATAAACCCGTAGAAAATACTTTATTCGAGAACGAGTATGACTGAATCCTTCTACCATACAAAAAAGAAACAGGTATGCGGATAAACGCCCAATAATGAAGAAAACACCCGGCACTTTTCCGGTGAATTCAAAGAAATAATGAATATGGTCAATCAGCATGAAAAGCAATGCCAATAATTTGAGCTGTGTACCATCAAGGGATAGTCTTTTAGTCAACAAAATCATCTCCTAAACTCATTGTAGCTACTATGCAGCAAATTTGAAGTTGTTTGTGTAGTTTTAATAAAACAAAAAGCCGCCTGCCAAATGGCAGACGGCGTGAGGTTAAAGATTAAGATATGGATATGACGGTGTCGGCAGAACTCGGCTCGTGGAATTCGGTACCGGTTTCGAGAGCAGCCTTAATCAATACAAGCTACCGCTCGTTGCGCTTATGCGACCTCGTCCATCAGGACTTGCACTTCCTTTGTCCCGATTTTTGCAGGCGAAACCTCGGAATCGAAATACTCACCATTGACGGAGATGACAATCTCCAAGATGGCATCGATACCCTTGTCGGTTTCCGTGGTTCCCCATGTCATAGCCGCATGAGAGGATGCCGAATCTGCGCAGTGCTTTTTGAACGCCGCGATAGCATCGTCAATGGTGTCGCTGTCGATTTCAGGTTCCGTCATGGTATAGGCGATTCGCTGAGGCTGGCTCATGTCGATGCGTTCGATGGTAATATCACCGCAAATCGTATTCTTTATCATGTTGATTTCTCCTTATTTGGTTATGTTTTAGATGTGGAAAATAGTCCATTCGCGGTTGGGATAATCATCGCAAAAGCTTGCAAAAGCGAGCGGCGCACCGCTGTCTTTGCTATCCTTATTGGAGTGTACGAAGACATTGTAGTCTTCCATATCCTCAACATCATCGGCCGTGGCATCCTCATCAAAAACATCATTGACGCTTTCCGCAATCAACTCTTTCATTTCCTCAAACGCCTCATCGAAACTGTCGTAGAAGCCCGTAAGCTCGATGCTTTCGTATTCCTCATAAGAGAGAAGAAAGAAAGGCTTGTCAGTCGTGACCTCAAAAACAGCCCATTCGACGCTTTCTTCGTCGTCTCCTTTCCAGAAGTCATAGGTAGCATGTACTCTGGGCTCGCTGTTGTCAGCAGGGCAGTTTTCATCGAAATCGAAAGAGAATCTGTAGCGCTCCTCATTCTCGTGCGTGATATCGGCACCGGTAAGACCTGTATGGTAGTTCTTGTTGATGCGCTGCGCTATGCTTTCCCTTACTGCTGCGGCCGCCTCTTCCAGCGTGTCCTTTTTGCAGATGAGGTTCGTGCAATCATAATGTTCACTCTTAATTACGATAAACATATCACATTCTCCTTTTAGCCTTTGTTGATGATGGCGTCGATAGCTGCAGAAATAGCTTCATTCTCTGCCTGAATCATTCTGCCCTGCAGATTGTTCCAATCGATGTGCTCCTTGACCTTGCGGACAAATTCTTCGTATGTTCCATTTTCGGTCATCCGCTCGATTTCCTCGTCATAAGCACCGCTCTCTTCAAGGACATACTTGATGTCGTCTTCGGGATTGACTTCTACGATAGGATAATCTGTACCGAGGTCATCGCTGTCGACATCGTTCAGATTCGTGATGAACCAGACATCCATAAAATCCGGCCCACAGATGCATTTGGAGTTAGCGCCTTCTTGGATGTCAATGGAATCTTCGTTATAATCACCGTAATGATTAACAACGGCATCCTCCACAGCATCGTCGCGTTCCTTGATAGCAGCTTCCAATGTTTGAAGCAGCTTGCTGCTAACAATATAGGAGGTGGATTCTTTGGACGTATAAACGTTTTGCAGTAAAAACATATTTCTTACTCCTTATTCTGAAATTTGTAGTTTGTTATTTGACCAGAAGGTCAATTGCAATGTAATTTTCTGGATGTAATTACCATTCATTACTTTCCCGTATCGTGGGATATCCGTGCGACTCTTGATATTATCTCTATCGCAATCTTTGATTTTCGCAAAAAAAGACATCACTACAGAAAGTAGCGATGTCTCGATTTTGAATTGGGTTTTCGGTTTTTATTTTTTGGATAAATTCAGTATACTCACTTTGCAGCAAACTGCAACAAAAAGAGCCTGCTAAAACAGCAGACCCTTTTTGTGTTAATTTGGTTTGACGGCGAAAACGCAGTCGCCATACCGGCTAATCATTGCTTCTTAGTTGTTAGTTTTCGAAATCTGGATTCTTCCAGACCGTTTTCTTTCCGTAATGGATATCCGAAATGTACTTGAACGGAATCTTATCCCGGTTTTTAAGAAGAGCATCGTTTTCCTCTAAAAATTCCTCAATGCGTTCCTCTTCACTACGCGTAGCAATGTTCCATGTATCGAGATATCCATCATACATGGCATCCATATTGAAAATTCCGTTGACGGGGTACTTGACAGAATCAATTTCTCCGTTGACGTCCAAGCCAAGGCGGACGTTCTTATAGTTCTTGATGCTGTCTGTCAAGGATTTGAATTTCCCTTCAGGAGTATCGGGATTGCTGTACTTTTTCACGTACTCTTCCGTTAACTCCTCCGTCATAGCCAATGTAATCCAGAACTTAAGGCTCGCTTTCTTGATTCTCTTCATCGTCCGTTCAGCCCAGCCGGTGGGATTAGCAAGATAATCCACTACCAGTTCATCAGCATTTGTGGATGTCAGGCCAAAGCAAGGCCCATTTCCAATCTCATCGACAATGCTGTCAATAGGGCTGCGATAATTCTTATGCTCATTTATTATGCGACAGAAAGCGTTCTGTCGTGCTATCTTGTCGTAATAACCGCCCTTGAGAATTTTCTTCTTGTCTTCTTCCATCACATTCTCTCGGAACATATCGAACAGCTTCTGTGCCATTTCCTCTATGACAGAATCCGAGGTAAAAGAAGAACGGCAGAAAATCGTTTTGAAGTCCTGTGTTTCATTGACGGTTTTGGCATTGTCGACAACGAGGCAAAGGAAGCGTATCTCTTGGTTGAATGTTACGGGTTTCTTTTCCAAGATTCCATAAAACCGCTGCCCGTACAGAACATCTACCTTGTGCTCACCATAGGCGAGCGGTATGCGCATAAAACGGTAGTAATACTCGGACAGCTCACCGGAATCAAGAATGATATTGCCTTCGAACGAAGGAACGCCGAACTCGAGGAACGTTTTGAATCCCTCGCGGTTGATATTGTTTGCCATGATATTTTTCCTCCCAAATACTTACTTCGTTAAGCCCTCGAATATGCGTTACTCATTTTCCTGCACCTCATTCCTCAATTACATGAACCATATACGAAACAGGCCCACTGAGCGCAGGGTCATTTTCGACAGTCATCGCCCAATCGTCGAAGAACGTGTCATCGTTGCAATAGCAGCTAATTTCCTTCTCATCAGAGTCGTACCAACGAGCCTGCGTCCAAGGGGTACCTTCAGGTTCATTGGCATGGGATTCCGGAGGGCAGCAAAGCATGATGTCTACATTTGTGCCGTTACGGAACCGGATATTGATGGAATGAGTTTCGTCTGCATCCCAGTCCAAATCTTTTCCGGAGAGCAAATCATTGATGACCTTTGTATCTTTGTGGTTGACTTTGACAGTTGCCTCATAAACAAGGCCAAAGCCGAAATGACAGAAACCGGTTTCATCGGAAAGATAATCACCGATAGCGTTAACGTCATCATGTACATTATCAGGAATTACCATCTGGTTCGGGAGGTCTACTTCCTCGCCGTCGGTATCCCATTTGATGTTGGTAGCAATGCGTTTGCTCTCGAAAATGGTATCATGATGAGTTTCCCGCGAATAATGAATACGCTCAGAATCAACGCATACGGCGTTGGTATCCGTTTCAAAATAGCCTTCCTGTTCGCATTCGTAGCTGATGCTCAGAATACCTTCTACGCGCTTCTCAACCAAGTCGGGAATGGACAGTTCAATCATATCATGCGTGATATACCTAACATAAGTTTTGAACGCGGCGACTGCATCGGAAAAATTGTCGCGGCAAATATCCGTCGTCACAGTAAAGTTCAGGTTCTTCTGAGTGTCAGTAGAAAAGATGTTGTAGGCAAACACTACATCTACGGAAAACTTATAAGTGTTCTTTTTCATAAAAATTTCTCCCTTTGTTAGGCCACGCCAAGCATCATCGCATTGATAGTCATAGCCAGTTTTTTGATTTTCTAAAAAACGGTTCAAGTCATAAAATTCCAGTTATTGCCCAACCATTCATACCAGCCTGTGGTGGAGGAGGGACGATTTTTGCTGTCCGCGCAGATATGATTCAGCAGCATTGCCAAGTTAAACCTATCCAATGTCCGAATCATTTCGAGATTTGTCTTATCAGACTGCACGATTGTCATGTCAACGTCGGTTTTCGTCTTGATGTACGACACAGCATCGCCCATCGTTTTGAAAAAAATTCCGCAGACCGGGGCAAAGTATCCAACCTCGATGGAAAGCTCTGCCAAAAGACGGTAGCTGTCAGCAGTGTTCGTCCTCTGGAAAAGTTCATCGAACTGAGCGCGAATTTTCTTCTCATCGTTTTTTCCAATGTCATTCAGGTCGAGGATGTATTCCTGAACAATGAACCCATTATTAGATTTCGTGGGAGCATATGCTTTGTAACAGGATGCATCAATCTGTTTCATGACAATCGGAAAGTTATGGGAAGACGAGGAATAGAGACGCGCTTTTTCGACTTCCTTTTTCAGTTTTTCCAGCAACTTTTCAAGAACAGCCTTGAGACATTCGGCGTGCTGATGGCAGGAATCCACTTCTGTCTGGAACATACCGGTGTCATCTTTGAGCCGCCCGGTTTCCCAAGCTTTGTCAAAGACGCACTTGAGTTTCTGGAACTCGGTTGCATCCAAGTTGTCGTATTTTCCAGCCTTCGCTTTAGCTTCAAAAACGGCGATTGCTACACACACTTCGCTGTACGAATCAAGCGTCAACTCAAGGTCTTCCAAGAAGAGTTTCTTGTTGATGTTGATGGAGCAATTGATGTCGGTAACGCACAAGGTTACGATTTTTTCTTTTTCTTCGACATCGAATCCCATTTCCCGGCAAATATCCGGGAACTGTTTCAGATACATCATAGTTTCATCTCATACTTTCTCGGCGATATCCTCGCTGTATACTACAATTTCTTTACTTGAAAACATCATATCTTCCCTCGCTTCTATTTATTTGACGGGCTGCATGTCTTCGAGTTCAGCGCTAAACCGGAACGGTCGCGTACTTTTATCGTAGTTTTTCCACGTGGCCACATAGTCTTTGTCGTACTGCTCTTCAAGCGGCTTTTTATACATTGCATCGCGGACGAGAATCTGCATACCGCCATCCGGTGTGACCGAAACCATATTCACCTCATCAAGCATGTGAGGCAAGATGTTATCGACGTTTTCCACATCACAGATAATGTCGTACCGTGTCCCGCGTCCCAGACAAACATTCTGGTCGTAGGCATTCGTGACATAGATGTACATCTTTTGGTCGTAGCGCGTTAACGAAAAGATTTCACAAAGCTTCATGTCCGTTACTCCTCCCTGCCGTAATCCTTTACGCCGGAAATTTCCTTGATGTGCTTCCAGATATTGTTGGCAATTTCCAGATAGGTAGCAAATCGACTGACAGAATGGCCTCGCCAAGTACCGCCGTTGCCGTTGATGCCGTTACGAAGCTTGATGCAGCCACCTCCATTTTCTTTCCAGTCATGCAGGTTGACAGAGTAGTCGTCCAGCAAAATACAGGAAGAATTGATAGTGGATTCGCCAATTGCTTTTGCTGCAGCTTCCGCTTTGCTGATGCCGCACGGAACAAAGATACGGTTTGCCTTGGGAATAGCCGGAAGATAGGTGTCCAGCCATTCGTTTTTTTCGTTGACGGAATACGGATTCTCCGGCATATATGCAGAAAGAACATGAACATCAATTTCCGGATAAGTGCTGTTTAGCCAATTGATGGCATCTACTACTTCCTTGTATGGAGGCAGGTCACGAAAATAGTTTTCTTGTAAAAGTTCCTCAAAACATGCTGCCTGTTTCCAAGTTACCAAAGTCCCATCCATATCCACAAATAGATGGACGGAGGGAGTGTATGTGCTGTTAGTCATATTTTTTTCCTTTCGATTGAAAAAACGCCTTTACTTCTCCGTCGATGCGGCGGAAAACTACTGGGGTATTGACGTTTCACTCTTTTGTGTATTTCATGATGTCAATGTCAAAACGCTTAAAGAAAACGATGTAATCCATAAGCGTATCGACTTGGCATTTTGTCAGAGTATGTGTATCGCCTATGTCTACATAAGCCCGTCCAAACTCAGGGTTTCGCAATGCCGCCCAGCCTCTGTCAAAGAGAAAATCTAAGCAGCGGTCGCTGCCATAGTATCTGAATGCCTGCTCTTTGGTAAGCCCAAAATGGCCTTTTGTGCTGTGGATGATTTTGGCGGCAGTAGAGTTGTGTTCCGCAAAGCCGCAGTCGAACCACTCCCCTTTCGGCGAAATCAGTCCAAACTCAGAATTGAAAAGAGTTTTTGGTTTTTCACCGATAAAAACAAGGTAACGATTCTGTCTACGCAGAACACTCGGCTCATGTGTACCTTTCTTTTTAAGCGCAACATAAATGTAACGCCAAAAGCCGTCTTTATAGGCGACCAAGGGACTGTTGCCCTCAGGAATCTTGCTGGCATCGCAGATATCTGTAATAAACTCCGGTCTTTGCCAAAGCCACATACCGCAGTTGAGAACATCATCTTCTTTCACCTCATGGTAATTGAGAAGATAATCTTCGATGTCGCTGATAGTGTTTTCGATTTCGCCGCTTTTGATTTTTTCAGCAAGTTCAGAATAGCTGCAATTAACGGAAAATGGGTCGAGGTATTTGAATGGGTTACACGCAATATCTGTCTTAATAGCGGCAATGGCGTTGTAACGAGTATGATTTTTTAGCTCTTCATCAATGGTTCGAATGTTTTTGCCGTCATCAACGATTTGGCATTCGTCAATGCCTACGAACTTTTTCTGCCCCTCAATGACATCTTTACAGATGGCTTTTTTCTCTTCGAGAGAAAGCTTATCTGTGTTAAGACAGCACATTAGAAGTTCTTCGGATTTTTCGTAGGGCATTTTTTCGTTCCAGAACCAAGACCGGGCAATATCTGTGAGAAATGCTGAGTCAATGTGAAATTGCATAGAATTCCCTTTCTACCTTACATGGGTATTTACTTGTCGTTTGACGGCACATCTGTGGTGGATGGGGATGGCATGGCAATATAGTCGCCAAAGTTTCGGATACATTGTGCCAAATTATGTTCGAACTTATGCTCACTGCAGCTGATGCAGCCGTAAGCAAAGGTTCGGCAATCTTGACATGTTTGGAATTGGTTGCAAGTCCAACAGAAACGCAGTCCTTCGTAAGTTCGCATTTTACTTCCTCCTAACAAAAAAAATCAGCCACCCCGAAACGAGGTGGCTGAAATCAGATTTTTAACAAGATGAACCGAATCGGCTCGGTGTTTCGATTTATCTTATATTGCTAATTATACCTACTTTGCAGCACTGCGCAAGGTTCAGACATGGGTTTGCAAGCAATTGTCATTCATGTACGCAAATCCACAATCCTGACAGGTATCACAGGCATTTCAATCTAACGCAACCGTAATGGTTGCAATCTTGATTTTTAGTCGTGGAATAGAAGCTCAATGACAGCGTAGTCTTCGGGGTTCTTGCGAACATCCTCGATAGTGGACTCATCAGGCATGGCGTGCGCATATCCGTTTGTATAGCAGCAAACAGGAGAATCGCTCGTGAACTCACCATTCAGTACCGCAAATGCGTTTTGCAGGCAATAAGCGTTCAGAGGCTTCTTCATCGTATCTTCCAGAAACTCTCTGGAAAGGACGCTGCCATCCACATGCACGAGCTTGGTGAGATACTCTGCGCAATCGACGAGTTGCTGAGGGATGCTTTCTGCAAACTTCACGATTTTCTCGGGTTCAGCGTAGCCGAAAATCAAGGAATCCTCGCCGTCACAGGAACTCTCACTGCCTTCATCAGGGATGTAGTAATCATTGATGACGTTTCCGTTGTTTTCATCATCAGCAAGAGTTCCGGATATATGCTTGGCCCATGCGTAATAAAAGGCTTCTTTCAGAACATCATAGTCCGAGTCGTGCATCAGAGCAACGAGCGCTGCCGGATTACACATGGCAGAAGCAACAGCTTCCTTCGTGACGCCCGTCTCGCAGGCTTTGGCGGAACCAAACTTCTCAACGAACTTTTGTGCGGTGGGAATAAGTTCATTCTCCTCGCAGTACGAGGGGGTGTAGCCGTTCAGAAAAACATCGGCAGCATCAAGGAAGATGCCATGCAGGATGGTCTTCATGTCATCCGAATTGTTGAAGTAAAGATTGCGAATGTTAATAAGCATCTTAGAATAAAAACCACTCATAATTGTCTCCTTTTTATTGCGTAATTTTGATAAAGGCGTGATAAACAGCGCCTTTAAAACAAAGCTTCCAATGATTGGCGAAGGTGTAGCTGATAGGACTTTGGGCAATGATTTTTTCACTGTCTTTCTCTGTCAACACAGCTTCGCCCCAAGCTTTACCTTTACCGTCACCTGTATATGTGATGGTCATGACAGAACCGTCCTTGAAGAGGACCTTATTGGAGAAAATCACTCCGGTAGAACCACCAAGAGCTTCTTCACCATATAAGGCTTTTCTGATGGCTCTGTACTCGGTAGGATACATATTTACCGTTTCCACAAAGTTACGAGAAAACCCTTCGCGGAGCTCGTAAATTCTGGAAACGAACAAAATTGCGTCTTCGATTTCCTTGACACTTCCGGCTCTCTTGGTACATTTCTCGGTAATTCCTGCATGGGATTCATCCTCAAAGATACTGCAAGCACAGACATAATGAGGATTTGCCTTGCTTACCTGAACGAACTGTAACCGAATTGTTTGGTTCGGATAGGCATTGTCGATTGGGAAATCAAGCGGCATCGAACTGAAATAGGTATCGTTCGGAACATCGCCATTACCATCCCAACGCGCAGGGTTGCGCAGCTCAAGGAAATTGGCAGCAATATCTCGCGCAATGGAAGGAACCATACCGCAGACTTCATCTACGGGTGTGATATCCTCCTCAATGGCATCGATGGCCTTCGATAATGCCGGTACAAAGTAATAACCGAGATTGAGAAAAAACCGAGTCTTAACGACAAGGTTATCCATCAAACTTGGGTCATCCATGTACTTCTTGGCGACACAGGAAGCAATTTCGGTACTACCGGGTACATTTGCTGAACGGGTAATGAAATCATTGACATCGTTTTCGTCGGTAAGCCGCTCCTGCAGCTTTGCAAGCGAAGCCAATTCTTCATAAGAGAGGAATGCGGTACCGCTCTGTAAACTGAGATTCTGCAAGACTACGGATTTTTTATTGAGTTTTGTTATCATTTTAACCTCGCTTTACGCTTTTGGCGGTTGCACAAATTACCATCAAACCAGCGGCAAGTGCATCGCCTGCAGTTTCTGTGATTTCTTCCAGTGTGTTGCAAAATTCATCACCGGGAGCTTTCCACGATTGTGGGTTTTTGGTGACGAATCTGTCATTATAGACATGGATAAGAGGCGCTGTTTCGATGCTGTGAATGGATTCTGTATCTCCCCTGTTCAGTGCGATTTCCTTTGCTTTCGCAATGGCTTCTTCGCGCTGATTGGCAGCATAGTATCTGCTGCTGGGAATGTTGGAATTGTAATAATCCTCAATCATCAGAGCGGAACCGCCGTGATTGCAGCCAAGGCCGAAGGTCATAATGACATACATCGGCTCGGTCGTCTCCTCGTACAACTTTCCGTCGCAAATTAGGAAACGGTCAGCTTGGCTCTGGATGTACGCCTTGATTCGCTTTGTATCCGTGTTGAAATCGTGAATTTCGTAACGGTTGGGTTCCAGACGGCAAGCAAGAAATTCAGGCGTACACGGAGCTAAATCAAACCAACTCTTACCGGCATAATAGCGACTGGCACGGCTTAACTTCCATAGAGACCCTTCATTGGAGAAGATTACATCGTTTTCGATGTGGGGAGTTTCTTCCCAGATATATTGTTCCACGCCGAAAGCCGGAACCATTTTTCCGATAGGAGCCTCACGCACCGTAACGGTACAAATACCTTTGACTTCACGTGTCCGATACTTTCTGCACCGTGGAGTGGGCAGATACTTTTCGATATATTCGAACTTCACATTGATGTTCATAAAAACCCTCCTGTTATTCTTCACCGAAAATATCGGCAAGGCGTTTCAGAATAGAATGACTTCTCTCAGCTGCATTTGCGTAGTCCTGTCCCATAGCAGATTCAATCGAAAAGTATCGATGCTGTTCTTTGAGCATTGCAACGACAGAAGCTCGATAAGCATCATGAAGCAGGTTTTCTGCAACAGTCTGGATGCTTTCTGTGCCTTCATTGTCTTGGTACTCATAGGGGTCGATATCGAATGCTAAACGGTCAAGCTCGTAAGCAATAGAGAGGAAAGTCTCAAATGGCGTATTCTTGACCTTTTCCGGCAGCTCATATTCGCCGTCAAAAACATTTCCGATGACGACAAGGTTTCCGCATTCAGACAAAGGAATTGAAGCCGGAATCAGGTACGAATCATTGTTCTTGTCAGGACTATGCGAAGCATCAGCCTTAACGGTGACCATATAGGCGGCAAGGGATTCACTGTAGAAAACATTTCCCTTGCACGAAACATTGCTTGCGTTGATATTTGCCACATAGGTAATGATGTCATTTTCGAAAATTTTTCCGCCGTACTTATCGTTTTTTTCGGTATACTGGCAGACAGTTTCAGCATAGACAGGAAACTTCTGGATTTCAGGGTCCTGCTGATAGATGATGGCAAAATCACCACCATTGTTCTGCGGGAAAATACCGCCAAATACCCAGTTGCTGGGAATGGGAGTGCCACTCATAGTGACCTTCTCTCCCTTTTTGCGGGTCTGACCACGGAATAAGATGTTTTTGCTCATGATTATACTTCCTTTCAGTGATGGGTGTTGCCGCTATACAGTTTTGTATTGCGGTAAATGTTATTATTGCGGTAAATGTTATACTTGCGATAGGCGTACTTTTTGCTGTGCTTGTTCTTGCCCAGATAGGCACCGCACAGTGCGTTTTCTGTGATGATGGCTGCAAAGACGATGGCAAGGGTAACAAGGCTGAATTCTGTTGCAAGAGCAGAAATTCCGGCGATGATGACGATGATGCCTGTGACAGCAGCGAGTTTGATGATGAATTTTTTCATAATAAAGAACCTCCCAGTTTGTTGTAGACAACAAAAAAGCAGCCACCTCAGAAAGAGATGGCTGCAAAATTGCTGATTATGAATAAGGCAAATAGACCCATTACTGGATATTTCTATTTATCTTGATACAGTTATTGTACCTACTTTGCAGCAAACTGCAATATCTGTGCCTGCCAGAAAGGCAGATGCCGACATTGCCACTACTTCTTGAGTAGTGGCTTTCGTACAAGCACCATTTCGGCCGGTTTGTACATTTGGCCAAACAAAAATACCGCCCATCCGAAGATGAGCGGCAAAAATGTTAAGTGGACTGTATAAGAAGTTGGCTGAGCCATGCGGGCCGATACGTTCCAAAAGGAAGAATCTGCCCATTGCGATACTCTGCCACGAGAACAAACCCGTTGTCGTTGTCGAAAAACTTGGCCTCATCGCAGTATGGAAGAACTTTCAAGACATCTTCGAAACGATGAGAAAATCGGGCCTCGACATCCTTGACGGGGATATCGTGCCCACCGCGTTCTACGCGGTTTCGGATTCGCCGAATGCTTTCTTCTGCAGTGTCTAAGCCGACATAGTACAGGCGGATATAATACCCAGTTTCCTTTGCGCGTTTGCAGAGTCGTTTTGGATATCCCCCAGAAAGAGTTGTTTCCTGCGTAAAATTTACGCCGTCCTCTAGTGCGCGTTCAATGCGTTCGACAGCGAGCTTTCCGCCTTCGTATTCATCGCCTCCACATTGGAAGGTCAGCTTGTCATGGTCTATTATAACGCCGAAATCGCTGCGTTCAGAACGCAAAGAACCGGTTAAGCTGGATTTGCCTGCGCCATCCACGCCGCCAATAAGAGTGCAGATTTTCACGGTATCACCTCGGTTTTATTGTACCACATCGCGTCATATACGCGCAATGTGTTTTGAGCACAATCTCGGATTTCCTGCTCGTCTTAGCGTTGAAAAATGCCGCCCATCCGAAGATGAGCGGCGACTTTTTATTTCTTCGTTCCCATGAGGACTTCGCCTTCTCCGGATACAACGAACCAGCCTGTATCTTTACGGTATTCAGCACTGAACAGGCTTGCGAAGTTGTACCCTCCGGAAAATTCGATGTGTTTCAGCGAAAATGTCAGCTGCAAATAAGCATCCGAAGAAGTGCCGTTGCAGTCGTTTTCCAAAGAAATATTCAAACGATAAAAGTCCGGACGAGCGAGGTACTTATCGACAATGTCCTTGTCGTAGGTGATGTCGTGGAAGCAGCAGGACGAGAATGTCTGCAGATATACTTCGCGGTACGTATGGCCGAAAAGACCACACTTATCGCGCAGATTCTCCGGCCAATTCACCTCGATGCGACCATTGGGTTTGAGACATGTTGTAGGCATCTGTTCCACGCCGATGCCGTAATAGTGGCGGACAAACTCAAACAGCGACTCCCAGTCGATGCCATTGTAAAATTCAGTCAGCTTCTCACCATCGCGAAGCTGGTAGGTTTCGGTGACCATATGCATTTCGTATCACTCCTTTGTTTGTTGGTATGCATTTTCGAAGGCTTTCTCGTCCAAAGCAAAATACTTGTGCGTGAACCAAAAATCTGTCGGTTCCCGTTCTGCGTCCGGGAACAGAGAGTTGCCTGCTACGACAACTCCCGGAACGCCAATGCAGCACATCTGGATGTAGCACATCTTGCAGGCCAGAGGGTCAATGTCTTGTGCTACAAACAGAACATACTTGTCCCAGTCCGGGTCAGTGGATTCCAACTGCTCGCGCATTGCATTGTACCCCGCCAGAAGCAGACATCCGGCACCACAGCACGGGTCGTTTACGCGCCAGACACGGGACTTGTCCAGAACGAAAGAATCCGGCATGCTCATGCGTGCCATCATCTGTCCGACATTGTACGGCGTGAAAAACTGCCCGGCTCGGCTTTTGGTTAAGCCGAGATTCTGGTAAACGGTGCCAAGAAAATCCTGCTCCGGGTTTTCCAGAAGTGCCGTCATTGTGATACCAGTGAGTACAGCAAACTGATTCACAGTCTTCTCATCGTACTTTTGGACAATGGCGTTGTACTGTTCTTCCCTTGCGTCCCTGCACCGAGAATCACAGGTATTCGCAAGTGCGATGGCGTGCATATCAATGTAGTTGTACCAAAGTTCGTTGCGGCTGTATCGGGCACTCATTTCATTAAAAGTCTTAATAAACTCATCTACCGGAGAAAACGGTCTTTTTTTGGTACTCATAAAAACTCCTTTCGCAGCAAAACAAAAAGCAAACCTCCTAAAATTCGGGAAGTCTACATGGTTTCGTTAATGATATAGGTTGATTCGATTTCTTTCACGGTATCCCTCCTGTAATAAAAAACCGCCGTCTCTGGGCGAGTCGTAGGCATTAAAGGTTTACCATCTTTATTAAGCACATATACAGTGGACATATACGCCACCTCCTTTACGATAAGTCTCTCCTGCCGAAGCAGGAGGTTGTGTTTCCCTTGGCTGGATGACGCCTTCGCATAGTTGTAAGCTGGGAAAACCGTACAAGTGCAGCTCGTCATCTTGATGTACAAAAATACATCCGCCTGTGATATTGAAGAAACTTAGTGGAATGGGGTCATTCCACTAAAATTCTTCAATACCCGTTAACTGAAAAAGAAGAACTCTTTTGTTCCCTCTTCGGGATGCGTACTTGTATCACATTTCTGGCCTTCCTCAGTATGGTCACGGATATATTTAAGGACATACTGCGCGAGGACATAATGGATATGCGTTTCGCAGCTCTGAGAACCAGCGCCGGAATCACAGTGGAAGCCCATCCGCAGAGCAGATAAAGCACGAATAAAGAGCGCTTTTTCAACTGCCAAATCGATGATTCCTTCGTTGGAAAAGTTTACACATTCCTCGGCCAAAAGCTTCCAGTGTCCACGGCAAGGACTTACAATCTCACCACGGCAGAAAATCGATGCAGCCAATGCGGAAAATTCGCCAAAACTGGCATATTTCCAATCATCGGCAAAATCCTTGGTTATAAGGTTTTTCTCTTGTATGTTACGGATGTCTTCAATGTTCTTTCGGCACAGTGAAACTTCATACTCGAACTTCTTTTTGAGCAGGTCACGCTGACATTCGCTCATGTTGAGCGGGACTCTTTCGCCCATTTCGTGAACCAGAGTATCGTACAGATTTTTATGGACAAAGAAAACGCTTACAAGAGCAAGACCATTCGGATAAGTTATCGTGTTGTTGGTCTTGATAAAATAAGCATCGCTCCCGCAGAACTCCTCGGAGATAAACTTTTCCATGTCATCGCCGATTTCGACTTTGTAAGGTGCTGTGCCATCTCCGTTACTTTTGTAGAACTCATAGGAACGAATCAGTTTGTCGTTCTCTTCAGTGATGACGGCGTCTTCGATGCCGCCATAATCATTGTATTTGCCAACAATCGGAAAAGAAAACGGAACAAAGTTATCAGTTGCATAGCTGGTATTTGCTGTAACAGTAGCAGAAACTGCAATAAGGGGAATTACAACGATTTCGTCACCGCAAAAAATCGGCAACCTCGACACGTTGCAAGTAGCGTTCCAACATCCCATGGATTATAGCTCCTTTCGTTTTGTGCGTGTAGCAAACAAAAATACCGCCACCCAACAGGAGATGACGGTATATCGATTTTGAATGCTTACTGCTTTTTATTTTTCGGATATGTTTAGTATACCGACTTTGCAGCAGATTACAAGCTCCACGCCGGGAACTTCACTTTGCGAAGCGGCAACATCGCGTTACCGAATGTCGTCGAGCAGCTTTTTTGCGTGATTCAGCACAGCCTCCTCGATGGGACGGCCATTCTGGTTCAGTGCAACAAAAACTTCCAAGACATCTTTTTTTGTAACCTTATCAGAAAGCGAGGCTAAACTTGTCATTGCACTTCCGAACCAGTTCTTATCCTCTGCGGGAAGTTCATTGTAAAAACATCCTCTATAGGGGAACCGGTTTTCATAGAACGCACAGAGTGTCATAAGGCGCTGTTTGCCGTCTACGACTTCGTACATACATTTCTTTTCCAACGATTCCTCATAGGGAACTTCTCGGAATACGAAGCGCCCGATTTCCCTTCCGGCGAAAATACTGTCAAGCAGTTTCGCTCTATCCTCGTCGTTCCAGACGGAACTGCGCTGATAATCGGGTTCCATGTCCACACCAAAGTAGTAGTACATATGGAGCAGCGATTCGATGGAACGGTTGCTGAACGACATACGGAAAAGAGGCGAATCTTTCTGCGCATACTTTGCTTCCAGAGAAGTCGGAATCGGTCTGACATCGAGCCAAGACCAATAGCCGTAGCATGCACCATCTTTTCCGTACTTGATGCCGTAATACCTGCCGTCTTCACAGACCTCGTCAACGACGCAGTTCTTGAGTGCGCCAATCGATACACTGTCTCCTACCTCAAACCGATAGGATGGGTCGCCGGAATGCACACAAGATGTCATCGCAAATTCTTTCGACGCAGCTTCTTTTGGCGACAAAGGTGTTTTTTCAACTTTCTTTCTTGCCATATCTTACTCCTCCTCAGACTCTTCGTTCCATATATCCTCTAAGGATTTCCCGAAAGTATCTTTGAACTTCTTCTTGAAATCCGCAAGAACAGTAGCGTATTCAGCGTCATCCATTTCAAGCTCCATGTCGAAATCATCGCCATACGTTTCCGCGTAAATAACGAAGATGTCGATTTCGCGTTTATTGGGACGCTCCGCAGCTTTCGGATACCAATTGACAGAAATGGTGACATATTCATCGTTGTCAGAGGTGCAGACATCAAGGCCGAGAGCCTTATCCACATCCATCATCCAGAGATTGGCGTTGATGTAATCGTCGTCAAACATCATGTCATCATTTTTGTCGATTTCGTATCCCAGAAACGCATCCATGTCCTGAATAGAAATCTTGCGTTTCGTGCGGAGTTCATTGACTAAGGCTTCATGGTCGTCAACAGCAGTCATCGTGATGCTGCCGGATACGAGAGCACTCTCGATGCAGTCAGCAACGATACTGGCGTAATCGCCATCGTCACGCTGCTCTTGGAGAATGGTCGTGGCGGTATCAAGGGCTTCTTCCTTGGACTGGCAGTCGATTTCAAGCTCGACGGGAATCGTAGCAGTTACTTTGAATTTCATGGACAATACTCCTTTACATGTCGCAGTAATAATAGCCAGTCAGTTTATCACTGATATTGGCTTTCTTATCTTCAGCCGGGTCGTAGTAACCCGTGGTGGCCGTAAAGCCGAGTGCGTCCAGAATATCAGCTACATGATTGATGACATTTTCGTTCTTGGAGACAATCATGCTCTCAATAAACTCGATGTCTTTGTCATTGGCTGCCAGACGCTTTCCGAATTTCTCGTAGTCGAATTTGTCGCCGAAAAGCTGGTCACTGGTTGCGCAGTAATCTGCGCAGTGGTTCCCATATTTTGTATTCAACTTTGAAGTCGTTTTTATGTCCACCGTTTCAATGAGGTCATTATCAACGTAGACCAGACGCTTGGAATCATCATCATCGTCACGAGGAACGTCAACGATTTTGGTAATCCAAGAATCACCTTCCGTTTCATCGTTGCCTGCATAAGCATAGCCCGTAACATACGGATTCGTCTCATTGGGCGTTTCCAAAATGAACCATGTAGCAGAACTGTCTTTTCTTGCGTTTCTGCTGTCAAGACGAATACTCGGATACGTGTCCGGAGATTCCTCTCCAAGCATGGCGGTTGCAGCGATAGTTTCATCGCCGATAGCCGTAGACATCTCAAAGGAGAATGGCGCGGTTTCATCTTTCCAATATTTATCGATAATTTCCTGAACGGGAATATTACAGGAATGACCGTTGCCGTATAATTTGATTTGCATAGACAAACTCTCCTTTACATAACAGGCTGGATTTCTTTTGTGGTAATCACGACAATGGGCAAAAGCTGACAATTTGCGTAGTCTGCATAATCGTAGATACTTGCTTCATCGCTGATGCAGTATCCGCCAGGCATAGCATTTCCGTTTTCATCGCTTGCGCCGTTGTCTTCGAGTTCCATACTCTTCAGAAAGTCCTCATAGCGGGCTCTTAGTGCTGTTGAAGCTGCTTCCTTTGTGAGATAGGCATTGTCGTCAACACTGACATAAAGGTCACCGTTCTTGCAATCGCGCGTCACAGTAGTCAATACGAACATTTTATTTCCTCCTTTTTCAATAAAAAACGGCCATCTCGAATTGAGATAGCCGTTAGGATACAGATTTTGAAATCAAAATAAATCAGGGTGTGATATTTTGACTTATCTTGATGTTCTCATTGTAACTACTTTGCAGCAAATAGCAAGGGAAATGGAGCTTTTAATCGGCTGACGCTTCGCTCTCTGCCTGCGGTTTATTCGCTGCAATAAGCTGTTCTGCAACATTGGAGTCCACAGTAGAAACCATAAACCCATTTCCTGTAAGGAAATTATATTCGTCAACGATAGACTGTTTCAGTTCTGCGAGCTGGTCTTTTGTAATCAGAGGATTATCCCCTGCCAGCAGATTTGCGTATTCGGAATATTTGTTTCTGAACTCCGAAATCTGTCCACTATACGCATCGTTTGTATAAATCATGGGATTGTTGGTCATCGTATAGAGCATCGAATTCATTGTGGACAGATAATTGCTGAAATCGACCTTACGAGCCTTGTAATCGCTGATATCTCCCAGTGCTTTTTCCACCTGCATGACAGGATTTGCAATTCCATCGTACTCTGCCTTGACTTCTTCGGTCACCGGGATTTCGGCATAATCGAGAATCTCTTCCCAAGTCACATTGTTGTCGGCCAACTTATGAGATTGATATGCAGAAGCTACAGGACCGCTTTCACTTTCCTCGTCATCTGTTTCAATGTTATATTTTTCATATAAGTCAGCAACAATAGTATTGGGTTCTGGAGTCGGTTCAGGGTCTTTGAGTGTATCCAGAGCACTCTTATCCATCTTCTCCAAGTCTTCGTCGGTATATCCGTTGATAGCGGGATTCGTATTCACGCCATTTCCCTGTGCCGCTTCGCCTGTCGCAGCACTTGCTGTTTCTGTTGTGGCAGTTTCGATAGTGAGACTGTTTTTATTCATATCCCCTGCTTTATCTTTGCATCCCGCAAGCATAGTACAAAGCATAGCGGCAGAAATAATAACAGCAAATACTTTATATGACATATGATAACTCCTTTTCTGTGGTGATATTTATATTATACCTCATAAAGTTGCAATAGTCAATCAATCATCGCTTGCAGAAAACCATATTATTGAATTTTCTGTTCGTTCTTTTAAATCCTCTTTATTTCTGCAGAAATACGCCATATGATTACCGGAAGCGTTATAGGTCGAGTCGATATATGTTATTTCGCCATTATAAACGATAGCGTTCCATGCATGATATATTCCGCCGTTTGTGTAACCTGTGCAGTAGGCTGCTTCATATCCTGCTTTATTCATCAGATACGCGAATGTTTTTGCGTATCCGGAGCAGATAGCTTCTTTTCTCAGAAGTGGAGCAACAATGCTGTTGTATGGATAGTATTGACCGTTCTGAATATTTTTTTCATCCGTATATGTGACATTTTGGCATAGCCAATCATTGACCGCATAGGCCGCTGTCCAGACATCGTGGTTCAGTGCCTCGGCATTGTTTTGTAAGAATAAATCGGTTTCCTTTTGAAGTTTTTCCTCTAAGCTATTTTTACTATTCGCACTCATGCTATAGCTCGGGTAAATCTTATAATATGTCTGACCGTTTGTGTCGTATTCCATCTGATAGCCCGTTACCCAAAAAATATCCGGAGTTTTAAGGCTTTCCTTTAAGAGAATACGCATCGAATGCGGGGAGATAGATGTGTTGATGGTGATGGTTTCATTCATTGCTCGTATATTCTCAATAATGATATTTATAATGGATATTTCGTTGTCTGTGAAATTGTTCCCGCGAACAAAATAGCATTTTTTATTTTCGTTCGCAGAAACAATATCGGTATCTGAATCGTTCGTATAAGAGTATGTGATTTGTCCATTGATACCGTATTGTTCCGGAACAACATATTCTCTTGTAATATTGTCTTTGATTCTCACAGCGAACATAGCACATCCTGCCATAATTGCTGCAAAAAATACAACGCACAACAATTTATATAGTAAGCGTTTCACAGCTGCAATCCTCCCAAAAAGAAAAATCCACTCAAGCACGCGAATGCTTAAGTGGATTATTTTTCGTATGGGTTAATTGTAGCTACTTTGCAGCAACAAGCAAGGTTGCTTTGCGTCAGGCAGGTTTTTTGTCGTTCATCTTGTTACGGATACGGGTCGCAAATGCCATCGCAACAGCTTTTTCGTCATGAATCGGGAAATACTCAACGTCATCCGCATCGTTGTCTTTGCAGATGTAAACGAAGTAGTGTTCCTTGTCATGAGTCAGGCACACGGCACCTTCTTTGTACTCCTCGATGGCGTATACGTTCTCCGGAACATTACCGCGTTTCATCAACATCACCATGGAGTTTTCAAACTTGGTGAGTTCAACCGCAGGCTGTTCCTCTTCATGGGCAGGAGTTTCCTCAACGGCTTCCTTTGCCGGAACAGGTTCCTCAACGGGTTCCTTAACAGGCTCCTCTTTAACAGACTCTTCCTCGACGGGAGCACATGCCTGTTCAACATGTTCGTCCTGCTTCTTTTCCACAGGCTCGGTCTTTTCCTGCATAGCAGACTGGACATCGGGTGCCACTACAACGGGAGGAATCATATCCTTTTCGTTGTTCTGCTCCATGAGCTTATCAAGCGTTTCGAGCGTAGACTCATCCATGCCCTTGCTTACTACGGAACCGACAATCTTCTTGTCAGAATCTTCCGTATCAGGTGTTACATTGGCAGCAGTAGTGATTACTTCGGGGATGGACTCGCCATTTGCTTCTTCCGGTTCATCATCATCGGAGGATGCGTCAGGAACGGCAGGAGCAGGTTCTTTCTTTGCTTCTTCCTGTACCTGTACAGGAGCCGGAGTTGCCGTCTTCTCTGCTTCTTTGTTTCCCTCTACATCCGCGATGATGTTGTGGATGAGTTTCTTATTCTTTTTGTTTGCGACCATGCTTCGAATCATGGCTGCCAGAGAAAGGATTGCGCATACCGCAAGCACAATGGTAATGGCAGTGACCAGAATGTCGGATGTCAGCATAGTCAACCCCATGGAATAGAGGATTCCGCCCTGAAACAGAAGCAGCGTAACCAGCATGGCAAACGATACGATACACGCGATGGCTGTTAAGACGGATGGTGCTTTAGAGAGAGATTTCGAAATGTTATTCAATTTTATCACCCTTTGTCTTGTGCCAGATGATTTTGAAATCATTCTGACTGATTGTGTATGTTCTTATTCGGTATATTTATATTATACCACAAAAGCGTGTTGTAGTCAACGCTAAATCCGTGCAACTGAAAACTCTTTTGGAAGAATATTTTCCAAATCCCCGTACAGACAGTGTGTCATCGCAATACTATCCAGTTTTTCTGCGTAGCGCCGTCTACTGACATCTTTATATCCGAGAGGATTCCCGAGAGCGGCCTCTTCCGGATTTGCTGCTTCCCATTTTCGCAAGACGAAGCGTACACATTGTTCGTCGTTTTCTGACAGCAAATGTTGTACGATTGTTCGCCACGGAATTACTTCCAGATTTTGGCCAAAGTAATCCGGTGGTGTATTTCTGAGCATGGCAATGACGGGAATCACAGTTACAGGAGCGCTTCCGGCAGCATTCAAAAAATGTTTCGGAACACAAAGCTTATAGGGAATGGCCGACTCTTTGCTTTCATTCCAACGGATGATATGTGCCTCTCGGTCTGGCAGCAATCTCTTGATTGCTTTTCGCCATTGTAGCGTTGTACTGATGGTATCCTGACCAATATCATTTTCCCGAATGATTCTTCTGATATTCGTTGTCTTTGAGTCCATATCGCTGGCAATCATATCGGCAGACTCGCCCATTTCGAGCATATTCAGGATGTCTACGACTGAATTTGACAATCTTTTGCCCTCACGGTCAATCAAAAACGACAACCTCGACATTGTCGCCTTTGGAATCTACGGTTTTTGGCACATACCTGCCATCCGGCTTTGCGATAGCAGAGATATGTCTGGCCCATGCTTTTTCGAGGATTGTAGGCGCAGTATGGTTTCTTATTACAACGATTGCGGTATCCGGAACGTCATCCAGATACCGTTTCAACTCCTTTACAGTCATTCCAAATCTCCTCCCTACTTCATTTCAATCTTTGTTTTGCTTTTACTTTGCTTTCGCAAACGCTCGTAGTACAGATACGTTACGCGAAGCATTTCATTGTAGCAAAAAATGTCAACTAAGAACGCTGCTGCCGTGCGGCTTGGCTCTCCTATGACTTTAACCAATACACCAATAAGTGCGATGTACAGTATCGTCATAACGAGAATATGCACACATTTGATTGCTCTGTAATTTTGTTTTGGCTCTGAAATTCTCATGTTTATATTATACCACATAAACTATATGTAGTCAATCAATGCAAACAAAAAAAGAGCCTGCCCACAATGGGCAGACTCTTACGAGAAAATGGATTAGAGGATAACGCCTTCCGGGTTATCCATAGTATACTCCTTGACCTCCACAGAATCAGGCAGCATGTCCCGCTTGAACTCAAGGTCATAGTCGTTAAAGGAAGTGGGGTTGTTAACACCCGGCTTCAGCTTTGCGACCATAGCGTCCTCGATATCGGTAGGACGTACGCGGCCGCTGTTGCGGTTCTGGCGTACGACAACAACTTTGCGAACCGTCATCGAAGGACGAACGGAGCTCATGTCATCATCGAACATGTGCAGGATGGTCTGAATGAGGAGCTTGAGGTCGTCCTCAGTCACACCGTTTCGCAGAATTGCTTTGGTACTGGTCTGAATGTACATGTGATACAAACCATACTCAACAACGCTGAAACGGCCCATCGTACGGTCTTTGTTTTTCGGCACCTTTTCGTTTCCCTTGCGTTCATCATCAGAGGAAACGCAGCAGCGAGTATTGGAAATCGAAGCAATCCTTATCGGGTCATACGACATCGGAAAGCTGAGCTGGAATGCGCCCTCGATTTTGCCGAGCGTGTTATAGCTCGAATAAGATGTGTTGACCATGCCAAACCACCGCGCATCCACGAAGTAATTGCACAGCTTTTTGCGCATAGTAAGCTCATCCTCGAACGTGAGCTTTTTGAAGTCACTTGGCTTTTTGCCTAAGCACTCACGAATGCTGCTCTCGATGCTGTAAGTATCGGGAGAACAGTACAGGTGATTGGTGTCAGGGTCAATCTCGCCAAAATTCGCCATGATGTTCAGAACATTGCGAATCTTGTATTTGATGCACTCTGGGGTCATGTAACCAAAGCCCTCGGAGTTCTGGCGAGGAGCGTTTTCATTGTCGGGGTCGCCGTTGGGGTTGGACATCTTAGCGTCAAAGACGACTTCGATGGTGGTGGGGGTTTTCAGAATATTTTCAATCATAGCCATGTTTTTATTTTCCTTAATTAGTCGTTGTTTTTTACGTTCTTTGCTGCGAGTGCGGCGGCGCAACGGATATTCTCACGGCGCTGCTGATAATAGCCGACTACAAAGTAGCCCTGCTGCTCAGGAGAGAGCTTGTTGGGATAATTATCGTCCAGCATATCAATCAGCTCAGAAATAACCTTTTCCTTTGCCGCGAAAATAGCGCTCTTTTTGTCGTCGTTGTTAGCTTTTGCACGGAGTAGGTTGAAGCTCAAGTGCATCTGCGGCATGGTTTCGGCCGGGTTCTCCATAACGCGCGCGAAGTAACGCTTCACAAACGTGGTCTGGTTGCTTGGGTCGATTGCTCGCTGAGCACTCTCCATGTGTGCAAAAATGCGACCCGTAAGGTACGCGGGGGTGGTGTTGTTTTCGTTCAGAGACACAGTTAAATCTTCCTTTCCTGCGTTGTTGATGAGATACGCTTTGATAATCCCTGCCATTGTGGCGGAAATGCAGCACACGCCATCATCGAGGGTTTTCTTACTCTCTCGGTCTGCACGGCAAAGAACCATATCCAGAACACGAGTCGGATATTTTTCACCCATGAAGACGCTGCGGCTAATCTGCTTCCAAAGAACAGGATTATCTACTTTGACTTTTCCTTTTTCGTCCTTGGCAAACAAGGAACGATATACGGTGTTGGGGCGTGCGAAGTCACGAACCGTTCCATCATTCTCCTTACACTTAGGACTGCGTACAATTTCCATATTGTCATAATGACGCTGGAAATGCTCACAAAGCTCACCTAACGTGATTTGGGTGAAATCAGAAACGATACTGCCTTTCCCACGAGTACCGACAGTCCAAACATTGACCTTCACATTCTTCTCTTTCTCCGACAGAGGAATCATTCTCCCCTTTCGAATCTGAGCAATATGAAGCATCCGCTCGGTCATTTCGCTTCCGCTTTCATCAGAAATAGAAAGCGAATTCGAGACGGTGTCAAAGCAGAGGTCAATAATGGCACTTTCTTCTTCCTTAGGAACATCATCGCACCATACGACCATACTTCTCTTGAGGTTGCAGCTTTTGCTTGCGGGAATGAAAAAGTTCTTTCTACGCGTCAGCAGGTCTTTCGCGGCTTCACAGATTTTATGACCGTCTTTCTGCGAGATGGGGATGGCATTGCCCTTTTCCCGACCGAAGTAGTTTGTGTTCTTCTTGTTGTTCGAGAGAAGGTATGCGTTTACACCGTTGACGGATACATTATTGAAAAGCGTCGCCTTCAATCCGACTTCTCCGCTAATCATGCTGCGGATATAGGTGGGTTTAGAAGGCAAAACGAATTTCCCGTTTTTATCTTTCTGAGGAATAGGCATTTCACCGTATGCAGTTGTCAGCTTCTCGTAGTTTTTCTTGAACACATCGTCTTCGAAAATGGGCTTGCCATTATAGAAGAACATGCACTGACCGCCATTGGCGACGTTGCTTGCAACGATGTAGGGGTTTTCTTCTGCTTTGGTGTTGTCCCAAGTCTCATAGAATTTGTAGATGGCACAAAGAGCCGGAGATTCACCCAGATACTCACGAAGTCCCAAAACTGCGTTTTTCATCGCACCGTAATAGTCGATAGTGCTAACCTTACCTTTACCATCGCGTTTCGGAGTGCCAAACATATAATGTGCGGCATCGCAAAACAGATACGGGTAAGCGCCGCTCGTACGGGTACGGCGAACAGGAACCGTGAATTTTTGATAGGGTGTATCCTTGCCTTTAGCCTTGGTCTTGGCCTTGTCCTCCACCTCATCAGCGTCAGATGTTGCGCCAAGTGCATAGATTCCGGTGAGTTCACCATCATCATTGACCTCTACAGCGTAATTGACTTCCACAATCGTCCAGCCGTAAGGCATGACGGTTCCGAGCGGTAACTGTGCATTGTAATGGTCGTACAGAACATTAAGTAAGTCCTTCATAACAGTGGAAATACTCTCCTTTCGTGAAGTCGATAATCCCATTCTCGATTGTCAGATGTCTGCAAACCAAGTCAGGGTCTTTCGGCTTTGTGTAATCTTCGGTAAATGGCATAAAACCAAGGTCTTCGTTAAAAGGCTGCGTTGGTTTGATGTCATCGCTGTTGATGAGTTTGAAATTCATCGGGTCCATTGCAATACCAAGATACGGCACTTTGTTTCCGCAGCCGCCGTTTATGTACTTGGTAAGCATCTCGTAATATTTATCAAGGTTCATACCTTCCTGCATCGTATTCATCTGAACCAGATAGACGATGATGGTGTATCGAACATTGACAAGACATTCACGAGAACGCTGACCGCGACCTTCGTTGTATCCGTTTTGCGTGATACGCTCTTTCTTTATGGGATTGTGGATATAAACAGCGGTTGGAATGGTTTCAACGCCGGGATGCCAATAAATTGCATCGATTGCACCCTTTAATGCGGAAAAGGTTGGAACCTCATAGGTAACGCCTTCAACACGCATACCGGGAATGGTGAATCCGGCAAATTTAGAGTCAACCTCTAAGATGATGGGCTTAGGATAGACACGAATTGCTTTGTGATTGCTGTTGATAAGTTCCGCATTCTCCATAATTTTGTGTCTATCAACACATGGTATTTTCACGATTAAATCCTCCGTTTCTTTTTGGCAACAAAAATACCGCCACCTCATAACGAGATGGCGGCATGTCGATTTTAAATTGTAAAAGTGCCTTTTTTATTTTTGGTATGACCTTAGTATACTAACTTTGCAGCAAATGGCAAGCATCCCTCAGGCTGCTGCGTCAAAGATGACACCGATATTTGTGTACAATCCCATATCTACGAGATTGCAAATATCAGGTTCTTCTACATCGTTGCATACTTTTGTGGTCAATACCTCGGTGGAAGCTGCAAGGTACTTATCGTATTTGCTTCTTCGCACAGAAACGGCATATTTACCTACTTTGCGGATATCATCTTTTGTTGCGGTTTGATTACGAATCTTTCCGACAAGTTCAGATGCTTCGGCTGTCTGGGAAATGATGACCGTTACGGTATCTTCATCGATGATTTTGAACTTCTGGCTTATGTCCTGAAATGGGATAAGTTTTGAGTTCGCCATCTTTACGATGTCGAATTTATCAAGCCCATCGCCCTTATAACCGTAGAGTCTCGAAAAATACTCATGGATTGCTTTCGGCGAATCCGCATCATATTTCTGCAGGATATCCTTGGTGATGGACTTTCTGTTTCCGAAGTCTCCCATACTGTCATACTGACTCTTGGAAGCACCGTTCTTCAACGCATGATATTCCGCCTGTGGTCCATCGAATACAAACAGCGTGCAGCTATTACAGTCACGAAGCCCATTTCTGTTTACGCGCCCTGCTGTTTGCAAAATGGAATCAAGGCTCGATAGTTCTCGATAACCACACGGGAAGTCTACATCCACGCCGGATTCAATCAGAGATGTCGAGATAACAACACAAGGTTCATTATCTTTCAAATTCTGTCTGATTCGACGGAGAAGTCTTTCTCGGTCATAGGGAGTAATGTCCGTAGTAAGGCAATACAAGTTCTTGCATCGGCCATTCTTTACAGCGTTGTAAATGGACTTAGCTTCATCCTTTTCATTGACAACACACAGACATTGTTTGTGTTTCTGGATTCGCATCACGAGATTTTCTGCTTTGATAGTGCCGATATTCTCGATATTGCAGCGGCGGAACGGCTCCACATAGCTTTCCGAATCATCGATAATTTCACGGGGTTTAATTGTATTGAAATAAGGTTCAAGAGCAGGCTGTGTAGCAGTGCTGAGAACGACTCGTGCGCCAAAGTTAGCTGCAAGAGATTCGATACATTTAATGCATGGCTTCAAGAAGTTTGCCGGAAACTGCTGTACCTCATCAAAGATGATAACGCTATCGACGATGTTGTGGAGCTTTCTGCTTTTAGCAGGCTTGTTGGAAAAGAAGCTCTCAAAAAACTGTACATTTGTCGTAACAACAATCGGAATATCCCAGTTTTCGGATGCGTATTGAAGAAGTTTGCCTTGCTTGCTATCTTCAAAATCAAATCCGGAATGGTTTTCGAGAATATTCTTCTCTCCTACGATTTCACGCAGCACAGAAGCCGTTTGTGTTGTAATCGTATTAAATGGAATAACGACGATGATACGCTTAACGCTTTTGTCTTTCTTTGCCGCCGCAATCGCATAAGCAAAAGAAGATAAGGTCTTAGACCCACCAGTAGGGATACTCAGCGTGCGGATATCTCCTTTCCGGGAATTGGAACCGGCATCCAAACACTGCAGCATCATTTGCGTGCGCATATGGTTGATTTCTTCGTCTTTACTGAGCGGCTGGTTCTTTCTCCTCATCATTTCATTATCTTTATCAATCCACAGCTGAACGTGCTTTCTGAACATATCGTAGATGTCAGAAAAGCTATCATAGTCATAGCTTCTCGGTGAATAACCACGCATAAATCGTTCCGTGTCCTGATAATCAGCATCGGTAAGGCATGAAAACTCCATTTTCGTAAAGGCGTACTGACCAAAGACTTTATTCTTCCGTGCAAATTCCGGAATAATTTCAGTCTGGCTGATTGCGTCCGAAGAAAAATATTCCCGTGCCGTGGCAATGTCTTGGCTCCGCTCAGCAAGAGCAGCTCTCACATTGGTGATGGTGTCGAGAACATTGTGCAAGCCGCTATGGTGACCTGCTGTTATAACAGCAGACAAGATATCGTTGGCTTGGCAATTTAACGCCGCTGCGATGATAGCGTGTGGGGATTTTGCGTTTTTGTCGGGAGCTTGGATGTATTGTTGGAAACCTACCGTATCCTTTCCAGCATCGTGACTTATCCCTATTCTTTCGGCGAATTTTTCCCCGCCAAATGGAGCAGCAAAAGAAGCGGCCATTTTAGCAACATTTTGGCCGTGTTCCTGCAGGCTCTGTTCTCTGCCGTCTTTGGATTTGTGAGCGATAATATTCAATTTTAATCCTTCCTTCCTACAAAATAACGTCATCTCGATGAGATGACGTTATTTTGATTTTTAATATAACGATTTTAATCTAACGCAACCCATGCGGGTTGCAATCAGCTATGACCCGCGCATCGGCTGATTTCAATCTAACGCAACCCGTGTGGGTTGCAACCGTGGCCCCACAATAATTTTTGGCTCAAGCGTAGACATTTCAATCTAACGCAACCCGTGTTGGTTGCAACAGCAAACTTGCACAAACGAAGCAACAAGTTGTCACGCATTTTGTACAATGTTTGTCTGCTTTTTGACCAAACAATATGGTCAGATACTACTTACTGCAACGGTACCATATCCTTTCTTTACAATATTTGGTGCGAAGCGACCAGTAAAACCATGTTCACTTATCATTCGCACTTGTAGCAAACAAAAATACCGTCACCCCGTAACGAGATGGCGGTATGTCGATTTTGAATGTTTGTTTGCTTTTATTTCTTGTATGCTCTAAGTATATTTACTTTGCAGCAAATAGCAAGAAAATTAGTCAGCAGCTAAAGCAATCCTCAGATTCTTGCAAAATGTACTTTTTTCTGAGAGGAAACTGTTGATACCCAAAATTGCGTCAAAGCATCCTTCTGTCCACCTGCAACGAGGAATATTTTTGGCTGTCGGAATCGGAGTATATGCCCCGATATCGGTTCTGGCAAAGTATTCGCCGTATTTATCAGCATCCGAAAGAGCATTATAAACCTTGTATCCGCCGCCACCGTCAATGACTTTGCAATACAGAATCTCCTGCGTGTTTTTGATTGTTTTGATGATGGGGGTGATATCTCTGTCGCATTCGCGCACCGTACAATCGAATCTTGCAAGGCACTGCTTGGATTTGTAGTTATCAAGCCGAATTTTCTCAATATTAGAGCATTTGTCCAGCTTTTCCATGAGCCGCCCGTAATTGAGGTTAAAGATGACAGTGGTCAAACTTGCAATATAAGAGACAAGGTTGTCTCTCGTCATACCGGAGAGCATAGTCTTACATCTGCTTATTGCGTTCGGGTTGAGATACAAGACGATTTCATTACCGATATGGTATGCCCAAACAGCTTCCGTGCAATTGGCAATTCCAATCATGGTATCATGCATTGCTTTCTGTGCAAAAGGGTCGAATGGCTTATTGAGCCCGCGCAGGAACCATCGCGCATTGTCGAGCTTGATATTAACGACAATCAGTGAATTTTCAAACATTTAGTTCACCTCTTATACTGTTTTTCCAAAAGAGATTCATTAACGGTCATTACCAACTCTTCGATTTTCTTCATGTCAGGTTTTTGGGGTAATGGGCTGTTTTCTGCGTCATACTTGAGCCGCTTTTCATATTCGTCAACCATCTCGAAGAATTCCTGCCGATATGTGCCGTCTTCCTGTACAAACTTTCCGTTCCGGATGTCCATAAGCAAGTCATGCTCTTTGTCTCGGTAGGTGTTGATTTCACCGCGTTCGAGAATATCAAATGCCATCAAGTAAAGTCTAACAAGATGCATTGCGTGTTTGTTGATATGAGGAAAGTCTTTCTTGGTGTTTCGCTTTCCCAGAGAGTCAAACTGTCCAACCGTTGCATTCACGGCCTTAATAAGACTCTTGAAGTCACGAAGCGGAAAATTGGTAAGTGCGGCATTGACAACAAGCTGCCGTTTGATTTCTTCATCCTTAACATTCCCAATAGAGATGTTGAAATGGTTTTCCGCTTCGGCCGGAGCGTTGTGCTGTAGGTCGGGACCACTAAGTACACGCTGTACGCTTCTTAGCGCAAACTCCTCTTTCATATCTGTGTTGACATCGTTCTGCAACAAACCCATTTGAAGTCTACGAAGCTGGTCGTTTGCATAGCCACCAAAGCTGTACAAGGCTTTCTTGCTAAGGAAAAGAGCCTTATTATCGAGCAGCATCTGCCCTTCCGGAGATACCATCAGGTAATTATCCGGTTTGCTGCCGAGCATTTCGATGACGTTGGGGTTGCAGTTGATAAGGAGCGATACGAGTTTACGGAAACCGTAAATCGTCGTGTCGGTAGATTGTTCCACAACCTGTTCAAATGTACCCAACCCTAACAGGTCATACTTGGAATCTCCCGTTACGCCTCTGACATCAACATCAGAACCGGGAACATTTGTACCGTAAGCATGGCTGCCGCCAAGCGTTAAAAACATGATATTGCTGCCAAGGTGCGGGTTTTCCCGAAGAAAATCGTACTCCGCTCCCTGAACCACCTTTTCAAGTTCCTCTTTTGTCATTTCGTCTCCTTATGCCGAAAACATCCAATGTGAATGCTTGTCGTCCCATTTTTCGCGTTTTATGGATACACACTTGCCGTATATCGTCTTTGTAATCCGATATACTTCCCCACCGCGCTGCTTCATACAGCCGTATAGCTTTGTGAACGAACCGGAACTCCAAGTTACATCGGGAGCTTCCTGCCACTCATACCAAACGATTTCGACTTTTGTGTCGGCATCCTTTGGAACGACCGTTTCATCAATTCCAAGCCTTGTCTTGTATTCGGCATTTTGCGCTTTGATATTATCAATTTGGTCAAGAGCTTTGATAGCTGCATGGATTGCCTCGTTGATGTATGGCAGTGATGCGTTTCTGTTTACTGTGCTGTAATCGTTCAGAACTTTTGCAGCTTCTTTGTTTGTCATATCATTGAAAATTGGCACTTATATACTCCTACCTATATCATATCTTATATTTATATTATACCACAAAAAGCGTTTACGGTCAATTATTAAAGGTATTAAAATAAAAATATCCTCCCGCAAAGCGAGAGGATGTGCAAATTCAGATGATATCATTCAGTCGCATTATGCCTACCTTTTCTGGTGACAAATCGACATCAATGTAAGTACACCCGGAATGTTTGCGTTCCGTTGTGATGATTTTATCATGCGGAACGTGTCCAAACACATACAGGGTGTTTCTGTGTTCAGCCAGCATTTCTTCCCCATCGTGGCTATATACACCACCAAACGGATTGTTGTGAGTGATACGAACGGTCTGATACTTTTCTGCTGTGTCGGCGGGCTTTATGATAAACTCTGTTCTGCCGTTGTTAAATGCGCTCTCAAACCGTTCGCGGGCTTTATTGCTGCCAGCCAGATATTCATAAATGGTGTGTTGAGCATCGTAAGGCGCACCGCACATCTCATCCAGCAAATAGAGCATGAGTTTCCAAAGCGTATCGTCTTCCCATGCCATCGTATAAACGATGAAATGCTCCTGATAGTCAAGGAATGTTTTTGGGGTATTGTTCAGAAACTCTTTCCGCTCATTTATATCACAACGCAAAGCGCTGATTTCATCATACGCTCTTATGATACGTTCTCTTTCTGTAAAGCGAAGGAATATTCCTGCGGCCAGTTTGCGTACAGTGGGATTCTTGGCAAGGATTCGATAATACTGAACCATTTTTTTATGCTGCCGTTCATGATTGCCGAGCACAACATGTACAGTGTCTTTGTGTTCTGCTACAAAATCGACAACTTTCTTGTTTGCGATACCACGGTCCACAAGGTCGCCAACGAAGATGAGTCTATCCTCATTCTCTTTCCAACCCATTTTCTGCAAGGACTCAACGAGACTATTGTAGTTGCCGTGGACATCACCGATGATATAAGTGCTGCTCATGGGGCGTAAGCGCCTGCGAGCGCCAGCTGGGCTTGAATCCCCGTCAGGCTCAGATACTTCCAAGCCTGAGGCGGGTACTCTTCCCCAATAACCGTTAAAGGCAAATCAAGTGCAACAGGCGAGCTGACCAACCACCCATACAGCCGCTGACGGCGTTTTGCCATGGCACAGAGCTGGTAGTAAGTCAATCCGCTCTGAACAAGCCATTGCTTGGTATGGTACGGAAGCTGTTCCAGAGAACTGATATTCGGAAGTTCTACCGGGCAATACAAGTCATCAATCTTGTTGCAGATGAAACTGCCAATGATTTTGTCGTCTTCGTCATTGCAACAAAGAACGAAGAACGGAGCTTTTAGATTCCAGCAACTGCTTTTCAGGATTTCCATGGTTTTGCTGCCGTTAAGGATATTTTCAAAACCGTCTTTCAGTCTAAGAAGCACAAATGTGCCATTGTTTTCATCCACGGCGTTTTTTGCCTGTGAAGTCGTAATAATACTATCAAACATCGCGTAGCCTTTCCGCCGCAACCTCCAATAATGCGGCTTTTTCATTTTGAATTTGTTCGTCGATTACAAGGTTTAGCAGGTCGTTAAGAACAGAACCGATTGCCGGGCCTTGCTTAAAGCCAATGGCAATCAAATCATTTCCGTTTACTGCCAAATTTTTGATAGAGAAAGTTGAGCGCTCGTCCAAGACCTCTTCAACACAGCACGCAAAAGCAACTGTGTTCTTGAACCTCGGATAAGCCAACTCGGAATGCGCTCTATTATCACATTCACGAATTTTGAGAAGTCTGTGTAGTTGGTCTACGCCAAACTTATTGAGCATTCGTCTGGCACAGGCTTTTGTCGCAACAAGTTCCATATCGTGATTTTTGACAAGTTCCACGATGATGTCACGGTCTTTGCTGTTGAAACGAAGCCTTGTCAGGATGTCGTATGTGATTTTTGCACTTTTTTCCGCATGGTGATAAAAGTGGTCACAGCCGTTTTCGTCTGTGCTTTTTGATTTCGGCTTGCCAATATCATGGAAGAATAAAGCACAACGAACATAGTCGTCTACCCATTCTGCCGGGAAAATATTGCTTGTGGACATATTCCGCATTGCGGAGAGCGTATGCTGAAACACATCCTCTACATGGTATGGGTTGTTCTGCTCACATCCAACCATATCGATGATTTCCGGGATGACCCATGCGATACTGGTCTTGTTTTCATCAATTACATCTGCTGCATAACGGCCGCAGAGAATCTTTCGGATTTCAGCTCCTACTCTTTCGTTGGCAAGCATACGCAGATTAGGAGCATTGATAGCCGCGACCATTCTGGTATGCTTGTCAATAATGAACCCAAATGTGGACGAAAATCGAATTGCGCGAAGAATTCGCAGGTAGTCTTCTCCAAATCTTTTTCCGGGGTCGCCTACACAGCAAATTTGTCTGTTTTTGATGTCGGAAATTCCGTCAAACGGGTCAATGAGTCCGATTTTATCGTTGTAAGCCATTGCATTGATGGAAAAATCATGCCGGGACAAATCCTCAATGAGATTTTGCGTAAACTCTACATTGTCTGGTCGTCTTCCGTCTGAATACATGCCATCGATACGGTATGTCGTCACCTCATAGTTGTCGTTTCCAATCAAGACTGTGACCGTACCGTGTTTGATTCCGGTAGGGATTACATTCTTTTCCCCGAAAATTTGCATCACTTGTTCCGGCAGAGCATCCGTGCAGATGTCCCAATCGTGAGGTTCCTTTTCGAGAATGAAATCCCTTACACAGCCGCCCACAACGAAAGCGGAATGACCATTTTCGTAGAGCTTGTCGATTACGACGTTTGCGCCATCCGGGATTTTAATATATAGATTCTGCAAAAACGGTCACCTCCAAAAGTTAAGACTTTTTGCCAGACACAGGAGTTGTGTTCAAATTTGTTTCGTCTTCATCTTCGCCAAACAGAAATTTTTCGATACTGCCATGCGTATTGATGGTATGAGCCATAGATGTAGCTACCTGCCATTCAAAAATGGTACGAGTTGTGCGAGTCATTTCTGCGAAATCAACGAATTCGTGCTCCAAATTTGCCGCCAGTTCATGTTCCATCATGCTGCCAAGCATTTCCCGAAGCTCTTCCACGGTTCCGTTAAAGTTTACCGTGTAATCCCCACCCTTACTCTCCGGGTCAAGTTCAGTAATCGTGTCAACAACAGATTCGTAGGTATCATCCAAGAAATCACTTGTGTTTTCAAGTGCTTCATCAAGGCATTCTTTGAACTGTTCATCTGTCGGCTCTACCTTGCCTTTATGCAGAATATCCAGTTCTTCCATCATCTGCATGACGAAATAGCGATAAGCCAGATACATACTCACTTCTGTGAGGTCTGCATTTTCAATAACTTCCTTGTATGCTTTCTGGGGGTCGAGTACAGTTACATGTGCTTTCATGGTTAATTCTCCTTAAACAGATATGTTTTAATTCCGCCGTTTTGTTCAGCAAGCATTAAGGCGTTGGCGGCAATCACCTCAAACTCTTCTCTTGTCATGCCGGATTTTTCCAAAAAAGCCTTGATATCAAACTCCAGCGCTAAAGATAGTTCGAAACGGAACTTATCTGTGACGATGCTTTGCAGCTTCTCCGGCGTACCATCGAATTTCACAGCAAAGTCATTGTTCGGCAAATCGACGATAAACTCATCAATAGCACTGGTGTACGCACAATTCGTGTTGTATTCAGTCCTTGTTTGCGCAGCCGCATTGATTTTGTTTTCACGAACCGATTCACTGACATCCTTTACGCCCTCATCGAGCATATTGACAATCAGGTCACGGAACATGAAAAACATTTCTACGGCTCCGACCTTGGCGTTACTTATAACCTTTTTGAGCGCAGCTTCTTTGATAGGTTCCTGAGCACTCGAAGACACATGTGCTTTCATACCTTCCCCTCCTCGATGCATTGTTTAAATGCAAGTTCTTTGTCTCCGCCGCAGAGTTTCAGCGTGCGGTAGAAGTGACCAACCTTGATGCCGTATGCCTGCATGGCTTCACTTTGCGTTCGATAATTTACGCCGTTTACCGTAATGGGCTTAGCCGCACACTCGCTGGCGTTTTTTATCGGAGTCTGTATAGCCTCTTCGATGGTCATGTTTTTGCCGACACTGTTGCAGATACGGTTATAAAGCAGATACGGCGGGATGCCGACTGCTTCGGCCAATTCTCTGTAACTTCGATACTTTTTTCCGTTATACTTGTATCCTTTCAACTAAAACTCGGACTTCCAACTTTTTGCTGGTGTTCCCGCAAAACAGTATGGATTTCTGCTTCATAGAGCAAGCTTACCACAGGCCGCAGCCATTGATAGAGGCTCACTCTCCACAGACTTTAAGATTCGGTCGTCCTGACCGTACTGTTTGCCTGTGGTTATGAAGAGGCTGATGTAACCAGCATGTCCATTCCTTTCTTTAGAATATTTTCTGCTGCATTTTTATCCCTATCGTGTGATATACCACACTGAGGGCAGACCCAATACCGAACATTAAGGTTTTTAACCTCTTTATTCTGATATCCGCAGCAGGAACAGGTCTGACTGCTTGGATAGTAAGTTGATACTTTAACAACTACTCTTCCTGTCCAACTTGATTTGTACTCAAGCTGACGGAAGAACTCTCCCCAAGCAGCATCGGAAATGCTTTTTGCGAGACTGTGATTACGAACCATACCCTTAATGTTAAGGTCTTCAACACAGATGATTTGGTTTTCTTTCACCAGTGCAGATGACAACTTATGTAGGGTATCTTTTCGTTTGTTGGTTACTTTTTCGTGGCAGCGAGCCACTTTGATGCGCTGCTTTTCCCAGTTGGCAGAGCCTTTCTTTTTGCGAGACAGCTTTTTCTGCTCGCGTTTGAGTTTAGTTTCTGCTTCCTTGAGGTATTTATGGTTCGGATGTTCGTTACCGTTACTATCAACAGCAAAGGATTTGATACCAACATCCAAGCCAATAACAGTATTCGTAACAGGAATGGGAACGGCCTCTACTTCACAAAGGATACTTACGTAATATTTGCCGCTTGCAGAACGGCGAATTGTTGCTTTGCAAATCTTACCTTCAATGTCGCGGCTTTTGCGGTAGCGCACTTTTCCGAGCGTTGGAAGCTGAATGTATTTATCGTCTACCTTAATACCTTTTGGATTGGTGGTTGTGTAGGCTTCTTCTCCTCTTTTACGTTTGAAATTTGGGAAGCCTTTTCCGCTTTTAAAGAAACCTTTATAGGCATCGTCCAATTGGCGGCAGCTATATTTAAGGGCTTGGCTATCCACTTCGGCGAGCCAAGGTAGATACTGCTTCATTTTTGGAAGTAGGTTCTGTGTATCGATATAACTCATACTTTCGCCACGCCGTTTATAGCCTTTTATGCGCCTATCCAGCATAGAATTATAAACAAAGCGGCAGCAACCAAGCGTTTTATTGATTTTGATTTTCTGTTCCTCTGTGGGCTCAAGCTTGAACTTGTAGCCTTTGCGTATTTTCAAAATGGTTCACCTCCTTTTATGAATTTTTGTACTTATGGGCTGTTCAAACGCCCGGTAAAAGTTGAACAACCGTTCACATCCTTTCGTTCAAAATCTTATGTGTATTTTTTCATCGGCCTTTGATAATAGCATTCCAAACAAAACACGCATTCGTTGAAAGGTATCGCCTAAACAAGCGTTTTGGTTCCTGTGTCAGGCGATAAAACCATTCAAGTCCGCATTTTTGCATCCAGACAGGGGCTCGTTTTACTGTTCCTGCATGGAAATCAAATCCAGCCCCGACGCCAATCATAAGTCCGTTTACTTTTTCCTGATGCTCATACATCCAAATTTCCTGTTTGGGCGCACCCAGTCCGACCCAGATAAAATCCGGTTTAGCATGATTGATGTCACGGATTACCTCCGCATCCTCTTCCTTGGTAAGAGGTCGGAACGGAGGTGATTTCATACCGACGATATTGATGCCGGGATATTTTTTATACAGTGTGTCTTCCAGTTTCTTTAATGTCTCCTCTGTCGAACCGTAGAAATAATGTTTGTACCCGTAGGAAGCAGAGACCTTAAAGATTTCTGTCATCACATCTGGCCCTGAAATCTTTTCCGCCCGTGTTTCACTCCTTGTTCCGGCTACCATCGCAACAGGAGCACCGTCCGGCAATCTCATGAACGCATCGTTCTGAACCTTTCTGTAAGATTCATTTCTGTATGCTGTTACAATCGCATGAACATTGGTGGCACAGATATAGTTCCCGGATAATTCCGGAAGCCTATCCTTTATGGTCCTGAGCAGATGATTCATACTTGTGCATGCAATATCTACGCCCATGATTTTACATTCTTTGATTCTGTTTGGAATTCTCATATCAGCACAAAGTCGTAGTGTGGATATCTTGCCTTTAACAATTTCCATTTCAATTCAAATGTTTGCGTTGTACGCCATTTACCAGTCTTTTTATCGAATCCCTTAACATCTTCTACTACTGTTTTTTCGTCCTTTCGATAAACGAAATCAGCACAGTAGATGATAGGGCGCACGGTTTTCCCTTGATACACGAATTTTTCCTGAATGATAAGCGGTACCTGCCGTTTCAAGTCCGTTATGACGTTGGCTGATACCATGAGTTTGAGTTCCTTATAACGCTCATACTCTTTCACAGAATCGAACTTGGCTGTTACTTTCCCGTGAATTTTAGGAAGCTCACTCGCCGCAAGTGATTTGATTTGATTGTCTTCATCCACGAAAACAAAACCATCAGAAAAAACATATACAGGGATATTGAAATATTTGTTTCTCTTGTTTAAAGAAGTTTTTCCCGGAGTTGTGGATTGCTGTTTCTTGGGTGTCATCTGTTCAACGCTCAATGCCGGATTTTTAGCAAGGAGCAGTTTCAAATCATCCTCATTCATCCGCATAAGACATCAAAACAGGGCATTCATATCCCAGCTGATTGCGTTTTTCTGCGCGAAGATGTTGTTTCTGCTGGTTCCGTAATCAATGTCCTGCTGGTCAATGTCATACAGGAACCGAGACGGTTTATCTTCTTCACCCCAAGCGCCAAATGTATGTCTCTGTTTTGCTGTCGAAAGGTGCAGTTCTTCTTTGGCACGGGTCATACCGACATAGAGCAGTCTGCGCTCCTCTTCGATGCCGACATCGTCTCTTGAAGATGGGATAATAGAATCCTCCAACCCGATAATGTACACATTTTTGAACTCCAAGCCCTTGGATGCATGCAAAGTCATCATGACAACTTTATTCTCTTCACTACTCAGCGTATCAACTGCCGCCAGAAGCGAGATTTCAGCCAAAAACTCCGACAGGTTGGTTTTGATATGTGCATGTTCGAATTCTTCTGCGGCCACAACAACCTGTTCGACATTCTGCAGTTCGTCTTTTCCGTCTACGCCCTTGTCTTCGAGCATTTTTCTGTATCCGGAATACTTGATAACGCTCTGCGTCAATTCTCCGAGTGTACTGCCGTTTGCCATAAGGCACATTGTGTCATACATCTTAATAAAACTATCAAGAGCAGGCTTTGCTTTCGCGATGGTAGGATAAAGGTCTGCGTTGCGGATGATTTCCATCATGCTGACTTTATACTGCTGTGCCAGAGTGGCAATTTTATCTACGGTCGCAGCGCCTATCTTACGAGCCGGAACATTGATAATTCTCTTCAATCTCTGGTCATCTGCCGGGTTCGCAATGACGCACAGGTACGCAATGATGTCCTTTACTTCTGCACGTTCAAAGAACTTAAAGCCGCCGACGATTTTGTAAGGGATTTTTTCTCTCGCCAAAGCCCGTTCTATGACATAAGAAAGACGACTGTTTCTGTACAGGATGGCAACATCGCTGTAATTGTTACCGGCTGCGATATAATCCTTGATATCCTCAACAATAGAATCCGTTTCGTCGTAGTCGCTGGCATAATAGGTATATGTCGGCATGACTCCCGGATTTCTGTAAGTCCAGAGGTTTTTATTGTGTCGTTTGGTGTTGTGCCCAATCAGGCTGTTGGCAAGGTTTAAGATGTTACCATCAGAACGATAATTCTGTTCCATCTTGATGATATGCGTTCCGTCGAATTCCTGCGGGAAATTCAGGATATTATCGACATCGGCACCACGGAAACTATAAATGGACTGGTCATCATCGCCGACAACACAGATATTGTGCTCAGGAGAAACCAGAAGAGACAGCAGTTCGTGCTGAGACGCATTTGTGTCCTGATATTCGTCGACCATGATATACTGGATTTTTTTCTGCAGTTCTGCCTGAATATCAGGGTGTTCTTTTAAAAGCCGAATCGTATTACCGATAAGGTCATCAAAGTCCATTGCATTGGCGTTTTTCAGGCGTTCCTGATATTCCTTGTAAAGATGTGCAACGGTGTTGTAGGAAGAAATGGTGCTCTGTGAAATAGCCATGTCCGGCGTAATCATCTTATCCTTCCAGATGGAGATGTGGTTCAGAACATCGTCCTTGTGCAGTTCTTTCTCTTTGATACCGTTTGCTTTATAGATATCTTTCAGAACAGACTTGCAGTCTTTCTCATCATAGATGGTAAAGTCCCGCTTAAATCCAACGAACATGGCATATTCGCGCAGGATACCGACGCATGCAGAATGGAATGTTTTAGCGCATACCTTTTCGGCCGTGTCTTTTCCCAGTTTGCTTTCGAGACGCTTTTTCATCTCTCCTGCTGCCTTGTTGGTAAAGGTGACAGCCATAATGTTCTGAGGGCTGACAGGTTTTACCTGAAGCATTGATTTCAGGTGTTCGGAAATACTGCCTGTACCGGAAAGCACAGATTTCAATTCCTTGATATCGCCTTCTGTAACGGGGAATGTGGTTTCCGTACTGTAATAGGCATGACCGAACATGACCATATAAACAATTCGTCCGATAATGGTCGTCGTTTTGCCGCTTCCGGCTCCTGCCAACACAAGAACAGGGCCATCTACATTGTAGATAGCCTTTTTCTGCATGGGGTTCATGGTCATGAACTTGGCATCGATATACTGCTTTCTGAGTTCACAAAACTCATTCGTTAAATTCTGCAATCAAATCATCCTTTTTCCTCGCCGACATGAAGTCGGCGGCATCACCCGAATAGTTGCTTCAGCAAATCATCCTGCACTTTGTCCTTTTCGCTTTTCTGCTCGGTATCGTTTGTCTTACTGATATTTTGTTTTTGAGTTCTGGGAACTGTTGGTTTCTTTTCTAAAAATGCAGCCAAAATGCTGTCATTCTCTTCTTTTCGTTTTTCTGAATACTTCGCTGTGGCTTCTGCGACAAATCTATCCAATTTTTCTTCCATAAAATCATCGGGAGGAACTTCGCCATCCCTCTCGATGAATGATAATGAGCCTGACCAACGCGGTGCGAAATACTTATCCGCATCGCTCTGTGCGGAATCGCCCCAGAAATCTTGTCTTGCACGATACTCGCTTTCGATTGCGTCGCGTTCCAGACACTTAGGGCAGATGGAAGACAGGTTGTTTTTGTCGACATCAAACAAGTCACCGCAGCGATTGCAGCGCCTTACCGAAATCATAACGAAATTACCCGTTATCGATTTCGTTCGATTTCGCTGCCCGCTTTTCCGCTGCCAGAGCTGCCAACGCTCTGCCGCGTTCCACGGCATTTACACGCTGCTCTTCTGTCAGTTTGCGGGGAGGGCGAATCTTGACCCATTTTTTGGGGAATGTAACTTCCACCATGTCGTCTCTTTTGCTGATGATTTTTACATCATCTGGATATTCTTCCGCAAGATTCAAGAGCATCTGACGCTTATGGGTATTCAGTGTGTAGCATGAGGCGTTCTGTTCCGCATTATTGAAATTGATGATGGTTTCTTTTTCGTATGCTGCACTGAACTTGTTGACATCGCTGCTGTCGCCGATTGTATCTTCGGCGTCTTCGATGTCGTCATCATCTGCGTCAATTTCTGTATTTTCGATGGTGTTTAATTTCTGCAGTTCTTTATCTTCGCTCATGTTATTCTCCTCAACGGTACATCTGCGGGAAGTCGTTACTGAAATCAATGTCTTCAATTATACTGTCTCTGTGGTATCTGTTTGCGCTGATGATGTTTTTCGCATGGGCAACAGCTTGCCACATCTTGTTGATTCCGAAAATAATAAGTACGAGACCTCCTACAATCAGAACAAAACGCAAGACATCAAACGCTTTACTTAATGTGTCACTTTGCAGGAAAGCGTTTATGCTTGATATCACAAATTCTCTGTTTATCAAAAGGTGGTGAGCTCCAATGAACATGACGGCTGAAACCGCACACAGCAAAACAGCCGCTACGGCACTCTTGCGTATCTTTCGACTTTTTGCGATGCCTTGAGCATCATACAGAATATCGCTCATTGCGCCCTCCTCGGTATACTTATATTATACCACATATAGCCCAATTAGTCAATCATAAAACACACGCAGAAAGTCGCTGCATCAGGAATTTATCGATTGTGTATTCCGTAGGACTCGATGATTCTTTTGTAGCACAATTCGTTGATTTTTCTTTTCGGAGCTTTTGTGCCGTTCAGAATATGCTGCAGACCATACGATATACCGGCTGCTTCATTGATTTCTCCGCACTCGTAAATCATAATGTGTCTGACTTTGCCATGTACAACAATAGCATTCACGACATCCTTGATGGTTTGCGCGTCTTGTATAGACATACCTCTTGATTCGTCTTCTGTTTTTTCTATGTTAAGATGGACAAGACCAACAACATTCTCTGTTTTGGAGAAATCGACTGTTTGGGAGGTTTCGTTTTTAATTCCGATTACGAGTGTGGGGGTCGAGAATCCAAGCTGGCTGCAGCTTTTCGCTGCTTTCTCGTTCGTTGCGTTAATGCGGCAGGTATAGCTCGTATCTTCCTTTTTTGTGTGCAGGAACATTGTGAATTAACACTCCTCAAAGTAAACCGGCGTCATGTTCTGCACAAACCATTTCGGCTTGGGAGTTTCCTTTTTGCGAACCAATGTTTTCAGGACATATTTGCTGTTTGCAGAGATTGGGTCTGTTGGCAAAACGATATCGTTGATTTCGGCAGATTCGTTAAAATAGCAGTATGTTGTACCACCTTTCGAGTGGACAATATAATCCTTCGGATTGAATGTCATTCCGTACAAGTCGATGGCATTCCCTGTATTCAATTCTGTCAAACGAACAAGGATTTCATAAGTTGCGTTCGTATCAAACTCATCACCGAATGCGCTTCTTCCGGCAATTGCAATAATAAAAGATAGACCGCAGATATACTTTCCATTCTGCATCTTCATTGCATATACGGGGCCGTCGATTCCCTGTGCTAACTTTGTCGCGCACTTTCCCGCTTCGGTGAGCGAGAGAGTAAGGTTAAGATTTTTCAATTTGAATCCTCCGCAAATTCTTTCACAATAAAAGGAATGGACATATTACCTGCCAGAACTATAGAGCCGATAGTGCCAATTCCATACCAAAGCTCTGCCGGTAACTGCCCGGCAAAAGCATCAACAATCGGGGTCATAATAATGACGCCCATAAATGTAATCAGAAAAAAGAAAATGAACGTAACAATAGCAGTAATTTTATTTTCCAAATCGACATCTCCTTAAAGTTTTACTTGTTTATATTATACCTATTTTGTGTATTATGGTCAATCAATTACGACATTATGTATTGATTATTTTGTCTTTTTGTGGTATATTGTAAATATTGCCAATCAGTGCGAATGGCAAGTGAACATAGCTTTGCTGGTCGCTTCGCACCAAATATTATAAAGAAAGGATAAGATTCCGTTGCAGTAAGTAGTATCTGACTATTATATATAGTCAAAAAGCAGACAAACATTGTACAAAATGTACAACAACTTGTTGCTTTGTTTGTACAAGTTTGCTGTTGCAACCCGCATGGGTTGCGTTAGATTGAAATGTAGCTAATATTACGCGCTTTTGCGTAGTTTTTTAGTTGCAACCCGCATGGGTTGCGTTAGATTGAAATAGTAACAACATCATTTAGTCCTGCACAAATATCGCGTTGCAACCCGCATGGGTTGCGTTAGATTGAAATCGTGAAAATGGCGTTGCCAAATTAGAGGACTATAAGTTGCAATCCATACGGGTTGCGTTAGATTGAAACACCGTTATTAACAGCGATGATTCTGTTGCCGTCCAGTTGCAACCCACACAGGTTGCATTAGATTGAAACGCGTGTCCCATTATGCTGGACACTGATTTTCCAGAGTTGCAACCCACACGGGTTGCGTTAAAGTAAAGAAGACACGCTGCATAGATTCTTTCTATGCAGCGTGTCCTTTTTGTTCTATTTAGTCCTCTTGTTGCTCGGTTTTAGCTTTGTTAATCTGCAGCAGCGAGTAGATACTTGTCACATCCGCCAGTTCTCTGCAATCGCTTTTGCCATTGGCAATGGACACATATGTCGGGAAAAATCCATCTGCACGGATATCAAAATTGTTTCGCTCTCCATCACTAAAAGAAAACCGCACCCATCCTGCTTCCTCTGTAACGCCGGATAGATAGAACCGGTTCAGTTCATCATTGCTGTACATAAACTTTTCACGAGCGATATATTCAATGACATACGAAAGCAATAAAGCAATGCTTAGATTCTTGCCTTCCAGATTTCCGAACTCATGCGATGTGAAATACTGTTTGCAGGTGTTGAGCAGCGCGACATTTTCACCGGATACATTGATGGATTCCATCAGCGTATCGCAAAGACTACTGCAGATACTCCCTGCTTCCTCTTCCCACTGCGACTGCCATGTATCCAGCGTATCATCTTTGTCTGCCTGCACAAGATTGACATCATAGAGTTCATCGAGCTGTTCCCTACCCTCTTCGGTCAACGTGAACTCTTCGACTCGAATAATAGGGGGAATCTGGTCATCCCAGTCGCCAATAGCCGGATACGGTAAATTGACGAAACATGAGGCATGGCTGAGGTACCCGGCTCTTGTTGCGTCTGCCATTTCTTTAGGTACCCGTTTCATAAGAAAGGTGACCCTTGAATGTACGATTGCATCTCGGCCTAATATATCTTTTCCTACAAAGAAGTTTTTAATTTTGTTCAAACTGTATTCGATAGCCATAAAACTACTCCTGCATTAAATCATGTATTATCATCATCGTCCCAAGAAGAACCATCGATATACCCCTCTTCGTATTTATTGCCGCGATGATGCCCGTATACCGGGTCGATTCCGGCATCAAAGTCGCCGTCTGATTGTTGGATGGCGTTTTTTAATGCCGTTGTTTCCATGGAAATGTTAAGCACAATGGGAAGAATACGAGTATCATCTGTTGCGTCTTCCGCCTCATCCAGACGATGGATTTGTGCTACGGTATCAGGGTTATTTAACTCTTTTATTGTTTCCAAGGCTGCTTTGAGCTTATCGAGATAATTGATTCTTGCTTTTTGTGCGGGAGGAAGCTCGCTTGTACTGATTGGAAGCGAGTCTTCCTTTTTGTCTTTTTTCTTGGCTGCTTTCTTCTTTTTTTTTTCAACCTTTGTTTTTTCGGTTTGCTTTTTCACCGCTTTTTTGATGACATCTTCTTTTTCGTCATCATCTGCATCTTGAAAATCAGCGAACAGTTCAGCCTGTTCATTATCTTCCATGTCGGCGATAACTGCCGCATCGCCCTTTGCGATGTTTCCGGAATCGAGTTCCTCTGTGAATTCTGGGCTGAGATTTTCTTCGATTTTCTGGTTGACGCGAATCGTATTTCCACTGCCGCTATACATGTCTGTAGCTGCTTTCAGTGCCTGCTTATCAGACAAACCATATTCAGCTTTCATGTTTTCGATATAGCGATTCGTAGCCTTACGAAGCTGTACTTCATCTCCGCCATTTCCACGACTTTGCAGATTCGAGGAATCCATGATGATTTCTTCCTGTCTTTCTGTGAGTCCATCATAAACGAGTGCTTCCGTTGTCATCCACGATTCTGGTTCTTGTTCGTGCAACAGTCGAATGGCACGAGTTCGTCTTTCTCCAGCTAAAATCTTATATTTCCCATTTTTTTGCTTTGACAAAACAATGTTGTGCAAAAGACCGTTTTTCTTGATATTATCTGCCAGTTCTTCGATACTGGTCATGGAGTAGTCATTGACGTTGTTGTACTCAATATTATCGAAAGAAACTGTCTCAAAATGCGCCTTACTATCAAGGCAGTTTACAGTAAAAGTGCTCATATTTTCTCTCCTTTTACTTTATTTTACGAACTATGCAGCAAATGTCCATTTTGTATTTGTAAAAAAGAGATGAAAACTCACCGATACAGCAAAAAAGCCGAGAGCCGTAAAAGACTCTCGACTGGAAAAGTTGACTATAATGTGGTATAATAAAATAAAAAGGGGGATATTATGGAATTTTATGTTGGACAGCAAAAAGACGAATGGCGTCTACACCAAGACTATTCTTCCTTGCAATACGAAGGCTCGTTTTGGTACCTGTTTTACGGAAAAAGAGATTTTCCGGATGAACTGCTGCACAGCATCGAGGATGATGGATTCAAGGCCATTGTCGCCGAGGTAAATGAGTGCATCTTCTTTATGCACTCCTTTGGTTCCAACAATTGGGAACGTGTTGCCTATGAACCCCGCGTGACAGGACGAGACGCTAAAATACCTGCGCTTGATGAAGAAACGCCTACTCTTCTTTTGATACTTGGCGTTGATACTACAACAGGACAGTTGAAATGTATCCGAGATATTATGCTTCGTGGAAAAATCGTCAAGGAACTTCATGAACTATCACGAAAGCATCTTGCCGACGAATCAATTTCCGGAGACTTTTTTGCTAATAGTCTTCGCCTTACGCTTACGCAATATCGTACAACCGAGGAAATGATACATAAAGTTGGGTTTGAAAATCTTTATATGTGCGCCGCTAACACATTATGATTGATTCTCCATGCCAGCATGGTATATCTCTGCGCCGCTGCTTCGTTTTCTGCAGCCATTTTGATATATTTCTTTCCGCCGATAAGGATACATTTTTTCTTTGCTCTTGTAACGGCTGTGTACAGTAGGTTCTTTTGCAGCATGATATAATGCTCTCCTGAACACGGAATCACTACCGCTTTATATTCCTGTCCCTGACATTTATGGATGGTTGAAGCGTACGCCAATTCAAATTTTCTGCAGAACTCCGAAAACTCGAAAATACCCCGTTCTCCATCATCAAATGTGACGGTTACTTTTCTCTGCACACAGCGTATATCTGTTATGAATCCAAGGTCGCCGTTGACGAGCATTCTCGTTGCACCCTCAGCGTTTCTTGTATTTTTCGTGAGCATGACCCTATCATTGAGTCTGAACTCCGAATCTTTTACAGAAAGTATATTTGTTTTGTCTGCCGGAATCGGATTAAGCTTTTCGCGGATAATGTCATTAAGTTTTTTTGTCGATGTGGAACCTCTGCTCTTCATAGGACAGATGCAACAAGTGTCCTTGATGCCGTACTTATCCACAATCTTATAATATTCTTCCAGTACATGTGCCTGTAAATTTTCAGAGTCAGATTCAATATACTTGAAGGTGTCATCGAGCTGGAAATCATCCACGCCATGGCAGTGATTTAGTTCATTGGCATTGTACGCAATAGCGCCGACATTTCTATGTCCAATGGTCAGTTTTGTGACAGGAATCTGCTGACAGTTAATGAGGTCGTGCAGCACGTTTCCTGCTCCGACCGAAGGAAGCTGGTCAGGGTCACCAATCAGAACGAGTCGTCCGCCGTAAGATACCAGACTCAACAGCATGCTGCAGACATTGACATCAACCATGGATACCTCATCGCATACGACAAGTTTGTTCATGCCGCTTGTACCTGGCCTATTCATGACGCTCATATGAATCGTATTGGCTGGGAATCCCGTAACCTCTCTCATTCGGGTTGCTGCGCGTCCGGTCGGTGCGCACAAAAGGACATCTTCCTTGCTGTGGTTCTTACACCAAGCCTTTAAGATGGCATCAAGAATGGTAGACTTACCCGTGCCGGGACCACCCGTGATGATACAGACGCGGTTCTTTAATGCAGACCTGACCGCTTCTTTTTGATTCTTTTCCAGCGTGAATTTGTTTTGTTTTTCAGTTTCTTTGATTCCGGTATCAATGTCTTTATCGCTTACCTGCGGAATGGAACTCTTTGTCAGAATAAGCTGTGAGACCTTATCTGCAATATCGCATTCCAAATCGTGCATGCCCTTTGTGTAGACAAGAAACTTTTTCCCCGATTTCTCAATCAGGATGCGCTGTTCCTTCAAGCTTACACGAAGCCGGTCTTTGACCTCTTCTTCGGTCACTGTTCCGCCCTGAGCCTCCTGCAAGGCAGTGCGTACATGACTGTAGATTTCCTCATAAGGAAGATAGCAATGCCCTTCTCTGCCTGCATTCATGATTCCTGCTTCGATAGCAGCATCAATTCTGACAGGACTGTTTAAAGCAATACCGATTTTACGAACTGCAATGCGGTCAGCTCCGCCGAACGCAATGCCATCAATACCCTTTAATCCTCTGCATAGAATATACGGGTCTTTTTTGATGGTTTTTACTGCGTTGTCTTCGCCATATTTCTCAATGATTTTGTTGATGAGGTTATCGCTCGCGTCTGGTTTCAGCAGCGCAGCAAGTTCCATCTTGCACTTGTTCTTCATGTAACTGTCATGAAGCGTTGCTGCCGTATATTCACCAATACCATATACTTCCGTTAACCGTTCGGGATTGAATTCGATAATGGTAAAGGTGTCTTTTCCGAACTTATCGTAAATCAGATTTGCCTTAGTCTCTCCGCTGCCAGTCAAGAAGCTGCTGCTGAGGATATTGACGACAGCTTCTCTTGTGGCATCCGTGTATGTGATTTCCGACATATCCACATCAAACTGTTCGCCGAAATCCGTCTCAATCCATGTTCCATATAGTTTTAACGGCATTCCGGGTGTGATTTCAATAAGACTTCCCTTTGCGGTGAAGATTGCACCCTTTTTGGGTTTAAACTTTATGACAGACCAGCTGTGGTCTTCGTTTGTCCAGACGAGCTTCTCGATGCGCCCTACAATCTCAGTTTTTTCGCCGATTGTAATTTTGGCAGACTTTAATACTGCCCCACCCGTTTTTCGCTTTACAGCTGCGTATGGAGTTGCTTTTTTTACACTTTTTTTCGTAGTGCGTTTTTTAGTTGTAGTCTTTTTCTTAGTCATGTTTATATTATACCACATATAATATTTATAGTCAATCAATACACAGCTAATCGTGCTTTTTTTCTTTGCATGATTTCACACGCGTGTGACATTTTGTCTTTATCTTGTTGTACCTGTGCAAGTTTGCAACAAAAAAACGCTCCTGTGGTGGATACAGGAGCGCTCGTTAGGGGGAAGGATACCAGAAGTCACCTTCTGATGTCTTTATTTTACCATAGTTTTTTCTGGTTTTATACTACCGCTTCTTTACACAAAACGGTTATTTTCTTTTTATAATCCGTTTCTGGAAGACTATTTACGGATGTGCAGCGTCTGTACATATGTGTTTTCGCGACCGTCCTGAATGGCTTTATGTACGGCGCTCTGAATCACATCAGCGTTTTTCGTTTTTTCGTGCCCTGCCAGAATCTCTTTCACAAGCTCGTTTGCATCGTGTGCTGTTTCAGCGGTGACCTCGATGATGGCGGGGATTGTTACAACAACTTTGTATTTCTGCATGGTGGCTCCTTTTATTTTTTTTGATTTCTTGTTTTTACTTTTCTTATAATTCCAGTATACTTGCTTTGCAGCAACTGACAATATCGTCCTTCCGTCAATATAGGATTGCAAAAATAAATGTTTTATCGATTTTTATAACATTATATTGACGGTTTTACACAAAGTAATTATAATAAAACCAAAGCTCGATATTTTTTATTGTGAGGATACTTCTATGTTTAAAAAACCGATGTCTTATCATTTGACCCCCTCTGAGCGTTCCATCATGGATATTCTGTGGAACGCAAAGTCTTCCATGTCTCAGGCTTCCATCGTAGAAAAAGCCAAGGATGCCGATACAATGACTTGGAAGGAGCGTTCTATCTTTTCGATGGTCAACTCTCTTCTGGCAAAGGGCATTATTGAAGAGGATAGCTTTATCCGTTCCGGGAAAACTTACGCTCGTACCTTCAAACCCACCACAAGTCGTGCAGAGTTTTACGCTCACCTTGTATTCGACGGTTTGACCGAGAAAGAACTTCGTGAATTCAAGTCCTGCCTGCGCAGTTTGTCTGCCGGGAACGCAGCCGATGTTCAGCCGCAGGACGATGACAAAGTTGCCGAGTAATTTCCTCATATACACAGAAAAGCCCACACAGTACGTGTGGGCTCTTTTTAATTTAACGCAACCCGTGTGGGTTGCAACAGGGTTTTGATTGGAAAGCAGTACGGGCCAAAAGTATTTCAATCTAACGCAACCCGTGTGGGTTGCAACTGGTAATCGTCTTCTGAGAGTTCTTTCAGTTCCGGATTTCAATCTAACGCAACCCGTGTGGGTTGCAACAGCAAACTTGCACAAACGAAGCAACAAGTTGTCATGCATTTTGTACAATGTTTGTCTGTTTTTTGACCAAACAATATGGTCAGATACTACTTACTGCAACGGTACCATATCCTTTCTTTACAATATTTGGTGCGAAGCGACCAGTAAAACCATGTTCACTTATCATTCGCACCTGTAGCAAACAAAAAATACCGTCACCTCACAATGAGATGGCGGTATGTTGATTTTGAATGTTTGCTTGCTTTTATTTTTTGGAATAATATAAGTATATGAACTTTGCAGCAAATTGCAAGCGAACCAGACAGCGGGCGCTCATTTTAATCTCTGGTCATCTCCGAAAAACTTGAACATTTTACAACCGCCCAGCATTCTACTGGAGACTTTTTCGGTATATCGAGCGACAAAAATATTCTGGTCTGTGATGTTGGTTGTATATATCGTTGGTCTGTGTGTCAGCATGCGTGTGTTAATAAGTTCATACAAAACACTGATTGTTAACGGAGTAATGTATTCTGTCCCTAAGTCGTCCAGAATTAACAAATCTGCCTCTTGGCACGCCGTAAGCCATTCATCGTTATTGGCATAATTAAAATGCTCTTTTCCTAATTGTGCCGCCAAAGCTGCAGAACTTGTATACAGAACATCGTATCCTTTTCCGAGGACTGAATCTGCAATAGCGAGAGCAAGATGTGTTTTTCCAAGTCCCGTTCGGCCCATAAAAAGTAAATTTGGACTGTTTTGCGAGAACTTCTCTGCATAATTTTGGCAGTACCTCAATAGCTTTTCCATGTATTTTCGCGGCGAGATTCCAAGTTCTTTTTCTGGCTGGTCACTATATCGCTCTACTTGGAATGTGCTGAATTGGCACAAACCAAGCGGGCTTGCTGCATTTATCTCATCTCTTCGCAGACAACGAGCAACATTTGCAACGCACTCACAAGGAACTCCGTCTTTTGTTCCCGTATCTTGACATTTAGGACAATGGTATATTGGAGAAAACGAGGCATCGCTGTACCCTGCTTGTTTAAGGGTATCTTCTAATGCTTGGTTTGCCTCTACAAGTTCTTTCTTTGCCTTTTCTATATTTCCACCGATAGCTGCTGCTTTCGCCAAATTCAGCCCTGCCTGAATATGTACTTTGTTTGCTTCGACGACCAATGGATTGCTATAAGCAGCGCTTCTTTTTGCTTCGGCCGTCATTATTGCTTGTTGTCGATATGCCGCAATCTTTTGTTGCGCTGCACGAAAAAGTTCATCTCTTGTCTGCATCTTAGTTCCCTTCATCGAAAATGGCTGTCCAATTTTGGCTGAACATATCTTTTGCATTGCTTGCGGTATTTGCTGCATTCGGTCTTTCTGTCATAATGATATTACTGCCAGTAAGTTGTCCTTGCTTACGTGCCATATCAATTGTCGTAATTCCTTGCGCTTTCCATCTTCGCAATATTCCGTCTACATATCTTACTGTATTTTTTCCGTTTGCTCTCAAAATAGCTTCATCTATCATCTCTTTTCCAATGTTCATTTCCTCATACCACTTTATTATGGTTCGCTTTTCCCAAGTGGTTAAGTCATGGGCATTCAGTCCGAATTGCTCTGCTGTTTCAATGCAGAGTTGTTCTCTTCGCTCGGCTCGTTTGAGCCATCTTTCTGCATCAGTTCCTGTTTCGATACCTTCTTCTCTCCATTTTGCTAATAGATGTACCACAGCCGCAACACTATTTTTCCCTAATCTTGATACTTCTGCACAACAAAGCAAGATTACATCGGGATTCCATCCATCGTTTTGATACAGCCCAACTAAACGCTGTATCTCGCTTCGACTCAGACCTCGTCCAAAAACATTTTGTGCTCCTTGGCAAATGGATGCAACATTCAGGTCGTTCATTAGTTCTGCCAAATTGACTTTTTCTTGCTTTGGTTGTTCTGATATAGTGCTATTACCATTCGATAAAAGTCCTGCTCCTGCCCAATACTGCAATGCTTGCTTTGCTGTTTCTGCGCTTTGTAAGCCAAGTGACCGAGCTATCGTTTTGGGGTCTGTATCATTTGTTTGCAGTATATGTAATATGACTTTTAGTGTGTTTCCGTCAATTTGGCTTAGTCGTGAAAAGACTATTTGGGGGACGGATATAGAATCACCATGATATGCTGTTAATTCGTACCGCATATTACTATACTCCATTCCATTTTTTCATATATTATAGCACATTTACTCAACACGAAACAGCTTGTTTGTCTATCTTTTTTGCCATTTTCTTTCATTTCTTATAAAAGTAAACCGGAAAAGCCTACGGTTTTAACCGTGGGATGAAAGGTCGTTTCTATATTTCTATGTTGAATATATCGTTTTTATGTTTTCGATGTGCTCTGCGACGATGAAATTGAAGAATTTCTTGTCGCATTTACTGTCGAAAAAGGAAAAAAGAAAAGAGCCTGCATTAAGCAGACTCTTTTTTTGATTTAACGCAACCCGTGCGGGTTGCAACCAACAAAATCAGCAGATATGTTGTTCCATCACACAATTTCAATCTAACGCAACCCGTGTGGGTTGCAACCAGTGGCAGTCGTTCCAAACAACTGATAGCCCGAATTTCAATCTAACGCAACCCGTGTGGGTTGCAACAGCAAGCTTGCACAAACGAAACAATAAGTTGTCATGCATTTTGTACAATGTCTGTCTGTTTTTTGACTATACATAATAGTCAGGTACCATTTACTATAGCTATATCATATCCTTTCTATCTAATACTCGGTGCGAAGCAACCAGTGAAACCATGTTTACTTGCCATCCGCACCTGTAGCAAACAAAAATACCGTCACCTCACAACGAGATGGCGGTATATCGATTTTGAAATATTTGTTTGCTTTTATTTTTTGGTATAACCTAAGTATATTTACTTTGCAGCAAAAGGCAAGAAAAACAGCGAGCAGAAAATTTCCGTTCGCTGCTTTTCTATTTGTGTTTAGCCAAACAACCCGTCCATAAACGAGATGCCTGTCTGTTTATTGGGTGTTTCGATTACTGTTGTTGTGGGCTCCGTCTTGATTTCAACCACAGGTGCCGGTGCTGCAGGCGTTGCAGTTTCTTCTTGCTTAGGTTCTTCCTTCGGAGGAGCAACAGGAACATGTGTATTGATGATTTCAATGGTATTGCCATCATCAGATGCTTTGATTTCTGTTGTATAACCATTCACAGCATCCTGCGTAACGGTGTACGATGCCTTACCATCACCGTTGAAAACAATAATGTTCTCAAAGACATGCTTCCAGCTATCGTTATTGATTTCTTTTGTAGATACAGCCGTCGTTCCGTTAGCCAGCTTTACAGTGACCTTATCGGGGCGGATATTATCCTTGTTGTTTTCATCGTTCCAAGTAACCTTGACACCTCCCACGATTAAAATCGTGGGATTCCTGGGTGGCAGTGGCATGGCTCATCACCATACCACTACAAGGCAGCGAGTTACGCGGTTTCCCACAAAAAGCTACGGATGTAGCTTTCCATGAGCATCCAGCCTTGAAAGGTTGACCAACATACTTGTCTGCGTTCCCAGCTTTTTAAGTGCATCCTCCTGTGGAGTTTCACCTCTTGCGAGGCAGTTCTCTAACGAGGAACGTGTCGAGTCCCCCGGAAAACCATTTTTTAGAATCCTACACTTGCAGGAAGGTTGTTCTCTTCCTTCTGCAAGTGCTTTTTTGTATTTTCGTGCATCTTTAAGAATGCAGGAAAAGCTGATTTAAGAGCTTCTGTATTGTATTCCAAAGATTCGGTATCTATATGTTCAAGCAGAAAAGCGGAATACAGGTCACGCTGGACCACTTCTCCACTGCTGAGATGGGCCATCCGTTCGGATAGCTTCTTCTTGGTGTAGCTTTCATCCGTATGGTCGAATTGCGAGGCCTTCGTCTCAAAGGTGCTTACCTTGATGACTTTGCCACCGTATCTTGTCACTTTGTTTGTGAGGATAGTGATAAACATTGCAGGAGCGCAGCGGCTTAGCGATTTGCCAAATCGCTTTTTGGTATGTATCCTGCCGGTTTTGGCATTAACCTTCGTTTCTTTGCTGCGCTTCTGCAAGGCTTTATAGTTCATGTCTTCAACAATAAACTCATTGCCATGTTCCAGCAACTCATTAGCAAGGATGTTGTGTTCCATCTTACGGATGTCAGCCAGTCGGCGATTTAAGTCACGCAGCCTTGCTCGCAAGCGATAATAGCGCTTACTGTATTTCCAGTCGCGCTTTTGTTTATGACCATGCTGGCACTTCAGCCTCTTTATCGTGCCATCTGGATTATAACAGTCTGGATTCGTAGCGCGACGTGAGCGGTCCATTGCTCGTTGTGTGCGAGCAATCTCGTTGACGAGACCTTTAGCTTGCGCTCTTGCTGATGGTGCAAGCAATCTCAAATCGCAGATGTCGCTGCCGCTGATGGCAAGTGTCTGCGTGCCGATGTCAAGACCAACACAACCCTGCTTGATAGGATGCTTTATCACGCCGTTGCTGTCACATTTGGTGGGAGGATAGCCTTCCAAAACAAGCTGAGCGTAATACTTCCACTTGATTTTGACCCACTTGCGCGTTATGCGGCAAAATTTTACGCCACATTTGAGCGCTTCTTGCTGATATTTTCCTGTCTGAGTGTTAGAGTTACGCACCACAACAGGGAATTCATGTTTGCCATACACGATGCGCAAAGAGCCATTTCCAACTGCCGGTTTTACTTTTGCAACGGCAACAGCGATTTCAGCTTCCATTTGCGGTATTACAGAATCAGGAAGAATGACCTTTTTATCATCTTTAGGGTCAGATTGCCCGTATGCTTTATAGTATCGCTGTTCGACAGTTTTCTGTACTTTGCGTTTTGCTGATGCAAGGTTACTCGTGGTGAGCTTTGCCGGGCGAAGTACAATGCCAGTAGCGTTATTCTTTCCGGAGATAGAAGATACATCGTCCAGTCTTTTGTAATGAACTTCTTTTCCTTTACTAAACCACGCTTTCCAGACATCGGTAGCAATTGCCTGCGCTACATGTGAGTGTATAGCATAGTGTTTTGCATACGGCACCACCAATTTATGAAAGCTGTCTTCGGAAAAATGATGCTCTTTAAGTATCTTCTCACGTTGCTTATAGAGAGTTTTCTGCTCATCGCTATCGGAAGCTGATTTAGCAATAGCTGCCATCAGTTCCCGATACTTGCGCGTCTTGCGGAGTTGATGCCACATCTTTATGGTCACGCTGACAAGTTGGTTATAGATGATGCCACATTTCTTAAACTCTTTGTACAGATAGTCTTGCTCATTGAGATTTATATCCAACGGCAGCGTCAACACAAACGACGGTGTGCTATTTTTGCTTCCGAAAGCCATGATTAACCTCCTCTCGTTTTTTGTTCTTCAACATAGCGTTGAATTGTGGCATTAGACACATCCCCGGCAGTGCTTACAAAATAGCTGCGTGTCCACATTTGCATATCGACATTGGAAAAGAACTCTTGCTTTAATTGTCTGCTGGTGTTTCCTTTGATGATTTTCATAATGTCCGCCGCACTCAGTGTGGGCGGGGCGTTCACAAAAAGATGGCAATGGTCAATATGGCATTCCATTGCCAGTATCACCATGTCGTTTTGCTCACAAATTTGAGTTACCAGTTCCTTAAAACGAGCTTCAAAACCATCTATCAGAAACAGTTTCCTCCGATAGCGCGGACAAAACACAAAGTGATAGTTTATCATAAAAACGGTTGTTTTAGTGCGTCTGTATTCCTTTTTCATGTATCTATTATATCACATTTTAGGTACAATGTTGTTACAGACATATGAACGCAACTACATAATGTAGTAGCTTGAAAATCACTTATTCCAAATGAGCTCTAAGGCACGACCTTTCATCCCACGGTTAAAACCGTGGGTTTTCCCAGTCTTCATTTTGTAAAAGCATCCCGTCACAAAATGCAATATTCATAAGTTCACCTGCTTGTACTAAAAAAGAGCCACACCTGTTGTTGGCAGATGGGGCTCTTGTATTATGGTTAGCCTAACAAAGAATCAAAGAACGATACGCCGGTAGGCTTGTTTGTGGTCTGGATGATAGTAGTGGAAGGCTCTGCCTTGATTTCGAACTTTGGTGTTGTAGGCGTTTCCTTCTTTTCTTGATGTACTTCCGGTGTGTGTGTATTGATAACCACGAATGAGTAGCCATCTGCAGACGCCTGCACAGAAGAAGTGTATCCATCGACAGGTGTTTCAGTTACCGTGTAGGTAATCTGTTTACCTTCATGGAATTTCGGCAGGCTATCAACCGCCGTCTTGTAATCTCCCGCTTTGTTCAATGTGATGCTGCGAGAGGAGTTGTCAGAGCCGGTCAGCGTGATGCTGATTGCATCGGGACGGATGTTGTCGGCGTTCTGGCTGTCGTTCCAGTTCTTTACGATATTGATAGTTACCGTTTCCGGTTTGTGTGCGTTCGTGATGATAAAGCCGCCTTCTGTTTCCTTGATAGAAGGAGTATATCCGGCAACATCTTTCTCCGACACTTCGTATTTGATGGTTGCGCCGTCTGCTTTGCAGAACAAGCCTTCAAAAGTATAAGTCCAGTTGTTTTCTTTGTTCAGCTTTGCGGTGTATTTAGAGTTGTTAGAGCCCGTGAGCGTCACAGTGACAGAATCGGGGCGAATACCGTCTTGATTCTCTGCATCATCCCAGACCTTAGAGACCTTAATGGTCTTTTTGCTTACTTCATGGGTGTTGGTGATAGTGAAGCCGTACCCGGATTCTGCTGCTTGAATGTCTGTCTCGTATCCTTCAACAGGTGTTTCTGCCAAGCTGTAGGAGATGAGTTCTCCGTTATGATACTTTGGCAGGCTTGTGAAGATAGTGGAGTACCCTGAATCTTTCTCCAAGTCTTTCTTGTACGTAGAGCCATCAGAGCCGGTCAGCGTAACGTGGATGCTGTTCGGGCGCAGACCGTCGCGGTCTTCATCGTCGTTCCAGACTTTCGTTACAGGAATATCGACTACTGCCGGTGTGTGGTCATTCTTGATAGTAAACGTGTATCCGTCAGTACCCTTCGTGACCGTTCCTGCATATCCATCCGTCTCGACTTCCTGCAGGCTGTACTCAACCAGAGTTCCGTCATTGAAGTATTTCGGCAGATTTGCGAAGATGTAAGTCCAGTTATCCTTTTCGCTGATAGTGGCATTGTAAGTATTGCCATCGGAGCCTGTGAGGATAACGTCAATGGAGTCAGGGCGTAAACCGTCTTGGTTCTCGCCGTCCTCCCAGACCTTATCAACTGTGACCGTTACGGTTTCGGGAATATGTGTATTAGTGAATACATAGCCCGTATCGGTTTTTTCGATAGTAGTCGTGTAGCCGGGAATCTCATTTTCTTCTGCCGTATAAGAGATTTCGTTTCCGTTTTCTCTTACAGGCAGCTTCGTAAAGGAATGCTTCCACTTGACATCTTCATTCAGTTCAGAGGAATCAACGAGCTTGTCGTTTCCTTTGAGCTTGATATTGACAGCGTCGGGGCGAATACCATCTTGGTCATCATTATCTTCCCAAATAACGCTGATATTGCGCAGCGTAATTTCCGGGATGTGCGTGTTTGTGACCGTTACCACATTGCCGTTGGCGACAATGCTGGTCGTGTACTGCGAGATTTCATCTTCCGTCACAGTGTACTTGATTTTCGTACCATCCTTAAAGCGGTCGAGGTCTTTAAAGACAATAGACGACCAAGAAGAGCTCTTGGTAAAATCTCTCGTGTCCTGCGTGCCATCAGTACCACTCATATGGATAGTCGCAGCGTCAGGGCGATATCCGTCCTGATTATTTGCATCGTTCCAAACGACATTTACAATCAAATCCAGCTTTTCCGGTGCATGTGTGTTTGTGATAGTGATAAGGTTATCCTTTTCGGAGATTTCCTTCTCGTAACCACCAACCATTTCTTCATCGATGGTGTATTGAATCGGAGTTCCTTCTTTGAAATATTTGTACAGACCATCAAATGTTTCTGTCCAGTTATTCGCCGTAGAAAGACTCTTCTCAATATAAGTGCCATCAGTGCCTGTCAGAGCAACACGTAATGTGTTCGGACGCAGACCATCCTGATTGTTGTTGTCATCCCAGACTTTAGTAACCGTCTTAGCCAATCGCTCCGGTTCGTGTGTGTTTGTAATTTGGAATGTGTACTTGTCGGTGTTGGCGATATTGGTAGTATAACCATTCATCTCATTCTGAGTGACAGTGTATACCACTTCCCTGCCTTCATCGAAGAACTTCGGCACATCCTCGAACACTGTTGCAAAATCGTCTTTTCCTGTCACAATACGCTGATAGACTTTGCCGTTCGAGCCCTGCAATGTAATGGCAGTCTCTTTTGCGCGGATACCATCGCGGTTGTTGTCATCGTTCCAGATGGTGGTGACAGGCACATTCACAGCAGCAGGTACATAGTTGTTGGTGATGGTGAAGCTGTACCCGTCAGAGCCCTTAACAATCTCGTAAGTATACGGATTGCTGTCGGCTTCCTGTAAAGTATAGTCAATCTTCACGCCGTTCTTGTATTGCGGCAGGTCTTTGAACTGATATGTCCAGCCCTCGTTTTTGGTAATAGCTGCATTGTGCGTAGAGCCATCAGAACCTGTCAGCGTCACTTGAATCAGAGACGGGCGGATGCCATCTTGGTTGTTTTCATCATCCCAAATCTTCACGACGGAGACTGTGACAACAGCGGGCGCGTGCGTATTGGTGATGGTGTAGCTATCCCCTGTCTGTTTGATTTCGGTTTCGTAGCCGGAAATCGCATTTTCCTTTACGGTATACTGAACTTCCGTGCTGTTCTTGTACTTCGGCAGATTGTTGAGGCTGGTTGTCCAGTTCTGGCTCTCGAACAACTGAACGAATCGTGCGCTGCCATCGCTGCCGTTTACAACAGCAGTAATGGATTTTGGACGCAGACCGTCTTGGTTGTTTTCATCATTCCATGCTTTTGTAATAGTGATGTTCTTCGTCTCATCCACATGAGTGTTGATGAGCGTGAAGGACTTACCATTGCGTGTGATGGAAGATGTATAGCCCGGAACAGCTTCCTCGGTCAGCGTATAGTCAATCGTCTTTCCGTTTGCATATTTCGGCAGGTTGGAGAACATGACAGACCACTGATTATCAGCATTCAGTTTTTTAGCGTAGCTGCGACCATCAGAGCCATGTGCTGTAACAGTGATTTCGTCAGGACGCATGCCGTCATTGTTTCCGTTATCCTTCCAAGTCTTTGTGACAAAGAGCTCAGTAGTAGCGGGCATATGTGTATTGGTGATGGTGTAGTTATTTCCGTTCTGAGTAACCTCATCCGTATAGCCGGAAACGAATGCCTCCGATACAGTATACTGGATGTTCTGACCGTGGTTCTGATTCTTCGGCAGATTCTCGAATGTTGTCGTCCAGTTCTCTGCTGCAGATACCGATTTTAAGTAGCGGCTGCCATCGTCACCTGTCAGAATAACCGTGATAGAGGACGGACGCAGACCATCTTGGTTATTGCTGTCTTCCCAAACCTTAGATACAGTCTTTGTGACCGTCTCAATAGATTTCGTGTTGGTCAGCGTGAACTTATAGCCGGAAGAATCCTTTGCTACCTCTGTGGTATATCCTGTGACCTGCTCCTCAGCAACCGTGTAGCTGATAAGCGTACCGCTGTTATGGAACTTCGGCACAGACTGGAACACATAGGTGTATCCATTCTCTGCAGAGAGCCTTCCGGTGTAGAGCTTACCGTCGCTGCCGTTCAGCACGATATTGACGGATTCAGGTCTTGCACCATCGCGGTCGTTGTCATCATTCCATTTCTTCACAACCGGAATATCAACGGTTGCGGGACTATATTTGTTTGTCAGAACGAAGGTGTAGTTGTCTTTCTTTTCGATGACATTGCTGTAACCGGACGCAGCATCTTCTGCGAGTGTGTACTCGATTTGCGTGCCTTCATTGAAGAACTTTGGCAGCTTTGAGAAAGTGTACTTCCAGTTATTCGCTGCGGTGATGGTTGCAGTATAGCGGTTACCATCGTTGCCCGTCAGAATGACAGAGATAGAATCGGGACGATTGCCATCTTGGTTCTCTCCGTCCGTCCAGACCTTTGTGACATCCACATTGACAACAGCAGGAATATGAGTATTGGTGACAGTAAAGGTGTGTCCGTTGTCGCGAATATCGGTAGTGTAGCCATCAACGGTAGATTCCGTCAGCGTATAGGTGACTTTCTGACCATTCTGATATACAGGCAGGTCCTCGAACATCACATCAGCCCAAGAATCATCTTTGCTTACTGTCTTCTCGATTTCACTACCATCAGAGCCGTGCAGCGTATAGGTGACAGTGTCGGGACGGATGCCGTCTTGATTGTTCTCATCACGCCAGACCAGCGTTGCGGTACGTAGCGTAGTCTCGGAATCATGTTCATTGATGAGCTGGAATCCATTTTCGGTCTTCACGATGCTGGCTTCGTAGCCTTCAACATCAGATTCCTTCACATTGTAGGTAACGATATTACCATGGTCGCGCTTCGGCAGATTTTCGAATGTGGCTGTCCAGCCGTTATTCTCATTGAGAGTAGCGGTCTTGGATACTGCATTGCTTCCCGTCAGTGTTACCGTTACGGATGCGGGACGAATACCATCCTGATTTTCGTTGTCTTTCCAAGTCTTAGTGACAGTCTTGGAAATCGTTTCTGGAATATGCGTGTTGTGTACCTCGAAGACATTATTGCCGAGACTCTTTACCTCAGAGGTATAGCCGTCAATCGTAACCGCTTCTACGGTATAATCAACAAGCTGACCGTTCTTCCAATACTTCACAAGGTCATCGCAGGTATAATGCCAGTCACCGGAAGAATGCAGCGGCACTTCATGCCGGTTTCCGTTGGAACCAACAACGATGGCTATCATCTTTCTCGGACGAATACCATCTTGGTCATTCTCATCGTGCCATACCTCTGTGATGTTAATTACGGTATGGTCGGGTGCATGCGTGTTCGTGACTGTAAAATGCTTTCCGTCCTCCGATACTTCTATCGAATTGATATACGAGGGAACTTCATTTTCAGTCAGTGTGTATGTGATGTATTTTCCGCCGTTAAACATCGGGACGCGCTCGAATGTTACTGCGTTCCAGTTATCGGCTGCTGTCATCTGTTTAGTGTACTTGGACCCATCAGAACCGGTGAGCGTCAAGGTGATAGAGGTCGGACGAGCACCGTCACGGTCATTATCGTCAACCCATACCTTCTTGACCTCATAGTCTGCTGTCTGAATCTCATGCGTGTTTGTAAGGTCGAAACCGGCTGTGGTAGTTACGGATTTCTGTGTATACCCGTCTACGGCTTCTTCCTTGATGGTATAAAGGATAATCGTACCTTCGTTTTGGTATTTAGGCAGATTCTCAAAGCTGTAACTCCAATGATTATCCTGTGTGAGATACTGCGTGCGGTGTGTTCCATCAGTACCGTACAGCTCAATCTTTACATTAGTGGGGCGAATGCCGTCTCGGTCATTGCCATCATCCCATGTCTTCGTGACTGTTTTACGGATGGTTTCCGGTGCGTGCGTGTTCGTAATGCTCAGGATATATCCGGTATCATCGGTTGTGATTTTTCCGGTATATCCATTAACGGCATCCTCTGTGATTGTGTAGGTGATTTTAGTGCCGTTATTGAAGAATACAGGCAGGTTCTCAAAGGTCTTCGAGAAACCGGTATCTTTTGTAAGCGTTGCCTTGTATGTTTTTCCGTCAGAGCCAGAGAGTGTGACTGCCACAGAATCAGGGCGCACACCGTCTTGGTTCGCGGCATCCTCCCAATACTTGTTGACAACAACATTCGTAACGGCAGAAATATGTTCGTTAGTTACTGTGAATCCTGTATCGGCATCGCCTTCGATTTTATAGGTATAGCCATTGACTGCTTCCTCGTTCAGAGTGTAGTCAATCGCAACACCTTCCATCCAGTAACGGGGCAGGTCTTTGAATTCGTATTTCCACTTCCCTGTTGCTGTCAGGTTTGCTTCATACACATTTCCATCAGAACCCATCAATGTGACGTGGATGGCAGACGGACGAACGCCATCTTGGTTTCCATTGTCTTCCCAAGTCTTCGTAACGGGGATGCTGAATGTTTCCTGCACATGGCTGTTCGTGATTGTGAACGAGCGGCCTTCGTTCGTAACGGTGTAGGTGTACCCTGCTACTGCATCTTCTGTAATTGTATAGGTGATTTTGTTACCGTTCGCATCAAACAACGGCATATGCTTAAAGGTGTACTTCCAATCCTTTGCATTGCTCAATGTTGCTTCCGTAGAAGAACCATCCGAGCCGTTCAGGTGGATAGTAACACTGTCGGGGCGCATACCATCAATGTTATTACTGTCATCCCAGACTTTAGTAACCGTAAAGTCGTCAAACTGCGGGACATGCTTATTTGTAACGGTGATAGCGTAGCCTTTATCAGCAGAACCTGTTGTAGCGCCTACCGTAGCGGTATAACCATCCATCGGGTTTTCGATGACAGTATACTGGATTGTCTGTCCTTTATAATAAGCGGGAATTGAACGGAACGTGTAAGTTAGGTAAGTATCCGTTGCTTTAAACAGTGCAGTATACGCTTTCTGGAGCGGAACTGCTTCTGTTTTGCCATCAGGCAATGTAACGGTACCTTTCAGTGTGATGACTGCGTTTTGACGAATACCATCTTGGTCATTGGCGTCATCCCATTTCTTGGTGACTGTCAGGTTTGTTGTTTCGCTTGTGTTTTTAAGTGTATACAGGTTGTCGGTCTGGCGAACGCCATCTACCGAAATGTAGGTTTTCCAAACAAGGTTATTGTTTTCGACTGTTGTTTCCGGCATAACCTTGATAACATGAGTTTTTGTATCTCGCACATAGCCGGACAGAGTCTTTGTTTCTGTCAAATGATAGGTGGCGATATCTTGATTTGTAAAATGAATCAAACCATCTTTATCAGTAATAAGATGCTCCGCTTGAGCAAAAGTCTCTATAGACGCTGTTGTGTAAAGCTCATTCGAATCATCCGAAAATACGGATTTTCCTGAATCTTCTGCTCCTTCATAGATTTGAGGAGCTCCTTGATGACGGCCATCTGGAAATACAGATTTTCCGAAATTTTCCGCCTTCGAGTAGATTTCGTAGTCGAATTTTACATTCTCAAACGGAATGCCGGACAGGTCTTCGACTTTCTTCAAATCAAAGCTTGTCAACAGACGGATAAAACCTGCGTCGTTGTGTTTGCTGAGCACATTGTACTCTGTCTTTGTGTTGACGGGCAGTTCAATATCTCCAATCCATGCGCAGTACATATGGCTGCGGTCCAGCGAGATATTCGGTTGTGCCTCAGAATCCAGCGTATCATCATTACCTTGGTTGATAAGGGTTTGACCGTAGCAATCGTATGTATTATCAAATACGACATAGTAGATGCCGGGTTCAAGACAATTGTATTCGTAGTAACCGTCTGTCGCCGTATTCAAGTCACCATTACCGATAAGTTCACCAAATACATTGTAAGACTTATACAGCAGATGACCGTTGATGTTTGTTCCTTGTTCATCTGCATCGGCAAACTTCGACTTTGTAGTGCGGCGCAGATAAATATGTGTTTCTACATTTTGGGTTTCGTTAGCTTCGCGGATACCGTTGTAGTTGTCATCCTGCCAGATGTAACCGTAAACCTTGGAAGGAATATACAGCGCACAGTTGGCTGTGCTGACATAGAAATCCTTCTCATTACTCAGGTTTACAACACGAGTATCTGGAATCTGATAGGTTTTCGATACTGCCTTGGCTACCTTGTTGTTCTGTATGACAGCCGTGGAATCGTTGCCCATCTGAGTCTTTTTATCGGTGGTTGCTGTTGGAGAAACGGTGAATCCAAAATAATCGTATTCTTCCGGCAGAACTTTCTTGTCGGCAGCGGTCCTATCTGTCTCCTCATACTCGACCTTGTAAGTACCGGGTTTCAGAGCAAGGAACTCATAGTATCCGGCAAAATCTGTATAAGTAGTTGCGACAGTTGCACCTGCTGCGTTTTTCAGTGTGACTTTCACACCGTTCAGAACGGGCTCTTCAATATCGATGTCAGCCTGCGTTTCGTGCCAGCCGTCAAGGATACCGTTATAGTCGCTCTCTACCCAGACATAGCCGCGAATAGAGTTGTTGGCACTCAATGCAAAGTTCTTATATTCTGCGTTGACGGGAGTAATGCCTGTACCGGACATGCTGTTGATGTAGATTTCTCCAATCGTAGCAGAGGTCAGCATGCTGCCGCTCTTTTCCGTAGTAGCAGAGGTCGGCGCACCGTTGAACTCCAGCATACCAATAGACTTTTCAGCCTTGTTCGTGAGTTTTACATCGCCGGATGCCGGGATGGGAGAGACGCGAGCGTTGCTGATGTCTACTGTGTTAGAGGAGGTCAATGTCAGCTTCATCTCTTTGCGCGGGCGCACATTTGTGAAGCTGTAGTTACCGTTTGCATCGGTGAGAACTGCGGCAATCGGATTGCCGTAAACATCCGTCAAAGAGTTACCGTCTGCATCTGTCAGTGTGATGGTGACATTCGCAATTTTAGCTTCTCTGTTATCATAAATGCCGTTCTGGTTTGCATCATCCCATGCAAAACCGCTTACGGTACTCGGAACATAAACACCAAAACTCTTTTCAAGAACATCGTTATAAGTCAGAGCAAATACGGGGGTCTGTGCATAGGAATCGTTGATACCCTTAGATGCCTGCTGAACAATAGAGTTCCCACCATCAGGCACGGCATTGTATCCAACAAAGCTCTGCGATGTAAACTTCACATAGTAATTTCCGGGAGCAAGACCTGTAAAATCGTATTGGCCGAGCTTATTCGTCTGTGCTGTTGCAACGACTGTGCCATTGTCAGAGATAAGCTGAACTGTTATATCCTGAAGTTTTGCTTCATCTGTAGCAAAAAGACCGTTATAGTCGTTTTCTGCCCACACAGTACCGGACACTTCACCATTGTTTACTTTTTGTTCCTGCTCAGCAACGATTTGCGTGCCAATAACATCGGTATCGGAAACACTGTGGTCATTACCTACCAGACCATCTTTGCTCCATTCAACAATGAAAGATGTAACTGCGCCATTAGAATCGATATAATCATTCCATACGCCTCTATTGCTTCCATAATAGTGCATGCACCACTCGACGCCTCCACTATTATTTGGTTCCGTTTTACTGTCCCAGTTTTCATAGCCCCAAAGCAGTGTGCCATAAGTGCCATCTGCGTTTTGGCGGAAGAAAGGTTCGCTTGTTTCATTTGCGGGGCCATCGCGCCAATACCAATCCCACTCATTTCCTGAAACTTTACGAGTTGCACCCAACCAACCTTGTGTGCTCTTATCCATCAGGGTGTACAAGTAATCTTGTTCAGACTGACTTGTAATGTGGGCTAGATAACCATAACAGTCCAAAGCGCTATTGTACATAGATAAAGCGCGATTTCTTGCTTCGCCCCATGTAATGCTGTTGCCAGTGTTGATGCAAGCGTAGAAGTGGCCACTGGAAGAATCATAGAACATATTGTTCTCCCACAGATTTTCGTCGGCATACCAGAAGATGGTTACACCGCCAGATACACCCGTGGATGTAAATGTTGCTGCATCGTATGTTGTGTAAGTGATAGATTGCAGGAATTTTTCCCAGTTTGCCGTGCTTACACTGTTTTTGGATTTGGCTTTGAAAATGTAGGAATACTGGTTACCACTTCCTGTAATGCCAAGGGAATCTGCATACGAAGCGTCGTAGGAAATAGAGTCGCTTGTGTTAAATCCATGGCTTGAAAACTGGATAAGAATTGTATTGATGTTATTTACATCAGTCAATGCCATGTGCGGATATTGCCACGTAGAGGCGCTTCTTCCTGCTGTTGCGGCAATCGTGTCATCGACAGTTGAAGTGGGAGTGCCATTGATGATGTTCCGGTCAGAGTAAACATGAACGCCTTCGTGGTTGATGTAGATATTGTAGTCGATGGCAAGTTCACCACGTTCGCCTTTATCGTACATCGTTTTTGTGCCGCTGCTTAGTGTGTAACTTGCAATGCCCTTGCAGCGGAAATAATACTTCGTCAGCCTTTCTGTGCTGTACATAGTGTTGACAGGGTTTGTAATAGTCATCACACTTTTTACAGCATACCAACCGGGATAGTCTGCGTTGTAGTATTTATCTCCCGGATTTGGAACACCTAAATTGGTATTTGCTACCGATACAGACAACCGACTATCAATGGATTTTGCAACGGAGTCGTTCCAATCTCGGTCTGTTGGGCTGAGCATTGTGCTGTATTCCCAGACAGGGTTCACAGTCATCAAGTCGCCCATGTTGTAGTATGTGATAGCTGTGTAGGCAATCGTTGTGCTGGCAACATCCTGTCCTTTGTTCAAATAGGCTTTCTGACCATAGACATCAGCATCATCCACATGGCTGGAACTGATATCTTCGTTCTGAGCCTCCATCATAATGGTCTTCATCTTCGGCGTAGTACCGACCATGTGAATCAGAACGCGACCGTTAATCAGGTAAGGTGCAGAATTGGTAGAGTCATATTTCATATTTCCACCGACTTCGTAATCGGCATCCTTGACTTCTACCTGTTTTCCATCAATGGTGACGGATGTATTGACGAAAGAAGAGCCACCACCGCCCGAAAAAGCGTAGTCTGTACCGCCGCCAAACCAACCGCCGCCGCCAGCACCAGAACAGGTGATGCCGTTTGCTCCATAGAAGAACGAACCATAGTTACGAGCCTGTTCGTCATCAAACAGCAAAGAAATGGGGTCGCGGTTTGCAGGGTTGGCATCGTACAGTTCACCTAAGATGGTGTAATGGTAGCCAAAGCCTGCGCGTGTCTGTGTTGCCGGATAAACCTTAGCATCAACACGCTCGTCATAGGTCAATACACGACCATTCGTGGGAGTCGTGCCACCTACCGTGGCGTCATAGGAAAAAGCATTGGAATACGGAGGAAAACCGCCTGCATAATATCGGTTTGCAACGGGGCCTTGGCCTTCAAGACCGCCGCCACCAGCTGAACCGCCAGATTCACCCATGCCTCCGCCGCCACCGGCAAGCAAGATAACATGATTCTTAGCGACCTCCGCTGCCGCATCGTTCTGCGCTTTTTCAGCATCGGTATAATCGTGTGCAGCCTCTCCCGCCTGGTCCATTGTCCAAGCATCGACAGTTACATAGGTAGCGCCGCCGCCTCTGCCGAAAACATGATAACGGTCGGTTTGACCGTTGTCTTCATCCGGAAACCATGCTCTATCCCAATCAATCTGACCACCGCCGCCGCCAAAGGTGCGGTTCGTAGACCAGTAACCACCAGCTTCACCCAGATAGATGTGGATGGTTTGACCTGCACTCAGATGAATCGTTCCCTCGGCCTTACCGCCGCGCCCCGGCGTGCGATAGCCTTGGTATTTACCTTTGCCTGTACCACCGTTCGCACCGTATGCAGTGATAGTATAGTCGCCGTCATAAGGTGCAGTAAATGTCTGTACAAGTCCGTCATCGGATGTGAATGCAAGTCCATCAATAATGAGGTCAAGCTGATTATAAGAATCAGATGGACGCATTTCATAAAGACTTATTCCGGAAGCACTGAGTTTTTGTTGCAATACATTTTTCTCAGCTTGTTCGTCGAATATTTCTTTGTTCTCAATGAGCTGCTGGTCTTCATCTGCAACAGAATTATAGACAGCAGTCAATACATACGCATCAACGCCATCATCAAAGGTCAGCGTTTCATTATCGGCGTCATAACTGCCGGAAGATACATCCCATCCGGTAAAATACAGAGAATCATCGCCGGAAAGTGCAACAGGGATACTGATGCTGTCTCTGTCGGTGACAGTGGCTACAATCGTATCTCCGGTATCTTCTATGGCAATATCATTTGTTTCTGTGCCAAGATAAGTAGCAATCGGGTCTTCATTGGCCGTTTCCAGCCACTCAGGCTCGAAGATGCCGCCGTTTTTATTGAGCGTTACAGTTACGGTTCGAACGGATTCGCTTTCTGTTGTTTCCGAGCCGGAATCGTTCTGCTGAACTGTATCCTGCGCTGTCTCTTCTTGTGTATTTGTTTCGTTCCCCTGACTGTCTGATACGGTATCATCTTGAATTTTGCCTGTTTGCTCGGAATCGGCTGTTTCTTCAAGACTTTCGCTGCTATCCGGCTCAGTAACCGTATTGCTGGATGCTGTATCAGTTTGCACCGGAACGCCGGGGTCTATCTTAGTATCACTATTGTCTTCTGAAGAGGCTGTCGATGCGACAGTATCATCTGCGTACGAAATGGTCGGGGCAACCACCTGTAACGCCATCATACCAGCAATAATGGCACTCATTACGCGTTTGGTGCGCGATTCGCATTTTTGCATGTCGTTTCTCCTTTTTTGCAATATTTGGGTTATTCCCTTGTCCCTATTTTATTTACAATGCAGCAAATAGCAAGCGTTTTTGTGGTGTAATGCATCAAAAAAAATAGAGGTCGTCGCCAAAAATGACGATGACCTCTATCTAAAACCTAAACTCAAATCAATTTTTCGTTTTCCATTTATAGGTGCGATATTCGCCCCATTTACGCTTGTTCGCTTTTACATCCTGATAAGCCTTGCTATACGATACGGTTGCGCTGTTATCAACCTCAGACAACGTGAAATCCAACTTGCTCATAATATTCTTCATCTCGTATGACGAAAATTCCGTTTTTGCTTTTCTGAACGGATGAACAATGATATCTGTGCAAGGGCAGAATCCTACTGTTGCGAACTTTTCATCGCAGATTTCAATTCCGTCTTTTCTAATAAAAAATGCAAACTTCTTTTTTGCAGCCTCGCTTTCCGTCGTAAAGGTCAAAGGAATAGGAACCTCGAATCTATATCCGAAGTTGTTGTTGTTCTCTTTTTCATTCCATGTTACTTCTACATAAGCAATCATATTGCCCATTTGCCTTTTTCCGCCTTTATTAAGTATTCCTCCTGAATCATTCGAACCTCTACTAAAAAATATCGAAGCACTGTATTTTACGTTATGCAACATTGTGGGCTGCTGCTCGTCTTTCTGCGCTTTGTGTATACATTATACCACATATAATACTATTAGTCAATTATCGCAAATATCATAATTTTGCAGTTTCCTACAACAAAAAACAGCCGCCATTTCTGGCAGCTGTTTTTCCAATTTTAATCTAACGCAACCCGTGCGGGTTGCAACGGCAAACTTGCACAAACGAAGCAATCGCTGAGACGATATCCTCTTTGTCATCTACATACCAGCCAGCCGGATAATGCTCCGGGTCTGTTTCGCTGGCAGCATGATAAATTGCAACGCCATCATTGACCGCATGTAGGATGCCATTTCAATCTAACGCAACCCATGTGGGTTGCAACAGCAAACTTGTACAAACAAAGCAATAAGTTGTCATGCATTTTGTACAATGTTTGTCTGCTTTTTGACCAAACAATATGGTCAGATACTACTTACTGCAATGGAATCATATCCTTTCATCATATTATTTGGTGCGAAGCGACAAGCAAAACCATGTTTACACCTCCTCGTACTCAATGTCATACTCTTCGAATGCATCGAGGACATCATCGTAGAAGGAATCATCTACCATGATGCGGTCTCCATCATCCAAATCGTAGTCGATGTCGTAAATGTTAAGAGCATCGCATGCCTCATCTAAGTTTGGTGTATAAAAACGAACCATTTTTGTCACCTCATATCATTTGTATGACTCATCAAACGAATTATCTACCGTCTCCCTGTATCCGCACGAGTCGCAAAGCAGGCAGCTGCACGCCTTGTATGTTCGCCCTGTGGGAATACCATGAGCATCGAGCTCTTTTTCCCGATACCAGACAGCCTGCATCGTGATACCGCAAAAAGGACAGGAAATACTGGGAACTGTCATAAGCCGCCCTCCTTATTCATCCATCGGAATAGCATCCATCACCTCATAGTGGCCGTTTCGCATAGAATAGCCAATGTTATTGGCGACATCAGCGCTCATGTTTGCATCGCCGTTATTTAACGCCTGACTTACCTTTTCGATAGCATCATCAGGGCTTTCGGCGTCGATGCAAACCGTCGTGGAAACAGAAATGACAACATTGTAGGTATTCATGGTAAACTCTCCTTATTCTTTCTTGGTTTCAATGGGATTCGGATTCTTGTATTCGGTCCAGAGGAAAAGGCGCTCCACGGGTGTCAGGATATCCGTATCTTTGGCTTCCAACAGCGTGTTGGCACCATCATCACAAGAGAACGGATACGGGTATGTTGCAACCATGTCATCCTTATTAACTGTCAGATAGTGCTTATTCAGGACATAGTAGGAACCCATAGACCGTGTCTTAATCTCGTGCCCGGAACACCATACGCGAATACTGCAATAGTGTTTTCCGGATACCTTGTCATCGACTTCCACCAATGCGGCCAGAATCATCTCATCAGGCTGCGTACGGTAGAATTCGTGCATCTCCTCCTTCGTTCTGATAACGGCGGGCTTAATGTCATACCGTCTGATATCCTCGCGCAGAAGCTGCTCACCGGCGCTGTGCAGGAACTCCATGATAGGATGAAAGTCTCCGACTTCGCGGCGGTTGTGCTGCTCCCATTCTTCGGACTCATCGTCTTCTTCATTGCCAGAGTCCTCATCGTAGTCCTCGTCCATCGGGATGGCATCCGTCACCTCATAGTGGCCGTTTCGCATAGAATAGCCGATGTTGTTGGCGATATCAGTGCTCATGTTTACATCGCCGTTGTTTAACGCCTGACTTACCTTTTCGATGGCATCATCAGGGTTTTCGGCGTCGATGCAAACAGTGGTGGATACGGTAACCACGACATTATAAGTGTTCATATTTTTTCTCCTTAGATATCTTTATTATGTTCTTTATATTCGGTCCAATTTCAATCTAACGTAACCACATGGGTTGCAATTTCTTGGCTTATTTGCTTCAATCATTTCAATCTAACTTGATAGTTTTTTTGTATTCCGTCCAGAAGAACAGCCGCTGCGCTGCGGTCAACGCTTCTTCTTCGCTATTCTTCCTGTTCAGAGCCTCAACGGTTCTGTCGCAGTCAAACGGATAAGGAACCTTATAGGTATCGTCACCCTTTTTGACCAAGACATAATGCTGCTTATTGCTCAGATAAGTATCGCCGTTGAGGCGCTTCTCTTCTTGGCCTGCACAGAAAACATAGATGCGACTATATACCGTATCCGTTTTTCTATCTATGACCTTGATATAAGCGGCCTGATACGGCTCATTGGGAGCGGTTCGATAAAGATTTTCCACCTCTTCCGCAGTAGCGAGTTCCATCACCTTGACATTGAACCGCTTAAGGTCGTCAACCAGAAGCTGTTCGCCATACGCATGGATAAACTCCATGATAGGATAGAAGTCACCCTCTTTTCGGCCAAATTTCTCCCCTGCATGCGCGTAATAGCGGCAAGGATAGAAAATATGGTTGTCGATAGACTTTTCATACTTTTTGAGTTCCTGCTGTGTAAACGCAAATCCCATAGTTGCGTAGTTGCTGCTCATAGGAACGACCTCTACATTGTAGGATGCGATATCGGTCACTTCCTTGTATGCATCTACATAGTCGGCTTCATCAACGACAGACAACAACAATTCCGGAATATCCTTCTTATCCATTTCCCGCAGCTTTTCGTACGGGATGTACGGCAAGTCTGGGTTTTCCTCGTTGTATTCCCGAATTGAATCGTCATCGTCAAGGCCGAGCTGTACTTCTACAAGTTCGCTGACCGATGAATAGCTGCAGCCATCTTCGTCATAGAATTTGCTGTACTCGATATCTTGGCCTTCGATGACAGCGTCATCCAACTTCATGGTATCATCTTTCGGAAGCTGCTGTTCCAAAGCATAGATTGGCATCCTTGTACTGAGGTTATCGATACTGCCGGGAAACTGAAGAGCTGCGAGCTGCTTGAGATAATGCTGCTGTTTTTTAGTTGCTGTAAACATATAATTTCCTCCAATTAACAAAAATACCGCCACCTCTTACGAGATGACGGTATATCGATTTTGAATAGTGATATTTGGTGCTGCTTTTTATTTTTCGGATATACTTAGTATATCGACTTTGCAGCAATTAGCAATATTTCGGCGCTCAGAAGTTTTTCCCGATGATTGTCCCTTTCGGCTGACCGTTCAACCAGTCTATCCACGCCATATGACATTCGGGATATTTTTGCGGCTCGTGTCGGATATCGTTCAGCAAGACACCCAAATGGAACTTATCCATCGCGCGAATGCGTTCGATGCGAGTAGGAGTGGAAACGCTATCTTGTACCTGCTTGGCTGCACGGTACTCTTTCGTGTTTCGGAATGCTACTCGCGGTGTGCTGCCATCCTCGCAAAGCTCAACGACGCTCGTGACGATATGACCTTTTGCTTCAGTTGCATTAACTGCGCAACACAGCTCGAACAGAACACCGTCGCATTCTTTATCGGGGACTTCTCTGCACGATTTCTCGTTGATGAGTACCGTCTTTCTTGTTCCTGTCAGGAACTTGATTTGAAACAGCCGTTCATTATTGTCAAGAACTTTGTACATTGATAGCCTCCTCACTCTTCTACAGGTTCATCGAATCCGAAGTGGCAGAAACCGTATTCGTCGCTCAGCCAGTCAGACACATCGTCAAGGAATTCCTCCTTGCCTTCGTAGTTTGAAGGGGTGAGATAATCCGGAAGCACCACTTCCTGCGGAAGCGAATCAAATACTTCCTTGTCACCATCGGTATCCCATTTAATGTTTCGTACAACCATATTGCTTTCCTCCTACTTACTGTTTGCCCACATCAGGAACATTGAAGATGGCCTTTACAAGACCATGAAGATACTTACGAACTGCATCGCCGTAGGCGTTCTCTGCCAGATATTTTTCGATGATGCGTAGCGAGTTTGCCTTCATATCGAAAAGATTCTTGCTGTCTGCAGTATCCGCAGTGAACGGCACAAAGACGATGATTTCATGCCCATCAGGGTCGGTATTTTCTCCGGTCAGCATGGTAAAATACGGATTCCAAGCGATATCTTTGGTGTTGTGCATAGCTTCACGGATGCCATTGCGAAGGCATACTGCCAGTGCAGGCAGCGTAGCGCCGAATGCATTCACAATGATATCGTTCAGGAATTTGTTGTTGCTGTTGATTTGAGCTTCGGTTCCAATCCAGTCATAATCATACAACACATGAACGGCAACACCCGTTTCGCCTTCGATAGTTATGACTGTTTCAGAAAAACCGCTGTCAAAATTAACGGCAGAGAGCGCCATCGCCGGAAGCTCAGGCAGCAAGTCGGTGCCCTTAAGGACGCTCGAATCGCCGAAACCGGGGAGAAAAACTTCTCCAAGGCTGTTCACCCACTGATGATAGTGGCTGCGGTTGCTGTAAATTTCTTTGAGGTTTAAAATATTTTCGCTTACTGCGCACATATACAAATCTCCTTTTGTCTTGTTTTTTATTCGTTTGAATCTGCGCGTTTGACATATGTCAAGCTGTCCAGTGTTAGATTATTCTCCTTACAGAACTCGTTGAATTTACCAATCAGTTTTCTGACAGCAGTACCATACGCGCACTCATGGGAAATCTCGAACTGGATTTCCTGTGTTTTCCCTTCTGCATCGGTATACCCAACCGTGTAGATGCAGGACTTGCTGTTTGCAAGATAGCCCTTCATAGCGGCTTCAACTTTCTTGCCAATGCTCTCGAAGTTTTCTATGGCAGCGTAATACTGGCTCAACTTAATGAGTTCAATATCTTTCGGCAAAGCTTCTTCGTTGATGTTGGCGTTTTCAGCATAATAGTAGCCGTAGACGTTGCCACAACCATCATCCCACATTGCCACGCTCTTGCGCCCATAGCCGGGGAAATCAAAATGCCACCAGCGATTTGCGTAAAGGCGTTTTTCGCTGATATGCTTACAGACTTCATCCTGCCACTTTTTGTTCATGTCAGATTTCTGCCTGAATGTCCAGATGGTGCGTGTACCACTCACATCAACCTTTTTCAGAAGCTGCGATTTGAACTTTTCGTGTTCCTCGGACGACATTGATACGGAAAGCTGCGGCGCTATTTTGAAAGAGTGGTCGCATTCTTTGCCAAAATACTTGTCTATAAAACGAAAAGCCAAGGCCAAGAATTTGGTCTCCTCCTCTTCCTGAATAAAAAAGTTTTTGTACATCTGGCTACCGGGTTTTACTTTAAAAGCAATTTCTGCGATTTTCATAATGAATCTCCTTATTGGGTTAAGTGTGAACGTTAATAAAGTTCTCGTCCAGAACGAAGAATCTGTTGTCTCGAACCGTATCAGCGGCATACCAGAGTTTATCTGCAACATTGTACAGATAACCATAGGTGATGTTTTCCTCTTTGAGGATGTTCCAGAACAGAGTCTCAGCGTTTTTTAGAACCACAGGAGTATCGACTACTTCGCTGTCGATTTCCAAGTCATCGTCTCTGTCCCGATGATAGGCAGTTGTTACGCCTCCTTTAGGACCGTGACGAACCGGTGTATCAAATGTGTGCGTTTCTCCCTCGTCCGGGGCAAGACGCTCACGAACCATCGAAAGGCTTCCGAGGTCAATGAGTGCTGTTGCGAGTTCCGGGGTGTTGTAATGTTCAAGAAGCATCTTGCCAAGATAAGACGGGTAGCCATCAGAATGGCAATAGACGAATTTGATGATTCCTTCTTCGTAAAGGATTCCGATAAAGCTTGGTGTGCTCATTCGTCTTCCTCCTCGGCAGTCGGGACCTCAACAACTGTCCACCAATCCGTGAAATCGTGACCTTTGATGTAGAGGTCGCGATAGTATTCCTCAGTGGTGATGTTATCAGTTCCGTAGGATTTGCGATAAGTCTTTGCTTCTTCCTTGAATTGCTTGTGAGCTTCTTCCATAGCCGATTCAAATGTGGGGAACCGGTCGGTAGAATAAACGGACGGGTTGGACATATCGCTCATGTAGATGTTTTCGAGAATAAATGTTTTCATAAATTTTCTTTCTTCTTTTCAATCGAAAAAGTTTCTGGCTGCCAGTTCATTCATCATCATGCGATAAACATGACGGTTTGGGCAATACTGACCACTGGAAAAATAGACTTCATCGCTCATGCCAAGTGCTTTCGCGAGTGCTGCTGCAACAGCAGGGCTACGCGAATATCCGGCATCACAATGGACTATGATTTGCTCTACCCTGTCTTTGTATTTCATGAATGCATCCACGATTGTTTTTGCATCCGACTCAGACATTGGTGTTTCGCCATTGATGGTTTCGCTTGAATCAATATCGTCGAATTGCACATACGCGACATTGATGATGTTTTTGTTTTCCCTGCGATACTTTTCCAATCTATTAGGAATGACCTTGTCCAAACACGAAATAGAAATAATCATCGTTGGAATGGTGATGTTTTCTGTGTTGTATTCTTGACCATACCCTCCAGCTGCGGCAAAGCATTGTTTTCGGTGCATGACTTTGATTTGCATGCGATTTTCGTATCCTCCTTTGCAAACAAAAACAGCCATCTCGTTTGAGATGACTGCTTTTACAGATTATGAATCAAAATAAATCATGTAGATGACGCTTTGACTTATCTTGATGTTTTTATTGTATTCACTTTGCAGCAAATAGCAAGAAAAACCCATTCATCAAAATAAAAACCGCTCGCGGTTAGGCGAGCGGTTGGTTGTTGATGGTTAATGACGGCGCTTAGTATTTCTGGTATTGTTCGACCAGTGTGTACAGCGCAACGATTTCATCTGCATAGTCTTTGATACCTTGTTCTTTGACATCTTTCAGATATTCGCTGTAATTTGCAGAATAAGCAATTGGACACCTTTTGGATAATAGGAACCGGAAGCTGCCACACAAATCATGCAGGTCTTCTCTGTTCATATCCTCAATTTTCATGTCATCCATGAAATTTCTCAATGTAATATTGAGCATTTCATTGACCTTGTTTGCATTGATAACGGATGGTTTTATATCCTTGTACGGTTCAAGACGATGCAAAATAACATCTTTCAGCGTTTCACGCAAGGAGATTTCTTCCGGACATTGTTCTACCTCTCCATCACACATTTCGGTTTCGAGGTCATGAATGGAGGCTTCACAGACACATCGTTTCCAAAAGTCATCGCCCGTATTATATGACAAAAGCTCATCGAAAATATCACAAATGCTTTTTAGTGAATACATTCGATATTCGACATCTTGTTTATCCATTTATTTTCCTTTCTTGTATCGAGTATTTATTATTGTTCAAGCTATATAGTCATTATCTGATGGAATACGTCAGCCGTAGATTGAATTTTTATTGTCGTTTCGACTGTTATTTATGGTACATCTTTATTATATTCGCTTTGCAGCAAAACACAAGAGAAACTTAGTTCAGACTTTAACTTTAAAAAGTTGGAGTAATTTCTTTTTGGAAATTTTATTGATTAGAAACACAAAAATTTCTTATGCGAAATCTGGAATCGATTTCTCAAAATAAATTTATCTTGTATTTGTTGACAATAATTTCTTTTTAGAAAACATATTTTGAGCTAAGAATGGCAATAAAAAAAGAGCCTCCCTTTTGGGGAGACTCTTGCCGAAGAGCGTTCAGGCACGCTTCGTCTTTGGGAAGACGAACACGTCACGAGACAGCTTGTGCGTGACGCTACCATCTTTGCGGACAAAGATGTAGTCGTCATGCTCTTGCAGTCCGTAACGGCGCTTCTGCGTGTTCCAGCAAGAAGCAACGCGAATACCGTTAGCGTAGCGCTCGGTGATGAGGAGAATATTGCTTCCCTCCACCTGCACAACGGTAGCGGTTTTGCCGTTTTCGCCAGTGCCATCGATAGTCCGGCCGCGACTATCACGCACAGGGAGAACACAGTGGTTGTCAATTTCGCAGAACGCATCGAAATTGTTAACCACGGCAAAAGCAAGCTTTTCGAGTTTGCTCTCGTCGATTCCACGCTCACTCGCACGCTGGAAGGCGTGACCAGAGAGGAGCATATACTCCACGTAGTCAAGTTCATTATACTTGACCTTGCTACCTTTGATGTAGCCGCAGTTGCGGTTGTATACTTCGTCATTCAGACGAGACGCGCGTTCTTTTGCGTTGCCGCAAGTGCGCTCCATTTTCAGCAGATTTACCATCTCTTTGGCATCCTGCTTGCACTCTTCGACGGTACGGAAATCATAATTGCTACGAATTTTCATGGTAATTTACCTCCAATGATTTGTTTTGATGCCCGCATTTATTTTTAAATCCGGGACGTTTGACGTCTTCTCCACCTCACTTGTGGGGAAAATGGGGTAGAGTTTGCTAGGGTTTTATATAAACTGCAAGACGTCTCATAGGAGGCACCGCAGACTGAAAATAGAAAAACCGCTATCCAGAAAGAAACTGGATAGCGGTTGGCCTATATTTTTAACGACAACAAAATCTTTGTCATGGCTGTGGGGAGGCACAGACAGAGCTTTTTTAAAGATTTTATTTATCGAGTATCTACAGCATATTTACTTTGCAGCAAATTGCAAGTATTTTTTATTTCAGCTCTTCAGCTCGTTGTCGCGAAGCAAGTCGTTTGCCACTGCTACGGCATCACAGGTGCAGTAGAGTCCGCAGGTGTATTCGCACTGAGTCAATGTGGCGGAGCAACCGTTGATGCAACCCATGAAGACATCCTTATTGCCGTTCTCATCGGTGAAAATGCCGCCGGTCGCGGTGATGCTCTCAACATAGGGCAAGCACGACTCGTCCGTGTCCTCACTCAAGTTCCAGACAATCTCCCAAAAGCTGATGAAGTTGTCATTGTACAAGAAAGAAGGGCGATTTCCACTGTCTTTTCGCACCAGTTCCTCAAGGGTATCCCAAGGAATTTCATCTGTAATAAAGATGCCGAATGCGCCACAGGAAAAAACGATTTTTCCAATATGGCCGCAGATGCAGACATAGTCACCCACATGAAGTTCGTGACCCTCAGTATCAGTGAAACCTGTATCAAAACCTTTCTGTGCCATTTCTTTTGCGTTTGTCATTTTGTACGCTCCTGTTTGAATTGAGTATTTGACTTACACGAAGATGCAAATGTTTAACCGTCATCGTGGAAAAAAGTATGCGCGAATTCCGGATGCCCAGCAAACACCTTCTCAACGACCTGAAGCAAGTCATGGATATCGTTCAGAACGAGCCGTCCTTGTCTATCGTGATACGGTGCCACTGCTGCGGTTTTCTCTGCAAAATAAGCGTCAAACGCCTCTTCGCTGTCAAATTCCGGCATTAACGCAATTTCCCGGCTGCGGTCCTTCATAATTTGCACCGCCTCGTCAAACGCCGAGAAGCTCGCGTTCTTCGGCAGTCAGTTTATCGAGAACCTTCTGCCTGCGCTTTTCGCGCGATTCCTGCTTGGTGCTGATAATGAAGGTATCGGCGTGGTCGCCATTCCGCACAAAGACGGGACGGTATTTCAGCATATTCCGCATCGCGTCCAAACGCTCTTCCTTTGTCATGTCATACATGCCGGATGCGCCGTAAATGGAAATGTTGATTTCATCCTTTTTCGGGGTCTTATCATAGGCGGTGGGGTCTACGGCGGTGAAATAGAGGGTGTAATAGTAGCACCTGTCGGCGAGCGCCAACGCGATGGTATCGATATTTCCCTCAAAGACACCAAGGTCGGTGATGGAGCGGCCCTCGCAGTCACCTTCCGTGGTGACATGCCAGAATCCGTAAGCTTTGTCGTAAGGTTTTTTAAATTCAGCCATTGTATTTCACCACTTTCTGCTTTCGTCCGACTCGTACATGAGTTCAAAAGATTCAGCTGGAACGATGAAAAGACTGTTTTTCTTGCCCTCCACCAGATATTCGTAGGGCATGATACGCATCACGTCATGGGTAAAGCTGTAAATGGTGACGCAGTTGTGGATGATATTATCCCTCACTTTCCAGCCAAGACCGGGATTTTCGGCAACCAGCTTCTTGATGTCCTTGAAGCTCTGCGCGTTTTCGGGGTCCCACTGGACCGCACGGATGCTGTTTCTTTTGTGATAATTAGCCATTGTGATTCTCCTTTTTTGTGTTGGGTATTTTATTATTTTTGGCGGGATTTTTTACGAAAATTGGTGGTCTACTAATTTACGTAAAAACAATTTCTTTGTTTTTGGAAACCTTAACGACCACGCGCTTATACAAGCAGTCGTTGACCGTTAGCATTTCGCGTTCGTAGTAGTTACATTTCGCTATTGTTTGCTTCATTTTTCAGCAGTTCGCGTGCATGGTCGAGAACTTCCTTTGCGACAGGCTTACCGCCTTCGTTCAGAGCGAGGAAAACTTCCAGAACTTCCGCACGGGTCGCATTCTGGTCAAGTTCAGCAATACCAATGGAAGCATCCATGAACCAGTTTTTATCCAGAACGGAAAGGTCGTTGTAAAACACACCCTTGTACGGGAATCGGTTCTCGTAAAAAGCAAGCAGGGTCAATAAACGCTGCTTACCATCGACTATTTCGTAGTAGTTGCCATCGTCGTTTGTACGATTAAAGGGCAACTGCTTGAAGACGAAACGACCAATTTCGCGTCCTGCGAAGATGCTATCCAGCAGTTTCTCTCTGTCCTCCTCATCCCAAATAGAACCGCGCTGATAATCGGGGTTGAAATCAACACCGAACAGGTAATGATAGCTGAGTAGGGAGTGCATGCTGCGATTTGAGTAGTGCAAACGGGATAGTGCAGAGTTGCGCTTTGCGAAATGCGTGTTTTTGTCATCATCCAGTGGGCGAACACTTGTCCAAGCCCAGCAGGAATATTCGACGTGGTTTGTGGTGGTGATGCGGATAAGATACATTGCACCATCATCCATCACTTCTTCGACAACACAGTTAGGAAGCTGTCCAACCTGAACCCTGTCTCCCACGGCAAAACGGTATGTGGGTGTGCCGGAGTTCTTTGCTGCGTTGCAGGCTTTCTCGTAAGAGTAGCTATCCGTTCCGCGTTTCTGCGGAGTTTTCTCCGGAATGATTTCTTTTGTGCGCATTTTAGCCATTGTAGTTTCTCCCTTTTTTGTGTTATTTATTTTCAAAAAATGCAAGCATAGCCGTATTGGCAGTCTGCGAATACCGAGTTTCGGGATGCCGTGCAGCAAAGCTTTCTTTCGCAAAGAGATTGTTTGCGGAATATACAGAATATCTCGTCCCCTTCAACTTCAACTGCCAAGCCAGCTGATTCGTGTCACGTTTATGAGCATCAGTGATGCTCGTGACGAGAAAACACGGAGGCAGCATCTTGGCGTAAGTCTTAGGTGACAGGCATTCGGCGTAGCTGGTCTTCTTCCAATCCTTTTCAATGAGATAGGGCGCGATTGTGCTTATCTTTCTGCTGGAAAGGTCAAGGATACAATTCTGCAAGCAGACAGCCTTGAACGTGAGTTTTGCTTCCTGCGGTACATCGAACGGAAGTTCATCTTCGAGATGCTGCATGGATACAGGGTTCCAGAGAAGAGCGTATACAAGGCAAGCCAGTGCAGCACCTGCACCGTCACCTACCAGATACATTCTGGACATATCCGCACCATACCGTTCTGCACAGCGATGGATGACAACGAACGCCTTCAAAAGGTCGCCGAGCTGTCCGAACAAGTTCGTTTCAGGAACTGGGGTGTATTCCGGAATAAAGGTCAGATATCCTTGTTCCGCACACCATGCCCCAAAATTTGTGTTCAGAGCACTGCGTCCTGCAACGAAATTGCCGCCGTAGATGTCGATGATAACGGGGAATTTCTTGCCATCCCCTTCCTTGTGTTTCGGAACAAACGCAGAGATGGGCAGGCACTCATCACTTCTTTTCGTGATGATGTGATGCGTAACCTGTGCCTCGCTGCAAACTCCGATTGCAGTTATATTGGGTTTCGGCTGATTCTTAATGATTTTCTGTAATGAGCGCTCCTTACGAAGCGCATATCGATTGATGTTCATACGTTTGGCGCAGGAGACCCGCGACTTTAGTCGTGGGATGAATGCGCCTTCAACTCCTTTCTGTTTTATTATCACGAAAACTGGTCAACGATGGACTGCATCGCTTCTGCGTCCCATTCGTCATCGATGCCTAGTTGTACAAGCTCGATGATGGCATCGGCGTAGTGCTGGGGCGCTGCGTCCCGGATTTCCTTGGCTCGGCAATGGAAAGCCCACTTAACATCAATGCCGCCGTTGTTGTTGTCGCAGCTTTCTTTCCACCCGCTGCCGTTGGTGGTATAAACCGAATAATGGTCAAGGGCTGCCCATTTAGCGGTTTCTTTGGCAAAGGTCAGGCAGTCTGTCAGATAGTTGTTGTAAGTCATTGTTGTTTCCTCCAATTTCTTGTATTGTTTTTCCTATGGTCATCACTTCTTTGCGTGATGATGCGATGCGTAACCTGCGTCTCGCTGCAAACTCCGATTGCGGTGGTATTGGGTTTCGGTTGCTTGCTTATGATTTTCTGCAAAGAACGCTCCTTGCGAAGCGTATATCGATTGATGTTTATGAAAGACTTCCTTTCGCGAGAAAAAAACGACCATCTCATATTGAGATAGCCGTTAGGATACAGATTTTGAAATCAAAATAAATCAAGGAATGATATTTTGACTTATCTTGATGTTCTTATTGTAGCTACTTTGCAGCAAATGGCAAGAAAAAAGCCCCCTCCATACGGAGAGAGCGCTGCGTGGGGGTTACCAGTCTACTTCTGGCCTGTCGCTATTTCAATCTAACGCAACCCGTGCGGGTTGCAACAGCAAACTTGTACAAAAGAAGCAATAAGTTGTCATGCATTTTGTACAGTGTTTGTCTGTTTTTTTTGACCAAACAATATGGTCAGATACTACTTACTGCAATGAAATCATATCCTTTCTTTATTATATTTGGTGCGAAGCGACCAGCAAAACTATGTTCACTTATCATTCGCACCGGTAGCAAACAAAAATACCGTCACTTCAGAGATGGCGGTATGTCGATTTTGAATGTTTGTTTGCTTTTATTTTTGGAATGTATTCAGTATGCCTACTTTGCAGCAAATGACAAGATTATATGGTTTTGCCGTTTGTTCTTGATTATTTGCCGTAGGTATGGTATAATATAAGTATTGAATCAAGTTCGTATGTAAACGCAAGAACCTGCGTTTACTTGATATGGATTTTATATGAAAGGATGTGGCCAATGCGAAATTTTTGCAGTCTTAATGCGGAAAATTCGCGAAAATCATGAAGAGAATTACGAAACAGCTATCATCGCTCGCTGTTGCATGCGCAATGGTTGTTAGCCTTGCGGGATGTGGCGTAAGTGTTACCGGAGTATCTTTTGATATTCCAGATACACTTGAAAAAGGAAGCAGCATTATGGCAACACCTGAATATGCCTATGATGGTGAAACGCCAGAGGCTGCAAAGGCAGATGACCTTGTGGATAAGCTGGGAATGAGTTATACCTCCAGTGACCCAAATGTTCTGACCGTCGATGAAAATGGCAACATTACTGCGGTTGGCATTGGTACAGCAGAGGTTGCAATGTCCAGCAAAGATGGTAAGATTACCACGAGCAAGGTAGTAGAAGTTGTTGTAACACCTGTCAGTCTTGATATGGTAGACAGCATCACTCTCACAAAGGAAAACAACAGCAAAGCTAAGTTGGAAGCTGTTGTTCAGCCGGAAGATGCAACCCATGTTGAAATTGAATTCACTTCTTCCAATGAAGATGTTGCAACTGTCAACAGCGATGGTGAAATCAATGCGGTTGATGTTGGTGAAACCACGATTACTGCCAGCATTAAGGAAACAGACCTTACCGCAGAGTGCATTGTAACCGTTGCGCCAGACATTGAAAGCATTGAACTCAGTGACACTTCTCTGAAGATGAAGAAAGATGGTACTGCTCAGTTGACAGCTACCGCAAATCCGGATGGTGCATCTATTGATGGCATCGCTTTTGCATCTGATGCGCCCGATGTGGCAACCGTTGATAAAGAAGGAAATGTTACCGCTATTGCCGATGGCAAGGCAACGATTACGGCTTCTGTCGGTGATGTTTCTGCTGAGTGTGTTGTAACTGTTGATTCTACGAGTAATTCGCCTACTGGTTCCGCATCTTCCGGAACTAATGGCAATTCTAATGGTGGTTCGAGCGACACCAGCTCTTCTGCATCTGCTCCCGCTGCGTCTTCCAGTTTTGAGTATGGTGCATTGCCAATGGACCCAGCATCAGATGGTGAAACATGGTGGAGTATTGACTCTTCCGATTCCGCATACTGGGCTGTGGCAAATAACATCAATGCAATGCGTGCAGAGGGCGGTCTACCAGCTCTTACTGTGAGTTCTTCGCTGTCAAGTATTGCAGATTCAAGATGTGAATACCTTATTGCAAACGATGTTTTTTCTCATGACGGTGCAACGACCGCAGAAATTTTGTGCTCTGGTGCAACAAGTGCGTCTGCAGCGTGTACGGGTTGGAAAAACAGCCCCAGCCATTATTCAAATATTATGACTCCGGGATATACACAAATGGGAATTGGTTGTATATTTAACACCGCGTATGGTGTTGAAGTTTGGTGCGTTACATTTTCCTAACGCATCTTCACGTCCCGCAAACAACTCCTGATTGATAATAAAACTAACTAAAGTAGAGAGCCTCTTTTGTGGAGAGGCTCTCTACTTCTTTTTGTAAAAGACAAATCATAAACTAATCGGAATATTTTTGCTTACCACCCACATCTGAAGGAGGGGTGATTTATTTGGTCGGAACTGTTTCAAATTGCCATGTATCAGTATCGACAATACAAAACTCCCTCGAACCGTAAGGCGTGCCGTCCCGGTATGTAGAAAAGGTATCGCAAGACAGTACCCCGCCTTCCAGAATCACATCCTTAACAGGCGTATGGCCTACAACTTGCAGGTATTTCCCTCCCCTGAACAATCTGGAAGCATCGTTGTCTGGAGCGAATTGAGGTCTGTACCAAATAGGTGATGCGCTATCCCACATGAGGCCGCTGCCCATTTTATTGATTTCCTTGATGGTTTTACCAATCGCTTTCTGTCCACTTTGCGTTACCCAGCGATGTACAAAGAAGTTAGATAAGCCTCCGTGCATAAATAACGTCTTGTCAATTTTGTGGATATAGGCAAGCTGAGAAGGAGATGAAAGTGTGCGTTCCAATTCTTCTAACTTTTCACGAACCAGCATGCGTACTGCCGGATTGAATCCGGTTTCCGGCTTGTTCCATACATAGCTCAAATCATGGTTCCCGTAGCACCACAAAGATTGCGGGAACCTTTCGGCAAAACGAATTGCCGCGTCATATGCTTTTTTGTACAAATCCGGGTCATCTTTTCCAAAATCATCGGGAATATCCATTAAGCAAACGGCATTATCTGTCCTTTCGCCGCTCATGATAGCTGCTGCCTTTTCAAACATCCACGGTTTCAAATGGCAGTCCGGGATTACTAAAACTCGCATAATTTTCACCTCTTTTTTTGCCTCGTATCGTTAGTTTCTTGTCTATATTATACCACAAATCGGTCTCCTTTTCAATTCTCATCACCTGATATGCAACCTACTTTTTCGATACATCGCTTATCTCAACTTCTTGCACTGTTCTCAACGGCTCTTCGCTCGACTTGACCATTCATACCTTCTGTGGTATAATATAATTATTCTTCGCGGATTAGCTATTTTTGCTGGTCGCTTCGCACCAAATAATATGATGAAAGGATATGATTCCATTGCGGTAAGTAGTATCTGACCATATTGTTTGGTCAAAAAGCAGACAAACATTGTACAGAATGCATGACAACTTATTGCTTCGTTTGTACAAGTTTGCTGTTGCAACCCACATGGGTTGCGTTAGATTGAAATGTAGGTTCGAATCCTACCCGGCGCACCATAAGGCCGTTGCAACCCGCACGGGTTGCGTTAGATTGAAATGGTAAAAAGCCATGTTGGATAGAGAAAAACCCCGATGCACTAAGGCGTCGGGGCTTCTCTTTTTTTGTTGGCGCTCATGGAAGGATTCGAACCTTTCGGGCAATTTCTCACCGGCGGTTTTCTGGACCGCTGCCATCGACCACTCGGCCACATGAGCATATGGCGCAGAGAGCGGGATTCGAACCCACAAGCCGGGGATTAGCCGACGACGGATTAGCAATCCGTTGCCCTACCGTTAGGCGACCTCTGCAGATTTGCACCCTTTTCGGGTGCGTTGGTGACCCATGGCAGACTCGAACTGCCGACTCCAGCTTGAGAGGCTGGCGACTTAGACCAACTTGTCGAAGGGGCCATATGGTGTGCCGGGCTGGATTCGAACCAGCGACACATAGGGCTTCAACCTACTGCTCTACCGACTGAGCTACAGAAGCAGATGGGGACCCGTGGGGAATTCGAATCCCCAACCTTCTCCGTGAAAGGGAGATGACTTAACCAATTCGTCGAACGGGCCATATATAGCCGCAATCCTGCGGCGAGGGTTTATGCGATGACAAGGATATCATCAATTTTCGTATCGAGCATCGCGGCGAGAATCACAAGGTTGTCGATGGTAGGAAGTGCTGTGCCTGCCTGCCATTTGGCTACCGCCTGCGTGGATACGCCGAGCGTGTCTGCCACATCCTTGACCTTGATGCCTGCCGCTTTTCGCAGTGCCTTGATATTGGCACCCGTCTGCACGATATCGATAGTTGGAACGTTCATTTTCTTGCTGCCTTTCTGTATTGCAGGCAACAAAAAAGCGCTGCCTGCCGAAATGACTCGACAAGCAGCGTGTGAAAATGCAGTTATCGTTTAGAGACGCACCGCATCTGTACATGGTCTGTTTTTGCCTGTCGATGAGTATGAGAAACAAAGCTGGATTCGTAGGATTCGAACTCAGACTCGTAACTATATTCACTAAACGACATAGCGCGAACATTGTGTAGCATCTTCGGTTGTCTCCTTTCGTTTCGTTCTGATTACATTATACCACTTTTATTGTTTTGGTCAATCAACCTGTGGTTTATTTTTTCATCCATTTGGCGGTATCGGGTATATACACCGCATCTGTCCCCTCTTGCTTCGTGTCGGACGGATTTTCTCTGCTGCCGACTGGCGGCTTCTGGCTCTTGAACTTGTACTTGTCGCGGTAGCCAGCTCCTTCGTGGAGAACGCGGTCTGCACCGAGTTCATGTTTACTCATCACACATACGCTCCTTCCGGAAGCCTGTCTGCATCTGACAGTTCATCGACAGTCAGTTCCCTCAATGTTCCTCGGCCTGTATCTAAGCCGATGGTATACATATACACTACACGGCTATCCTGAAATACTTCGGCCGGGGTTTTGCTTTTGCTGACGATTTGCTCTATTTGTCGCTTCGTTGCCGGATACAGAACCCAGCGCTCTTCGCTTCGTACTTCTGTGCAGTTACAGAAATACAATTTTTCGTCTTCGTCCTTGCATACACAGAGCAACGGAATGCCGTCATAGCTCAAAAACTCTTTATCGACAACAAGTTCTCTTCCGAACAATTCCTTGAAATTCAGTCCCTCGAATAAGGGCTCTCCGCGTAAACTCATATTTCTGGCTTTTTAGTCATTATAGGCACCTCGTTCTTCACATAGGCTGAATATGCCCAATCATGCCTGTTCCTGCTTTACTTCCTCCGTAATTTTTTCAATGATTCGTTCTGTGCATGCGGAAATCACAGTGTTGGCAGTAGCTTCTATTCCAAACTGAGAGCAGAACACATCCATTTGGATGTCATCCATGGGGTACCCAACAGAGTCGTTAAACTTCCTCACCAATTCCCGAATGTCATCCTGATTGAGGGGTTTGACCTCATGTCTCTGAACGAATCTGCGAATCAAGGCTTCATCCAACTGGTCAGGGCGATTTGTCGTTCCGATTACGATGACATCGTTTTTGATATTATCGAGCTCCTGCATGAGAGCGATTACAACACGGCTCATTTCTGCCACGTCGTCTTTCTTCCCTCGCATCGTACCCAACGCATCGATTTCATCAATGCACAAAACACAAGGCGTTCTCTTCGCATAGTCGAACATGTTTCCGATGTTCGTTTGAGTCTGTCCCAAAGAAGAGCTGATGATGCCGGAAAACTTCACGACGACAAAAGGCAAATCTGCCACATGCGCAATATACCGTGCAAGTTCTGTCTTTCCTGTTCCCGGCTTCCCTGTCAAAAGCAAAGAAGATGTGTAGTGGATTCCCAGCTCCTGCAATCGCAACGCTGCAACTCTTGTATTGAGAAGTTTATTGACAACAGATTGTTCCTCCGGCCGAATGAGAAATCTACTCTCAGGAAAATTCGTGACATCCTGTGCGGCGATAATCTTCTGCAGATTATAGGGCAGTTCAATGAGTTCCGGGCCTTTATTATCGAGTTTCTTTAGCTGATACTCTTTGAATTTTCTATCTTTCTCGGTCGCTATTTTGTTTAAGATGATTTTTGCTTGTTTTTGAGCGTTTCGAATGTCGCCATCAACAACATAGCGAATCAGCGCCCGTTCATAATCATTCATGCTCGTCTCCTCAATTTGCGATGCCGTTAATCGGTGCCTTCAAAAGCTCTGCGGCCTGCGCGGTAATGGGTTTTACATCATCGATGCTAAGATGATATGCTGTTGCGAGCTTTTGTCTTTCCTTTTCGATTTCATCGATTTTGAGCTTCTCTGCCTCGTCCACCATACTAATGGTCCGGTAGATGTATCCCGGCCTTCCTCCGAGTTCCGGCATCTTGCTTATATGGAAAAACAGCGTAACACTCACATTGGCGTACTCGCTGTGAATTAACAAGTCATCATTTTCCTGTTGCACATTTTCACCCACCTATCTCAATCTGATTTTTTGCTGCTGCGATATTTTTTTGCTTTGTTGTACACTCCATTTCATTGAGCTTTTTGAGCCATTTCGTTTTGACAATGTGTTCCAAGTAATCCGCATTGTATTTGGGATTCGATGAAATCACAGAGAACGGTCTACCAAGCTCTTTCTCTCTCAATTCTTCCGTTTCCCGCATTTTTTCAAGCATATACCGGAAATTTTCGGGGTAGTATTTATACAGATATGCGAAATTCAAACACGAGGACATAGGGCAATACATACAACCGCAGCGCTTGTTGGTTTTGTAGTAGTTGTTGAAAATCGGCTGCGTCTTTGCCCATTCCAAAATCACATCCTCGTTAATGCCGTTTTCTGCGAGAGGGTATATCTCTAACTTTTTGGCACTCAACCGCTTGTTAAAACGGCGTTCTTCATTGGCGCAATAGCCTATGTAATTTACTACATAAAAACCGACTTCGTTCAGCCATTCGGATAGTTGCCGCTTTGCATCAAGTTTATAGTGACCGTTACACCATCTTACTTTTCTTGTTGGGAAGCCGCATTTATCATACAATTCTTCCCACGTTTTCCTCGGCTTGATTCGTACAAATTGGATGCCAGCTCGCTTGCACTCCGTTTCCATATAGTCGATAACGTTATGTATAAACGGGTAGTCGATTTCGAGCTCAAAGTGAACCACGCCGTCAAGCGGGTATCTGTCCAGATTGTGCAGTATGTAATTGAGCATATACAGGCTATCTTTTCCGCCAGATACGCTTGCCCAGTATGATGGGCGCAATGCAATTGCTTTTTCTGCGTTAGTTATCGTTCGTTACCTCCGTTCTGTGATTCCATAACTCAATCGCGTCCTGTTCTTTTTTTATGATTTTCTTAGATGTGTGGGAACACCTCATATACACTGACATACAGCATCCCCGGCTTATAATCCGCATATTCTACCGGACGCTTCTGGTCGTATACCTTTACATCCGAACTATCATCTGCCGTGAGCCAGAGATATTTGACATGCTCAGCATAGCGCGGGTCTTCTATACGATAAACCTGACCTTCCTTGATTTTGAGGCGGCGCATATAGGCTTGTACGCGGGAAAATTCAACAAACGCACCGTAGTCACCAATCACGATACGGTTGTATCCGTTCGCAATGATAGTGCCATCGGTGGTTTCGAGCGGAGTTGTATCTCCGGATATATTACACCATTCCGGCAATGTTTTCTGAAACTCGGCTCGCACATCGCAGAAGAATGTACGAGGGATAGGCTTGTATTTGTGTTCGCGGGCAAGCTGCTCTTGGTATTCGAGCATCTGAACGCCGATTTCTGAGATTCTATGCTTCATGATTTCACACCTGACTCAGCATCTGTGCGGATGCGATTTCCCGAATGTCCGATACAATACGGCGATGAGAGCGCATCAACGTCAATACACGGTTGCGGAGCTTTTCGTCCTTGATAAGCTGAGCAACCTGCTTGATTTCCGATTCGCGCAGATACATCGTACTGTTGATGAGAACGCCATGTACCTCGCCATCTTCGGAACTTTCCTCAACCTTATTGACATTGTCATAGGCGTAAATTACATCGACATCAATAGTGATGGATGCTCTCTCAAGAAGTTCAGTTCCTCCTTGAGCTACCAGCCACTTGTGTGTGTAGCTTTCGTCAGAAATGTATGTTTTGCCAATGAGTTCCAGCGGCGGCGAAACAAGATGGTTTGTGGAATAGCGGATATGGTCTTCGCTTTCGTTGAGATTATCCTGCCAAAGGCGCATCGGCTTGATGTTTTTGTCTTTGAAGTGAACATAGGTGTCCCGAAAGAATGTGGAGATGGTTCGTTCAATGTGGTCGATTTCCGGCATCTCTTCTACGTTGCGGAAAACAAGGCGTGTAGACTCACCTTCACCGTACTCTTCGTCGTCCGTCACATAACGGACTTTCTCCAGCACAAACTTTGGTTTTAATGCCTCTTTAACGGCTTCGAGAGAAAATACATTCCACTTCATCTCATCATGTCCTCCACTTCTTTTCCCATTGGTCATACTCAGCGATTTCCCGCTTTATCGTCTTGCCGTCCTTCTTATATAGAGTGATACGATGTGCATAGTCGGCAGAGTGCTTCAGCAGCCGTTGCAATGCTTCTTCCTCGGAAGTTGCTTTGGTAACTCCAAGATAGGAACCACCAGAGCCTAAGATTTCGGGTTCATACCAACCTGTTTCGTAGTATACAGTCTGCTCGCCTGCTTCATCCAGAACAACTTTCCCCTGCTCGTTATAGTTGCCTGTATAGTTGCTGCGGATGATATGTGCGGCGCGGTCGTTCCCCTGTTCTTCATAGGCTTTGGCGATAAAATCGACGTATGCCTTGAACTTTTCCTCATCGCCTTCACGGTGCGCCGCGATGAGTTTTCCGATAGTTACAGCGTTAATTTGATTCATAGCTCCTCCCATCTGCAGCGTACAAGTTACTATCCCTTATACTTATATTATACCACATTTGTGGTTATTAGTCAATTTACACATAAGAAAAAGACCATCTTTCTTTCGTTGGATGGTCTTTTTTTACATATTTTACTTTAACGCAACCACAATCAGAGTTTTCCAAGAACATTTTGGAATATACGGAAATTTGAATCATCTCGCGGCGAGCAATATACAGCGAACTCAATAGTTTCAAACTTCATCCGGTATTCCTGCACCACTGCCTTCATTGCCTGTGCTACAGCCAACGGCGGGTTGCTGAACGCACCGCATCCGAATGCGCCAAGTATGACAACCTCATTGCCGTTTTTCCATGCGATATCAAGCACTTTTCTCATCCGTTTTTCGTGCAGCGCCTGCAGTTCTTTCTGGCTGATGCGCACAGTCGTGTTTCCGTCATTGGGGTTCATACTATTACTGGGGCGCTCCCGCAGATTCGGGGCTGCGCAGGTCAGTACATTGACAGAACACCACTTGTCCTCTGGTAATAGCTTGGGATATGTGGTATCGGACTTGAACGCAATGACGCCCGGCGTGTAGATGCAGTCATCATTGTGCAGTGGGTTCTGCTGGCGGCGGTGGGGCGCATAGAACTCCTTCCAAAGGATTTCTTCTTTGAGATTCGGATACAGTGTGGAGCAGCGGCAGATTGCCTCTTCCTGTGCCGAAGAACCTTTCGTCACACCACCGCCCGGATTTGCCGCAGAAGCAAAGTTGTGGATGCAGACTTTCTTTCCGGCATAGGCGTAAGGCATTGCTGCTTCCAGTGTGCGCTTGGGGCTCACGATGATTTTGGCAGGCTGAGCATAGGTGATTGCCTGCTTCTCTGTGCATTCGACACCTTTCGGATACAGCTTCTGTTTTTTGGCGCTTTGCTCGATGGCGTCGCGCAGCGTACTGTTTCGCTTGCACAGAGCAAATGTATCCTCGAAAATTTCAATGTTTTCCTGTCTTCCCATAGTATTTTTTCGGACTTCCAGCTTTTCACGGGTTGCTCCGTTACTCAGTATGGATTTCTGCTTCATAGCACGGGCTTACCGCAGGCCGCAGCCCTTGATAGAGGTCCACTCTCCACAGACTTTAAGATTCGGTCGCCCTTACCGTACTGTTCGCCTGTAGTTATGAAGCGGCTGGCGTAGCCAGCATGCCCATTCCTTTCTTTAGCTGTATCTCGGTACTTTCTGTAGGCTCGAATGTACTCATAGGACGGTGCAACCATGCTTATTTGCCGCTCGCATTCACTACCCGATATTCACAAACATCAGTATCATGGCAGCCACTACCATCACTTCACCCGTGACGAGAACGCCGTCACACAGGTGCCGCATATCTTCGATTTCGCTATAGGTTACAACGCGCTTCCCGTCAAAGTACGGGGAGTACGGGATACAAAACGAAGCCAATATTCCCCCGAAACCGATAATGCCGCCTACTAAAACCAATATTATTGTCGCCACAAATAATGGCGTATCCACGATTGCGCCTCCCATCTTCTATTATACGGATATCTTTTTATACTTTATGTTTATATTATACCACATTTTGCTCTATTGGTCAATCTTTATCAGCTAATAAACGGCAAAAAAGAATATTTCGTTCTGAAAGACGCCGATGTTCCGGATATGGTTCGTTTTGGTATGCGTGATATCGAACCGAAATATCTCAGAAATAAAACTGCTCACAAACTTTTGCCGACTTCGCAGGCAGCTGTTCAGTTTTTGAGGTTATGATACAGAAAAGGCCCTGCCTTAGAGTTTAGTCTCTCAGATAGGTGCTCTTTTGTGTTCGATATTCGTTGCAAAAGAATCGATATTCGGCTATAATAATAAGAAAAGAAAAGCAAAGGTGGTGGCGAGCATGAAATACATTCTGATGCATCGGGAATTATCGGTGGCTGTCCTGTACATCAATGATGTGAGTGGTACAGTATATCGCGTTGAAGATGTGATACATCCCGAGCATTTGCCTGTTGGATTAAACGCAGCTTCTTTTAAGGACCTTGCCAAAAACCTCAATCAATGGCTCGCAGGCCGTACTATTCCTGCCAGCCGTTCCGGTTTCCGCCATGCCTTAGAAGATATGCAGGTACAGAAAAAAATGTCTGTTTCTGCAAATCTTTTGATGATGAAATGCTTTTCGTTAAGCTTGTCAGACCAATACTGGCTTAATCCTGTTGACCAGCCGTTGGATTGGAAGAATATCAACTTCTACGACAATGCATTCTCTGACGATGTTGGGAATATTCTCTTCGGCCAGATGCCGCAAGACGATACACTGAATCTTGTGTCACCCTGCAATACCTCAGACGGTTGGCTGAAAAAGAAATGGAAAATATTGAACGGTCAGCGAGTTCTGATAAAGGGCGGCAGTGGAATGGCTCAGCAGGAGCCGTTCAATGAAGTTGTAGCCTCTTTAGTATGCAGCAAGTTGAGTATTCCTCATGTGGAATATCAGCTGATGCGGGAAAACGGGAAGCCGTACAGTGTATGCCCTAACATGACCAGTGATAGGCAAGATTTTGTTAGTGCCTATTATATCTTTTCGGCATTTCCACAGAAGGTCGGCGTAAGTGCATATGACCATTTTCTAAGTTGCTGCGAGAAGCTGGAAATCCCAGATGCGCAGCAGAGTTTGCAGCAGATGATGGTTCTCGACTATCTTATCTGCAACCAAGACCGCCATTTTGGGAATTTTGGAGCCATTCGAGATGCAGTGACGTTGGAATGGAAGGGACTTGCCCCGATTTTTGACAGCGGGACCAGCCTCTGGTTTGACCAATACGCATCCAAGATAGATGCTTTGGTAGATGCTCCGGCAAAACCGTTTGCAGCGACACACGAGCTTCAGATTCAGCTCGCAATGCCAATTATCCGGAATATCGACCTCGATGCGTTGTCTGGAATAAAAGCGGATGTGCAGGAAATTTTTGAAGAAGCTCAATTTGGTGAGCTAGACCGTGCTGAGATACTGAGCGCAGCATTGGAGCAGCGTTGTAATCGCTTCAAAGAACTGGCAAAAGCTAGATGAAAACGCGTTCAGTAAAACAAGGGAGTGTGTACCATGACCCAGTTCGATTTGCTTAAAGCCGGTTACCGGCAGCTCATAGAGCGGGGAGAAATGACCGCAGAGGAAGTAGCGGCTAAAATCCGAGTTCTCGACTTTCTGGCTTCCTGCAGCAAAGATGACATCTATGAGATTGTGGATTCCGCAGTCCTCAGCGATATCATCAAAGGTTATACCCAAAAAGCCTGCAACGCGGCTGGTTTGAGCGACGCACAAACAGAGAATGTGTTGGTTGCTTTAGATTCCGTGCTCGATTCGGTGTCCGCAAAAGACGTGGTAAAATAATCAGTTACAAAAAAGACCTCTTCTCCGTTTCGGAGAAGAGGTCTTTTTTGTTGCCCTTGCTATATTGCCAACCCTTCCGGTTTTTTCAGGAGCATTCAAAAAGAGACTATCATTTCCGACAATCTATAAAAGGGGGACTAAAAGCAAAAAACCGCCTCAACCAAATGAAGCGGCTTTTAGTCAAAGTTCCAAATAGCATCTTATACCATACCAAGAACCATTATGGGAACTATGATTCGTTAAGAGGATGCCCTTAACATCTCACATTATATATTATGCGTTACTGAATGTCAATACAATCATTCTGTTGTGTTTGTGCTGGCCTGCAAAAATTTATTCTTTGATGTATTCCTCGCAGAGTTCTAATTTTTTGATTTTGAACTTCTCATTACCCGTAATTTCAAACAAAAACTCCTGCAGTTGCCTTTCCAGCTTTACCTCGGTGAGCTCCGCCAACGCTTTATTGTATTTTTCCGGAGGCCATTTTTCGTTGCAGAAAAGCATGATGGTAAAATCGTAATCACTGATGCTAAATTAACCGTGGGAGATGTCAGACCTTGTATTTTCCGTACTGCCAAGATTGTGGTGCGCGGCGCACACCCATTTCTCGAAGTTCTGCATCAAACAACTCTACATCAGACACATGCCATCCGTACAAACGGCCAGTGGTTCGCCCATAATCATACAGCTCTTTTTGACTCATACAGCCTTGCTCGCAAAACCTTTTGGTTACTGCCGGAATTTCATCCCCTGTTGCCGTGTATGCTAAATCCTCGAAGCAATGCAGCGTTTCGATTTCGTTACAGACAAAGGTGGCAACGATTTTCCCGCAACCACCTTCCTTTTTTGTTTCGTAACACATGACTGCAAAAGGATACTGCAAATCCCATGGAGAGGACTTTCGGATTTCAAGTGTCTTCTTCCCTGACTTGATTTTATCTAACCATTTTTTCTGTATACTGAGAACAACTACTTTCCCATTATTGTTTTCTATTGCCGAATGTAAAATTTTGCTTATCATCTATTTTTTCTCCGTTTAATGCTTATATTATACCACCTTTCTGCCGTTTGGTCAACTAAAAAGAGCCCTGCATTTCTGCAAGGCTCAGGTTGAGGAAATCATATGTCAGTATGATTTTCTCTGATAGCATTTAGCTATCCGTCGCTACTCGCAGGTTATCCCTGCGTTTCAATCTAACGCAACCCATAAGGGTTGCAGGGAGGTACGCGGGTTACTGAGTTTCCTCAGTTTCCTTTCTCTCCCACGGTTCGCTGGCGGCCTTGATGCACGCCGCATAGATTGCGCGTGCTTCATCGATGGTCGCACAGGTGTAGGGGAACGGATAGCCGTCGCAGTCACGAACTGCGAGGATGTCCACGGGACCAGAGGGCGACTTTACGCAGTCGCTGACGGAGAAGTCGTTGAAGAACTTCTCGATGGAGATGCAGTGGCCGTTGACGACCGTCTGCTCGATGGTGGCCTGCGGGTCCTCAGGTTCATCCTGAGGTTCGGTCTGGAGGTCGTACTCCTCGTACTCCTCCTCGTAGGTTTCGTGCTTTCGCATTAGTACCTCCTCGTCTTGTATTAACAACGACAAAAATACCGCCACACAAAGATGTATAGCGGTATCCCGATTGTTAATATGGTGATGTCCATAGCTTGCGCCATGAACCTTTTACTTATTGTGCTTTTTTATTATATTAACTTTGCAGCAGATGGCAAGAATTTTTTTAAAAAATCTTTTATTCTATTCCTGCTAAAAACTTTGTATCCGCATCGTTGTCCCATGCTGCCTTCTGCGAAATCAAGAAACGTATATCGTTTTCGCTGTACAGCCTGAAATGGTTCACATCAGCACAGATATTGAACCCATACGGACTCCAAATGCCGCCTTGCCGATGGACATGACCATACAGATTCAGCATTCCCGGTTTACAGTCGATTGGCCTGTGTACAAGGTACAGTTTTGCGCCATCTATGGAGATGGTATCATTTTGTTTTACATCGAGAAATCCGTGTCTTATGCAGAAATCTCTGAATTTTTCAAAATTGTTCTCAAAACAATATTGCATGACGCGTTCCTCGTTGTTGCCCATAATGAGGATGACTTTTGCATTGACTTCTTGCACAAGCATTAACCCCGGCAGGAAATCTTTTTCTGTGCCATTGTAGTTGCACATATCACCAAGATGATAAATGACATCGTCCTTTGACGCCTGCTCATTCCAAATCCTGATTTGGTCATCGCAATACTCTTTGATGGTCTTGTAGGGACGCATTTCACGGCGAAGGATTTTATCCCCAGTTTTTGCAAAATGCGTATCGGATGTGAACCAGCGCATCAGCGGCTTTCTCTACCTTTCCCCTTGATTTTCATGCGCTTAATTGCTTTTTTCGCAAGTTCCGAGCGTTCACATTCAGATTCCTCGAATGTGATTTGCGTACAGACCTTACTGCCCTTCATAGCATTTGCAGCATAGGTAAGACCGTTCGTCTTAGAGTCCAGAAGCGGGTTATCTACCTGATTCGGGTCTCCGGTCAGAATGATTTTCGTACCGACACCTGCGCGGCTGATAATGCCGAACGCCTGCAGCGGGGTCATGTTCTGAGCCTCGTCGATAATCATATACCGGTCACGAATACTTCGACCGCGCATATATTCCATCGCCTGCGCTTCAATCTTTCCAGAATCGAAAAGGTACTGCGCATACGAGTTCGGAGCTACAATTTTATCCTCGGCCTCTTCCGTTGCGAACTTGCTCTTCTTGCCGCCCTTGCCCTGCTTTGTGCCATAATCTTCACTGTTCACCGCTGTAAGTTGGTCAAGGTTATCCATGATAGGACGAATGAGCGGATTGATTTTTTGAGCCTCGCTGCCTTTGAGGAATCCAACGGTCTCATCGAACTTTACATTCGGGCGAACGACAAGCATACTCCGGTATTTGGGGTCTTCCCCTACCGTCTGTTCCAGACCGCAAGCAAGAGACAGGAATGTCTTTGCTGTGCCTGCATCGCCCATCAAAATTGTTAGCGCAGAAGATTCAAGCGAATCGAGCAGTGCATGCATTGCCATTTTTTGACCTGCATTTCGAGGCTTTACGCCGTATGGATGCATTGCGTCAAAGTTCAATCTGACCAGATTATTGCCTTTTACCTGATAGATGCCGAGTGTGGATTCATTGGCTCGCTTTACTGTCACAAACTCATTCTCGATGTATTCAGAATCTGCCTTTGCCTCTGATACCGGAATGGTATTCGGGATACCAAACCGGTCAATGTCGTCATTGTAGCAGTATGCTACCGTGCGACCCAGATAGCGGTTTTCGGTATCCACACTGTCAGAACGGTAAACCTCGGCTCTGAATCCAGCTTCTTCTGCCATGATGCGCACCGCAGTGCTGTTAGAAACGATGATGACGATTCTATTTGAGGGCAGGGCTTGCGCTGCTTCAATCGGGGATTGGCTCCGGCTATTTCCGACGCAGACAATGCCGCCGGATTTAAGAGGCACGCCTTCGCGCAGGTTTCCGCGTTCGCGCAGTTCCTCAATAATTCTGAGCGCCTCCTGTGCGTTCTTGCTTGCCTCGTTCGTGGTTTTGCGCATTGCGTCAAGGTCTGTGATTACATTGTATGGAATCCACACGACATGCTCATCGAATGCGAAGATAGCATATGGAGAAGACAAGAGAACGCTCGTGTCGAGCACATAGATTTTCTTCTGGGAATTATTCGTTTTAGCGTCAACCATATTTTGTACGCGAGTCTATGCTCGCAGCTCCTTTCGTTTCAGGTATTTTCTTGGATGGCATCGATGATGTCTTTCTTCGTACCGCGCACCGAACAACCGTTATCCCCAAAGACCGCCAACAGTGTTTTTAGAAACTTTTCGTTTTCTTTTTTGGAGATGTCCGGCATCCAGACCGAGTAGTCGTTATCATCGTGCTGGAAGATGATGCCTTTGATTTTCGGATTTTTGCTCATTTTTCAATTCCTCGCCGATGCAATTTCGTGCCGAACTATCTCAGCCTCTGTATAGAATTCGTCGCTGTAGTCGTCATCACTCGTTTTCTGACAGACCTTGTGCTGGTGCGGCGCGGAGCCTTCTTGTTCGATGAAAATGCGCCAGACACCGGAGGAGTAGCAAATAAAGAGAATCGTGCCGTCATCCAGAAAAAGCCTGACTCCGGCGACATCAAAACACTCGATTTCGTCTTCGAAGTATCGAGAGTTATCGAGACAAACACTATCATCGCTGTGACCGTAAATCTTGACCATTCTGTCTGCTCCTCTACCTAATTACAAAATCTTTTGTGGCATCCTCTGCCTCACTGTACCGGCTCGCATTGCGCTGAGCAGTCTGTGAGAGAGCCTCCCTCTCTTCTTCCAGCGCTGCCTGCATTGAGGTCTTTTGTACCTGCTTGGCGCGGGATGTATGAGTATTCTTATGCTCTGCATATTCCGCAATGATTCTATCCATTACCGCCCAGCGTTCCTTGTCTGGAAGTGCATTCAGGTTAATGTTATCTTTGCGCAGTTGTTGAATTGCGTAATCCAAATACTCGAACTCTTCCTCGGACGGGATGGCTTCGACATAATCCAGTATCGTGGCTGGAGGACCTTTGTAGGTTGCCAAAGCCTCTTTGTGCATTTTTTCAGCAACCTCTGACCCGTACCATGTGTCCGGCTCATAGCCGTGGTTCCGGTATACCTCTGCTACCCAGAGCGGAAATGCCTCATTATATGTCATGACAGTTTTGACACCATCAATACCGGAAATATTTCGGTACTGCCTTTCCGTTCTCAAAATCCATAATCATAGCGGCAAATTCTTCGAAATCCAAAGGCACGAACTCTGCTGTTACATCCAGTGTGGCGTCGCATTCTACCGCAATTTCTCTGATTGTGGTCAAGAAATTGGTAAACACGGAGACCTGCTCCTTTTTGACTGTCATACTGGAGAAAATATGAAGAGTGGTTTCGTCTATGTCGGCAAAGTCTCCATCCTCAATGCCTGACATATCTCTTATGGAATCCAGCGCCTTCTCAATTCTCGTACGCTGGTCAGCCGAAAACTCGTCATCGACCTCCAAGTCCAACTCAAAGTTATAGCAGAACCATGCAGGGATGTCGGCCACTTTTTTCTCCGATACATAATCGGGAGAATCGGTAAGAACGCCGTTTTCGAAATGAAGCATAGAAATACTGGACTCACAGTCGTAGTATTCCAAACCATGGTAAGTCACAGCATCACTTGCGTTGCCCTGTAACACATCGCTCCAGTAATTAACTCCATAGAATGTATCGTTACTAAAATAGTGAATCATTTCATACGACAGTACGACCGTCACATCTACATCGTTCAGAATCATGTTCACGGAATCAACTGTCTTATGGTCTTTCTGCCAGTCTTCATCCAGACCGCGAAGACCTTTTCCGCCTGTTTTATCAACGAGATACAGAATCATCTCTCCGTTGATACTGATTGCCAAGTCGTGCAGCGCCATAGATTCGATGCTGGCAGAATCTAAAAATTGATGCAGATACTTTACGAGTTCCATTCTGATTTCATCAGCATTTTTGTCCCCGTGTCTGATTTCGATTTTTTCGATAGCGACAAGCTCTGTACTCATGAATAGGTCCTTACCTTTCTGCGGTTATTTTGTTTTCGTGCCTTTTGTGCTATTTATATTATACCACATTTGCTGTTTTTAATCAATTACGATTCTGCGTGGGATTATTTCTTGTATTATCTCAATTTACTTTTTTTGCTATCAGTTGGCAGCCATCTGATAAATAGCTACATGCACATTCTGCCAGCATCCGTTGCAGGTATACAGCAACGCTTTCCCTGCACCCAGCGTATTCATGACATCGTTGCCTGCGTTGTCTGTGATACATGTTCCGGTATTGTGTCCCTTAAAGTATTCCGTACAAATGTATTTCGTGCCATCGATATAGGCAATCGTACTTCCCGGTACAGAGTATTGGATATTCGTATAATTCCCTTGGTTCCAATGGTCGGCTACGGTAACACCCTGACCTGTCTCCCATATTGCGGCTGAATCAGCTGCATCAGCAATCTCTTGCGTATAGCCATATATGAGTCCTGTGTTAATATTCAGCTCAGGTATAACTATACGCCCCGGCACAGGTCCTTCTGCTTTCATGTTTTGCTGAACAATCACCTTGCAAGTCGCACTGACATCACCTGCTGTGACTGTGATTGTCGTGCTTCCCTTTGCAACAGCCGTGAGTGTTCCGTTCTCGTCAATCGTTGCTACTTCCGGATTTTCTGATTGGAACGAAATACCGTCAATGAATGCGTCTTCCGGAACGATAGAATACAGTATTTGTTCTGTATCTCCGTCTTTTGTTCTGATTGTTCCGTTTTTGATTTCTATCTTTTCGATTTGCGGCTGTACGATTACGGTTGTCTTTGCTGCTATGTCTGTTCCTTTTATTTTCGCTGTGACTACCGTCTCTCCCTTTTCCAGTCCTTTGATTTTTCCCGTCACATCAACCGCAGCAACCGCTGTATCACCAGATATGTATTGGATGTCTGTATATGTGGCATTCGCCGGTTCAATGCTCGGATTGAGCTGTTCCACCATCCCCGGTGTTAAGCGAACCGTGTCTGGTATAATCAGTTCTTTAGGAGAGATAACTACACTGATTGCTTTTGTGGCAACAAGCTTTTCGTTCTTGTCCGCATACGTGATACGTGCTGTTCCTACTCCCACCGCATGGATAATACCTTCTTCGTCTACTGTTAAGACCGTATCGTCATCAGACGAATAGTGCATACCGAGGCGTTCCAGTTCTTTCTCCAACCGTTTTTCGCTTGGTGCCCTTTGTGCATAAGAGAATTCCGGTACAATCGTATAGGTGTCCGAGCATTCGATGGTATCCGGCACATCAAGCTGCACGCCCGTGATTTTTGTGGCAGCAATATCCATCAGCACCATGGCTGCTATCGTGATGATGATTACGGCAAGCACCAAGCATGCTGTCATTCGTTTTCTTTGTTTTTCCATAACATAAATATCTCCTGCATTGCATTATTTTTCCAGTTTTCGTAATACTACTGTACCTACTTTGCAGCAGAAGACAATATATCGGGTCGAGCTGAGTTTTAGTTTTTTGTAGATTTTACTGCTTCGTACTTTCAAAAAGATTTTTTAACAGCTTATGGCACGGACATAAAAAACAGCAGCCGCTCCGTTCTGGAGTAGCTGCTGAAAAGTCTTCGGGTTGAATTAGCTGATTTTTGCGGCCCGCTTTGCAACAGACATGATGAGCCATTTCTGTTTTTCTTCGGTCAATTCCTGTGGAATGCATTCCCTTTTCTTGCGGATACCGCAGTATCCCTCGCCCTTTTCGTTGCCGTCATAGAAAATCAATATCCCTATATTTTCCGGAATCAAATCCTTGACCTTTGGGTACATGGCAGCGGGAATTGCATAATAATTGCAATGTCCGACATGATTATGTCCGTGGTTTGAGTGGAAATCAGAAATAGATACTTTGATTTCCACGCAGATAATCAGTGTATCTATCGTGTAGTTATGAATTGTCTTGTAGTATTTGCATATTCGTTCCGAACAGGTCTTACTTGCCTCTCCAAATGTCGTGCAGAAGTCTGGACGCAGTTCATTGTGTATCGCACCTTTTTCTTTGAACTTACAAATACCGTACTTTTCTTCTTGCACAAAACACTCCTGCACTCGAACAAAATCAACAATTCCGGCTTTAACACTTCCACAGGCGACGGGAACTTCTATTGCCTCAATGCTGTCACGGAATGAGTCAACTCTGAATCCGCCGTAGTTCGTCGGATGCCAGTAGTGCAATGCTTTCTCAATTTCTCTTGTCAAAGCTGTTTTGCTCAATGCTTTTCACCATATTTTTCGTACATTTTCGTCATTACTTCGATTGTTGTTATACCGCAAAATCCACATTCGATTGCTTGTGCGACCTTGTCTCGCTCGCCATCTACAAACAGTACATCGTTTATCGGAACGTCATAAACGCTTGCAATAATTTGCATGGTTTTTATTTTGCGTTCTGGTGAGCTGGTTCCTACCAAATCGGTAATCTTTCCGGGATAGTATTTATCCAACCATTGCTTTTGGAATTTGGGTATAATACTGTCAGCAGTCAAGGTGATGCAGAACTTGGGAATTTTGTCTGTCTCCTCTTCAACAAATTCCCGCATAAGCTGGTTTGGCTTTCCAAGAGTATCATATACTCTATATCCACTCCCCTGTTCTTTTGTTTCCGCCTGCAGCAGAGAGGCTGCGATAATATCGTCATCGCCAAATCTCTGGTCGGCACAGCTTATAAACAGCGTATCCTCAAAGCCAAAGAAAATGAGACGAATATAGTTAGGAATCAATTTCTCTGACTTTTCTCGATTTTGTTCTTGCATGTTCTGTATAGCTTTTGCTTTTGGCGTGAATACTTCGTACGAGATAATTTCAGAGTCAATTTTGAAGACATCGCTATATGCGTCGTCATCATTATCTTCGCAACGAGTGAGCTCGTACCATGCTTTTCCGATAGCCTCGTGCGTGATTTTCCACACACCGCCTTTTACGTAGCAAATAGAGATGATGGTACCATCTACAAAAAAGAATCGGATTGCTTTGTCGTAGCAGTCGATTTCGTCCTCTTTGTATTGTGAATTTTCAATTTCAACAAGGTCGTCGCTGTAGCCATAAATGGTCACACATTTTTTCTGAGACACTCTTTATTCCTCCTATCGTTGCATTTATCGATTGCCTTTTGCACTTTTTCTAAATCCTTTTGCATGGGTTCCTGATTTGCAAAAGCACACATCTGGATAATACAGTATTTTCCGTGCTCGATACCGATTTCTATCGTATTGCGTGTTCCGTCCGATTTTCTTTGCGACCAAATAGAACACTCGTCTTTATTTACTTTACTTATGTATGTAGCGACACAGTTGTGTTGGAAATTCCCTTCCATGACCATTTGTCTTGTCGTTGTTAATCTTACGCAGTCTTTTGGCAGTTTCAGATTTTTAAATTTAGAGTCTTTTTTGATTTTCATTTTCCCGGTTGTTACATATGTGCCAATCGGGATTATATTATCATGCCATTCTCTGATTTTCTTAACGGACGTAAATGAAATAGGAATGAGTTGTCTCCTATTATTGCTCATCACGATAGCATCCTCAATGCTATTTCGAATAGATGGATTTTTTGCCTTCTCATTTTCCGGAAGAGCATCATAAATATATCGTGCAAGAGGTTTTACTAAGTCGTTCTTAGCTCGTCCAATAGAAATGTATCCGGGGTCATACCCAAACAGCTTTTGCAGTTGCTCTGGTTTTACTACGTTGGATGCTCGTGCCAAGAAAATGCCATATCCAATGGGTTCTTTATTGTTCCGCTTAAATGCTTTGTCTTCTCCGTAGTATTTTGCAATGAGTTCTCTTTTGGAATGCGACTCATCGATTACAGTGAGAGGTATGGCACTATATGCAGACTGTTCGGTATAGTCCTTTGCTAAATCCTTCCAGAGCGGATTCGTCTCACCAAAGAAAAGCATAATGAAATATACAACACTCTCGAATAGACCATCATATGTGTGAATGGAGAATAAATCCTTCATCGTGCAGGGCCAGTGCTTGGTTTCTTTTGTGGCAAAGTACATTGAAAATGACGGGTTGAACTCCTTTGGCTTTGCACGCGGCGTGGAATGCCCATATAAAATACCGTCTTTGCTATAAGAGAATCCTCTTATGCGCTTTTCGTTTTTTATAAAAGTGTTGAACGAACGTTCCTCTATGTACTCGTACGTGACTCTGTCCGCAACAAAGAAACCGATATAGACCGCCTGCGCCGTTTGGCTGTAATTTATGATTACGCAATTTATACTATTCTTCACTGATGCACTGTATGCACCGATTTTACTAAGCAGTTGTTTGACTTCTTTTTCGCAATCCCAGACACTTTTGTTTTCTGGCCGAGCAATTTGGACCGTCGTATCGCTTTCGTAGACCTTATCGCCCTTATCCTTAGCTAAAGGAATGAGATGTTCCTTCAGATACTCAAACATCTCTAACGCTGCGTTCTGCTTCATGTTTACACCACTTTATTCCTTGATATATTCCTCGCACACACGCAGCGGAAACGATGCATATTTGCTATCGCCCGTAACCTCAACAAGGAACTCGCGGAGCTGCGCCTGCAACTTTTCTTCGGTCATGGCTGCCAATGCCTCATTGTATTCCTTTGGCGGCCAAAGCACATCACAGAAAATCATTGCATTCCCGTCATAGTCATGAGTGCTAAAAAAGCTGTTCAGAGGGTATCCATAGCACTCTTCGAAAATATAATGCAACGCGTCCGAGTAAATTTGTGATGACTCATCTGCGCAGCAGCCTGCGTCATTAACTTCTCGATGAAAGGACCATGCATCTTGCGTTATTGCTATCCATTTCTTGTACAAAGGCCATGCTTCGTAGCCTTCCAGCTCGTCATCACGGATATCACGCTGCTTTAATTCCAACGCTTCACCCTTTGTTGGTGTATGTTTTGCGATGAAGTTTTCATTGTAATGAATCTCATCCACATTGCCAAGGCAAATACCCTTGCCAATACGATTTACATGATACCAGCCCATAAGTAATCCCCTTAAACTATATATGAATCACAATGCTGTTTTTTCCAGTACAGGTCATCAATGATATCAGAAAGGTACTGGTCTTGTTTTAAAACGAAAAACGATGCCGGATTATGCTTTACGATGAAACCAAGTCCCGTTCGTTCATCATAAATATCTTTCATGTGGTTCAGCCACTTTGAAAAATTTTTGATATGGGAATTATCTCGAAGTATAAACCTGCCGAACCATTGCTGCTTAATGATTTGTCTTTCCTTTGCTCGCTCTTTGGATTCTTGTTCATTCCATACGATATTGTCAGGTTCGACAATTACATAGGGAATCTTCTGCCTATCCATTTCGTCTATGACGGATTCCGTTTGGCAAACGAAGATGAAATCATATTTTCCTGATTTTGCCTCTTCCATGAAGCTATTTATGTATTCTTTTTCCCATCCGGCAATTTTCTCATAAGTAGAGCTATCACTATCCCGCATCGAATAGCCATATTGATTTTGGTGATTTGTGAGCCATGTTTTTCCACAGCCCGCAAATACGCTTACGACCATTGTTCGTCTCATTGCGTTACTTCCTTTACAAAAATGGCACCACTAAATTTTATGTGTGCTGTTTTTTTGCGTTTTTGAAACGAGATGCAGTTTTGTGGTTGAAAAACTGTATCTCATTTATCTTTCTGTCTGTACTTTCTGGGTTTTTCGAAATGAGTCACACCTGAACTTCACCTTTAAGGATTCGCTCGTATTCTTTGCAGCACTTGTAGCTTGCGATTGCAAGGTTGCGTCTATCTCTTTCGCGTTCCTCTTCCGGATACCAGTTTTCATCGTAATCGTCGCCGAGAATTTCTTTTACAACATCCTCGAAACTTTTATATGTTCTTGGAGCGCTATCGTTTTCCAGTTCTTTTTTTGCTTCGTCGAGACTGTTTTTGATTCTCTCGACGGCTTTTTCCATTTTCTCTGGTTCAACACCGAAAAATACCATCTCCCACAGTACGCGGGCCAAACAAAATTCGAATCCATACCACGCGATGCTAAGTTCTGCCAGTTTCCAGCTCAGGATATCCTTCCACTCGCAAAACTCGATGGCATATTTAGTCGGAACGTCAACTGCTTTCGCTGCGTCGAATATGGCATCAGTATCCATAAATGTAAGCATTTCGTCCCCGATTTCTTCTGGCTGCTCACTCTTTGATGCTCTCCTCTTTTTCCATTCCGCAATGTCGTCGGCCTCTACGCAGAACGTATCCTCTCCGTTTTCCTCGTAAGTTTTGCAGACAATAAGAAGATTTTGTTTCTCGGTCTTTTCAGGTTCCGTCTGATTTATTCTCTCCATGGCAGCATGTACTTCCGCACTTGCACGCTCGATGGTAACTTTGCTACTTTCGCCATCGGGGATTTTGCAGTATTCGAGGATGAGTTTATCCACATCGCAGTGGAGAAAAGCATCTTTTATGTTTGCGTATTGACCCATTGGTATCCCCCTATCAATCTGTACTCATCTCATACGACAAAAGTGCATCGTTGAAATACTTGTATCCAAGATTTCCGATTTTGTCTCCGTCATCCAGCAGAGCGTCAATCATACGTCGAATTGACTTGCCGTCCTTCAGAGACTTCATTGCGTTGTAAACGCTCCAATACATGTTGGTATATACGAGCGACGCCTTCTTATTGTCACCGACATATTTGTCCGGCATGCAGTCTTTTGCAATCTGGGTGATTAGACCATCCCATCCGAATATGCCGAACTGTCCATGCTCATCTGTCATTTCATAATGTGCTTGCCTCAAAAACTTAGAATAGTCCTCGCCTTCAAGCTCTGCAAATGTTGTATCGGCGAATTTGTTTCTGCCATAATACACAGAAAGTGTTAGGTACGCAAGTGTTGCACACGCAACCGCCAGCTGCTCCGCCTTTTCGTCTTGAATCTCAACCACTTTCGGGTTTGGGTCATCCAGACCCTTTTCACCGTACAAATTGACCCACCTATAGTGGTCCTTCTCTGTGCGAACTGAATCGCGAACAAACTGTCTAAAGCCTTCTACCACCGAAAAATAAGGGGTTTGCATTAGCATGCTATTCTTGGTCATATTTCGCCTCCCGTTTTGTTTATTATACCTCATTTAATTGTTATGGTCAATCATAATAATACGTAGGTGCTTTATTTTCCACTTTTTCGAATGTTGCATCGATGCGTATTCTTGGCTGCCGGATTTTTTCCAAAACGAAACTTTTAATTCGACTTTTCCAAAACGAAACCTTTAATTCGGTTTTTCCAAAACGAAACTTTTAATTTTACCTGTTTACTATTGACAAGCTGGCAAAAAAAATAGGGATACCGTCATCATGGCGGCATCCCTGTATTATTATTCCTCCAAAAGTTCGCGGTCGATTGTTTGGAAAGTAGCTCTATGGATATACAGAGCGTGGTCATCAATCATGATTTTGGTCGTCTTAGGCAGGTCTTCGCATACTTCCCAGTATACTTCTTTCCCGCTATATGCGCAGATAGGGTCACCCAGTTGGCTTTGAATTACAACAACGACCGGCTTACCGTATGCGTTCCGGAACTTGTTTACAATGTTTGCGATGAGCGGATTTTCTCCCAAGCTGCCATCTGTTGTGCTATGGATGTCTTGCATTTGAAAATCAACATCCGGAGTGAGTCCTTCTTCAGCAAAAATTACAGTTGAACCGCAGTTGTTTACTTGTCTTCCGTCAACGGTAATCGTCACAACAGATGAAAGCGTGTTGATGTAGCCCCAGCCGTCATCATCATTGTATGTATGCTCTCGCACGATATTCGGTGTCATGTCGATTTTGTCACCTGTCAGCGTCATAAATTTTTCACCATCGTTGGAGTAAAACTCGCAAGTGTAGGTGTGTCCTGTGATACTGCTATCCATGTCATGAATGCCGCTTTCTACCTTTGCACATGAGCAAAGGCTTAGAACGAGGCCCAACGCGACTGCCAGTGCGATAAAACGATTGTACAATTTCTTCATTTTTTATTCCTTTCTGTCCCAATGTGTTTGCACAAAAAATGCCGTCATCCCATAAAGAGGTGGCGGTATATCGATTTCGATGATTTTATTTGTGCTTTTATTTTTAGGATAACCTAAGTATATTTACTTTGCAGCAAATTGCAAACGCCGGGGCTGCTAAAGTTGATTGTTTCGTGAATTTATGGTATAATATAAGTAAGGTAAGAATCGTGCGAATGGTCAACGTCTATTGTTTTGTTGACTGCTTTGCACCAAACAATATAGTGAAAGGTTGTGCTTCCGTTGCAATAAATGATATGTGACCATTGTAAGTGGTCAAAAACCAGACAGATATTGTACAAAATGCATGACAACTTGTTGCCTCGTTTGTACAAGTTTGCTGTTACAGCCCGCACGGGTTGTGTTAGATTGAAACTGCTGTTGCAATCATCTTGATTGCGTTATATTGAAAAAGCCCCAAGAAGCTGCTACCCAATAATGGGTAATAACCTCTTGGGGCTTGTTTTTTGTTGTTACGGTTTAGTCCAGTTATACCACGATTCGCGCACTTAGTCAATCACGAATGCTCGGTTTGCAACGAAAACTATTCGTTGTTTTCTCTGCTTATAGACATTTTCCGCTTTTTGGTTTCGCAAAATGAAATTGGGACAAAAAAATCAAAATTTTTGATAAAATCCGTTGTATTTCTGAAATTTTAAGTGTATACTACTAAATAGAAGAGGTGAGAATATGCTGATTGAATTTAGTGTGAAAAACTACCGTTCCTTCCGTGATGAAGCAGTCCTTTCTATGGAGGCAAACGGCTCCGGTACACTGAAAAGTGTGCTTATTCCCTTTGGTGGGATTCAAATTTTGCCCGGCGTTGCCATTTACGGAAAGAATGGCGGCGGCAAGAGCAATGTTATTCGTGCTTTTTGGCTTGCCGTTCAGTTTATTAAGAATGCGCAAAAGACCCAGCACGAGAATGCAGCAATTCCCGTTGTTCCGTTTGCACTGAATGATTATTCCGCATCGGAGCCGACCGAGTTTTCTTTCGTATACACCTTAGACGACATCAAATATTGGTATAGCTTTGCTGCCACGAAAGAAAAGGTGTATTCTGAGTCCTTGTATTATGCGCCCAAAAAGCAGAAGGCACTTGTCTTTGCCAGAGAAGGACAGACTTTTACCTTTACAACTGAAAAGTCACGCAGAAATCTGATTAGTAAGGTTGTAGCAGACAATCAGTTGTTTTTCTCTGTTGCCTGCACTATGAACGATGAGGTTTGTGCCAAGGCTATGTCGTGGTTCCGTCAAATGGTCTATTTTTCAAGAGACTATTCGGATATTCCCCGTCAGTTACTCGAATACTCCAATGACTCCAATATGCTGAAAGCAATTTCCGATTACGCAAAGGCTGCTGACGTTGGTATCGAAGATATGAAATTCGAAATCAACAGTAAGGAAATCAACGAAGAGGCGGATTTGCCGGAGAATATCCCAGATGAAGTCAAAGCAGCACTCGTGCAGTTTATGCACTTGCTTTCTGAGACTTCTAACAACTCAGAAACTCACTTGAAGATGGGGCAGGTTACAGCAACCTCTATCCATCAAGGTGAGGAACGCAGCGGAAGACCTTGCACTTATTCGATGGAACTCTCCGATGAATCCGACGGCACCAGAAAACTGATGGCACTCGCCCCTGCTATTGAGTCTGTTTTGTCCAAGGGTGGGCTGCTGTTGGTGGATGAAATCGAAAAAGAACTCCACCCTGCCCTTGTTGATTTCATTGTGTCCAAATTCCAGAGCAAAAGAACAAACCCCAATGGTGCGCAGATTATATTTACGACGCACAGCACTGAATTGTTGAGCATGGAATTACTGCGTAAAGACCAACTCTACTTTGTTGATAAGAACAAAGATGATGGGGTTTCGGAATTGTACAGCATCAGTGATTTCTCAACACGAACGACAGAGAACATTCGCAAAGGATACCTTCTCGGCAAATATGGAGCAACTCCCAATGTAGAAATTGAGGAGGTAGAATAATGCCTCGCAAATTCAAAAAGTCGAAGGTCAGCATTTGTGTATTTTGTGAAGGAGAAAGCGAGCAGGCGTATACAGACTTTCTCAAAAGCAAGTTTTGTGATGTTGCCGTGTTCAAACGGCCATCTTCCCCCGGTTTGTTTGATGATGCGGACAATCGTTTCAAAAAAGACCCCGGATACCGTAATTACGTTGATGCCATCGACGAAATTTGGTTCTTCTTTGATGTCGAAGAAAAGGATATCGGCAATTGGACTAACCGCTTGGAAATCATCAAGCGCCTGCGGAAGCTGAGAAAAGACCCGAAGATTCGAGTCCGTTTGCTAATGACAACAGGCTGCATCGAGTATTGGTTGATGCTACACTACAGACAGCTCGCGCCTCCTTTGCTGACGGTCCCGGATAAAGAGAGAATGTTGGCTCAGGTCGTTCGCATAGAGCCGACCTACAGGAAGGGCAACTACGATGCTACCGCGCGTATTGCCCAGAACTATCCGACAGCGGTGAAGAATGCTACAATTGTGCTGCAGAATCTCTTACAAGAAGGAATGCCCGGTTTAGAGGACACGGACGAGCGAAATCGCTGGTTGTGTACGAAATGCAAGACATTTTCGACTGTGCAAGAGGCCATTATTTTTCTTGAGAGCCTATAAAGCTAAAATTATATTAAACTCTCCATAAAGTGAGGTGTGATTTCGCGTGCTGTTCCAATTCGATATGGGGACCCGCGAAGCACGCCCGGAGTGGTGCATATCGAAATGTGAACCTAGGATTAGTGGAGACTTCATCAAGACCGCACAGGCGGTTCTTACAGATGAGTTGAGTTGAATCGTGAACATGCAACTGAAGAAAATCCTGCAATGATTAAAGGGAGTCGTGAAATGCGACTCCCTTTTCTTTTTATGGGTATTTATTATTTTTGGTGTGATTCCTTACGAAAATTGGTGGTTTACTAATTTATGTAAATACCCCTGATTCTTTGATACTGTTTTGGTAATTTGCATTGTGTGTCAGAACTGCTTTCGCGAAATCATGTAGTACAAACGCACCAAATGTATGATATGCTTATTTGTATACTGTTTTATCACGAAGGTACTTTTCTGTCAGAGTTTTCCACTTCCTTTTCAATCGTTCGCTGAAATCCTCAACACTTTCTTGTTCTTTTTGTTGTCCGAGATTATAGTCCCTTGTTGCCTGTTCGTATTCTGTACGCGCCCATTCATTCCAAGTGTCGTAGGCATTTTGCAGCTGTTGCATTTCTGGCAACGAATCTGCCATTTTGGAACGCAGCCTGTTAAGCTGTCTGTTGTGGTACTGTTGCAAGTAGCGGTATTTTGAATAGTATGGGCTTTTTTTATTATTCGCCCTGATGCCTTTATCCTTGCATGCTTTACTACAGTACAGATTATTACGCTGGTTCATACGGAAAGCCTTTCCGCAGTAAGGACAAATACTAATATGCTTGACGGAATCCGGTGAAAGATTTGCGTGATAAAAATCGAGTTTGAGATATTCGTACAAGGAATTAACCGTGTATCCCAGAACAATTTTATTATCCAACAGAACAAAGGACGCTGCAAATTTATCAAACTTGAACAGATTAAGAGCCTTATCAGATTGCAGCGTATCGGCTTTATTGACATTGGAACATTCCGAAAAAACGGCATTCAAGTCCGAAAAAGCGCTCTGAATAAGATTGCAGGTGTAGGTTAGAGCCTCCTTGGTGGAATCCTGCTGATTTTTGGTACTAATGCCTTGGCGGCTGCTCGCATAATCGAGAAAGAACTGGTTTGCAAGTGATTGTTCTGAAATAATTTCAAGGACTTTTTTGTCTGGGCGGCTTAACAAGTTCAAGAACTCTTCTTTGGGTGACGAACGATAGCGCGAAAAATAGTTATAAAAATCTATGGTTGCCGTCCCGATTCCTTGCTTTGATACGATGGTGGGGCTACTGGTCGACAGGTCCAGTTGCAAAAGCATCCCATCACAAAACGCAATATTCACACCGTTCACCTCAGTTTATTTTTTCGGCCGACACAAGGAATCTTTTAGAGAAAGTCCCTTTTTCTGTTGTCTTCTGGTTTCATGCATACGCTGCCTGCAGAGCCCGACACTTGTAGAGCATAATCGGGGTGCCTATATTATGAAGATAATTTCTCATCAAATGCATAACGGAGTTCTCAGCAGCCGAAGCTGCCGTTCACCGAGGCTAATCAACTGGACTCATGGGTAACTCCGCAAGCCCCGTCTATAACCGGCGAACCGGTTTAGGCGGGGCTGTTGACGCTTTTGATAAAATCTATGATAGAGCTATATGGTACACTTCTTGCATATGGATTAAAAGAGATGCTTATTTCCAACGTTTGCTTTGTGACAGGCATCACATTAAATACTTTAGTGTCATACTTGTTTACATAGTCACTACCTGCACCATCATGATAATGTGTTGCTCCATGTCCTGCGTGTCTGACAGAAAAATCTCTACTACGGATTTCCCATATCTTTCTATGCTCCTGCAAATTGGCTGGCTTTAAGTAAATGGTTTTTGCTCTCCCATCCCAATTCGTCAGATTATTTAACAACTCATCCCAATATTTTTCTGAAAAAGTATAATCAATTAAAATATAGTCGTACAACGCTTTTTTTTACAGCTTCGTTTATATCCTTATAAAACAATTCTCTTGCAAGTTTGCTTTGATACTCCCTCTGTTCAACGGAATCAAACCCAAACTTGTCCCACATATTCTCTTTATACTCATCTAAGGAAAAGTGCTTGCAATTTGGAAGGTCCTCTTCTAATTGTTTGCATAGCGTACTTTTTCCTAAGCATGCCATCCCTTGTACAATAATTATTTCCATATATAAATAAGCTCTCAGCAGTTCTCTGACTTCTTCTTACAACTTTTCGGCCAAGGCGGTTTTACATAGTTCGACTCAGATAAGATTTGTTGATGGCAACTAACAGCTCTTCGATTTTCTGCATATCGGGTTTTGCAGGAAGAGAGGACTCTTTTACAGCCTTTTGGAATCGTGCCTCAAAGGAATCCACCATTTCAAAATATCACTTCGAATCTGTATTTTATTCTAATGGAATACATTCTTCCACAATACGGTGCCACTTATCTGTGCTTGCATCGTATTCCAGCACATCTTTTCCGACCATCTCCCCGTTTTCGACGTACTCTAAAATGTGTCGAACTCGCATTGGCGGATTGTCGTTTTTCGCATGCCACAACGCGATATCCTTGTTGTCGATGACAAATGCAGGTTTGTAGCTGACAAAAGGACTGCCGGGCGGTTGTGTTTGCCGACTCGCCTCGTAGTACGATTTTACATACCCGTCACGAGAGGTGTTGCGAATAGCGCGAGCGCCTTCTTTATCGCCCTGCTTGTCCAATGCTTGCGCGATTTCGTCCACACACCGACAAAAATGCGTTGGGTCTTGACTGTATTTGGCAAAAATCAGTTTTCTGATTAACCGAACTTCATCTTGCTTTGTCAAGGCTCTCTCCTTTCCTTCTCAGTCGAAACCAAGAAGATTTTCTTAGAGAAAGTCCCCTTCTCTGCTGCTTTCTGGCTCCGTACCTGTTCAATTTCTCGCTTAGAAACAGCGCAAGTCTTGCCCATAGCGTACATGACCTCCATGACATCCGCCATTTCCTCGGCACAGTCCAGAACGCTCCGTTCCTTGGTTGTGTAGGCTTCCAGCAGTTCGGCGACCTCTTCCTGCAGTTTGTTCGTCAGAGCGTCCTCGTACTCTTTGTCGGACAGCGTGCGCGTCACACAGGTTTCCCCGTTCTTCTCAATGATAGCCGGGATATTATCCCGAACCAGTTTCTGACACATCATAAATTTATTTTTCCTCCAATTTACAGTGCCGCAGCGGTATGCGCAGCTCACGACAGGTGTTTTCGATTTCTCGTTCATCTGCGACTCCTTCAAAAACTACGCAGCCCTTTTGCTGCTGTTTAGTTGACATTCTCCCCACGGCTAAAGCAGGGGGATTCCTGCATCAACCACCACTGCACAGCAATCGAAGCTGTTGCGTCTTACACGATGTCAGACAGGCGTTACTTCCCGTGTGTCCCACGGTACGGTATGCATTAGTTTAAGCGGACTTTTCAAGCCCTTTACGCAAAATGTTAACGGCAGCGTTTTTGTCACGGTCATGAACCGTGTGACAAGACGGGCATTCCCATTGACGGATGCTGAGGTTCTTAACAGCCACATTCTTATAGCCGCAGCAACTGCATGTTTGGCTGCTCGGATAGAATGTAGGTACACGAATTACTGTACAACCGTACCAATAGGCTTTGTACTCCAGCATGCTAAAGAAAGACGACCACGAAACACTGGAAATAGCTCTTGCAAGTTTATGATTACGAAGCATTCCCTTTACATTAAGGTCTTCGATGCAGATGGTTTGATTTTCACGCACCAGCATAGTAGACTGTTTTTGAAGGAAATCGTTTCGTTGATTAGCAATCTTTTCGTGGGTGGCAGCGACTCTTATGCGCTGCTTTTCACGATTATGTGAGCCTTTCTGTTTGCGAGCCAAACGCCGCTGTTCGCGAGCAAGTTTTTTGGCTTTCTTCTCCAAGTATTTGGGGTTATTAACCACAGTACCGTTACTATCGGAATAGAATTCTTTGAGTCCGACGTCAATGCCTACTACACAACCGTTGTTTGGCATAGGCTGAGGGTCATATTCCACATTAAGAACCACGAAATATTTACCGGTGGCTGTACGCACTACCGTTGCGTTGTGAATCGCACCAATCTCCATAGACTGATGAACTTTTACCCAGCCGATTTTCGGTAAGCGGATACGCTTATTAGAAATGCGTATACCGTTACCAATATTGAGTGTGCGGTATGATTGTTTGGCGCTTGTTTTGCTTTTGAATTTTGGATGTGCAGCTCTATGCTCAAAGAAGTTTGTGTATCCGGTGTCAAGGTTTCGCAGCGCTTGCTGCAAAGCAATGGAATCCACCTCTTTGAGAAACGCGTAGTTCACATCCTGCTTGAGCGCTGTCAGCATAGCAGAAGTTTGCTTGTAGCCACACTTCTCCCCGCTTTTGAAGGCGTCTTCCCGCATAGCAAGGCCCTTGTTGTAAATGAGCCTGCTGCAACCGAGAGTACGGTCAATCAGATTTTGCTGCTTCCTGTTTGGGTAGATTCTAAATTTTACACCCTTTTGAAATACCATTTTTATTTACCATTTTTAAGCAAAAGTTTGATTTCGTTGTGCCTTATATCCCCATAGCTAAAGCAAGGGGTATTACGGCACTCTCAATAATTCCCCAAACTCAAACCTTTTTGAAATATTTCTCGACATACTCATCCGGCAGTGTAATGTGCATCTTATCCGGTCCGGTGAATTCCTTGAAGCTCTGCTCGCCACCGCACCAGACCAGACGCCAGATGGTCCCACGCTTTACCCGATATGGAATTTTCTTGCCATCTGGACCAATAGCATCAAGCCATACATCGAACGGCTTGACGCATTTGTAGTTGGTATTGTACATGACAACTCCTTATTTTTTTGGCAGCACCCAAATCTCAACATTCACATTCCAAGCGTTGGCGGCTTCCTCGATAAGGTCCAGCACCGTTACCCAGTTACCGCCTGCCAAACCACAGCCGAGACCGTAAGGAATGCGGAAGGTGGCGTTAGGATGTACTTTCATTTCCCCAAAAATAGCCGCTGCCAGCGCCGCGTAGTTCGTCTGGCGCTTATCTCTGCCATAGTTCAGTTGCCCGAACAGGTTGGCGACATACAGCTGTGGAGCAACCTGAACTGTCTGGGAATCACCGAGTCTGTCGGTTCCGCAGATTTTCTTATATTCATCGAATACGACAGGCCACTTGTCGCGAATCTGCTTAGCAAGACCTGCGCCCATCACGCCGCAGCAATTTACTTGATGGCAGATGACTGTGTCCTCATTCCGTGTCGGGGTTGTCAGAATATCACCTTTAACATGCTTAACGCTCATACAAACTCCTTGATGTTCAAAATATCGAATTTTTCTGACGCAAATCCAAGCAACTCGTTATAAATGCGAGTCGAAACTTCCAAAAACTCAGTGTCGCGGATTTCTTTGTTGCGCAGGAAACGGTTATCTTTTTGCATCTGCGCTGCAGTGCTTTCCACGATAGCCCAGATGGAACTGTTAATGACAATCGGTGGGACAGGCCCATCTTCCCAACATTCAATCACATGCTCACTGACCGCGTACTGTGCGTCATACACCTCATCGCTCAGCTTTGTGCTATAATACTTCGCGTTTCTCTCAACCATGATGGGGTTCATGATGTTTCTTGCAGTCAGAATATCCTTGCCTTCCACGCTCACTATCTCAGGCCCAAAGAAACCTTTTGTCTTGTTGCTGAGAAGGATGAGCTGCATAGCCAGTGCTGTGGCGCACTTAGAAAACTTTTTTGCGGTTTCATCCGGTATATTGACAGGAATATACTCAGCTGCTGGGCCTTGCAGGTAGTATTTCTGCACATCTTTGTCATTGTGCAAGCCCTCAAATAAAATCGAGGGTAATGCGTCCAGAACAGCTTTATTTGCGTTTTCTTTGACGGTTCTGAGAACCATAATATTGGTCAGCATACTTTGTTCTCCTTGCTTTTATTGTGATGATTTTTTTGTTAATTCTCGTTTCTATACATGAGTACAACATTCGCCATGTTCGTATAATAGCTCAGTGTATCTCCGGCACTGTTTTCAGCTGAGAATTTTATGTTTTGCCCGTTATCGACTGCTTCGTAACAAATCAGCTTGTTTGTGACCCACTGATTACTGTATCGGAAATAAATGTAGTTATAGTCTGCGACTGCGGTTTCCGGAGTCGTATTTGTGCTTATGTCTGCCGTTTCGGTTGTTTCTGCTGTTTGTGCGGATGTCTTTGTGGCGCGTTCCAGTATCTCGTCTACCACCTTGTCATTTCTATCGAGCAACAGAATGCCTACAACAAGTATTAGGATGAGCAGCACATCGCGAATAAGAGGAAGAAATTGCTTCATTGATATTCCCCAAAAATATTATCGTTGATTCGACTTGTTTTTCAATCCCTATGTTTATATTATACCACAAAAACGCGCTTTTTGCAATCATTATCAACAGAATGGTGCTATCTACCACAGGTTTTCAGCAAAGAAAAAAGCCGCCCACCCGTAGGTGAACGGCAAAAGAATACGCCTTAGTCTTCGATATCGAAAGTGTAGCTTTCAGGTTTCATGGCGATAATACCGCCGCGAGACTGGCACTTTGCACCGCCAAGATAAATATCAAGGGTCATGCTGATGTCCTCGTCATCGAGCCACTCAGGACGCATATATGTCGCAAGGTCATGCAGTGCGCCGACAGCATGCACAATCAGGTCCTCGTTGTTAATCGTGTTACCGATGACCTCATCGTCTTCCTCAACGGGAATGCTGATGGAAGCTGCCAGACAATCGGGTGCGTCATCGTCCTGAGGGCGGAATGCGGTGGCTTCGAATTTCAGAATAGTGGTACTCATAAGGATGCTCCTTTATGTATTGCTATTTCGTTTCTTGCGGTACAGAACGGTTTCGTTCCGATATTTATATTATACCACAATTATCGTTTATAATCAACGCACAAAAGGAACATTTTTACGATGCTTTCGATTCTGTGTACTTTTTTTATTTTGAGGAGGAGACTTGCTCTCTCCCATACTTCGATTTCGTTGAGCTGTTTCAGTTAAGCTTTCTGTCTGACTCTTGTTTCTAAGCCTTCCATGTCGAGCCATTTATACCCGACAATGTAGTAGTTTGCTTTGTCTTTCGTTTCTAAAGCGGTCATTTACCGCTGTCTGCCGCCACTACCTGTTCCGCACCCTTTGTTGCTGAGGCACTCGTGAAATATCGGAGAGGGATATTTTTACTGCGGACAATATCTATGATTTTATAAAACGCCTTGTGTGACATATAATTCGTCTGCAGCCATACCATCTCAGCACCTTTGATTTGTTCACTACTCGGAACGCCTTCGATGAACTTGACATCCGGCAACATCGGCTTGATAGCTTTCAGCCATGTCGGATGCCCGCCGAATATGATATGCTTCTTCTGGGTATGGTACGGGAACACAGTATTCGGCTTCTGGCTGGACTTCTCCTCCCCTGCATCGTTGGTCAGAGCAAAAATCAGTTCACGCAGGTCGTTGAGTTCCTGCTTCTCTACGCTTCTCTTATTTGCCTGCTTCTCTAAGAGGATATTTTTATCTGCCAAAGCCTTTTCTGTCTTATACAATTCCTCTTTCTGTTGCGCATTCTCTTTCCGGAGTCTTTCGAGTTCCTTCCCATACTCCTTGCATTTTGCTGCGAGAGACTCGGTGTCATCCTTGAAATCCACCCGTTCTTCGAGGTTAGAGAGCACAGAGATGTACGCGCCATAGATAGCCTTGTCTTCATCTGCTGTTACACCGCAGTCATAGAGGGATTCTTCGAACGCATCGATGTTCCTTGCATTACGGGGTACTATCGCGCCGTTCGTGAAGGTATAGATGGCTTTCGATGGCGTGTATCTGAGGTTATCCTCCCGCTTCGTATCGGGAGGCAGGTGCAGACTCATATCGTTCCAAGAAATCGGCACCATCCGGCTATCCTTTGTATGGAGTTCATGGTAAATGTCAATGTGCGGGAAAACGTCGATGATATCCGCAGTGTTAGCTCCGTTCTTGTCGCTCAATTCCTTCACAGTTCCTCCACTCCACGGCAGCTGGGCGGCAGAGAATGACAGGATGACGCTGGTCGGATAATACAACCATGCGAGGTCATCACCTTGGTCGAGAAGATAGTAGAAGGCAAAGCACATCTCATATGGGTCCGGCACTGAATACCGCGCCGCATACCTTGCTACGAGTTTCGGATATCGTTTTGCCCAGCTTTCTTCCGTCCAGTAGGATTTTATAATGCTGTCATTCTGGAAATCGGATATCTCGTCAAAGAGTGCATCGCGTTCATCCTGAATCGCCTCTATCTCATCGATGATATTATCGCTGCGGTTTTTGAGGTCAAATACATCTGCTGCAACCTGCATCTTATCATCAATAAGCGGGATACCTTCTATTCTTTGCTGAATACTCTTTCCGGTAAAGGCAGCTTTTGCTTTTTCTGATAGTTTGACGCTTTCCTCAGAAATGGCCTTGAGCTCTTCTGTTTTCTTTCTGAGTTCTTCGGTGTACTTTATCTCCTTCTTTATCCACTTGTTTCGGCAGGTGAAATACCGGCTCACCGCAGCTTTTGACATAAACGCGAATGTGTTTACGGCATTATCGACCATGTCTTCCGGCAGCAAAGCCAGAATTCCCTCAAACACCCTTCTGGATGGCACATCCTGATGCTGTTTACCAGCAATCGTATATCCGTCCGTGACAAATACCTTTGCCGGGTCTTTCGGGGATTTTACGAGTCCCGTGCAGTCCTCGTTCCGGTGCAGGATGGTGTATACCATGCTCCGCAGCACTGCCTCGCTGTAGCACGGGGAAACGCATTTCGGCAGGCGCACGGAATCCAGTTTATCTTTGTCTTTCGGAAGGAGTGCCAGCGCCTCATCCATCTTCTGATTTGCACGAATTGCATCGAGCATCCAGATAGCCGCTGCCAAAGAATAACAGAACATCTCTTCTCCGACATTGTACGGTGGGTCCATCAGGATATTTATCGCAATCCAGTCGTCATCGAAGTTGAAGCTTGGGTCGTTCTTAATGCAGTCTTCTGCGATACGCTTCGCCACGGCACGATTTTTCTCCATAGCATCAATGCGTCGCTCCACGCTGCGTTTATCGAGGTCGAAGGACGCTGCCACATTCTCTTTCTCCGCCGCATTGATGTCCGCAAGACCTTTTAGTGCTCCACCAAATGCATTCCTGCACTTCTCACGGAATGACGCCGGGCGATTATGATTTCTCTTCGCTTTCGATTTCATGGCAGCCCCCTCGTGTTGTTTTCTTCTGTCTTTTATTATACCATAACCTGCCTTGGACGGACAGATTTTGACAATAAAAAAAGGCCACCTGTTTAGGTGACCTCCGGGATTCGGTACGATGATTTTGCTAAGCCGAGCTTACATGCTATGCCATCTGCTCGTGTAACTTTGTGTACTTTTTTGTATCTTTTTGTTGTTTTCTCTATTGCAATTCCGCCAACACTTCTGTATAATAGTTACAGAATGATACACAAAGCTACAAAATGATACATACGAAAGGAGCCACTATATGTTCTCTGTCAAGCTGAACGCCCCTGTCCTGCTTCGCAAGCAGTTGCCGGTGATTGCCAAGGCATTGCATGTTGATGAGAAGGTCCTTGAAGATTTCATGACCGTTTCGGCTTTTTATGGCGTTAAAGATGGCAAAGGTACGATTGTCCCGATAAAGAAAACGGATACCATTGTCTATATTGATTACAAGGCATATGATAGTTGCTACTTTGTCGTCGATGCTATCCTGCAATACGCCAAAGACATCGATACATCTGTTACTCTCCCTGTCATCACTGAAATCGAACTCGGTACAGATGTTTTTAAAAAATTCTCTCCTGTCCAACTCAGCGACATTATGTTTTTGACCAGAAGACTCAAAGACGGCAATGAACGCGTTGCAAAGCTTGCTGAATTGAACGCTCCCGATATACTTCTTGCTAATGAGCGTGCGCTATTATGCAAGAATGTGGAATCCCTCGAGGATAATGAACACACACCAAAACCCGACAGGAACATTGACGGACATGTGTGCGCCTCCTTACATGATATCGGGTATTCGATTCTTGACGGCTGGCTGAACAAGAATGATTCAGCTTTCGAGAGTGACGGCAAAAACAATTCCGGGTATGACCCTGATAAATTGGCGGCACTCGTCAAGAAAGCCATCGGTACACGGACACAGGAGCAGTTCTCCCAGACATCGCATCTCGGCCGCGTATATGTGAACCGTCTTGCGAACGGCAAAACACAGTCTCAGCCTACCGAGGTCACCTTGAAGAAAATCGCCAAGGCAACGGATGCCGTGACGGAAAACGAGCTTCGTCAGGCATGCGGTTATGAGCCGATTCCGGGGGAAGATATTGTAAAGTCGAAGAAACGCATCGAAACCATGGATGATGCTGCTTGGATTCATGAAAATGTGGATAATTTCCTTGAATTCCTGAAAGCGCAGATTCCAATGTCACTGCCTCTTTTCAATCTGGGCATCTTCGAAATCCAGTACAAGAACACATACAGTGACGGTTATGACCTTTTCAGCGTTCATCGCTGTTCTGCTCCTGTCGAATATTCAGAGGACGGCGCTGTTGCGAATGTTTTCTACCCTGTCACCTTTGAGTGGACCAATTACCGGCGCAGCATTCACCTAACTGCGGCTGTCGGGCTTTTGGGTCACTACAGCAAAAATGATGACTTGTATATCACAGACTATGTTACCGATGTCGATACTTTGTACAAGTATGCACCTGCTTTGCGCAAGCCCATCGATAAGTTGAGTGAGAACTTCAAATCGAGTGGTGTGGACATTAAGGACTTCCCGGTATTCTACTACACTATCGATATGAAGAAGGCTTTTTCGGCAAAGAATATTATTGCAAAGATGGAGAAGTTCCTGAGAAGTCTTGTAAAGGTTCGCGTGGATGCTCTCGGGTTCTATACGGATACACTGAGCGATGAGACCTTCATCAAATTCCTCAAAAATCATGAGAATGTCATGACGAACGAGTATGCAGACAGTGACATTAAAGACTTCTATGAGAATGTTGTTGTTCGGCATGGCAATATCGAGGATTTCTTTGCGGAGAACTCAGACTATGACAATAAGGCTGCTATCATTGCTTATGTCATCCAGAATGAGGCTCCTAATGATACTTATCGCCGTCTGGTCGATGGGTTCCCCTTTGACGATGGCGATAAGGAAGATAGACCCTGTGTTGTCGCTTCCAAGCGGGAAATCAAAGCATGGCAGAAAGAACATCACGGCAAAGAGTTTGACATGAAGACGTTCTCCGACACTTTGAAAAAGTACGCCGATGAGTTGGGCTTGGAATACGGTGACATGCACTACTTCCTGATGGTCGAGGACGACAAGGCCGACGAAATGGGCGTTCGCGTTTGATGTCTAACTGATACCTATACCCTCTGGCTATTACAAAAAACAATGCTGCTCCCCATTATCTGGGCGGCAGCATTTTTGTTTTCTGTTCTGAACAAAAAGAAAACGAGAACTACGCCATTAGCGGAGTCCTCGCAAAAGATAATTCTTTTTGATTACATTGTTAGTATACCTCGAGCCGCACGGATGTGCAAGGGGGTCACTTATATTTTTTGCGGATTTCCGGTATCCTGTATTGTATTGTCATACGAAATACCGACTTGTATGAGACCGCGAAGTCTTTTGCGGAACAAATTCAGTCACTCGGAACATCGCATCGGAACATTATCAAGATATTTTTTGACATTGTTCCGAATAAATGCTATAATATACTCAACAAAGATACGGAGGTGTTATTTTATGGCTATGATGTCTGCAAAAGAAGCTTCTTCCGTGTGGGGTATTTCTCCTCGCAGAGTTACTTTGCTTTGCTCGACCGGCAAAATTCCTGATGCAAGAAAGATAAACGGCAGCTGGCAGATTCCAGTTAATGCCGAGAAGCCCGTTGATGCTCGTATTCGCTCCGGAGCTTATAGAAAATCAGCGGTATCAACACCACTTCCTCTCCCTGTCGGCATTTCTGATTATCGTCTTGCGTCCACAAAATACTACTATGTTGATAAGACGCTGATGATTCGTGATTTTCTGGACCAGCGTCCTATGGTTTCGCTCTTTACCAGACCCAGACGTTTCGGAAAAACGCTCAACATGGATATGCTCCGCGTTTTCTTTGAGAAAACAGATGAAGATACCTCCGTATATTTTACAAATAAAGCCATTTGGGCCTGCGGGCAGAGATACCGGGATTATCAGGGGAAATACCCTGTCATTTTTCTGACCTTTAAGGATGTAAAGCGTAATACTTGGGAAGAGACCTACGCTCACCTCACCCGTTTGATTGCCGAAGAATATATGCGTCATTCTGACCTTGCTACAAGCTCTGCCTGCAATGATTTCGAAAAGGCTACCTATCAGCGCATCGTTTCCGGTACAGCAGACAGCACTGACTATATTTCTTCCCTCAAAACGCTTTCCTCTATGCTGTGTAAGCACTATGGCTGTCCTACTATCATTATTATCGATGAATACGATACTCCTATCCAGCAGGGACATTTGATGGGGTTCTATGACGATGCTGTTTCCTTTATGCGGGGGTTCTTCTCCGGCGGCCTTAAAGACAATCGTAATCTTGCCTTTGGCTTCTTGACCGGTATTCTGCGCGTTGCCAAGGAGAGCATCTTCAGCGGCTTAAATAATCTTGTTGTCAATTCCGTTCTGGATAAGAAATACAGCGCTTACTTCGGATTCACGGCCGATGAAGTCGCCAAGATGGCTGCTTACTATAACGCCTATGACAAACTCAATGAGCTGCGTGACTGGTATGACGGCTACCGTTTTGGCGATACAGAAATCTATAACCCATGGTCTGTCATCAACTATTTTAGTTCCGGATGCGAAGCGCGTCCGTACTGGCTTTCTACCAGCAATAATGACATCATCTCAGAAGTCTTAGAACAGGCCGACAAGGATATCTATATGCAGCTGACGAATCTTTTGCAGGGAAAGACTGTTGCCACCTATGTGGACACCAGCGTGATTTACCCGCAGCTGCAGAATAATCCGTCGTCTGTTTACAGTTTTCTGCTTGTATCCGGCTATCTCAAAGTCGTAAAAGCAGAAACTTCTATCAGTGGTGATTATCTTTGTCATGTAGCTCTCCCGAATCGAGAAATCACCTATGTGTACAACAAAGAAATTTTGAGCCATCTGAATACTATGCTGCCGCAAACCACAGTCGTAGCCATACAGGAAGCACTCTATTCCGGTGACGAGAACAAGTTGCAGCAACAGATTCAGACTTTGCTGACTCAGAGTGTCAGTACCTTCGACACTGCCGGGGAAAACTTCTATCATGGTTTCGTTCTTGGTTTGTGTGCATTGCTTGGCAACGCCTACACTACCTCGAATCGTGAATCCGGTGATGGGCGCTATGATATTCAGCTTGCACCCAAGAAGCCTACACTGCCCGGCATCATCATTGAACTCAAAGCCGAGAAACACTGCAACGCTGAGCAACTGCGAATGCTGTCTCAGACTGCGCTCAGCCAAATCGAGGATAAGAAATACGACACTGAAATGTTGACGCACGGCGTTAAGACCATCTATAAGTACGGCGTCGCATTCAGCGGCAAGAATGTCGAAGTAGTCACGAAGAAATAAATAGTGCCATCCCCCGCAAACAAAAAGAGCCCTGCACATACCAAAACGGCATGTGCAGGGCAATTCTTTTATCAGAGAGGCATCTCCAACACTTCAAGAATGTAGGTGAAAAAATAAAACGCGAGGTTTCCGATTTTATCGGAGTCGTGCTCGATATTTGCCATGATACGGCTCAAAGACCCGTTTTTCAGGGACTTCATGGCAGCATAGACGAGCAGATAGATGTTTACATAGGTCATCTGTTCCTTGGGCTTGTAGCCCTCGTATGCTTTCAACTGGCACTCTCTGGAAATCTTCTGAACCAACGGATACCAGCCGCGCAGATAGAACCGCTCCCCTTCCCCGTTCATTTCCTGCTGTACCTGAATTTGATATTTCGGATAGTCATTGTTAACGACCTCGGCGAACTCTGTATCCTGAAACTGGTTGTTGTGGTGGTACAGCCAAAGAGTCGAGTTTGCCAAGTCCATGCACGCCGCAGCCAGAAATTGTGCCTTGTCGTCGTCCAGCGGCACAGTATGCGTCACAGATTCCTCTAAAGACTTGCCGTCGAACAAGTCTACATGCTTATAGGAATCCTTTCCGGCCTTTACTGTCGTATCGATGAGTTCCTTGAAATCTTCGACCAGTGCCACATATGCCTGATACTGAATATCCTCAGTAGAGTCCTGTGTATCTCCAACGAAATTTTGCTCGTTCATAGTGTTATCCTTTCCCTGCTTGGTAGTCGTTTTTAGTGGCTATACCGCTTGCCTGTATACTTCATGGTACGCAATTCGCACGAATGGGCAACCATTTTTGCGAAATCAAAAGGCAGGCTCAGAAAAGGGCCTGCCTTTCGTATTAGAGGTTGAAGATTCCCAGCCAACGCCGGAACTTGATGCCGAACAATTCCTGTGCCTGTTCGTAGTTCATGACAAGCTGGTTACCACCAGAAATCTCTGCTTCGAGGGAGTTCGGCAGCTCGTCTGCAATGTATTTCAGTTCATACCAAGGCCCATCCTGCGGATAGGAATAAATGAGCCGGTTTTTCTTTTTGTCCACACGGAACTTGTTTGGGTCTGCCTGCCATGCCAGCTCGATTTTCTCAATCGCAGCACGACCGATACTTTTATCCCCCATATAATCATCATAGCTAAGGATATGCGCATATACCGGCAAATCGATTTTGCAAGCTCTGAAAATATCCGCAATCACGCTGGATGAAGCATAAAAGATATCCGGGAAGTATTCCTTGCCATTCGCATTCTCACGCATTTCAGTCGTCATCTCATCGATACAAACAAGCATTCGTCGGACATACTCCCCGTAGAACGCTGTAGTCAGCTCCGACATACTCTCATTCACCCGTTTCGAGTTCTTGGCACCGCGCTCGTTGTCGATTTTAGCACCGATTCGACAGATGATAGCGCGTTTCGAGAGGTCTTTCGTCAGAGAGGTGATTTTATTGGATGTGATGGATACGGCCGGATAATTGATAAGCCGCTCCGAGACTCCCCAACCATCGTTTTTTATGATACGCTCCGAGTGGCTCTGGAACTGTGTCTTTGCCAAGTCATCGATATTGATAGGCAGTCCCTCACATACTCGTTTCAGACCATCGATTTTCGTAGCTGTGAAATCTTCTGTGGTATTCATCTTTACGGTCTCGTTGCACATGAGTTTTACAAGAAACTTGATAAAGGTTGTTTTGCCTCCGTTAGAATCACCATACATCACGCCGAACAATGGGAACAGTTTCGTATCGTAGTTGTTCCTTGATGCAAAATACCGCAAATATGCCATAAACGGTGTAGCCAGATACCAAGTCATGTACTTGAAGTAGTCCTTTTTGGCCTGTTCTACATCGCCGTAGAAATAATCCATGCCGGAGAAGAATTTCTGGATGCTCTTGATATTCTTTGTGACATCACTAAGATTCGGATTAAGGTCAATGTTTTCTCCGTTAAAGGTCATAGTCCCGGCATCATAGTCGATATGCAGCTTCGGGAACTCTTTAACGGTTTCGGCTACCACGCGCCGAGTCTCGGAATATCGTTTTGCGAAGACACGCATCGGTTCAGGTGCTACCACGACACGGTTTGCCTTAACCGGCATCTTCGGCATGATTGGCTTAACGAGCTCCTGCATTTTCTTCACATCGGCAACAATCTCGTACTCTATCTCGTCCTCAGGCTGTGCCTGTTCAAGGAAAATGTATTTCTGCTTTTCGATTGACTGAAAAACAGGGACTTCCTCGATGTTTTCTTTGAGATAATCCTCTTTGTCCATTGTGTTCACGACTGCCTTATACGAGACATTATCGGAACAGGTTTCTTTGAAAGTGTCGAATAGGATTTTGTAATGTGCAAATGCCGCATCGTCATCGAAGTAGACAATATTTTCTCGCTGGATGCCATAAAACGCTGATGCTGACATATTTGCGCTGCCGGTAATGACTCTGACATGCTTATGGTCGGCACTCTCTAAAATAAAGATTTTTTCGTGTGATTTTGTATCCCGCGACACATACAGCTGCAATGACCCGTCATTGAGCCGGTTCGCGAGGTTCCCTGCCGACTTGGATTTTGCAAGCCTTTGTACGCTGTCAATTTGTACCGACATAATGGCAGCAATGTCGTTAGCGATGATTTTCTCGCAACCAAACACGACTTCTGCATACGAGAACTTGTTAATGACCTTATTTACGAATTCAATGCCAGAAGAAAAAGTGATGGCATAGAGTCTGTCGAAGCCATCAAATAAATCTTCCCAATTTGTTTCGACAGTATCTGTATATACTGCTTTTACGACCTTCAAGGTCTGTGTGGAGATGCTCGCCTTTGCCTTCGTGGTCTTGTTCGCCACGCGTTTGAATGGCTTATCCGTCTGCCCTTCACTGTCCCCCATGTCCTCGCCGGTGTCCAAGAGTTCTGCCGGGTCTTCTTCGGCATATTCTGGGCTTTCCGATGCCATCATGTCCATGAGCGACATCTGATTTTCCAAGCCGTTTGCTTTTCTTCTTGCCATTTTGTGCATATCCTTCCTAAACAGATTTATGTCATTGTTTTGCTTTCTCGATTAAGTCTGATTTTAGGTATTCCTAGTCCCATTTTATCATTTCACGAGTCCCATTGTCCGGACTTCAAACTACTCGGTGCAAGTTTTATCCGCCTCAGCCGGATTTTATTCACCTTTTCTTGTATCTTCTTCGCGTTTCGTTGAATTTCATGTTGTTTTACAAGCACCAAAAACAAGCGCCTTATTTATTGTAAATACATCCTTGCATCGTTCTTTTTGCCTTCTAATTTCCATTGTATGCAATTCGCACGGCTGCGCAACTGCCCACAGAGTATCAAACTGCTGGAAATCATGCCACAGAATATCAAAGTGCTGGTAAAATCAGCTTGCTTTTTCCTCAGATTGCTGTATTCACAAAATAAGAAGCCGCCCACCAGAAAAGGTGAACGGCATATATTTTTGCAGGGAATTTATGCCTGTGTTCCTTCTTTTCTTCCGTTGTAGAGAGCTACAACCATTTCGACAACCTCGTCCTTTGCATGTTGTACCTCTCTAAAATCTTCGACCGCCGTACAGCCCAACAACCGTACCCAGTGCTTCGTCTTACGATTGACAGTTGTAGCTGATGACATTGCCGCTGCATGTTAGCATCTTGCCACAAAGGTTGTATGTCTTGCCGTCCGATGCAATGAAGAGATTACCACAGTAATTCACCGTTACGCCGGATTTTGTGTACACTACCATTGTCTCACCGCCTTTACTGGTTTTGTTTGTTTTGTACTGTTGCCTTTGAGTCCGCCGTACTTTGCCAAGACCAGACACAGAGCATCTCGGATAGTCTGTGCATGCCCGTATACATGTCCATTTCCGCCGATAATTTTGGACTCCTGCAGCCAGTACGAGGTATCATCGGAAGCAAATATCGTGTTGCCATTGAGAACCAGCGTTACGCCGGAGGCTGTTTCGATTTTTGTGATGCTCATGTTTTTATGCCTCGCTGTTGATTTTCAAAAACATTATCTTCTTTTCGTTTTTATTGTATCTACATTGCAGCAAATGTCTACAAAAAAACCGGTCTCTATGTAAAAAATATTTCGCAAAGCTGTTGATTTTCTTGATTCGTTTTCATAATTTGCTATGTCGTCCGGCGTATAAGCCATTGCCGTAGGCTTTTTTCGCAGCTTCTTCGAGCTTCTCAGGAAATTCCTGCTTTTCCCTCTCGTTTTCTCGGAAGGCTTCCGCAAACGCTTTATATAGGTCGTATGTTTCTTTTGCAGGATTGATTGGTGCGGTTCTGTAATATTCTGTTATGAACCACTTCTTACCGTCGATGCTTGTCAGATAAAATCTGGTATTTGGAATTGGAATGCTTCCTATCATGTTGCTCACCATCCTCCACGACTAAGGCGAACCCACTCTGTTCTCGTGCTTCTGAAAGATATAGTGTGACTAAGCGCTTCGTGGTATAGTTTGTTCTCCTGCTCTTCCCTTAACGCTTGCTTTTCCTCCAGTTCCCTGACTGTGGCGATGAGCTTGTCTTCTTTGCCTTCCGCTTCGCCTCTGGCAAAAGCTGTTTTTTCAGCTTCGTCAATACGCTGGTATCTGCTCTTCCGTTCCTTTTCAATGTAGAGCAAGCCATTGGCTACTGCGTCAAGAAACTCCTGCATCTCGGATTCCGGGATGGATTCTTGGCTTTCTTTGCTTTTGGATATACAGCAATAACCGTTATCGTCGTAATGGATGAAATAGGGAGAGTTTGGAACCTGTTGCGTTCTCATATGGTAATCCCTTCCTTCTTGTTTATTTCGAAAAACGATTGGACATTGTTTAACCATTTTTGTGCGTTAAAAATGCAAAAAATCGGTATTATTAAAGGCACTTCCGCTTACATCGATTGGATGATAGACATATACATTATGTTCTTTGTCTGTCAAAGATTCGTCGAGCGCAAGCAATTTGTCGTCCAGGGCATGGCAGCCCATCGTGTGCTTGCGTGTCTCCCACCGTGTAGGATATATATATCCATTCTCCCCAATTTCATATGTCTCCACATAAAATCCGAATTCAAACTGGGTTGGCAGTGCGAATTCGTCCGTTGAATCAACATCATCTGGTAATACTGCCGTCTGAAGGAACTTAAAACGAAAAAGAACATATGGTTTCTCTTTTGTGGCGTGAATATCCAACGGGATATAGATATGGCAAGCATCAGGTGCAGTAGTCAAATCTTTTGGAGGAACATCATATCCAATCCAAGCATCGAATGCCAAATATTTCCGGCCATTTAATTCGGACACATCATTGTAAAGAACTGGATATCCTGCTTTGAAGACATTTCTTCCGATTTTCTTAGACACTTGGCAAACTTGTTTGTTAGGATATGGGCGGCGAATTATATAATCGTTAATTCGTTCTGTACTAAAAAGGCTGTCTGTAATCCCCATTTTATGGTGGAACAGTCCATCAGTTTCTTCATCGCAATAGATGCTGTTGTTAATGATGAGCATAGCTTCCGGAACTTTACCAAACATCCGCACTATGCTGTTCTTTGTCTCGTTGTTTTCCATGAATTGTGTGTGCAGAGTATACTGCCTATAGCTACTTGTGTTTTAGGCCGCAATAAATACCCCACTACTCCTTTCTTTATAATGCGTTCCTTTTTATGACGATTCGCCGGGACTATTTCCCGTTGCCCGCTGCTCGCCGCGTGGAGGCTGTCTTTTTTTGAGCAGCTGCGCGGATAAAACCGCGCTTTGAAATTACATCTCTGCATTGAACAGGTTGCGGAGCTTATAGGTAATATCCTCGCTGTTTCCAACAATGGATGCGGCTTCGTTAATGGAAGCGAGCTCCGACAGACTATCCGCTGCATAGTTGTAGCTGATGGTATAGATGGGAATGTTCATGCCTGCAATAATGTCCTTTGTCTCAGAGAACTTGTAACCGGTATTGCTGTCACCATCCGTCAAGACAAAGATGATTGGCGTGCAATTTCCGCCGAGTTCCTGAGATTTTTTATAGATACGGTCCATTGCAACGCAAAGACCGTTATACATAGCTGTATTGCCGTTCGCGTCGAGGGAATTTACAGCACCCTTGTACAGAGTTTTTTGAGTCAGAGAGAACTGGTCAATAGGCAGGTATTCTCTGACGTCCGAAGCGAAGCCAATGATACCGATATAGTTGTCGTCATTGATATACTGGATGGTGTTAATCATGGCCGTTTTCAGTGCATTGATAGGTTCTCCGCGCATTGACCCGGAAGTATCGACAACGAACTCCGCCACGATAGGAATACCGGAATCCTTTTCTTCCTTCCAGACACTCTGAGCCTGTGCGATGGTATTGCCGTCATATATCTTGCCGGTATATGCATAGTCGTCAAGACCATTAAACCCGTCCTTCGTTGCTTCTGCCTGATTCTGGGCGCAGAAGGAAACGAACGCAGCAATAACTTCCTTCTTTTCGGCCGAGATATTCCCAATGGAATACAGTGGGTTATCATGTCGTACACCGAATGGGATAAATTCATAATTGCGCTGTAAGGTCGGGTCATTCTGATAAGACTGATATTCCATTACAAGACCATCTACAACGCCCTTGTCAGCAGACTGGACCATCTGCTGTGTAGTAAAGGATACAAGCGGAACATTTGCTTGGAATTTCTGAAAATTCTCTACTGCTGCCGTATCGACGATATTATCGTTGCCGCCGCTTGCCAATGCGGAAAGCAGGAAATTAAGACCGGTGGCACTGGTATAGGGATTTGAATATCCCATCATCATTTTCCCATCGATGGTTGCATTCAGAACAGTGTTCACAGACGCTTCGCCATAGTCTGTTCGCAGCATATCCCCTGTTTTTTTGGATACGAGAATGCCTGCCACATTACCAACCAAACGGTCTGTTTCTACGGTAAGTTCTACACCTTCGTTCTTTACGAGTTCTCCGAAAAGCGTATTAGAAGGCGTATAGCATTCAGGCTGATATTTTCCTGTTGAAATATACTCAGCGGCTGTACCGGAAGGAACGGAACGCAGTGAAACACTCATAGTCTTACCGTCCGATGTCGTATTGCGCTGTGCATTGAATTTTTTTGCCATGCTGGTCAGGAACGAATCAGAACCTGTTTCTGCCGCTTTCTCGCCGGAAGAGAAAATCTCAATATTCACATCACCGTTTCCTGCAATTACGAACGGGTAGGAGGATTCAATATCAGGGAGTTCGTCTTTTGCATCCAGAAATTCAGATACATCGAGCTGCTGCGGATTCACGGATACTTCCTGCACGCCAATGCGTTTTGTCTTGCTGCTCAAATCCGCATATGCTTGCTCCGAAGTCATTGTATTTGTACTGACACTTGCATCACGCAGTACCGTCTGCGAAAAAACGCCAACCACGACGCCAACGATAGCGATGGTGGCAATTACCGGAAATACACCTTTCTTTGCCATTGTTATTTACCTCCGTTCAGTGTATCGAACTGATGCATTACTTTCTTGCTGACTTTTTTATTGACCGCTTTTGATACCGCTCAAACACAGCGGTGCCGAACCGGAACCGACATAACCGTCAACGATGCTGCTTGCATCGATATGAGAGATGTACGATTCGTCAGCATCCGGGAAAACATAGATAGAAGTTACGGAAGTTTCCTGCGGTGTTTCTTTACCATCGAACTGGTCATAGCATTCTGCTGCGAGCGTATAGCCATCACAATCCCAGACCAGCCAATAACTCTTAGCTTCTCCTACATCCTCATAAGTGGCAGCCTTCAGTTCGTCAAAAGAATTGAATGCCATACCCCCAAAGGAGGTCGTCTTCCAGTACAAGCCTGACGGGTTGCCGAAATGTTCATAGAGAGCCTCGAACTTTTCCTGTGCGGTACTATCGTATGCCGGAAACCAGTCGAAATCGTAGATGTTGATACGGCTGTAGTACAGACCCTTATCGAACGCATCGCCAAATGTCATGTTCTCTTCTTTGGCAATATCTTCGTTCAGCATCATTGCATACGAGCCATCTGTGGCGTATGAGCCGATTTGGTAGTAGTTACCTTCTTCTCCCGTAACACAATAGTCTTGAATATTGCGGTCTATCTCCTCGGCCGCGTCGTACTCATTGCTGGTTCCTTTGATACTGTACCCTTCATCTTCTCGATTAAGAGCCATGTACCCGCTGATGGGAAGAGCTTTCAACTCATCCAACGATACATTTACACCGTTGAAGTTAGGTGCTCCGTCCAAAGAAAGGCTCTTTGTCCAGTCGACATCATTGAGTGGGTTCTCTCCGAAAGGAATACCACTGTTCGGGTCTGTCGTAACTGCAGGAGTCACTGTTCCTTCTGCCCACTCTGGAAGATGGTCAAGCAGCGACCAGTTTTCCCTTGCCGGTGTCGTCTCTGTACTAACAGACGAAGCGGTGCTGCTTTGGGTCTGTGTCGTAGGTGTCTGTTCTGAAGCGTTGTTCTGCTTGTGTGCAGCGCATCCAGTCAGAAGCATGGTTGCTGCAGCGACAGCAGCAATAGCACAAATTTGTTTTTTCATAGTTTTCTCCTTTACTTTAATGCATCAAATCGACGCATTACTTCTTTACTGATTTCTTCGTCTTGTTTAATGTCATTAGCCGTTTTGCTGATAACAGAATCCAATTTTGACATTGCGAGCACAACATCCGTATCCCACGGGTTTTGCGCCGAACGCTGATTCAGTGCATAGGCGAGCGAATCGAGTCTTAAAATCAACCGTTCGTTATCATGTATTACTTTATTGATGGTATCTATAATCCCGCTATAGATTTCCTTCTTTTTTTGGGCTGTTCCCTTATCTCCGAACGAAATTGTGCCTTTGCAAAATGCTTTGTACTCGTTTTCGTCGAACATGGACGCAGAACGAATCGCATCATCCAAACGGTCATAAAAAATCTTCTCCGCTGACGCGAGTAATATCAGACATTTTGCCTGCTCACCGGAAGTCTTGCTGTCCTGTGTCATGCTGTATGCTGTAGCCATCTTCTGTCCGAACCGTCTGACTTGATACCGCATCTGGTCTGCCTGTTCCGAGAATATGGTTTTCGTTCCGACTACAGCATTGATTTGTGTCAGGTATTTCTCTTCTTTAGATTCTGCCTGTGTGTCTGTTTTACTTTGCTCTTTTTCTCTTTTCTTCTCGGTTTGTTTATAGATGATATGCGCACACAAAAGGAGGAAAAGGACAGGAACACCGTACTGCGCGAGCAGTACAAAAAACAAAGGTGTACCGTGCATATACTCTACGGCATAATAGGTATGGATGTATGCCTCGACCATGTATACGATGGCCGCCGCAATAATAAGTAAGCTGATACTGAACATTTTGTGTTACCTCTCGAATTATAGGTAAACCTTGCCGCTTGGAAGAAGGACTCCGCAGATATTCTCAAGCGGGATGAAATCGAGCGCATCCTGTATAGAGAAGAACGGTTCGGCGCTCGGATTGACCCAGAGTTCTCCGTCACGCAGATACAAGCCATCTTGTTTGAATGTATTGATGTATGTCAGAGAGAACACATCACAATGGGCAACGACCGGCTTTTCATCCTTTGCTTGACGCTTGATAAGCAATTTGACATCCTTGTAATCCTTGATGAGTTTAAACAGCTTTTTGATGCGGAGATACTTTTCGTCAGATTCGATGCTATCTGCGAGAATCCGTTCTATGACTTTTTCGTAAACAACAGTTTCCTTCATGCTCCTGTCATCGACGACATCGTAATAGTCGTTTTTGTATTTACGCATCTGCAGCAGCGATTCGAGCCAATTATCTTTGTCCGCAAGCCAAAAAGCGTACGCGGCTTCATCGCAAAGATTGGCGTTTATGATAAAACGCTCAACCATATTCACTTTCTCTCCCGTCACGAAACTATGCGCAGCGGAAATCGTTGCATCTCTTATCTCCTGCTCTGGCCGTTGCACGAAAAACAAAGCGACGCTTGCTTCTGTGGGAATATACTTGTTGCGAATATACTCCTCTATCTTGTTCTTCATCATCTCTTTTAGATTCTCAGGCATATCACCCGCCTCGAATCCAAACAATCTGAGCTGTTCAACATCTTCCTTCTTGGCATCAAACAAATAAAATGTCTCATTGTCTACAATGTAACCCATAAAATTGAGCTCATCGTGGAAAAGGCTGATGTTTTCTTCTTCCTGCCCATCCTGAATATCGCTCACTGCGCTGTAAAGAAGTTCTACCTTATGTTTTTTCTGAATCATGGGCTTGCGGATGAACTCTGCGTAAAACGATACGCCTTCTATCTTGTCGCTCAACATTCCGGCAATATAGATTTGATTGGAATCCGCAATAAATTCTGCCAAGACTTCTTTTGTCAAAATCTTCATGTCAATTCATCCTTTTAGGTTTGCACCAATCCGGTAACTGTAAAAACGAGTAATGATGCAACGAATAAGACCGAGCAAACAAATATCGCTCTGTAGGTGACGCTGTGGATTTCCTCCAACTGCCGTATCTTATCAGTCAGCTCATCTATCTCGTTTTCTGCTTCGTCAAACTGTCTATGTTCCTCTTCCGTCAAAACGAGTGTTTCATAAGCACCCTTGTTGTTGAACTCATCTTCTGATTCCGGGTTATTTTTGGGTTTTGTCTTGAACCGCTTTACGGCTTTTTCGTGCCAGCGTTTGCTCTTCTTTGCAAGAACGGCTTTCTTGGTATCTCTTTCTTTGATTTTTTCCTGCAACACCTTCCCGGATACCACATAGCAGACAAGTGCTGCGATGTAGACCGCTGCTATTATCAGGACGACACAAAAAATCATCTTCATGACTCACCTCCGCAAATATCCGATTTTTCATCTTCCTCTTTGACGAGGTTGAGCTTCTCAAATGGAATTGTAAGATAGTCATATAGCGTTTCAGCTGTTGGCATATCGTAACGCATCCGACGACCATCCTTAAAGTCATACCAGATACACTTGCGTACATCTTCGTAGAGCCACCACTGAATGATGTCGGCTCTATCGTTCAATTCTTCTTTGAGAATTCGCAGCAGGGCAGTCAGATACAGATTGTTGACATCAAAAACTACGGATGTATCGCAGATTTTATTGAGTGCATCGCCAAACTCATTCATTCTCGTATCCTGTGTCTGAATATCTGCGACAGTCTTACAAAATAGTTCTTTGGAAATCACTCGTATTGTCCTCCATGAAATTTGATTTTTGTTTATGGCTAATATTGATTTCCGTGCTGATTCGTGCTAAAATAAATATGATTGAAATAAGAACGGAGAAAGTTACGTCTAGGAGCACAACTCCGCATTGCAGTTTATACAATTTTGATAAACTGCGTTACAGTAAACAGAAAGCCCTGTCCTATACGGATGGGGCTTTCTTATTTCTTATTCAACACGTGTATATCCGTGGTCAGCTAACCACTTATGTACTTCATTCGTGACGTCTACCGTATCGATGGAATAGCTGTTAACTCCAAGTTTTCCATTGGAAAGATTCATGCCGATATTGTAAATGAGCTTGTGGCCTTTCATTTTGCCGATGGTCGTTGTGCTTCCTGCGGCGAATGTTTTGACTGCGACGCCGAGTTCCGATTTGTTTTCGTAGTCCAGCTCTTTGTAAGTAAAATTGTCTTGTACGAGAATCAGTTTTTTGAAAATCTGATGACTCTGCAAGATGCCATTATGAATGGAAAGGCAGTTTTGCCAATCGGCTTCAAAATCAATCCAGTTCCCAAACACGGAAGCGGTAAGCGGAGCGTTAGGACTTTGATTGATGGCTGCCGCCTCTTGAAGTAGTAACTTCTTGGGTGTCTTGTATTCCGCTACCGGATAGTTAATTTCACCTTTACTTAGCATCTTAGCAAATGCTTTGACGGCAAGCTTGCCAAAGATAACGCAAAAACATCCGCAGAAACCAAAGAATGCACCGAGTAGGTAGAATACAAGTGTTGCCGTATGGATGCTTTCGGGGTCGTATCTCTGCGCTGATGCCTCCGAGATGACAAGGCCAATCGGAATCAACAGCAAGATAATGCCGAAAATTATAAAGGCGATTCCCATTGTTACCCACATCCGGCTCGTACCTGCCGGGGTCGCATATTTCAGTGCTCTTTTCCGTTCTTTCTCAGACGGAATCATCTTATCCTTTTTGGCTGCCATGATTTTCTCCTCATTTTAATCGTGAAATGCCGAGGTACCCAAGCTCCTGCACCTGCCGCAGCAACATACTCTGCAAGGTTCTTGTCCGGTATCGGCAGCGTGCCATCAATCTTTCGGCTACTATCCAAACATTTCTGAGATGCTTTTTTATTGCGTACCGCTTCCATTTTTCATATTTCCGCAGATGGTACTCTCAAATACCACACAGCAATTACTTTATCATCGTCATTATCAAAGAACGACCAGTATGTCTGCGCATCTGCATATAGATAATGGCCGAGAACACATATACAGCAGCGTGTCTCGTTTGTCTGCAAAAATTCTTTTAGCCGTGGGCGTTCGTTCTTTTTGAAATCTATCCTTTTTGCAATAGGAAGATACTCGCGAGCAAATTGGTTCATATCCCTTAGTCTCAAGTACCCGTCATATCTCATTCCTTCCGGTTTGATAATCGTAAAAGGCCATGTATGTATATGGTCATACGCTGTACCCACACATGTGACAGAACATGGCTGTCCGAGATACTTCTTATCTGGTTCTTTGCGAACAATTTCTTTTGCCATCGTTTTACAAAACGCGTTATTTAGCGTTTCTCCTTTTTTGTGTTTACTCGATTCAGGTGTAACGTGGAATAAACATAAACTCCCAATTTCCGCTTTTCGCGTTATATCTTCGCACAACTGTGCCGTCACGAATAAAGATGACACCGTTTCTTTTGATAAGTGGTTGTTCTTCACCAACGAACTGCATTGATTCCAGCTCCTCGATGGTGTAGTTCTGCCTGAGCAAAGTTTCGGTTTCTTGATTTTCATTGACGCCAACGAAGCGTTTTGCGCCAAGAATAGAGCTTGCTGCAAATTCAAACATTGCATCTGCACCTCCTTTACTGTGTAATAAAACAATAATCTATGTGTTTTCTTCGAAATTCCGGGGCTTTACTTTTTTCTTGAGATAATTATCTATATTTAATCCTTGACGAGATGTTTTTTCTTTGCTTTTTTATTGAGTGCGCAGAACTGTGTAAACAATGCTTGGAGAGATATTGTACTTGGAAGCAATCTCTGTAATTGGAATATCCGGATGTGTCTTCACATCTGCTATGATTTTCTTGTTGCGTTCAATTATCTTCGCACGACGCAAAGTTAACACGCCAGATACGCGATGACTTACATACTCATCAGAATGACTCAGAATCTTATAAACTCTCGCACGGCTCAGATTATACTTCTTTGTCAACTCGGTAGCCGAAACGCCGTTGCGATATTCATCAATGATTTGCCGGTTTCTATCTGGAAACGGGCTTCTGGACTTTACAGCAGTGCGCTCATATTTTCTGTAATCCAGCTGCCGTAGAATACTATAACAATGATAACTGCTCAGCTGATACTTTTCAGAAATCGCCTCTACAGACATTCCTGCAACATAATCGTTAAGTATCTGCTCGTTCCGCACCTTTATGTTTTCGTGGTTCACAAAGCTGCCCTCTTTTCTTTATTCCTTATTTATACTCACGTAGTCATCATCATCTGTGGACAATGCGCTCAGATTTATCGTCTCGCTTTCCGGAATCAAAGTTGCCCTTACAACATATCTCTGATTCGTTGCCCCATAATATCCGAACGGATAACAGGTATACATGTACAGCCTGTCATCTGAGTCTCCGAGATTCACAAGTACAGTGCCGTCACTCGCTACAATCGTTCCCGCATCTGCCGTTACATTCCCGCTTCGGCAGGAATCGACCTCATAGGCGTATCGGCCATATTCTGTTGCTACGGTAAAAATATCCCCGACACTTGCGTATTGTAACAGTGAAAACACGCTGCTATTGTGTGCTGCAAGAAGATGACATCCGGGGTACCCGATTTGCGAGGTACCCGTATACTCATAAACACCTTGCGCGGTGTTTATCATGGACTGGTCGTCTCCCCAATATAACCTGCTACTGAGTCCAATTTCGTCACAAGTTATAGATGCGTAGCTTTGCCCATAGGTTGGTGTAGATACCTTACTCCACACATATGTTGTTGAATTCAGGACTCTCTGTCTTTCTTCTTCCTGTTGAACTGCCAGTTTTGCAGCTTCTTCTTTTTGAACAATTTGATGCTTGGCGTTTTCGAGCATTACCTCAACGGGATACCTTGCAATGTCTCTTCTCAGAATCTCCCTTTGGAATTCAAGAACTGTATCTACCGTTTGCGTCTGCGTATCTTTCTGTAATAGCCCTTTTACGCTGACATTATAGCTGCCGATAACTCCGACAACCAGTACAGCCAGCGCAATGACTTTTGTTTTGATAGTTACATGTCCCATTTTATCCCTGTCTCCCCTACCCTGTTTCTATGGGATAAGGTACCCGTTTTATGAGGTACCCGTTCATCGCTCTTGTTTTTTGAATGACTGTTTGATAAAGGATGAATGCATTTTACCGATAAGCTATCTTATTGTTGTTAAAAAACTTACATATCTCGTCCATTAAATGAACGCTTTCGCTTAGACTTGGATAGAACACACTGAATGCGTGCGTCAACTGCTTATTCTTTGGATAATCAATCAATGTACAATATCTTCCGTACTTTTCGGCAGCTTCATAAACATCAACCGTATACGAGTGCAGCATATCGCTTCTACTGGTAACAAACAGCGTTGCCGGAAGTGACTTAATGATTTCTGGATTGGTTGGGTTGATGTATGGATAAAACCCGGCTTTTTTATATCCGCGTCCATACAGGTACTTCGGCATAAACAAGCCAATCTTATCTTTTCTGGTTGTGTAGAACATTCCACTAATAAATGCTGCAGCTGTGATTCTTGTCGTCATTGGTCTTACCTTGAATTCTCTCGCCACCTCAGGACTGCCTTGAACAGCGAGAATATACAACGCAAGGTACGCGCCTGCACTATCTGCCGTCAGGTATACGGGAACGCCCCAATCATAATCTCTCTTTGATTTTCTTTTGTTGATTTGGTTCATTTCATCTTCCGTTACGCCCCATATGGCTCGCAGAACTTCTCTTTCTTCTTCTTGGTGTTTTCTTGCTGCTTCAATTCCGTCAACTACATCCTGCATCTGCTCAAATACAGTCACCTCCGGAACCAGTCTATAATTTACGCTGATTACAAGGTACCCGTTCTGCGCCATCCTGATATTGAATCTTGTATTGAAGTCTTTATCCCCCATTACAAGCCCTCCGCCATGAATATTGATGATGACGGGAATATCCGGTTTTGCATCTGTTGGAAATATCATGTCGAAGGTTTGAAGTTTATCTTCGCCATACTGAATATTTCTTTCAATATTGATTTTCTGAGGCTTTCTGTATCCTCTGTTCTGTTCTTCCACTTGCTTCTCAAAGGCTTTTCTTTGCTTTTTAAACACTGCTTCCATCATACTCATGGCTTCTCTCCATTTTTTTCAATTTGAAATTTTAAAACGGGCATTCCATCATCGGAGGCATCTCGTCATGGTTATGATGTGGACTCAACATCTCTGTCGTTTTGATTCCATTTTCCTTCCGACTTTTCTCCACTGCCTGCGAAATTGCCTCTTTGACTTTTCGATAATTCTTGACGTGCTGAATCAAAAGTTCCGGTGTTCCTACATCAGAAGAACAGATTCGAATCGTACCCGTTTTATTTAACTTTTCAAAGATGTTTTGCGTCGCAGAAATGTCTCTGATTCTGTAAAGCATGATTTCATCTTCTCTTGTAGTAAATAATCCGGATTCGATGAGAATCTTTGTTGGAGTCAAATAATAGGTGGTAAAGGAAATCGGCAATGCGAAAATTGTATACCGTTTTTTATCCATCCAGACGGGTTCTTCTTCTTTGAGCTCAATATTGAACTCGCCTGCTTCAAGGTTATTATTCATGGGACTTTCTCCTTTCTCTCTTTACGACACAGAATTAAACAGAGTATTTTCTTCTATCTCTGTTTTTTCTCTGTGTATGGGGCTACGCGATAACAAAAGGGTACCCGGCATTCAGGTACCCGTATTCTATCTATTCCAGATGTCCTTTTTTTGTGAGAGGGTTGATACCGTCACAACGAATGCCATTGTTGTTGTATTTATGAGGAGTGAGCTTATTGAGATTAAAGTCGTATGCAGAGACAAGAGATGCGCCAAGCACACGGCTTACTGCTTCGGCCATGACCTTATCAATGATGATTGAGGTACCCTCCGGTAAATTTCTGATATGGATTAGCATATCGAAGTTAAGCGTCAGTAAAATGGCTACGCGTGTAGAGGTACCCGTATGGATAAGTTGGAACATGCCGTTGGCGGCTACGCAATCATAATCAAATTTGGTCGCCCATGTCTTACACATATCAAGCATTTCAGCTTGTGTCATGTAAACAGTTCTGCGCAGATAGTTTCGCCCGCAATCGTTATTCGGCACGAATTCGATGGACGAGTAAATGAATTTCAAGTTTTCATAGGAACCCATTTGAGCAGCTATTTTTTGCTTTTGTTTGTTATCGGATTCCGTTTCGCCCCATTTTCTACCGGTAAAGATTTTCGGAAGCATGGACGGCGTGTTTCCAATGATGATGGCTTTTGGCTTTGCGGATAAGAATCCAAAGAAGTTTGGATATTGCTGAACCAACCAACTTGATTCCATAAACCGGATAACAGCTTCTGTGAATGTGAGTTCAATTTGTTTTGTGAACTTCATCAACTTATCGAGAGAATGATAAACAAACCATAAGCCATTTTTATTGATTATCAACCCTGTAACTCTGCTTTGCGTTTGTGTAATTTCCTCACCGAAAGTATTCTCTGCCTTGATTGTTTTCGTGATTTCGTCAGCTCTAAAGAATACAGCCTCATCAACAAACAAGTTGGAGAACTCAATAACAGTATCTTCGTCTTGTTCCTTTTGTGAGAAAATAGAAAAACTGATATTAGATGTCTGTGACGTTTTGATTCCAGAAGCCACACACATATCAATCGTTTTTTGAACTCGTTCGATACGCTCTTTCTTGCTTGAAGATGTTACTGTGCTTCGGATATTCGCTTGCATAACTGCATCTTTTTGTTTTGAAAGATAATCCATGCCAGCTTTTGTAATCTTGATTCTGGTTGGTCCTTTTGATACCGAGAGCAATTCGATATAACCAGAATCCAGAAGTTCTTTCGTTGCTCTGAATACTGTGTTATAAGCCACATCTTGAAATGCCAGCTTTAATTGCTTTCTCGGAATACTACTCACTGTGTATAGATATTCGAGGATTCTTACCTTGGTCGGCTTTGGCATATTTCAGGCGTTCCCTCCTTTCCATACCTCAACGCAAAGAAAATGCGTTAAGTGCAATAACACCGCATTATTTTGGTGTGTGAAATGTTGATATTTTTGGGTACCCGAATACATATCCATAAAAATCTACATTTTTAGTGTTGATTTTCCTTGGGTTCAGGTACCCATATATCTGTGCCATTCAGGAAGGTCAGACGCCTGTATAAGCGTCACTTCTGTGTGCGGATATTCGTCAACAGATGCTGTATAAACGAACCCCATAGAATAGGCATTATCTGACCTGCCGATAGCCTGCGAAACTGCGTTTGTGATAGCCCCTGTTTCCATATTATTGCTATCACAGACAAGCAATTTGTTTCCGTTTTGAGGGATAAATCTCTTAAAAATCAGGTACAGGAAACCATCCGGAAAGGCCAAATTCGGATGGTCATAGAGAAATAAATCGAGCTTATTGCGTGTCATTACGCCAATACTTTTCTCAATAAATGTGGCTGATGAATCATTCGAATCTGAATTACTGTATGTTCCAAGCAGAAACGGATATGAAATTTGCAATATACCGTTATTTATTTGCGCTACGGAACATAAAGAATCAGGTACGCTTTGGGATTCCAACCGCATTCTTTCTGTGCGTGGCATATCACTTGAATTGATGATATCTCGAAGTGCATATTGCGCCAAAAGAAGCTCATGGATTGCTTTTTGCGCCTTTATCGTGCTTTTCTGCGGTTCTTCGATATATTTTTGTGCTTCATTGATATGCTTTGCTGCGCTGTCGAATTTATCCTGCATACAAAAAGAAGGCGATTCCGCTCCCTCAAACAGGATGCCAGAATCGCCTGGGTTCGACAGGAATTTATTAGTTCCGCTGGACATCTGCCCATGCCTTTTCGATGGTGTTGCGGTCTTCGGGTGCGTACACCTTAATGTCATAGTTATCGTCAACTGTGCAGAACTGCATAATACCACAGTAAGGAACAAGAGACATATCGGCTCCGTTTTCAAGAATGCCGATTCTACGTGAATTTTTGAGCAAATCTTCATCAGCGCCGAAGCTGTTCAGGATGGTACCCATCTGATACTCGCTGCCACGCGAAATATTAACGATATAATAAGTAACATCGCCAGCAACGAACGCCAACTGCCACGGAGAAGACGGGCGGCAATAAGTGAATCCGGGGACATGCTCCATGAATTCGAGGAAAACACAGAAAGCGCGTGCGCCGGATTCGATTTTGCTGTCGATTTTGACGAAGCTGTTGGCAAGCAGGTATCCGTCCTTCTGATAACACACAAATTCACGTACAGCCGCATAAATTGTCTGATTTGCCAGCGGCAAAGTCATGGACTCACCAAACATAATAGTGAGATATTTTGCCACCAGTTCAGCAGGAAGAGCCCCGAAATCATGAAGCAATTTCTTAATTACAGTGTTATGAGCAGCAGCCATGATAAAAACCTCCAAATTCTTGTTTTTGAGTGATTTTCTATTTTTGAGTGAACGTTCTTTTTCAGTCTGCGTCAAAAATAGAAATGTTATATTTTATGCGCGTGTTAACGCATAAATCTGTTCGGATTTCGACGTAGACTAAGCTGATTTAAAAATGTCTTCAGTCGACGTCAAAATAAGGTGGTTTTATGAGCTCTGTTAACGAGATTTCCCGTTATCCGCCGCACACCAACGTGGAGGTGCTCATACTGTGCAGCAAACGCAGAATTTTTCGATTCTGCGTCATTGTTTTTAGCGTTTTGACTTTTTGATATCGCCAGAGATAACCTCGGCCTCAAAATCAGAAGCTGTGAAGTCGGCGAACAGTTTACTGCTTCCTGCAATCACGAGTCCAGAACCACGATGGAGCTGCTGGATTTTATTGCATTCATCGTCAGTAAGCTGAACAGCAGTGCGCAGGATTTCGATTTCCGTTTCCGGCAACTGCATGATAATCTTTGTGTCAGCATTCGTAATGATTGCTCGGCCATATTCGCCGCCGTTCATCGTAAAGAAGTCGGAAGCGTTCTGTGTCATTACGAAAGCAGCACCATTGTAAGCACGAATGGTTTTGAAGATTTCCTTGATGAAATCGGCACACATTTCGTTGGACGATTTACTGATAAGGTTCCAAGCCTCATCAATGAAGATGGCTTTCTGTTTACTGGAATCTTCTTTGATTTTGCTCCAACAGAAATCCAGAACAATAAAAAGAGCCATGACTTTGTTTTTGCCGTCGCACGCATCGAAGTCGAAAACAATGTAGAGATTGCTAAGGTCAACGTTTGTATGGTTGTTAAACGAAGAAAGCGAACCGCTAATAAGAGGTTTGAAGATATTGCAGACGCGGCGAAGTTCTGGCACATTCTTCATGGTATTGTACAAATCTTCAAGAATGGGCATTTCCTTGTACTCGCTTGTACCAAACTTATAGATGGACATATTATCTTCGGTAATACCGAAACGCCCATAAGTTTCATATACGCAACCGTCAACAAGCTGTTCTTCTTCCAATGTGAGGTCAGGTGCTTGAAGCTTGATGAATGTAAGAATGGTACGAGATTTCTGTGCAAGCAAAGAAATCTGTGCTGCATTACTGGCGTCATCGTCGCCCAAGGAATCGATGTTGGAAAGGTCAGGTGCGTGAATGTCCATGATATTGATGTGATTGGGAGAGCCGGGAGACATCGATACGAACTGTCCACCAACTCGATAACAACCGTTACCGTAGTCGCGTTCGCCCTTAACAGGAGCCAGAATGAATGTCTGAATTCGACGCATACGGAAACGAAGTGCGAACAAGTGAGAGGTAAATGTCTTACCAGAACCGGATGTTCCAAGAATAGCACCATTGGAGTTACGATGGATGTTTCTATCCATAACATCAATGATAACCAAGGAGTTGTTTGCCGTATTGGTACCAATCATAATACCGTTCGGGTCCTGCATTTCGAAGGATACGAAAGGATAAAAAGACGAAGCACCAGAGGTCAGAACATTTCTCTTAGAATGTTTATAAAGTTGTTTTTCGAGAGAACATGTAGGCAAGGAAGACATAAAGGCTTCCTGCATTCTGAAATCGCATCTGACGACCTTGTATCCGGAACCCTTTGCGTTCTTTTCAAATTCATGGAAACGCCGTTCAAGTTCTGTCAAGTCATCGGCAGTGATAGTAAAAAGAACACTGGCGTAAAACAAATCTTCGCCAGCAGCCAATCCATCCAGCAGATAAGAACCAGCACCGATGGCGTTCTGGATTTCGTGGAAGTCGGAATCCGTATCATGGCTATCAAGAGATTTTGCTCTTTTCTGTTTGACGTTGAAACCAATTTTGCTGTAAACTTCATCGCGTGTGTGACGGTCTAAGAAAATCTCGACATCAACGCCTTCGCCGCTATTGATGAATTGATTCAACCATCCGGCAGTCACATTCTTTTCGTAACCGGTATCGGAAATATAGGCGAATGTGTAGAACTTATCATCAATGACAGCGTAGTTGTAGTGAGAGAAATCCATCCAGTTAGGAGCAATGGTTTCGGGCGCTGTGATGATAGGCATAGAGCCAAGCCCCTGTTCAACAACCGCTTTTTCGTATTTCAGGAAAACTTCGCGTGCATGAACATCATACGCTACCGTCTCGCTTTCCTTACGGCAAATCATCTGGTAGAGAATGTCGCACACGCCTTCATCCGTCTCACAGGTAGGAATAAACTGGTTGCCTGCGTCTTCAAGGTATCCACGGCATCTACTTGCTGCTGCGTTCAAATCGCCAACAACCTTATTGATATCTGTGCCATCATTCTGCAGGTCTGCTTTGAATTCAAGAACGACAAAGAAGCGGCGAGTAACGCCGTTCTGCGCGGCTCTATAACGAAGAAGGTTTTCGTATTCCTGTTGCATCTGGAAACATGCGGGATTCATTTCGTTCTTTTTGAGGTCTTCGACAGCACGAATCATAGAATCCACATCTGCCTTACGAGCGTAGGAAATGAGCTGCATATTATAAGGTGTTGCCGAAAGCATCTGGCTGAACAGGCTGATAATGTTGTTCTGCGCTTGCGGAGAGAGATACATGAAGTTGAGAGGTTTAACTTCCATAATCTTGCAGAAGTGTCCATCGCGGGTTACGATAACACCTTGATAGGTATCGTAAACAGGGAGCATTTCCTGTGTACCCTTGATTTCGCGATACTTGATTTCTTCGAGAGCTTTCTGGCGGTCGATTCTATCCTTTTCCTCGCGAGCAATAGCTTTACGCTGCTTTTTGGAAAGGTACTTATCTACATCGTTCTGTTCCTTTTTATTTTTTCCAAACATTATAAACTGTTTCCTCCCTTCTCATCATCATCCAGCACGAATTCATTCCCTTGGCTTGCGCCAATGCCATAAAACACATTATGACTATCCAACAAATCAGGGACCTCGCGAACATCAGCTTTTTTGCTATCTGTAACGGTGACTTCTTCTTTCTGTGGAGCCTTTACAGGTTGATGTGTAGGCTTTTCGGTAGTCTGTTCCTGAACGGAACTCGCTTTTACGACAGGAACAATAGCGGGCTCTTTCTTTTCAGGTTTGATGGCTTCCGTCTTACTCTCTGCCTGTTTTTCTTCCTTGGCAGGCTCTTCTTTCTTTTTGGCTTCCTTTTTCAAGATGTTATCAATCGCACTCTTTTGCGATTTTTGCGGCTTTTGCTCCTGCACAGACGGTGCGGCCGTCTGCTGGGTTGCCTGCTGTTTTTCTTTCTTGGAAACCTTATCGAGATTGATAAGTAACGGCTTTTTAGGTTCTTCCTTTTGCTGTACAGAAGGAGCGGCAGCAACCCCAGCTTTATTTTGGGTTACTTGTTTTTTCTTTGGAGATGTTTTTTTCTTAGCTTCTTTCTCCGCCTGCTTCTTAGCTAAGGCATCCTCTTTGGCTTTTTTCTTTGCGGCCTTTGCTTCTTCTTTTTCTCTTAGTGTGTTTTCTCTGCGAAGCTTCTTTATCTCAGCACGGCGTTGAGCAGCGGCTTGCCGAGCAGAAAGCTTCTTGTTGCTCTCCTTGTCCTTCTCAAGCTGTGACAAAGTCTGTTCTTCTTTGGCTTTTTCAGCTTCTTCCTTTTCGCGTTTCGCAATAGCCTCATTATAGATGCGAAGTTCTTCTTCGCGGCGTTTGCGGTCACGCTCAGCTTTTTCAAGAGCCTGTGCTTTAAATCTGGCTTTTGCAATCTTGCGTTCTTTGGGTCCCAATGTGCTGAGATACTCTTTCTGCTTTTTCTTTTCCAGTTTAGCCGCTTTCTTGGCATCCTTTTCTTCCTGCTTGATTTCTGCGGCAGTCTTTAAAGATTCAGGCTTTTCGATAATACCTTCATCTTCAACATACCAGAGAATGGTTTTATCACTGGTCAAATCATCAGCAATCTCACTCTGTCCTCTTGCACCAGCAAGTACATCATTAAGGTTTTTAATGAAATTGCGGATAGCCTCGGCTTTGGAGTTTGCATTCGGATTGGCGAGATAATCAGCAGTTAATTCGGTTTTGACACGCGGGTTATAGGTGGAAATGTTGAATTTGTTAGAACGGAATTTTTGTGCAAGGAGCAAAGTTTCGCCCCATGAATCACCGTTATATCCGATAATGAAAAGAAAGAATGTGGCGATTCCAAAAAGAAATGTAGGATAGAAAAGCGTTCCCCAGCCTATTCCCGTTGCCCAGTTAATGAGCCAAAAAAGCCCAAGCACAGGAAGTGTAAAAATAACAGCTTCTATAAAATTTCTCTTCCGGAACTTACCGCCGAATATCTTTTCATCGTCAACGAAGTTATCTGGAATGTAATATACCTTTCTTTGTGCCATAATCAGTTGATACCTCCGCATTTTGCAACGATTCGTCTTGCTTCTTTAAGGTATACATCGGCGCATCTGATACATTCGTTTTTTGTATTTACCTTGTTTTCCTGATACTCTACAATGCCACGGAATGTAACTCCAACCTGAGACTGGCTTAAAAATCTCACATTGATGTTTTTGCATTCGTCGTTTGCTATGTTGTTTTTGGTGAGCATGGAGAATATTTTTTTTGGCTGCTTACAGTTCATTACAACTGTGCATACAACGCCCATGAAAAACAAATTTTTTTGAAATGAAATCAGATATGTCGCGTTCTCGCTGAATCCGTTATATACCACGCTTCCGTACTTAGTCGTAGGGCTAAATACTTCCTGTTCGTTATGGTTCCCCATATTTGATATATCTCCCTTCTTCCTCTCTGTCGCAGTTGACTATTACACGGATTTGTGGTATAATATAAGTATAGAAACAAAGAGGAGTTTATTACGATGATGAATGATATGATGAATAATACTGTTAGTTTCGAGGATGTTATGATGGCCGACGAAAGCTGGCGCGAGGAGAGCTGCAGCCATCTGGATGAGGAGGACCGTGCTATTGCTGAGTCCGGTTGTGTTTGCCGTCGCTTTATCCCTAAGGATAAAAGTGTTGATGTTGAAGAAATCTGAGTTTTCAAAGTTCTTTGGATTTAGCCATTACGGTGTGGCGTAATGTTGCCCGTTGCTTGCCACGTGGAGGCATCCAATTTTTATAAGCAACAGGTTCCGAAGGACCCCACCATCCTCCGGAACCAAACTAAGTGATTGTGTTAGTGGGCGTTTCGGTTAAATCTTATGGCAGCCGCCGATGACCAGCGCCTGCTCCTTGTTGATGTAGCGAACCAGCATAGAAACCTTGTCGCCAATCATCAGCATCTCGTTGGAGATGTTCTGGGTTTTGGGGATAACGCCGCGAATCTTCAGGCCATCGAGAACCACATGGTAGTATTTGTCGGTGACGTTGACGATGGTAGCCAGATAACGACCACCAATCATGGATTCGCTGACACCCTCAACCTTGGCAGACATACGCTCCAGCAGAGAATGGCTGACGCGGATGTTGACAGTCTTTGCGCGAGCATCCACTTCCAGTGCCTCGACGGCGACAGGAATACCCATGCCGACCTTGAAACTCTTGGAGGCATCTTCGATATACTCGAATGCAGACAGTGCGCCGGTACCCATGCTCACTTCAACACCAAAAGCCTCGACGATGACATAGCGGGGGCCACAGGACAGAACGCTGGCGGTAGTGGTGCTGCCGACCTCGACACGAGTCTGAGGAGTGGCGCGGAAGAAGTAGCGATTCTGCAGCTGAGCCAGAGCATCGGCGCGAGAACCAACGGCAAAAGGAATGCGAGTGCCGAAGTCATCGGTGAAGTAACCGACATCGCGGGGGATGAAGGAAATGACAGCGCCGAGCATGCGGTTGGCCTTGCGCTTGTAGCGAATGGTCTTCTCTTCGTTGCTCAGACCATCCATATCCTTCATCAGGCTGTACTTGAAGAAATCTTCGGGGACAAACACGACACGCATGGTATTGCGCTTTGCAACAATCTTGATGCCATCGCCCATGGGCTCGATAGCAACGACCTTTGCATACAGAACACGATGCTGACGGATAGCACGACGCATTTCGTCTTCATCGGAAGCCTGAACCATATCGGGCATCTGTGCTTCAATCAGGTCGTTGCCGGAATCGACATAGCGACCCAGTTTGGGAAGACGGCGCTCAGGAGCAGCTTCTGCGTCCTCCTCGGGAGCATCTTCGTCAACAGCCTCAGTCTTAGCATCACCGTCTTCTTCATTGGAAGCGGTGTCGGCGGCAACGAAATCAGGATTGGCAGCAACCTCTTCGGCGGTATTGGCGAAAGCGGCCTCTTCGTCAACGGGGGTCTCGACAGCAGCCTCAGCCACTTCGGGAGTATTCAGATTCATAGTATCTTCCATGATAAACTTTACCTTTCTGTAAATAGAAATTTATATACATTACCGTGTGGGGACGGTAATAACAAAAGAAAAAGACCTTATCCAAAAACGGATAAGGTCTTGCGCGTTATATAAGGGGATTAGATGCCAAACTTGTTTTTCTTCTTGGACTGAGTAGCAGTCCCCTTCCCTGCTGTGTTTGTTTCCGTCTTTACGGTACTGCCCATCATATCGGCGGCAGACGGAATCTCGGTACGCTTCTGCTGTTGACGGAATCTCTCCGTGCTCTGTGTAGAAGCGATTTCCTGATTGCTTGCTGCCACACTCAAGAAATCGGCACCAGTCTTGACTTTGTTGGTACCGGCACTGAATGCGTCTCTGTCTTCTGTCGCTGCATATTTCTTGCGGCTTGGCAGAAGGCTGATGATAGGCATCTGTTCAAGTTCGAGTTCGCCCTTTTCGTTCTTGACGGCAAACTCCTTGAACATCGGATGTAGGTTATAGCCAAACTTGTTGGCTTTCAGCACTTTTGCGTGCTGTCTGAAAAGCAAAACATTCTCAAAAGGCATTGCCATAACTTCATCGGGGTTGATGACATTACGCTTGCCTTCGCCAAGAGATAAGGAATAGCCCTGATTCATAGGACGATAGCCAAGAACCGTAGGGCGATTATCCTTGACGCTCTTGGATACGACTGTCATGACACCGCTCTTATAAGAAATGAAATCAGCAGTCGTTTTATCGTTAACGCCAAGGCACAACAAAGTATCACAGCAACCGATAATGGTTTCGGCGTTTGTCTCACCGTAGGTTTCCTGCAGCTGTGAGTATGTCTGGCAAATCATAAAGATACCGATTTTACGAGAACGAACGGTAGAAATCAGAACTTCAAAGTTCGGAATCATACCGATGTTAACGAACTCGTCCAGAATCATATTTACTGTATTACGGGTCTTGGGACCATAGGTATCTGCTGCGTCGGAAATATCCTTGAACAGGAAGTTGAACAGCAAAGAAGTAATAGGCTTCATGGCTGCACTCTTATCAGACATAACGCAGAACAAGGCCGTCTTCTTTTTAGAAGGATGGTCGCCAATCGAAGCAAGGTCGATATCTTTGTTGCGAAGAATACGGCGCAAATCGCGCATCTGGAACAGCTGCATACGCTGACCAAGTCCTGTGATGAACTGAGGTCTTGCGTTATCAGAGTTCTGCTTGAAGATTGACCATGCAAGCTGTGCGGGATTATCCAGAGGAATGTCTTTGAAACACTCTTCCCATTTTGCAAGGTCGTTGTTCAAAAGCAGACGATAAATTTCATCGATATGAAGCGGTGCGCGGCGGTCTACCCAGTCATCGATGTCTGCGATGTACTTTTCGACCCATGCCGATACATATTCATCACCGGTCAACGAGGCATCGATAGCGCTGTCGCGCTGCCCGTTTTCGAGGTCTTGCTCGGCCTTTCTTTTTGCAAGTTCTCTTACGCAGTAATACTTATCATTCATAATAGTAGATTCATCCTGAATGATAGTAATGAATTGCTGGCAGTCATTGCTGTCGATAGAGAGGTCTTTACAAAGTTCAATAATAGACTTGGTGAACTTTTCTACTTTGGCACTTTCATTTCGATATGCCTGATAGAAGATGATAGCTTTCAAAAGGTTGGCTTCGCCGCCGTCCCAGAACTCATCGCCTTCACCGGAGTTCTTCATGATAGCATCTGCAAATTCGGCAATACGAAGTTCGTTTGCATTGCCTGTTTTGGGGTCAATGATTTCGGATACGCAGTCCCAAGAATCCGAATACAGAAGGTCAACAAGGTCGAACAGCTTTACTTCGTATCCGTTATCCAAAAGGAACTTGCGCATATCATTGTGGATTTCGCCTTTGGGGTCGGTAATAACCATGGAGGCTTGGTTCTTAACTGACTGGAATACAGCAGACCGAACAAAGCCGTAGGACTTACCGGAACCGGGGGAACCGAAAATCATGATGTTTCTGTTGCCGGGAGAGTTGTTTGCCAAACAAATGGCTTCCTTGCCTTCTTTATCCAACTGGCCGAGAATAATTCCTTCCACATCTTTGACCGGGCCGATTTCGAAATGCTTATGGATTTCTTCCGGCTGCATCCAGTCAGCGGAGCCATAAAGAGGATTTGCGGCGACCGCAACACCTCTGTCATCTTCATGCGCTTCCTTCGCAAGGTCTTGGTTTCTGAACTCCATTATAAATAGGAAGCCGGAAATGACTAACGTAATAATGAGGGTGTAAATCAGGCCGTTCGCTCTGATAAGTGCGTAGATTGGGCAAAGCAGAAAATTGATGCTGGTATTATCAGCTCCCAGTAACCCGTTTGTAGATACTCTATAAGCACTTTCTGCAAAGTATCCGCCAATGAACGAGCTCAGAAAAGCGATAATACCGTACTTGACCAGTTTTTGCTTTGTGGAATTCAGACTGTTATACCAGTCTTTGAGTTTTGTTATCTTTTCTTTCACGCGTCAACACCTCCTGTGTGCGATGAAAGAGAAACAAATCATCACCATGTTTCTCCCACACTCCTTTCTGAACATAAAAAATAAGCCTCGTCCGATGTGTGAACTCGAACAAGACTTTGCGGAGATAAGCGTTTCTGAGTACACTTATCTTTATATTCATTATATACTGATTTTTGCACTATGCTATATGGTTTTCTTTACGAAAAATCGAATAGATTTTTTCGTAAATTTCAAATTATAAGTTAGATAATTTAAAATGAGGGTCTGACACGATATCATATGCCTTTGTAAGACAATTTTTATTGCTTCCTATAAGTAGCGCCGTTTTTTGATAGTACAAATTTGCGTTATTAGCAACTAAACTAAAACAATAAGCCCCTGCCGCAATTATCTTAAATTGCGGCAGGGGCTTATGATTTATTATGATTCTTAATTATAGTAACATTGATAAAAAAGTCAATATTGAATTTTGAAATTATGGACTGTGTTTTCTTTTGTTACACATTTCGCATAGAACCTGCAAATTTGATGGAATGTTTTTCCCTCCTTTAGATATAGGAATAACATGGTCAATATATAGATCGGAAGAGCACACGTCTGAACTCCA